GTGAGGTGTCCCGAGTTCCGGGCTACGAGGACGGTGCGGTCGTCCCGCCGTTCGCCGACGCGACGGTGTTGAAGGTCGAGCCCGACCCGTCCGGGAAGCCGGACGCCATGGTGACTCTGGCCCGTCCATACCTCTACGCGACCGGGGTCGGCACGACGAGCCCGACCGCTCTGATGGGCTTCGAGAAGGTCGAGGTCCAGCTCTCCCGCCTCGTCCGCGAGGACAGCATCTACATGCTGGTCGTGGGATCGCGCGGTCAGGCTTTCACGTGGACGACCTGATGGGGCGCCAGATGAACGACCAGGAGAAGGAAGCCGTCAAGAAGTTCCTGCGGAGCATCGCCGAGCAGGCGGTGCAGGCTCAGGAACTCGTGGACAAGGGGGATGCCGACAAGGCGATGGGCCTCGTCGGCGACATCCAGTTCGACGCGGAGAAGGCCGAGGAGGCCCTCATGCCCCATGTGTCCGAGGTCTGAGGGAGGAGGTCTTCGGACGATGAGCCTGAAGCAGGAGGCACTGGACTCGATGGCGGATCTTCAGAGTGTGCGGCAGGGAACCGGCAAGATGGGGTATATGCTCCGGAGATGCCGTCCGGGGACGAAGAGGCATAAGCAGCTCTGGGACGCTCTCACCCTCCTGGAAAGGGAGGCGGACGAACTGGCGTCCAAGATCCGGCTGGCCCTCAACAGCATCCCGGACTAGACTCTTGCCCAGGACGGCGGGCCGGTCCTCGCGGACTACACTAGGACCCGCGTGGAGCGCACTGCGTACGGGTGCGCGTTGAATCGCGTCGGCACCGTCTAGAAAGGTCGACCGGCCCGCCGTCCTGGGCAAGAGTCAGAGCGCCCGTACGTCGCGGCCAGCCGCGCGTACAGGACGGCGGAGGTGATCGAGATGGAGAAGACGGTGCACGGGCGCGATCTGACGGGCGAGCAGATGGGGGAGCTCCTGGACGAGTTCGTCAACGGGGCGAACCGAGAGCAGATGGAGGAGTTCGTGAAGAAGGTCACCGACCGGACGCACCGCACCCTCCAGCAGAAGATCATGGGAGCGTTCGTCGCCTGCATCGAGTCGTGGGCCGCGCGCGCCGAGAGGCCGGGGCTCTACGACGCCCGCAACGAGGCGACCATCAAGCTCTGCAAGAAGATGGTCGACGCGACCGGCGACAAGTACGACCGCTGCCTGCCGTACATCTGAGAGAGGAACGGCATGGAATACCGAGCGATTGCGACGGTCGACGACGGCACAATCAAGGCGGCCAATGCCATCCTGAACGAAGGAGTGAGGATCGCCACAGGCGAAGACGTGGTTTTCTCCGTGGTGGTGGAGTTCCCCGACGGCTTTTCGGCCGACGTCAAGCTCGTGAACGGAGAACCCCCGTACGTGGACCCCGTCCTCTTCAACGTAGAGGGGTGCGAAGTCTCGACCCTGTGCCCCGAATCGGAGACCCTGGACGGAGAGTTCCGGTGGACGGTCAAGGAAGACGAATACGTGCTAACCGTAGGAAGGAGCCCAAAGTGAAGATCGAACTTCGAAAGGTCTGCTACTCGAAGGCGCTCTCCCAGGAGACCTCCGCGTTCACGGCGGAGGTGTGGGTCGACGGGAAGAAGCGCGGGGATGCGCGAAACGATGGGCACGGCGGGACGACCCTCGTGAACCCGTTCAGCCTTCGGCAGGAGATCGAGGAGCACGCCAAGACGCTCCCGCCGCTTCCGCCGTCGAAGTACTTCCCGAAGGAGAGTCCCATGGACGCGGATCTCCTGCTAGGCACCCTGCTCGAAGAGCACCTGCTGGCGAAGGACCTTCGGTCCGCGCTCAAGAAGAAGGTTCTGTTCACGCGGGCGGACGGCAAGCTCTATCAGCTGAGGGGCACCACGCGCCCGGCGAACCTCGGGGCGGGCAAGATCCTGAACGACATGCCGTTCGAAGAGGCGCTGAAGGTCTACAAGACGGCCGGGGCGTAGCGGAGCCGACCGGAGACTCGCCCGCGCGCTACGTAGCAGGTGGTGGAGGTGACGGCGATGGCATCATACGTAGCGGTTCCCGCGGAGACGATCGAGAAGTTCCTGCAGGACCTCAAGTTCGAGAAGACCCAACAGGGCAACGAGGTGGTCTACTTCCGGCGCTCGTCGCGCAACCCCGACGTCCGCATCAAGGTCTACACCTCGATCCGCGTCGGACAGGTCGCGGTCCGCAACGCCGGCAAGGACTCCATCAAGGTCTGCGCGGTGTTCGAGAACGCCCGCAAGTCGTTCGCGGTCGCGCCGAAGCTCCAGCCGGTCTTCCGGGTGGCATCGGTCGAGTCGGTCCTGGAGCGCCTCAAGGGCCGCGTCAAGGAGGCCGCCGAGCTGGCGAACAAGTGGATCGACAAGAACGAGGCCGAGTTCGCGGCCCGCGACGCTCAGCGAGGGGGGCCTCCCGCGTGGGCAAAGCCCCGGCAGTCCGAGGTCGTCCTGCTGGACCCGGACTTCGAGGACCCGTGCTCCGAACCGCCGCCGGCCCTGTTCGCGGGGGAGGGCTGACATGCGCGCAGGATTCCGCTCCCCGAAGTACGGGCACCTCGGCGTGTACTTCCTCTGCACGGGGCCTGGTCCCGGCCCGATGCCCGGACCTCGCGTCCAGGCCGTGGTGTACGGCAAGGATGACCAGGTCGTCCGACGGTTCGAGCAGGTCCAGGGCGTGTGCCTCGACGAGGGGCACGTGAGCTTCTTCGGAGGCCCCAAGGATCGGCCCGCGCGCTACACCCTCCCCGTCGTGGACATCGCGCCCGACGGCACGCAGACGACCCTCATCGCGGACTTCCAGCCCGGTAGCTCGATGAGCATCTTCCAGGAGGCGTTCCGCGCCTGGGTTGCCAAGCACGGGGTGGCGTGATGAGGAAGCTGCTGGCGACCTTCGAGTACCACGACGACGCGGAAAAGGGCCCTCAGCGGGCGTTCGTCGAGGACCTGTTTCAGGCGGTGTGCTTTGCCGTCGTCGACGACCTCGACCTCGACCCTCCGGAGGAGGGTGTCCGCAAGGCGCTCGCCGAGCTGGAGGGGAAGCCTGAGAAGGAGGGTGTCTTCATCCGCGGGTGCTGCGACGCCGGGTACCCGCTGGACGAGGATGACGAGGGCGAGACGGTCTGCCTGTGGAACGTGACGGAGGGAGGAATCCGGAAAGTCGGGGTCGTCCACGGAGAGCGGCCAGGCGGCCTGCACGCGACGTGGATCGCCCTCAGCGCGTGGACGCCCGACCCGAAGCGGAAGGCGGAGCTGGAGGCGATGTCCAAGGAGGACCTCGTGCAGCGCCTCCTGGAGATCGAGGCCACGGCGTAGCTCGCGCGGTCCGCTACGTAGCAGGCGGTGGAGGTGACGGCGATGGCGACGACGAACAAGCGGTTCCGCAACCAGGAGACTCGCAACCTTCTCGCGCTCGTGGTCGCGATGGACCCGACGGCCGCGCCGATGGTGCGGCGCTTCCTGAAGATGGGGGCGTACGAGATCCGGCACGACTGGATGTACGTCCTGAACAAGGCGACCGGCCAGTACGACATGGTGCCGGACCCCTGCGCGTTCAACGCCAACCTCGACGCCTTCGGGCGCAAGAACAGCATGGGGGTCTGCCTCCTGCGCACTCGCGACGGCGAGTGGTTCCTGAACGGCCAGTGAGGCGGACGATGCTGGACCAGGAAAGGCTCGAAGGACTGCAACAGGACTGTTCTAACTGCGCCCGATCGAACTGGGACGGCTCGGTCACCGTCGAACAGGACGAGAACGGGTGCCTCTTGTTCACCCTCCTCGACGAGGAGGGAGAGGAGTCGGCCAAGATGGAGGCCCGGCCTCACGGGGAGACGATGCTGGGAGTGGAGCTGTGGAAGTTCCTGCTCGAAGGGCAGGACTACGAACCCGGGACGGAACCCGTCGGGACTCTCGTCCCGCGGATGATCTGCGGAATGCTGGGCCTGTGAAGGAGGACGCCGTGAAACTCGACCCGAAGCAGCTCTTCGTCATCAGCCAGATCTCGCGCGCGGACATCGCGAAGATGCTCAACGACTCCATCGACGCCGCTGGCGCAAGCGACGTCGACCGCTTCAAGCGAGACGATCCGCGCCTGACCGACGAGGTCTGCAAGGAGATCGCCGACCTCGTCTACGACGCGGATTGTCAGAACGACGAGGGGATGGCCGAGGCGACGATGGCAGCGGCGGACTCCTTCCTCGGGAGCATGCCGGCGGAGCTTCGCAGCCGGCCGAGGCCAAAGCCCGCGCGGCGTACGTCGCGCACGAGCAAGCGTACCGGACGGCGGAGGTGACGCGATGCTGCTGGACACGTTCTGGGTGGTGGTGAACCCGACACAGCACTCGACGCTGCAGGACATCTGCTTCGAGACGACGCCGGTGAAGTACTTCCAGTACTGCCTTGGCGGGACGTCCGGCGAGAACCCGAACCGCGTCGCGACGATCGAGCAGGAGAACCACAAGGTCCACTCGTCCGAGCGGACCGCCAAGTGCGACGCCGAGGGGCGGCTCCGGATTCGGGACGCCATCGTGAAGTCCCTCGCCGACCACAACGCACGGCTGCGCCAGGGAGACGTCCGATGAACCACGGATCGTTTGCGACGAAGGCCGAGCGCGTGGAGCGCCTCATCCTCGACAAGAGGACGACCTACGAGGCCCTCGGACCCTGCAACGGGAGGATGGGCCACTGGATCGACACGACGCAGTCGGTCGCCAACGGGAGCCAGTGCTCGGAGGTCGACGTCAGCGAGGACTGCCGGGACGAGCTGGAGAACACCGTCGTCGACGACGTGGCCCTCGGGGTCAAGATGGGTCGCATGATGAAGCCCGGGGACCAGTGCTTCGTCGCAAGCGTCGACGACTCCGACGGGAGACACCTGCACTTCTTCTTCATCGCCCCGTCCGAGGACATCGTCGTCGAGCGCCTCATCGCGGCCTTCAGTGCGGAGGTGGGATCGTGACCAAGAAGAAGTGGGCGCACGACGGGAAGCTCACGGAAAAGCAAAAGGAGAAGATCCGGCAGGACTTCCGCGACTTCAGCGGAGGGTATCACCCGGGAGAGGCCGGCGAAGAGCACATCCGATTCGTCGAGGAGTACGCCGACGAGTACGGCGGGGACGACGTCCTCGACTCCTTCCTCACAGCGTGGGGCGAGGAGGAGAGCGCGAAGGACTCCGAGAGGATGCAGAAGGCCCGGGAATGCAGGGAAGCCGACTTCAAGAAGAAGGCTCAGAGGCTCGCGTCATCTTTCGTGAAGATGAGCGACTCCGGCAACGCAGCGGTCCTTGCGATGGAGGACCCGAGCGATCCGGGCAAGCCAATCGTCTTCCGAATGCCCGAGCGCGCGTCGAAGACCGAGGCAAAGGCCGACGCAGCGGACCTCATGTGGGCAGTCCAGCTTTTGCTGGAGCGGGGTGCGAAGGAGTGGAAAGAGGCATGATCGTCAAGGTCCAGGTCAGCCTCGCCTCGTCGGACGGCGTGACACGCGTCCTCATCTACAACCAGAACCGGTCCTTCAAGTACGAGGGCGGTATCAATCAGGACATGGTGGACACCATGTCCGGGCGGGCGAAGGCGTTCTTCGAGGCCAGCATGGGCCCGGAGGGTCTGGAGATCGGGGACGAGGTGCCGGACCCCGGCTGGTGACCGGAGACGTGCGGCGGTCGTACGTACCGGACCGCGGAGGTGACGACGATGCCGATCGGTGCCAAGGTGACGCGCAGGCCGAACCCGCTCTACTACAAGCTGATCATGGAGTCCACGGGCTGCGCCGAGGACCAGACCATCGAGGTCGAGGAGGTCATGCGCTGCGAGCGCCCGACCCTCGACGCCCTCACCCGCCCCGAGTTCAAGCGCCTCGCCAAGCGCTCGTTCGAGGCCGCCAAGCAACTCGGGTGGATCCCCGCGAAGAACGTCGTCGTCCACAACGGCGAGGAGTTCGAAGTCCCCGCAGGGTATGCCAACATCCAGGCGTACGCGGCGACGGTCCGGTCCAACCTCAAGAACGCGGACCGACTCGGAATGAAGCCCGAGCAGAAGGCCGAGTACGAGGGAATCGTCGCAAAGCTCGGGAGGGCGGGACTGTGAAGACAGAGGCAGAGAAGCGGCGCACCTTGCTGGAGCGGCTCGTGTGGAAGCACAAGCACTCCGACTTCAAGGGGAAGCGCGAGGACGGAACCAAGTGCGTCCTCAAGTTCATCACCGGCGTCGGGACCTCGTCGGTCCCGATCTCGTCGCTCACCGACGAAGAGTGCCTCGACATGATCCCCAAGAGGGTGCGAGAGGAGAAGGGGCTCTGATGGAGTACGTCGTTCGACCGAGGGAGATCATCCGCCGCGCCGTCATGTGCGGGCTCCTCACGCAGGAGGAGTCCGAGTCGAAGAAGGTGCAGGATGCCGCGCAGTACGAGGCCGAGTCGCTCGCCGAGTACTGGCCGGAGAGCGAGGGTTCGGGTCCTCGGACATGACCCCGGTCATGGAGGCCATGCTCCGGTCGGCCGGGTTCGAGACCGAGTATCGGGACGGCCGCCTGTGCCGGAAGGCTACGTCTGTGGCGGGACGGGCGGAGGCGGGAGCGCCGGAGACTCCCTGAGGTTCTCCATCACCTTGGCCTGGATGGCCAGGGCGGCCACTTCCCACTTCTCTTTGATGTCGGCCCTGAGGTTCTCATCCCACCGGGGCATGGGCTTGCCGTCGTAGGCCGTCCAGCCCGCGTGCTCACCGTATGCCTCGAAGCCGATCTGTCCAAGCGTCTTTACCATGCCCGGACCATACTTCTTCACGCATACGGAAGCGTGCCGCGGGTGGATGAGGCCGTGCTTGGTGAGGGCCTTTCGCCTTCCGCACAGGGGGCACCGGCCCGTGCTGGCGAGGACTTTCATCCTGACGACGGGCCCGGCGACGGGGAGCACGTCAGTCCTGAGGGACCAGGTCGTTGAGCGTGACGCCGAGGGCTCTGGCGGCCCCCACGAGGATGTGGAGCGGGCAAGGCGTCTCGGCGTTCTCAATCCGGCAGAGGGTGCCGGCGGTTGTCCCCGCGGCCAGGGCCACCTCTGTGGCGGACTTACCCTGCTCGGTGCGGACCTGCCGCATGCGCTGGCCGACGCGCTCGTACAGGTACCACCTGTCCATCTTCGGAATCCTCGGGCTTCCCTTCGCTGGTCCTGGCATGGCCGATCGTACGTTCGCCGCGGTCGCGCGTACCGGACGGCGGAGGTGACGACGATGGGCGAGATGCAGGACAAGGTGACGGCCGCGATCAAGGATGCCGCGAAGGAGGCCGGGCTCGACTGCGTGGTGAACCCGCAGTACGCGAACACGGGGACCATCTTCTTCCAGAGGGGGTTCGAGACCGTCCTGTCGTGCGTCTACGACTTCCAGGCGCGGAACGCGTCCCTCCAGTTCTACCCGCCCGGGTTCGAGCCGCGCATGTGCATCGGGTTCACGCACGAGAAGTGCGTCCATAAGGCCCACCTCGGGTACGAGGACATGGCGGCGTCGGTTAAGAAGATGCTCGACTTCATCAAGTCCAAGGGGCAGGTCGCAGCGTGAGAAAGAAGCTGCTGCCGCTTCTCCCGTCCACGGACGAGGAATGGGAGGAGAAGGCCAGAGCGCTCGGCGTCGAGTCCGGGGCCGTCCTCAAGGAGCAGACCAAGTTGGCGGACGAAATCCTCCTGGAGATCGTCGAAGAAGAGAACCGGGAGAGGGCCAAGAAATGAGGAAGCCGAAGTCCGCCCGGAAGTGCCCTGACTGTCACGTCGAGCCCGGCTCTCTTCACGAACCGGGGTGCGACGTCGAGCGATGCTGCCTCTGCGGAGGCCAGGCCATCTCCTGCGACTGCGTCTACGCCATCAACGGGATGGACCGCGACCGGCTGGAGGAAGAGTATCCGAAGGTCTACGAGGAAGGACCGACCGACGCGATGCTCGACAAGCTCGCTCGCGAGGAGAGCAAGCACGGAGGCCGGCTCGCCTGGACCGGCGAGTGGCCCGGCAACGAGGCGTGCAAGGAGCTGGGCTTGTACTGCTACTGGGGTGACCGGGAGACCGGGGAGCCCACCGACGAGAGCCCGCTCAAGAGGCCGGGACGGTGGGTGCCGTGCTCGAAGGACCACCCGAAGGCGTCGCCGGATCTGAACCGGCTACACCAGGTCGCCAAATGGGACAAGAACCAGCGCCGCTGGGTCGACACACGTAACTGACGCCGCGATCTGCGTACCGGCGGTCGGAGGTGCGCGATGGGCAAGCTCACGGTCGTGCTGCAGCAGGTCGGTCTTCCCGCGGAGGAGGTCGAAGTCACGTCCCTGGAGGACGCGTCCAAAAAGGTGACGGAGTGGCAGTCGGCGAGGGGGCTCGGTGCCTCCTTGCTGACGTCCCGTCACGGGTCCGTACGCGAGGACGGGCGGTACACGGCGCGCATCGCTTATAACGGGAAGATCCTCGGATCGCCCGAGGCGAAGGAGCGGACGTTCAAGCGGCTCGTGGCCGAGACCGTCTCCAAGACGGGAGGATCGCGCCGATGAGCACGCTATATCGCCTATCAAACCGGGAGTCGGCGCTTCCGAAGGCCGAGCTCCTGTCAAAGCTCGAAGAGCACGGGGTCCGCGAGGTCAGTGAGGCGGAGCGGGAGGTGCCGGCGAAGCCCGGTGACGACAGCTTCATCCTGACGGACGGAACCTACTTCCTCTGGGCCTATCCGGACGACGACGGTCGAGTCTCGGAGTTCGAAAGGTTCGGCGGCAACGACCCGACCGCGATCGTCGACGCCATCGAGGGGGCCTGCGAGGAGTGCGTCCTGTCGGAGCACGACGACGGCTACTTCGACGATGAGGAAGACGGGGAAGACGAAGAGTGCGAGGAGCACGGGACGGCGTAGCTACGACGTCGTGCGGCGTACCGACGGGCGGAGGTGACGGAGATGAAGATCCGCGAGCTGCGAGAGGACGAGGTCGAGTTCACGATCGAGGCCGAACAGGACGACATCCCCGTTCGCGGAAGCTTCGCGTCGGGCGACGACGAGAAGGACGAGGAGCTCGCGAAGGAGATCCTCGCGCGCCTCGACCGCGGCGACGTCTGGGCCTGGGCCTCGGTGAAGGTCACCGCCATGTGGAAGGACTGGAAGGGCGTCGACTACCTCGGCGCCTGCTCGTACGAGAGCGAGGCGGACTTCAAGCAGGACGACGGGTACTACGGCGACATGAAGGCCCGCGCGCTGGAGGACCTCAACAAGTCCCTCGCCAAGTGCGCCGCCGATCTCGCCGAGCTGATGGAGCAGGGCGTCAACGTCCAGCCGCTCATCAACCAGCTCAACAAGGAGCTCGCAAAGTCATGAAGTGGGACTGCCTCGTGGTCATCGCGGCCAACTACCGCCACTGGAAGGTCGGGGACGACGGCCAGGTCGAGGTCCTCGACGAGGAGACCTCATCCCCCAAAACCGTCGGGGTCTACCGCAACGTGGAGGACTGCGCGAACGCGTGCTTCTCCTTCATCCTCGAAGAGGGCGAGGTCGGCGAGAACGGGCCGGTCGAGAGCGTGACGGTCTTCGCAGCGGAGTTCGGGGCGAAGCCGGGCGCCGGGAAGAAGGTGGCCTACCTTCCCCTCTCGGGGAACAGGGTCGACTTCATCGAGGAGATCCGGAAGGGACTGGAGTCATGAGCCTGGACTATGGCGCAGGGATTGCGGTCGGATACCGGTTCACGGTAGAGGAGGCCCTCAAGCCCTTCGAGGTCGTCGTCGGCGAGGACAGGTTCGAGGAGCAGGAGCGCTTCGATCCCAAGTCCGGCAAGAAGATCGCGCCGGAGCGCGTCCAGGTCGAGTTCGCATACACCAAGCACGTCTGGAAGGGCATCCAGACGACGTGCGACGAGGAGGACGACAACGACGATATCGTGGAGGACGACTACATCGGCCGGGAGGACTTCCTGGAGAAGGTCGCCGAGGCGAACGGCTTCCAGGTGGTGACCTACGGGTACTCGGAGAACGAGGAGGAGTACTTCGCGGTCTTCATGCCCAAACACCATCCAGAGGAGATCCCCGGCGGTTGCGACAACGGGCGGTTCACGGCAGGCGGAAACCTACCCTGGGCGCAGGTGGCCGAGATGGGGAAGGAGCTTATGGAGCTCCGTAAGAAGCTCGTAAAGCTCGGCCTCAAGCCGGGACAGCCCGAGGTCGCGCTCACGTGGAGCATCTCGTGAGCCAGCGAGACCTGTGGGAGAAGTTCGAGCGCGGAGATGGCCTTAGCCTTCAGGAAGTGAGGTCGCTCATACGGGAGGCCGAGGCCGCGCTGCCCTACCTCCGGAGCCGATCGCGTGCGTTGGGAACCATCCCTGCCTCGGACACAGCGCTCACCCTAGACAGGCTCCGCGGGTTCGAGCAGGCTCTTCGCAAGAGGACCGCGTGAAAAAGCCACGACGTCAGTGCGCGAAGTGCCCGTGGAGAAAGGATGTCGACCCCAACGACATTCCGAACGGATACTGCGTCGACAAGCACCGCGCGCTGGAGAGGACCATCGCCAAGGAGGGCGACCTGTCCGCCCTGAAAGAGGGCGTGCTCCGGATGATGGCCTGCCACGAGAGCAAGCCGGGGAGGGAGCGCGCCTGCGTCGGATGGGTTGCCAACCAGCTCGGCCCGGGCAACAACATCATGCTCAGGCTGCGGATGCTGGCCGGGGACGTCGCCCCTCCGAGGACGGTGGGCGAGCAGCACGAGACGTTCGAGGACACGCTGCCCAAGGAGGCTCGAAAGTGATGTGGTTCTATGCGCCTCAGAAGTGGTACGAGGTGCCGGGCTTCCTCTGGCGCGCGTGGCGGGTCGGGCGGGCGGACGGGCGGCGTCGTGCGGGCGCGACGGAGGCCCCGTCCCGGCCGGCGACGATGCCAGCGCGCAACCGGCGAGCCGACTACGCCGAGGCCGTCGACGCCATCCGCAGGCACGTCGAAAGGATGCGCCCTCAGAAGTGTTGCAAGGGAGCCGTGATGGTCGCGGGCGGAAAGCGCCACGACGTGTGCTCCGACGACTGCCCGTGGGCGGAGCTGGACCTCCTCATCGCAAACGCCTCGGTCGACGCCTGACTCGTACGTCCGCGCCGGGTCGACGTACCGGGGCGCGGAGGTGACGCGGATGGCGAAGCTCGACAAGAAGATCGCGTTCAACAACGCCAAGCGCGAGGGTGAGTCCTGGGAGGACTTCAGCAAGCGCGAGGAGGCGATGATGGAGGAGCTGTCCAAGAAGTCCGCGCAGGTGGACCCGGATGGCGACCTCACGGGCGCGCTCATCCGCTTCCAGGTGGCGGACGGCTACGCGGTCTACGTCGTCTCGAAGCACGAGCCCCTGACGCTCCAGCACGTCCCGTACATGGACGCGTACCAGGCGAACGAGGCGACGGTCCGGGGCGTCAACAAGAACACCGTCCGCTCGCAGCTCATGCGGGATCGCGCGATGCGCGCGATGCGCGACACCAACGCGGACTTCTACGCGTCCCTCAAGGTCGGCCAGACCGTCCACTACCACAACGCGTTCGGCTCGTACGTCCGCTGCGAGGTGGTCCGGGGAGAGTCGGTCCACAGCCCGGGGGTCCAGCAGAACGTCCTGAAGCCGGTGGCCCTCGTCGGCGACTGGCGCCCGTACGACCTTCCGCGCCGTATGCCGGACGGCTCGGTGAACTATGGCTACCAGGTCGAGCAGATCCGTGAGGGCAAGACCATGACCCCGCACGAGTCGACCATCTGGGAGTCCCCGCGGTGCGCGCGGCGGGAGGGCGACAAGGACCCCACGAAGATGGAGCCCATCTCGCTGGAAGTCCCGGGGATGTCGGCCGACGAGGAGCGCAAGGCCGCCCTCTGGCGCAAGGTCGACCGGCTCCGCGCCGTCGTGAACGACCACCGCGCGCAGGACCCGCAGTCGATCCTCGACGCCGTCCGGCAGATGGTGGCGTGATGGACGCCAGGCAGGTCTTCGAAGCCCTGGGCGGAAGGGCGCGCGCGACGTTGGCGGACTTCCTGGAAGACGACAGCCTAGTGCGACACCCGACCGAGCACGGACCGCGCGACGAGCAGGAGGTGTGGGCCGAGCTGGAGAAGCACGGCCTGGTCGACAGCGACTATTCGTACGAAGGGCCGGAGGACGGCGGCTGGGTCGGCGGGGAGTTCTTGACGGAGCTCGGCAGATCAGTCGCCGCGCTCTGCGGCTAGTCGTCCTCGGGAAGCTTTGACGGGTCTCCTCCGACGAGGAGCCAGAAGCCGCGGGCTGAGCGCTTGGCGGGCTTCGGAGGGGGCGGCGGGAGCGGGTTGTGTCCGTTGAGGACGATGGCCGGCTTCTCGGGGGCCGCGGGTGCCCCCTTGGGAGCGCCGGCCCGGAGACAACGGCCGCATTGTCCGGCTTCAGAGGGACTAAGGTCTTCAGAAGGGACGTTCTTCAAGACTCCGCATTGCGAGCGGCCGAATCCGGCCGGAAACCAGTGGGCGGTGGGCTTGCCTGCGAGCGTTTTCCACGACACCCGTTCCCTCTACAGTAGAGAGGAGCCGGACGCAACGCGGCGTACGTCGCTCGCGGCTCGGCGTACCGGACGGCGGAGGTCGGCGATGGACACGAACTACGTGGTGCAAGGGGTCTATCCGGACGAGCGCATCTGCGAGACGGACGGCGACGACGACGTCGAGGCAGCCATCAAGAGGGCCGAGCGGATGCGCAAGTCGCCCACGTTCGAGGGCACCTCCGTCCGCGTCATCTCCCGCGACGGGGAGATGGAGTGGTGCTGGGAGTCGCCCAGGCACCGCGGGAAGGTCGAGTTCAAGGAGCGCCGCGGCGGGTTCCTGGAGGTCCGGGGCGTGGAAGCGTGCTTCCAGTCCGGCGACGGGGAGGACCTCGTCGCGACGGGGGACGTGGTCCTGCCGCCGGTCCTGACTCCAAACTGCGACCGTGACGCCTCGATCTCGTTCGTCCAGAAGGACGAACCCGCGGCGCACTTCCCTGCGCTCGGAAGGCAGCTGACGGACGCCGAGGAGGAGTCGGCGAAGGAGGCGCTCTTCCAGGCGGCGTGCGATCGCGCGCGGGAGCGGAACTGAGGGCGCGGGCGGCGTACCGGGCGATGGAGGCAACGACCATGGCGAAGATCTCGGCGAAGATTCAGCAGAAGAAGGACGACGCCCGCATCAACAGGGCGTACCTGTCCTCGTGCAACGGCGTGCAGATCCCGATGCTCCAGATCCCCGAGATCTTCAAGGTCGGGCGCGCGGCCATCGCGGCCGGGGCGGACGACGAGGCCCTCAAGGCGAAGATCGTCGAGTTCGTGGCGTCCATCAGGACGAACTGACCATGAGCATGCAGCGGCGGTGTGACGTGTGGAAGGCCACGGACGGCCAGTGGTACATGCTCCTCGGAAAGTTCGAGCACGCCGAGGAGGAGGGCGACTGCGACACCTTCGGGCCGTTCTCCTCCGAGGAGGCCGTGCTCTCCTATCTGAGGAAGAGTCACTCGAACCCGGGCGGATACTCAGGGGATGATTCAGGGACGCAACCCCCTCCCAAGAAGATCACGACCCCACGGCGCGTGCGCCACCTGTGGTGAGGAGATGCCGATGAAGAAGGCCAAGCGACCGACGCTCGAAGAGCAGACGAAGGGGCTCACCCCGGAGCAGCGGGAGCACCTGCTGAAGTACGCCGAGGAGAACGGCCACGGCTGGAAGCAGAAGCTCAACCTCGACTGGATGCGGGCCGCGGCTCGCGTCGGGGGAGAGCACTCGGGCTACCTGCAGCAGGTGCGCAACCAGCTCGGCCCGGAGTGGCTGTCGAAGGTGACGCTGGAGCAGATCCGGCAGTCGGGCGTCGAGACGTGTTCCCTGACGACGGAGGGGTTCGTCTTCAACGCCGAGTGGGCGCGCAGTCTGACCCGGGAGCAGAGGGAGCAGGTCGCCGCGCACGAGCGCGGGCACGTCCCGTTCTTGCCGGCGATGCCGAGCGCGGCTCCGATCCTGGCGGAGATCGACAGGTTCGAGCGCGGCGACTTCTGACCCGCCGTACGTCGGGCCGGTCCGCGCGTACGGACGAGCGGAGGTGACGGCGATGGCGAAGGAAGTCTTCACGGGATGGCGCAAGGTCGTCCCGGGCAAGTGCTCCGAGTGCGGGTGCGACGACGACTGGTCCTGCGACGGGCGCGGCAACGTGCTCTGCGGGTGCCAGGCGTGCGGCGAGTGCGGAATCCTCGACGCGTACGGCTTCCACGAGCCCGGATGTCCCGTCCTCAAAGAGGCGGAGGAGACCGAGCCGGAAGAGGAGGCTGCCTGATGCCCAGCATGGACTATCTGCTTGGGGAGGTCTCCGTCGACGGGCCGGACGAGCGCAAGCATGCCGTGGCGGCCGGCAACACAAGCTGGCCTGAGGGCTGGTGGGGCGTCGCAGACGACCAGGGCGGGTATATCGCATACTTCCAGCACGAGGCCGACGCTTGGACCTTCCGGATGGTCCTCGTCAACGCGCGCATGAACATGCCGGCCGTCGTGGCAAGGTATGCCGAGCCGGACGCCAAGGTGAACGCCGACGAGCGCAACGAGGAGTGGGTCGTCGGGACGGAGGCGTCCAACGGGACGTTCTTCATGAACGACAAGCTCAAGTCGGTCAAGGACGTGGAGAAGGCCATGGGCTTCCGAGAGAAGTCCGACGCGGACAACTATCGCAAGCATTTCAACAAGCCGAACACGTTCGTCAAGCGACGGCGCAACTGCCGGTAAGCTCCAGGATGGACCGTCCGCCGATAACCCACGTTGCAATCCGGTTCCAGGGAAGGGTCTGGTCGCTGCCGCGGCCATACCGGCACCATCACGTCCTGAGGACGATCTGGTGGCTCGCTCATGAGTTCGGCGAGTGGACCGGCGAGGTCGTCAAGAAGATCGACGCGCACGGGGAGGACCAGGGGTTCCTCGACGCCGAGGGCCGCTACCTCAACAGGAAGCAGGCCATCGTGAACGCCGAGCTGAACGGGCAGTTCAAGCCAGGGCACCCGACCATCGAGAACGAGCTCTACTCGGAGGACATCTGGTGACGATCAGGAGATGCGACCCCGAGCGGGACGTCTACGTTGAGTCTGACCTGTCCCGAGACCGGGACCCGACCCATCCTTGGAGGATAAAGGCGGGCTCCACAATCCTCGCGCGGGCGTCCTCGGAGGAGGAGGCCGTAAAGCTGGTCGAGCAGATCCGCGACGTCCTGAAGAAGGCGATGGGCAGGGCGTAGCTCGCGGTCGCGCGTACGTAACGGACGGCGGAGGTGACGACGATGCGGAAGATGCTGCTGCTGGGACCGCCGGGCTCGGGAAGGACCACGCTCGCGCGCCAGATGGCCGGAGAGCTGCCTGCGCTGGAAGGCCGGACCCTCGTGGAGGCGTCCTGGATCTGGTGGGGCTCGCGCGTCCTCGACGCGGACAAGGTCGGGTTTACGAAGCCGCCGTTCCGCGCGCCGCACCACACCGTGTCCGAGGCCGGGCTGGTGGGGTCGTTCTGGAAGACGTTCCGCCCCGGCGAGGCTTCCCTCGCGCACGGCGGATGCCTCTTCCTCGATGAGCTCGCGGAGTTCCGCAAGTCCTGCGTCGAGTCGCTCGGCCGCGTCCTCATGGCGGGGGAGTCGACCCTGCTCGGACAGGATGCGAAGCTTCCCGCGAAGCCCGCACTGCTGGTGGCGTCCTCGAACGTGTGCCCCTGCGGTTGGACCGGGACGCCGCGTCCCTGCCTCTGCAAGGGCGACCAGATCGAGCGCTGGAACGCGCGGTTGGTCGAATACTGCGACCTCCTCGGAATCACCGAGATCGTCCCGATGCCGTACCGCACGGTCGCGGAGGATCTGGCCGCAGGGCGGCTCCAGGCCGTGCGCGAGCTGCTGACGCGAACGGCGTAGACCGCGGATCGCGGTGCGTACGGACGATCGGAGGTGACGGCGATGGCGAACGGCAGCACGGGCGAGGACATGACGGTGTTCCAGATCCTGGACCGCTGCGGCAAGATCGTCTTCGCCAACGAGAGCATGGGCCTCATGTTCACGTGGGACGGCAAGGCGACCTTCGGGACCTGGCAGTCCGCGGGCTTCGGCAAGTGGTACCTGATCGACGAGTGGACGCTGCCCGCCAAGGCAGTCTCGCTCGAAAGCGCAGTGGACCGCTGCCGGGAGCGCCTCTCGCTCATCCTCGCCGACGAGGGCTCGAACGAGTATCACGACATGCTCGTGGACAGGAAGAACGCGCGCAGGGCGTCGAGGGCCTCGTGAGCAAGCTAACGAAGAAGAACCTGGCCTCCATCGCGAGGGCCGAGAAGACCGTGCAAGACGGGGACCTCTACGACGCGCTCCACCGGGTCGGCGACGACCCCTGCAAGTCCGAGATTGAGTGGGCCCTCAAGCAGGTGCTCGACGAGGCGACCTTCCGGAAGGTGGTCGCGGTGTTCAAGGTGGCAGTCAGCCCCTAAAGACTCGGCCGGCCGTGCTAGCCCCGGCCGGGACGGCTCGCAGACCCGGTCCAGTCTGCCTAATCACCCCGGCGACCCCGCCACCTCCAATGGAAAGGTCGCCGGCCGGAAGGCCCCCGGACGTCCTGTCGCCACCTCCAAAATGAGAGGGCGTCCGGGGGCCGACCATCTAAGCTCGACGTGACCTAGGCTCCTGATGGGAGCGCTCCGGTATGCACTGGAGCGAGATGTCCACTTTCAACCAGGTGATGGCCGTCATCGCGACGCTCGCCACCATCGGCCTCGCGACCTACGTGTTCACCTGGCGCCGAAAGAAGTGACCGAGGATCCGCGACACGCCTTGTCGCAGGGCAGGAACTGTGGCCGGAAGCGGGAGTGCAGATGGACCTGAGGAGGATTGCGACCGTCGTAGCTGCCGGGTCGTCCGGAGTATCGGACGGCATGGGCAAGCACGACCTCGACGAAGGGCCGATCGCGCCGCGGCGCGACCTCCTGCAACACCTCTTGGAGTTCCTGACCGGGGATGAGGCGACGGCCTACGGGTATGCCGGAGAGCAGGTCGCGCGGATCGAGGGCGGGCACATCGTCGTCGACGACGCAGGGTCGGGCGTCTATCGCTTCAAGCTGGAGCTCGTCTCGTTCGAGCCGACGGAGTAGATCTCTTTTCAGCGGGGAGAGCATGGACCTGACGAAGATTGCCGCGCGCGTAGCTGCAGAGGCCGCCTCCGTACCAGGAAGCATGACGGTAGGGCAGCTCAGGGCAGCGCTCGCAAGCGCACCGGACGACGCACAGGTCGGCGTCCTTGACATGAACGGGTGGGTCACCGAGGTCGTGTCCGCGAAGGTGGACAAGGACGGCCTCTTCGCAATTGAGCTCGGGGAACAAGCGCTGAACAACCCCGACGAGGGCGAGGACCCCGGGCCGCCGAGCGACCCTGGGCCGCCGTGGGACACCCGCGAGGAGAAGCGCGGCGAGAAGTGAGGCAGGCTGTCCGGAAGTATCCGGGCCCAGTCCGTAGTGCGGCCGGGGGCCCGGCCGACAATGCCATGGAGACAGAGGTGGAAGTGCGAGGCGAGGACTCAGCTCTGCTCCGGGGAGCTCCTTGAAGAGTATGAGGTGGACGGCTCCTCGGAGACGTTCAGAGTCTGCGGCTCCTGCGCGGTGCACCTGCGCAAGAGGGGAGTGAACCTCACGAAGAGGAAGCTGGTGCGCTTCAGGGAAGAGCCGGCGCGCACGACGTCCGGCCTAGTCCGCAAGGTCAGCGGGGAAGAGGACCCAGGCCTCGCTCAAAGCGCGTCCGGCCGCCGGCCTCGTAAGCCTTAGCCAGCCGGACCCTGCCCTTGGCGTCCCTGACGTGCTCGCGGAAGATCCGCAGGGCCTCCGGGTCGCCGGGCGTGGCGAAGGAGCGGGGGACGTCGAAGACCCCGGCGACGATGCGGGTCAGGGGGATCTGCCACGTGATCTTCTCGTCCGAAGAGTCCCTCTCCGGGCTGAAGGTGAAGAAGCCGATCCGGCGAGCCTCGGGGTCGTCCGCCGAGAGGACCGAGTGCCCCGTCAGGCAGAGGTGGTCGTGCATCTCGTCGAGCATCCGGTGCAGGTCCTCGTAGACCCGGACCGACTCGGCGAAGGGCTCCGGCTCGCGGTACGGCGAGAAGCGGCGGACGTCCGGCTCGGCCGGCGCGGTCGGCGGCGTGAACCCGCGACGGGGCGACGAGAGGGCGCGACGGGGCCAGGCGAGCGCGGCCAGGGAGGCGAGCCAGGCGAGCGCGGCGGCGAGGAACGAGCGGCGGGACTCCATTTCAAACGGTACGGCGCGCAGCTAGGCTTCCTTTCAACCACGACGGTCATGGACCTTGTGAAGTTGGCCGCGCGAGTCGCAAGTCCCGGGACGGACGGCGTACCGGAGGCCGTGGGAGCCAAGCGCAAGCCGAGGGCGAAGCGGCCGATGGAGGCCGTCTTCATGAGCATCCAGCACCCCGAGGGGATGGACAAGGCCGAGGCCGTCGAGCGCGCCAAGAGGCTGATCCCGTGCGAGACGGGCGAGTGGGAGGAAGAGCAGGCCGAGGCCGACTGGACGGTCGGCAACATGGACTGCGAGGCGGGCTTCTACGACGAGAACCCGGACGGCGGCGAGTACGGGCCGGACGACGCGGGAGTGTCGGTGAGCTGGGAGACGCCGTAAGGGTGGACCTCGTCCGCGTAGCAGCGAGGGTGGCCTCGGACGGAGAGGACGAGTACCTCGGGTCGAAGGCCGCAGTGCGGCGGAGGCAGAGGGAGCTCGCGAAGGAAGGCTGGAGGTTCGCGGGCGAGGACGAGGGCGACAACTACCTGGCGGTCTTCATGAAGAAGGACGGCGAGGAGATCCGGTCGCTGATCTGGCGCCGCTGAGCGTACTCTTCCGGCGGTGGGCTACGACGTTCTGACGAGGCCGTCCGGCGGCAAGATAGCGTTCGCCTTCTGCGACGACGGCAAGGGCCACTGCTTCCACGTGGGGGCGGACGGCGCCGCGAACCGAGTGCCGGCGTGCGGCCGGAGGGTCCGCGTCAGGAGGCCGGGCCGCGACCGGGACGAGTTCTGCGAGAGCTGCTCTCTGGCCGCAAAGGAGTGGGCCGCGGGCGGCGAGCTGAAGGTGGTCTCCTAGACTCCAGCGTTGCGAGAAGCCGGGCCACCAGGCGGACGGCCTCACGGTCGACGTCGTGCGACTCCCAGTCCTCGTCAAGCCACCTGCGGACCTGCTGGAGCTGGCGCTCCGAGAGCGGGCCCGTCCCCCCGGACGAGGTCGGCAAGGCGGACGGTCATGAGAGGAGGGTACGTCGAAGGCCGGAGGACCTACAGCGCGCACCAGCTCACGGTCTGGCAACCTCTGGGCACACGTTTCGACATAGGCCGCACACGTCGTAAAAGTCGTGCGGATCCGACTGGGTGCACGAGGACCGCGAGGCCCGGTTGCAGACGGACCGGTCTTCGCCGGGCCTGAAGAGGTGGGCGTAGCCGCGTGATCCGAACCACGCCGGACTCGGGCGCGGGTCCCTAGGAAGGCGAGGCAGCGCCGCGAACTCATCGCAAGCGAGGTAAACCCGAGAAGGGGGGCTGCGGTCCTTGGACACAGCCGGACCGGTGAGGAGGCGGCACTCAGGGTGCATGAGGCCGACGCCCAGGGTGAAAAGGCCGTGGGGGGCCTCAGCCAACCGCCGGGGTATGGAGAGCAGCATGTCCGGCCCAGGAGGAGCGTCCAGCTTCCAGTCCGGGTATTTCATGCCGCACTTGGCGCACTGCCAGTACGAGTCGAGCTTCCTGGACGTAGGCGCTCGAAGACGCCATGAGTGGCCCAACGTGAACCTCCGCGTCCTGGTACGCGGCGGGCGGACAAGGCTACGCAGCCGCGATCCTCCACCTGCAAAGTCCGGATCGCTTTTAGCAGGATCCTGTGACAATTCCGGGGCGTCCGAGAGGGCCATCCGGGGATTGTCTCAGATCACCCAGGGAGGCGCACGGCGGGACGACCGGCCTGCCGAACACCTTCAGGCCTCCTGGTTTACTGCTGTCCCACATGGTCTCACATGTCGTGGACGCGGTCGACGAGGAGCTGCCTGGCCTTCGAGCAGGAAGGGTAGGAGGCGGCTGCGTCCCGAAGGTGGGAAGGCCTCGGAAGGCGGGAAGAGCGAAGGCGCCGAGCATACCGGGGCAGCGTGATGGGAGTGCCGTCCTCCGCAAGGCCGACCGTGCGAACCCCGACCTCCCTGGAGGTGGTGCGAAAACCGGGCTTGCAGGGAAGAGGGTCGACGGAGACCGAGGAAAGGCACCGGTCGCAGACGGCAGAGCCCCCGGTCACCTGCCAAGCGTGGCCCAGGTGGCGGAGAGCGCGGAGGACGGAGCCGAGGACCTCGCGAGGAGAGCCCGAGTAGCGGGCGACAATCCGAGCCTCGGAGGGAGCCCGAAGGCCGAACGCGTCGCCGTTGAGGTTGACCGGCCCGGTCGCGCCCGTCGCCCCAAGGTAGCCCGTAGGCCCGGTAGGTCCAACAGGACCAGAGCCCACCGTCGAAACCGGGACCACGCAGCCGGTGACGCCCACCGCGCCGACCGCCCCCGCAAGGGAAAAGCCCGTCCCTCCCTGAGGGCCGGTAGGGCCGGTCGCCCCGACCATGCCGGTTCCGACAGTCCGTATGCGCCTGACGGGAGGGGGAGGAAGCGTCACCAAGTCCTGTGCGGGGAGCATCGGAAGAGAGTACAGCCGGTACGTTCAAAGGATGGGGTCGTGGCGCGACTTCCTGGAGTGGATAAAGCCCCCGGCCGTCAAGGCCATGGAGCTGGAGCAAGCGCTGTCGGACGCGCTGGAGGACAACGAGCGGCTCCGAGGGGAGAACGGGCGGCTGAAGAAGGCAGTCCGAAGGCTAGAGTCCTCCCTGGAAGCCTGCCAGGGAAGGGAGGAGGCGGAAAGGCAGAAGGCCGGCCTCCTGAGAGCCCAAGCGAAGCGGTGCAAATGCCGGAGCTGACAGCGTAGCGGAGGACGACGATGGAGCACCGCTGGCAGCACGTGAGCTTCGGACCGGTCACCAGCACCAAGGACGAGCCGGGAGCCCAGCCCAAGACGGAGGACGCCCACCGCTGCACCTGCGGGGAGGAGCTCTACTCGGACGAAGACCTGAGGCGGACGGGAAGACGGGTTCCCTGTCCGGCCGTGAGCTGACAGGAGACAGCATGGGAAGGCCGACCAAGGTGGCGTACGAGTGGGAGAGGACGGCCGAGGGCAGGCCAACCCGATTCCTCATCACGGAGGACGGGGCCACAGTCCGGACCCTGGAGGTAGACCCCGGGTGGACGAGGGAAGAGCTGGCCAGCCAAGTAGGCCACCTGTGCCTGGAGCACGACGAGGGGCTAGCCCGGTCCGTCCTGGGAGCCCCGAAATCGTAAAGGACCGCTAGTGGTCGTGGACGGCGTGGACGAGAGCCCGGTCGCACTCGGGGAACAGACGGCGCATCTCCGAAAAGTGCTCCCGCCGAGGACCCCTCCCCTTCGAGCCCTTGAGGGAGGGGGCCACCTGGACCGAAGAGCCACAGCGAGGGCAAAGGAGACCCCAAGGGGCGGACTCCCAACAATGCCCCTTACCCCGGAGCCACCCTCTGGCCTGGCGGACGAGCTCCCGGCGACCCGCCCTGACCGAGAGCATCCAGAGGCACGGGCTGTCGTCGAAGGGACGAACGCTCTCGCCGTACAAGGCCAGGGAGGGCGGACAGCGGGCGAGGGAGGTCAAGCCTGAGAGTACAGGTCCTCCCAAGCCCCGCCCAGTCCTCCCGGAAAACCCCCTTCTCCGTCAAACGTTCGCGGAGATCGCCCTCCTCCACGGACACCCCCTCCTGGTTTACGGGAAGGCTCCGGTCCCGCCCATCCCCTTTCAGACATGCTCCGGGGTGCCGGCGGGGCCTTTCAGACATATGGCAGTACTCGCTCGACCCCCTGGCATATGCCTGAAAGCGCGGGGGTCTTATCCGGAGGGCGCCGACGGAGTATCTTTGAAGGGTGAGGTGCTCCTGGCTGCACTGCGAAGCGTCCTTTGAGGGCCGCCTCCCCTCCTCCTGGGCGCTCGTGGCCCGCCAGGTGGGGACCGGCGAGCTCGTCGTAGTGTGCCCTGAGCACCGGGAGGCGTGCTCTGAGGGGGAGAGGCGCGTCCTGTCGAAGCTCCTGAGGGCGTCCTTTGAGGGGCAGGTGCCCTCCCTGGCCCCTCCGGAGGACGGGATGGAGCCCACTCGGAGGCTCGGACGTCCTTTGAAGTAGGGTGTCCGGACGATGAGGCCGTCGAACGAGGTGCCCTTTGAGACCTGGGACTTGCTCCTTGCGGCGCGCGAGCGTCTTTTGACGGAGGGCTGGGAGGTCGTCCCCTGCGACGAGCCGGGCGAGGGAGTCCGCGGGTTCGCCGCGTACAAGGCGGGGGAGCCGGACGCCTGGCTTTGGTGGCCGTTCCTCGGCCGTCGTCTGACGCCGCGGGTGACGGTCTGCTCGACGTGGGAGCAGTTTGTCACCGAGCTGGAGTTCCGGTCGTCCGAGGAGATGGCGAAGGCGGACGACCTGGAGAGCGCGCAGGTCGGCTTTGTCTCCTACGGGCGGGCTGGCGTCGACGGGACGTCCGAGGTCTTCCGCGTCCCCGTGTCCGTCCTGACGGCGGGAGGGCCGGAGGCCCGGGCGCGCCTTATCAAGGTGCTCACCTCCTCCAAGCACCCTGGGGCTGAGGGCCTTCGAAAGGCCGGGGTGGGCTCCCCTTCAGAGTAGGGGAGTGCCCTTTGAGATGGGTGGGTGGCCTTTGAGATGGGTGGGTGGCCTTTGACGGCTATGTGGGGGCGTTCATCCGGTGGACGTTTACGAGGTACGTCGTCCCGTCCGGGAACCGGAGCGCGAACCCTCCTTTGACGGAGGGAGGCAGCGGCGGGAGCCCTGCCCTTTGAAGCAGGTCCGCAATCGTGCCCACCTCGGCGTGCCCGAGGGGGTGTGCGTCGGAGCCCTGGTTGGCCCTCGCGTACGAGGAGGCGAGCTCCTGCAGGGTGGCGGAGAGCTCGTCGGAGTCGGGGGTGGGCCTGGCCATGCGGGACGGTACCCGGGGGCCTTGGGCGACCCTATGGCGGGGGGTTGAGAGTGCGGAGTCAGGCGCCGACGACGGAGCGCTCTGCCTTGAAGGCGGAGCCCCCGTGCTCTTTCAGGTACGCTTCGGCGTCGGCCATCGCGTCCTCCTCGGTCTTGCGGCAGACCAGCGGCAGGTCCTGGCCTCCCGGGACCGGGTGCTTTTCGTAGGCCGTGTACCAGCCGGCGCGGTCGGGTCCTTTGACGTAGAGCTCCGGGGCGGCCATCAGTCCGCGTTCTCGTTGTAGACCGCCATCAGGACGACCTTGCGGTGCTGGGCCTGTGCCATGAGGACCTTGTTGGCGTAGTCTTGCAGCTCAGCCGACACCAGGTCGGCTTCCTCGAAGTTCACGCCGTTCTCCGAGTCCTCTTCCTTCGAGGGGACTTCCACGGTGATCGTGTCCCATGTGTTGTCGTCCAGCGCCCTCAGATACTCGACCATCCGCATCGTCCACCTCCGATCGCCGATACGGCGACGCCCGGCGACCTTGCGGTCAGCCGGGCGTGCGGGGTGTGCCTCAGGAGCTGAAGAAGCAGGCGGCCTTCTCGGCCAGCGTCGGATCCTGCTGCAGGGCCGCGTCGCGGAAGTGCTCCGCGAGCTGGCGGGTGTACCGCGGGGCGATCGCGAAGACCCGCGCGACGTCCTCCTCGCTGAGGGCCTCGCCGGCCTTGAGGGCCTTCGCGATCCGCGTCCCGTGGACCGCGTGGGAGCTCATGAAGCCCCGGCGGTTCTTGTTGAGCGTGGTGCTCGTCTCCTGCTCGTACGCCGTCTGGCGCTCGAACAGGATCACCATCGCGGCGCACGCGACGCCGTAGTCCTGCAGGCTCGCCGCGATCTGCGCCTTCGTCACGAACGGGTAGCTCTTCTTCGCCTTCTCCATCGCCGTCACCTCCAGCCATCGGTACGCAGGGCGGGGCGAGAGTTCCGGACCGACGGCCGTCCCCGGGCGGAATTGTGACGTCCTTTGAGGCATGCTCCCGGGCGGCGGGCACTGGCCCCCTCCCACCATCCGGTACGGCGGACCGCCGCGGACCTCCGCCAGCGTCCTTTGAGGGAGGGGAGCGTCCTTTGAGGCAGACCCCTGGCAGGGGTCTTTGAGGCATACCCCCTACCTCAGCGCGACCGCGAGGATCGCCGACGGGACTGGGCTTACGAGGACGGGCTCGCCGTCGTCCGGGTGTCCGACCCGCACCAGGGGCACGACCTCCCCTGTCGGCCCGTACGCGTCGTACGGGAACACCTCCACCCTTTGAGGGTGGGGGCTCCCGTCTCCAATCAGCAGGCGCAGGTAGTTTCCGCGGACCTCCTCGGCCTGCACGGTGTGGGCGTGGTGGTCTGCGATGCGCTCGAACAGCCGCTGCATGTCCATGCGCTTGGTACGGCTCGGCCCGGCGACCTTCCGATCGCCGGGCCGTCGCCCTCAGGTCTGCCAGATGACGCCGCAGGCGTCCTCGCCGTAGCTCTTCTTGACGATCCGGACCTCCAGTCCGTCGAGGTACCCCATCCCGAGGGCCGCCGTGTCGATCTGCGGGCGCTCCTTGCCCTTCCAGAAGACCAGCGTCTTCCTGCAGCCCTTCGAGACGTTCGCCCACTTGGAGAACTCCTCGCGCTCGGCCTCGGTCTCGGCGTAGGCTTTCTTGTGCTTCCAGCGGTACTGGAGCACGCCGTAGCGGTATCCTTCGTACCCGTAGTCCGAGCTGTCCGCGTCGCCCGTGTACCCGTGGTCGAGCTCTTCCTTCTCGCCGAAGGGCTCGTCGCAGACGACCACGTTGCAGGAGAACATGAAGTCTTCCTCCATGAGGCCGTGCAGGGCGTCGGGCTTCCACGCCTCGTACTCTGCCTCGGACTTCATGTACTGGCGCATCCCCTCGTCCTCCAGGCGGCCGGTCTTCTCGTCGACGGTCCACCCGAAGGACTCGGCGTACTTTGCGAACGCCTCCAGGAGGTTCTTGGCGCGGACCAGCGTCGCGCCGCCTCGGCTGTCGTAGTGCCCGAAGAGGAAGCAGCGCGGGTGCTCTTCGACCTGGCGGTCCGAGATCTTCACGGTCTGCTCGCGCGGCGTCAGCATGTCGTTGACGGCCATGGCGCAAGCTCGGCTGTCGCCCATCATCATCGTCATCGTCACCACCTCCGCTTCCTGGTACGCGGGAGGGGGCGCGGCTTACGCGCGGGAGCGCGGGCGCGGAGGTCCCGCGGCCGGGCTCGTACAGGACGGCGGAGGTGGCGGATGCGGTACTTGGTCGTCGTGCAGCGGGACGTGACGTGCGGGGAGATCGAGCCCCAGCTCCAAGCCGTGGCGGAGGACTCCGGGGACACGCCGTGGGGCGGCGACCCGGACGAGGTCCACCACCAGGAGGTCTCGAAGGTCATCGCGTGCGAGACCACGCGGGAGGTCGCCAAGGCCGTGCGCGAGAACCCGGGCTGGTCGGTCTGGGAGGTCACCCCGCGCGGGATCGTGTCGCGGGCCATCGTCCACAAGATGGACGGCAGCTTCACGTACGACGTGGAGGTCTGCTGATGGGCGCCGTAATCGTCCAGGTCTCCACCGACCGGAACGACCACTTCATGGAGGTGGAGGAGTCCGTCCTGAGGGAGCTGGCCGAGCGCGTGCGCGCCGGGGGCGACGACAAGGAGCTCCTGAGGCAGGTGCGCCAGGACTTCTGGAAGGCGGCCTCGTCCGCCAAGGTGTCGTCCACCGACGAGTGCGACTACGACCTGGTGCTCGACGGCTTCGAGGACCACAACTCCTGGCTGGAGCTGCTGGAGGCGTGGGACGGAGACCCGGACGCGTGACGCGTACCGAGGGCTGGAGGTGGCGGCGATGAAGACGATGACCTACGGCGTGATGCCCTCTCGCGAGCAGTTCGACGCGGCGTGCCTGGAGCACGACCCGGACGACCCGCCGCAGGCGTGCGTGGCGGACCAGGGGTTCTCCTTCGAGAACGACAAGCGCGTCGGCTCCGACCGCCTGACCCCGGACGAGCTCTGGGCGGAGCTCTCCAAGGCGAAGGCCGAGTACGACGCGGGCGACGAGGCTGCCGGCGACTGGTGCTCGTCCGTGCTCGGCTGCCTCGGCTTCGAGTGGGTTTGAGGGGAGGGGCCGTCGGCCGTAAGGTCGCCGGCCCTCGCCGTACCGAGCGCTGGAGGTGACGGCGATGGCGACTCTCTTCGTGGCGGTGACGACGGCATCGTGCACGGGCTTCGCGTGGATGGCCGAGGGCTCCGAGAAGGAGCTCGAAGCGCTGCGGTCGGCGGTGGACGCCTTCGAGCGGGAGGACGCATGGCGCGACCGGGGCTGCGACGGGAGCTCGTACGCGCACGAGGACCTGGCCGAGACGCTGGAGTTCTGGAACGACAGGGTCGAGGGCGCGGGCGTCCGGTCCTGGCAGGACCTGGTGGACCTGCTCAAGGAGGACGGCGAGGCGTCCCGCGTCCGCGCGGCGGACCTCGCGGACTACCTGACGTCCTTCGAGCGCCAGGAGGAGAACCTCCTTCCAGAGGCGGTCTGATGAAGCCCTGTACCTGCGCCTACGAGGTGACAAACTACGCGAAGTGCCGCAAGACTTCTGATGCGGTCGTGCGGCGCGTGCGCAACATCCTGTGCCCTGAGCACGGCAGGGCTGACGCGAGGGCCATCCTGCGCAGGGAAGAGCGTAAGGCGGCCAGGGCCGCGAGTACCAAGGGCTGGAGGTGACGGCGATGGCAACCCTTTGGACGTGGGACCCGATAGAGCCGGATCTTTTCACACCGGAGGCCGACGACGTGCTGGCGCCGGACTCCTGGGACGAGGCTCAGGTCAGAGCCTTCCTCGTCGAAAAGGGGATCGCGAAGGGCGAAGAGGACGAAGACTCGGACGACTGACGCGTACCAAGGGCTGGAGGTGACGACGATGGTGGACGCGAAGCTCTTCATCGAGGCGGTCGAGGAGGCGGGCTACACGGCTCGCAGCTACAGCGGGCGGGCGATGTACGGACGGGACTGCGTTGGCGTGGAGATCCCGCGCGACGAGTCGTCCTTCCAGCTCTGCGCCAAGCTCGTCCGGGCGGTCTTCGACCTGCACGGCGACGACGAGGCGGGCAACTTCGCGGACGACCTGGCCGAGCTGCGCGCGTGCGAGGACGCGATGGGGCTCGACACGATCGTCTACTGGCCGCGCCTCGCCTGGCCCGAGGAGGCGTCCGACGACGAGGACGACGACCACGACTGCGACGGGCCGTCGTGCTGCTCCGAGGCCGCGGCGGAGTGACGGAGGGGCAGGGCGCGCTGGCGGAGGTCAGCGCGCCCAAGCCGTACCGAAGGCTGGAGGTGGCGGCAATGAGGCAGGAGACGGTGGCGCTCGCGGAGCGCCTGAGGACGGAGCGGTCGGTCCCGCACGGGGAGTACACGCTCAGGCTCTTCCAGATCAGCCCTGAGGACTGCAAGCATCCGACGGGCTCGTGGCAGCTCGCAAAGGTGGACAAGGACGGGGTCTGGGTCGACGTCGGGGAGACCTTCGAGTCCGATCCCGTCGGACAGTGGGACCCCGTGCTGACGCTGGCGGCGTGGCTGCTCGACGACGACGACGGCTGAGGTACTGCCAGTACTCGCTCAAATATGTGCCAGGGGGCGTGCGCCGGAGGTGCCCGCCCCCTCGGCGTACCGACGGTTGGAGGTGACGGCGATGACGATGACGGTGAACGACGTGGTGGTGCTGGCGGACTGGCTCGGCAAGCGGGTCGAGCAGGTGCGCTGCGAGGCGCCCGAGTTCCAGAGGTTCGTGGGCCGCAAGGGAACGGTCGACGACGCGATCGTCGACGAGAAGGGCCAGGTCCACGTCAAGACCAAGGAGGACGGCGTCTGGTGCCCTGCGAGGCTCGTCGCCACGCTCTGAGGTTGTAGCCCTCCAATTGGCCCGCGTACGCGTGGGAGCCAAAAGGCAGGCCGAGGTCAGCAGGGCTCCCCACGAGCCCTGCATCTTCTGTCAGGACCCGACGAGGGTCCGCATCTCGGTGAAGGCCCTCGACAAGCCAGGGCAGCCCGAGGCGTCGCGCCGGATCTGCGTGGCCTGCTTCAAGGGGATAGTGGACCACCTGACGGAGGGCAGGGGCCGCTGACAGGCATATGGCAGGGATCTTCGCCAGATCCCTGCCATATACTTGAAATTGCTATGGAGTTAGCAACCCGAGCGGAGCGCGGAGGCGAGGGGCGCCACGGTCGGCGTGACCCGTCATCAGCCATTCTCGCAGGGTAACACCGGGCCCGGTTCGAATCCGGGGCTCCGCGCCACAATCCCGGGAGGCTTGGCAGGCCCTCCCAGGACGGGGACGCGGAATTATGGCAGGATCTGACAGACCCCCTGCCTAGTACGTGACGTGGAGGGCCGGGAAGATGAGGACCTCCCCCACCTTGAGGCCCATCCCCTCCAGCCTTTCGCGGACCTCCCTCCCCTTGAAGGAGGAGGTCGTCTCCACCACCTTTGAGAGGGATAGGGCGGAGCCCGCGTCCCAGTCGTCGCAGACGTCGTACGAGGTGTTGGGTACGCTGCAGGAATCCCCCAGCAGGTCGAACGCGATGTATGCCACATCCCCTCCGCCGAAGTGGAAGACGCCGCACCCGACGCGGGCTCCGAGCTCCTCGAAGAAGGCTTCCTCGTCGTCGAGCTCGTACGGCTTGGTGTCCTCGGGGCAGAGCCACTCCTGGCCCTCCGGCGAGACGCGGATGTAGCGCCCGCCCTCCTCGTCGACGACCTTCACCGGCTTCTTCTTGCGGCCGGTCTTCTCATCGAAGCGCTCCTCCAGGTGCGACTTCTCCTCGCGCTCGTACGCGAGCGCCGCGCAGACGTCCGCCCACGGCAGGAAGAACCCGACCACCAGCGACGCGTTCCCGCACTCTGCCCTCATTCGCCACCTCCGACGGTTTATACGCCGAAGCCCCGGCCACTTGCGTGGTCCGGGGCTCGGCGGGGTCAGCTCACTGCTCGGTGAAGAAGCAGGCCGCCTTCTCGGCGAGGGTGGGGTCGGCGGCGATCGCCTCGTTGCGGAAGTGCTCCGCCATCTGCTTGGTGTACCGGGGCGCGATCTCGGCCACGCGGTCCTGGTCCTCGGGGGAGAGCGCCTCGCCCTTCTTGAGGAGCTCGGCGATCCGGCTGCCGTGCACCGCGTGGCTGCTCATGAAGCCGCGGCGGTTCTTGTTGAGGGTCGTCTTCTGCTCCTGCTCGAACGTCGTCTGACGGTCGTGGAGGATGCAGATCACGTTGCAGGCGAAGGAGAAGTCCGCCTCGATGCTCGCCGCGATCTGCGCCTTCGTGAGGAAGGGGTAGCTGCGCGGCTCCTTCTTCGCCTTCTTGGCCTTCGCGGGCTTGGCCGCGGGCTGCTCGGTCGCCTGGGTCTCGGTCGCCTGGGTCGTCTCGTTGTTCATCGTCGCCACCTCCGTCGTCTCGTACGCCCCACTCGCCTCGATCTCCGCGCCCGCGCCCACCGTCTCGACCGCCACGCTGCTGTTCTCGTTGTTCATCGCCGTCACCTCCAATCAGCGATACGACGGGCGCAGCGGGGTTTCCGCGGCGCCTCCGAGACCGTCCGGACGCGAGGCACTGGCCCCCTCCCACCGTCCAACTACGCCGCTTTGCAGCGGACTTGCGCCGCGGCGTAAGCCGTGGAAGGACGCGCGTACCCACGTGCGGAGGTGACGGCGATGGCGACTTTCCTCTTGCGCGTGTGGACGGGACCGTGCCTGGTGCGGCAGCTCGCGGACAAGGCGCGCGACGCTGGCGTCACGGTGACGTGCGAAGGTACGGAGCACGTCTACGTACGGGCGGACGGGAGCGACGGCGACGCCGCGGCGTGGAACGTGCTCGTGGATCTCGTGCGAAAGCACGGGACCGACTTCGGGCTCCGCCCGAAGGTCGTGCACCGGGCCGCGTAGCGGGGATCAGACGGGAGGCGGCGCGCAGGGCGCCGCCTCAAACGTCGTCCGAGCCACGGCGCGGTGAGGAGTGTCCGGAGCTCGGCGGGACGGCGGGCACTCCTCCCCGAAGCGTCCCTTCTCCGTCCGGCACCCGCCAATTGGTGGCGTCCCGCCGTCCGCTTCAAAGGCTGGTACGGGCCGGAGGCGCGAACCTCCGGCCCGGCCCGGTCATCCCTGCAGGAAGACCGCCCAGTGCTCTCGCAGGGCGACCCGCCACCCGAGACCGCGGAGATCGCCCGCGAGCGGACCCCAGCCCCAGAACCACAGCCACGAGACGTACGCCGCACAGCGCCGGAAGAAGATCATCGCCGTCACCTCCGCAGCCTGCTACCGCGGGACCAGCTCGACCTTCGCGAGCACCGTCGACTCGTCGTCGAAGGACACGAGCACGAGGGAGTCGCCCCGCATACAGACCGCGGCCTCGGACTTCCCGTCCGAGAGGACCACGTTGCCGTCGTGCGACTGGTGCCGCAGCACCTCGCGAAGCCACGCGAGCAGAGCCTCGTTCTCGGGGTGCGCCATGCGGACTGGTACTCGCGACCCCGCGGAACTTGCGACCCCGCGGAAACCCCGGGGTCGCCGCGGTAGCAGGGGGCGGAGGTGGCGACGATGGTGAACCAGGCGATCCGGGGCTGGACCGAGGTGGAGACGTGGGCGCCCGACAGCCCGGGCAACGAGGAGCTGCGGGCTCTCGCGGCGGCCGAGATCGAGCGCGAGTACATCCTCGCGGTGCGCGCGTACCTGCAGGCGGACGGGCTCGGCGAGCCGCCGGACCACAGCCTCTACGGCCTGTCCCTCGACGAGGCGCAGCCGCTGATCCTCGCGGTGCTCGCGACCGAGACCGCGGCGGAGGTGGCGGACCGCGCGGCGTAGAGCCGGCATGATCAGGCTCCTCGGCTGGTGCGTGGTGGTTGCGGCTCTCGTCGCGGTCGGCTGGTACGGCCGCGACGCGGTCGCGGCGCTCGACAGGGCTCCCGTGACGGTCTCGGTGGCCGTCTCGGCGCCGTCCGCGCCAAAGGCCGTCCCGAGCGCCAAGGCGGCTCCGAAGGCCCGTCCCGCGCAAGCGCGACCCAGGGAGACGGCGGACCGTCCGGAGCGCGACAACGTGCACCCGGGGTTCGCGACCCAGGGGATCGGCTACTACGACGTTCGGCAGGCCGCAGGCCTCCCGTACTGAAGACTTCCCAGAGTCTCCGAGGGCTCCCGTCCCTCGCCACCTCCAAACCGCTAGGGCTCGGGAGCCCTCGGAGGTTCGCCTTCGAGCGCGGTACCAACTGCTGGAGGTGGCGAAGATGATCCTTTCCGACAAGCACGCGGTGTCGCTCGCGGTGGACCTGGGCCTCGTGGTCTCGGTCTGGCACGAGCAGCTGGAGGTCGAGGTGGGGCTCGCGTACCCGTCGAAGCGGGAGGGCTGCGAGCCGGACCTGCGGGTCACGCCGCAAGGCGAGACGGCGCGCGCGGTGGCGCTCACGGACGACGGGCGCGCGTTCCTCGCGCTGCTCGCCGACGAGATCCCGCCGACCGTGCGGACGCCCTACGGCTGAAAGCCCGGAGGTCACCCCTCCGCTCCCGTAGCGGGGGACGGAGGTGGCGACGATGGAGCAGACGACGAGCCGGATGGCCGAGATCCTTGCACTGACGGAGAAGCGCGCGGCGGAGCGTCGCGAGAAGATCGCGGAGATCCGCAAGCGGGTGGACGGCTGGTGCCTTTCGCAGGGCTTCGAGCTCTCGCCTCAGGATCTCGACGACGTCGCGGCGCTGACGTACCGCCGAGAGGCGCTGGTCGGCCTGATGGCCAAGGCCACGCCGCTCGGAGAGCGCTGGAACGAGATCCCCAAGGAGATCGTCGAGTGCGAGTGCGAGATCGCCAGGATCGACAGCCGCCTGGTGTGACCCCGTAAGCCGACCGCCTCCGTCCGTACCAAAGGACGGAGGTGACGGCGATGCAGACGACGTTCGGCGGCAAGCTGGTTTCGCAGGCGCGGCGGTGCTGGGACCTGACGGCGGCGGTGCCGCAAGAGCACGAGGCGGCGCTCTGGAAGCAGGGCGACGAGCTGGTGGCGGTCGCGGCGCTCTTCGGCGACGAGGAGGCCGAGAGGCACGAGGCGGCGCGCAAGGAGCGCGAGGCCGACCGCTCCTGCGACCAGCGCGAGTTCTGGGAGATCTCCGCGGGCTTCTGACGCGGACGACGGCGACGGAGGTTAGGCCTCCGTCGCCGTATCGCCTGTTGGAGGTGGTGACGATGGTCCTGAAGTGCAGCAGCTTCCAGCACGTGCTCGACCGCGCGATCGGCCTGGTCTTCTACACGAGCCTCGGCTACAAGGTCGTGGGCGTGCGCCCGAACGGCGTCATCCTGCGCCGCGGCGGCGAGACCTTCGAGGTGCTCGCCGTGCCGCCCCCTGGCTCGGAGGTCGGCCCTCGGGCCGCGTAGCGGAGGACGGAGGTGGCGACGATGGAGAACGTGACGAAGGACGAGGTCCGGGCGGCGCTCGGCGTGCTCATGGCGGTCTCGGAGACGATCCGCGACCTCGGGGAGGTCCCGAGCGGCGTGCTGTACTCGCAGCTGATGGGCGCGGTCTCGCTGTCCGCGTACGAGAAGATCATCGGGACCCTCAAGGGCGCCAAGCTCGTCGAGGAGACGCCCGGGCACCTGCTGCGCTGGGTCGGCCCCAAGATCCCGGGCTGACGCGCCGTAAGCCGACGCCTCCGTCCGGTACCAAAGGACGGAGGTGACGGCGATGGCAAGGCAGGCGAAGATGCCGAAGGAGCGCAGCCCGCTGCGCTGGGGGATGCAGACGAAGAAGGCCGCGAAGTTCCGCCACCGCGCGGACCGGAGGCCGAAGGACGCGCGGCGTACCAAGGACTGGGAGTGACGGGGCCAAGCCTGGATCGCGCAAGCGGTCCGGGCTCGCGGCGTCGGAGGTGGTCCCATGAAGAAGGCTTTCGCCGTCGCCGGTCTGCTGCTCGCATCCTCGTTCGCGCTCGGCGTGGCGCTCCTCGCCCCGAACGACCGTCCCGCCAGCGCGGCGGTCTCCCGCCCCTCGGAGCCCGTCCCGGCTCTCGACGTCCCGCCGCCTCCCGTCGTCCTGGAGACGTCGGCCGTCCTCGTGGTCGCCCCGAGGCCGCAAGAGGCTCCGAAGGCCCGTCCCGTGGCAGCGCGACCCCGTCCGAAGGCCAAGGGCCTGGTCGACTGCGGCAACGCCAAGGTCCGCACCTACGAGACCACGGCGCTGGGCACCGGCGTCACCTACTGTCACAACTGACCGCGGAGGTCGCGCCGTCCCTCCGGTACCAAGGGCTGGAGGTGACGGCGATGAAGAAGGCAACCCTGGTGGCGCGGAACGTGAAGCCCTCGCACGAGCACGACTGCGGCGCGTGCCGCTTCCTCGGGCAGCTCGACGGGTCGGACCTGTACGTCTGCGAGCAGCACATCGACCTCGTCGCGCGCCACGGCGTCGACGGCGAGTACCGGTCGGTGCCGCTCGGCCTCGCGATGGCCTTCCACCGCGACGACGGCTCGGTCTACAGCTTCGCGCAGAAGCTGCTCGACCGCCGCAACGCGGACCGGCGAGCGTTCGTCCCGAGCGCGTACCGCACGTCCTGACCCTCGAAGGTCGCCCCCTCCGGCCCGTACCAAGGGCTGGAGGTGGCGGCGACGTGCGACGAGCAGGGAGGCCCCTTCGACTACGAGGAGGAGGACCACTACGGAAGGCAGCTCGACTACGAGCGCGAGGACATCCTCGCCTCGTGGTCCTGACCGAGCCCAGGCCGCAGCCCGGAAACCCCGGGCTCGCGGCCGTAGGCGTTGGCGGAGGTGGCGACGATGAGCGGATACCAGGACTGCGAGTGCCGCGACTGCTTCGAGATCGTGTGCGGCGAGGGGATGTGCCACGGCTGCGAGGAGGCGGGCTGCGAGCCCGACTCGGAGTGCCAGGCCGACCACGCGTACGGCGGCGACGAGGACAGCCTCGAAGGCGAGGACCCGCACGCGGTCGCGCAGTTCGTCCGCTTCGAGCGGCTCCCGTCCGCTTGACGCGGCGCGTTTGACGCACAGTTCCGAGCCTCGCCGGCTCGTGTACCTTCCCCGAAGGGGAAGGTACACCCGAAAGGGGATTGTCGTCCGCAGTACCCCTCAGGGGATACCCCCTATACCCCCATAGGGGGTATATACCCATAGATATACTATAGGGGGAGGTATAGGGGGATAGGCGGACGGTAACCCTCCTTGGAGGGGAAAGAGGATGCATAGACTCCCCGGAGGGTCCCGGCTCGCCGGACTGGTCGTCTGATATACGCGGTGGCGGCCCCGTTCTGGGCATACCCTAGTACTTCGCGGGACCTGTTCCGGCCCTTTCCGGACCCTGTAACCTGGCCGGATGGAGATTGAGGTCTGGTATGGGTGCGGCGACCGGATGCCGGTGGGGCCGCTGGCGGCGGAGCTGGTGCGGCTGGACGGGGACGTGGCCCGGTTCCGGATTGTGGACGAGGAGTGGCTGGAGGACTGCGGGTTTGACGCGCCGCCGGAGTTCGAGTATGGGCGGATGCGGCCGGACCGCTGGGTGGGGAACGACGCGTACGCCTGGTGTCCGGCCGGGGAGGGCGGGGCGCCGAACAGGTAAGTTCTTTTGGGGACGGTCGTCGTGCTAAGGGTTGTGCGCGGGTCCCCGGCGTAGGGTGGGGGCATGTTCTTGGCGGTCTGGTCCGGGACGGAGTGCTTGTGGAGGGGCGCGGCGCCCGACGCGGTGATGGGGGTGCGGCCGGGCGACCAGCTGGACCTGCCCGGGGTTCCGGACACGCCCGCGCTGACGGTGAGGGCCCGGCACGTGTCGCTCGCGGCGCCGGAGGTCCGGACGCACGGGCTGATGCTGCGGCTTGAGGTCGAGGTCGGCTGACCGGGCGCCGCGCGCGTCAGTCCGAGAGGACGACCTTTTTCCAGACGATGAGGAACTGGCCGGGCTCGGCCGGGTCCCTCCGGTACTCGCCCAGGTACCAGCTTTCCCCGTTGGCCCCGGGCTCGGGCGTGCCGTCCCAGAAGTGGAGGTGGGCGCAGGCGCGGCGCTCGAAGAAGTTGCCGTCCCGCCGCCAGCGCTTGCCGTGGGCAGTGCCGGTCGGGAGGCTGGAGCTGTACTCGGGAAGGCGCTGGAGCTCGGCCCGGGTCATGCGGACTTCCTCGGTCGGCTTCCAGCTCAGCAGGTCCGCGCGCGGCGCCATGTCCTCGGAGCCTACAGGTCGTGGACCGCATCCACCAGGGCCTGGCGGCAGTCGGCGTCGACGCCCGCGCGGCGCAGGTGCCCTTCGTCCGGGAAGTTCTGGTCGGCCAGGCAGGGCGCGTCCTTGCTCGGGGTCTCGGTGACGACCCGGCGCCCGCACTTTTTGCAGCCCCAGCCGAAGTAAGTCACCGGGGCTTCGTGGTCGGACTTGGTCCCGGCCAGCCACCAGTCGTGCTCGCCCTCCTCCGCGCGCGGCGCCCGGACCTGCCTGTTCGGCCCTCTCCACTTTGGCTCGGGCGCGGCGCCCAGCGAGTCTATTGTGATGGTCTTGCCTGCGTGCACTGGCTCCTCCGGCGGGTCCCAGGGCCGGAGCTCTAGCCCGATGCGGGCGTCCTCCTCCTTCGCTATCTGCCGTGCGGCGCGCGCGGTCGCCTCCCGCTCCCAGTCCTTCACAGGTCGTGGACCTCGTCCACCGTCTGCTGTTCGCAGTCCTTCGCCACTCCCCATCTTTCCAGCTCCCTGGCGCCCGGCAACGGGACGCTTGTGTAGAACGCCGGGCTGCCGAACGGGTCCTGCCCCTTCGCCACCTCCGCGTACGCTCCGCACCCCTTGCACTTCCACGGGTGGAGCAGCGTCGCGCCCGGCTCCCTCTGCGGAGGTGCGGGCTCCCTTGGCCTCGTCGGCGTCCAGTCGTGCCCCGTCGCGGACTTTATCGTCGTCATTCGCTCTCCGCGTCACTCGCCGATGAGCGGGCTTGAGTGCTCGACCGCCGCGAACATTCCGCGCAGGCCCGCCCTCGTCAGCACCGTCAGCGTTGCGTTCGGCGGCACCCTCGCCGCCACCTGCTCTTCCAGCGCGGCCAGCTCCTCCGCCGTGGCGTCGAACGTCGGCACGTGCAGCCAGGTCGGGCCGCAGTACGGCGCGCGCCACACGGCGACCCTCTTCTCCTCGTTGACGTACACGACCTCCTGGCCGCGCGCGAACTCGAACTTCGGGAGCGACTCCGTCGTGTCCTCGACCCGCACCGCCATCCCGGGACGTTACGCTCGCCGGGTCCGGACCTCCGGAGGGTTTATCCTACACGGTGTCAGACGAAAGGTCATATATGTCGTTTCGCTGCGCGGCTTCTCAGAGCGCCAGGGCCTGGGCGCGCGCTGCGAGCTCACCGTGGCCGCGCTCCTCCAGCGCGGCCACCAGCTCCTCCCGGTCCTGCTCCTCGCCCGACGTGAACCACCATAGCAGGTTGTCGTCCGACAGCACGTCCGCCGGGCTCGCGCACTGGCGCCACCCGTCGTCGCCGGCCCCCTCGTAGTAGCCGTTCGCCTGGATCTCGCCCCACGTCTTTTCGCCGAACGGCGCGCCGGTCACCGGCGTCTCCGGCGTCAGCGTCGCCGGGTCCGCGCCGACCGCCAGCCAGCCGAAGTGGTGCTGCGAGAACCAGCAGGGGAAGAACGGGATGTCGTCGACCGCCGACACCAGCTCCTCCGGCGTCACCTGCGTGTTGTCGTAAATCGCCATCTCGACCGGGACCGGCCCTGCCGCCACGCGCGCGGCGATCCTCAGAAAGTCCATGATCTCGTCCTCCGACAAGAGGGTTACGCTTCCGATGGCCCGCTCTCCGCATGAGCGACCCGCTTCCCTGGCTCGGCAAGGGCATCAAGATCTTCGGCGCCGTCCTCTTCGTCGTCTGCGCCGCCGCCCTCATCTGGTCGCTGACCCGCCCCGCGATCACGCACGGCCCGATGCCGCCCGAGCCCGCTCCGCTCGCCAAGCAGCCGGACGCCGGCAAGAAGTGACCGCGCTGTAAGCTCCGCCCATGGCAAAGCGCGTCTGGCAGGCTCGGATGGCCCACGGCACGCCCCGGGGCGAGGGTCCTTACTCCCTGAAGGGCTTCGAGGAGGGGCATGACTCGAACAGCCTCGTCGCGAAGAAGGTGCTCGACGGCCTGGAGTTCGAAGACCTCAAGTCTATCTACTCCGAGATCCACGAGATCCTCCACGGCGACGAGCACGGCTGAGTCAGAGGTCGTGCACCCGGTCGACGTTGTCGGCGAGGGTTTCGTCGCACGAGAGCACGGAGCCCTGGCCGGACCTCTTCTCCGCCCCGCAGAGGGAGCAGCGGTACACGTTCGGCAGGCGGCTCCGGTCCGGCCAGAACCTGTGGCCGGCCTCGGCGTGCGGAGTCAGCCTTTCGGCGCGGAGCCGCGCCGTCCTTTCCGGGAGGGGCTCGCAGATGAGGCTAGTCCCGCGCTGGGACGTGATGGAGTAGACTTCGCCGTTGACCGATATTGCCTTGCCGACGAGGTCGTAAAGGAACGCGTGCGGGACCTCAATGGTCGTGGACCGCGCCGACGACGCACTCGGCGATCTCGCAGTCCTTGGACGGGAGGCCGTCGCGCGGGAAGCTGTGAGCGGTGGGCGGCGCATCGGACTCCAGCGTGAAGTTACAAAAGCTGCCCGGGGGCGGCAGGATCGTGGCTTCCTCTCGGTCGAACTGATCGCGCTTCATTCTCACGTTCGGGCGTACGCTCGCGCGTCACAGACTTACGGTACGGGAGGCCAAGCGAATGGAGAGGCTGAGGACGCACGCAGGGCCCAGGACGGTCGACGACATCGTGAGGGAGCTCACGGGGAGGCCGAAGCCGCCCGAGGAGAGCTCGACCGTGAGCCTCGGGCCCGAGGACTTCAAGCGGCGCCACAAGCTCGTGGGCTCGGAGACGAGCCACGAGGACTTTTGCCGGGAGTATGAGGCCATGTTCAGCGCGGCGACGGGACCGGTCGGGCCGACGGGTCCGTACCCGAGCACTCCCGGGGCGAACGGGCCCGCGGGCCCCATCAACGCTCCCGTCCCGACCGGCCCGGCTTCCTCTCCGCACCTTCCCCTGGACCGTGACCGCGCCGAGGTCGACCTTCGCCAGGCGCTCCGTCGCTGCTTCAAGGACGGCGTCCCGCTCGACCGGATAGTCGAAATCTTCAGGCTGGAGCTTGTCGACGTCGTGCACGATGACTGATTACAATTGTATGTCAATTGTCACATTGTAGCACAAAGCCGGGAAAGCGTCGTCCGTTTGACTTTCTTTCACTCGCTAAAACCCGGAGGTGGCGACCATGGCCGACGTTGAGGTCGAGGTCCAAATAGCGGAGTATCTGACCGTCTCGGTGAAGGACAACGTGTCGACGGAGTTCGTGGACTCCGAGGGGCGGCGCCAGGCGTCGAGCGGGCTGCGGAAGGCCGGAAGGCCCCACGACGTGGTCGCGCGCGTGAGCCACTCGGACGGCCGAAAGTGCTTTGTCAGGGGGAGGACGAAGGCAGGGCGGCAGCTGGTGATGAGGCTGAAGGCTGCGTGATTGAGGCCAGGGAGGCCAGAATCCTCTTCAGGACCGACTCCCTGACCACGCCGCCGTCGACGAGGTGCCGGACGGTTATCGGGGTGGACCCGAGCCTCTTCGACGTTCGTTCGAGGCCCTCGTTCCGGATGAGGGCGGACAGCTCGGCCCTCCACGGGTCCTTCATCCTGCTCCATGCCTGACGCATTGGCCGACGGTACAGCGTAGGGTCCCGGATGTTCGGACTGCTGAGGCGGTTCTTTGACCGCCGGAGGTGCAGGAAGATGGGTCTGAAGGGTCTCTCGGTGGGCACGCGCATGGACGGGACGGTGGACGTGGACGTTCACCGCGACGACGAGGACGACGGGTGGAACACGAACAATCTGTCCCTCGAAGAGGCGGAGTTCCTCCGCGACGAGCTCACGCGCGCCATCGACCGGCAGAGGGAGCGCGGCTTTCCAAAGCCCGGGGCGAAGGTCCTCCCGCTCCCTGCGCCGGTCAGCCCTCAGGATCCGGCTTCTTGATCGACAGCTTCGGGTAGTTCCCGGTGCCCGTGCACGGGAACTCGTCGTCCTGAGGCGGGATGGAGTCACGCCCTTCTTCGGGCGGCTTCTGCTCCACCACCTTCCCGCAGCGCACGCAGCGCCACTTGAACCACAGGGAGGACCGGGACGTCGACTCTCCCTTGGTCAGGACCTCCCATTCGTGCTTCACCCTTCAAGTCAAGGGCATGAGGGGCGGTCAGTCAAGTGTCCACGTCCGTAAGCTCGCGGAGCGCCAACGTACGCTCGGACATGAAGGACCCGGCGAAGGGCCCCATGGGCTATTTCGAAAACGTCATCGTCCCCGCGCTCCGCGCCATGATCGTGGCCATATTCGGCACGAAGCCGGAGGCGGCCCCCGACTCCAAGGAGCACCCCTATCGCGGGTCGGAGCCGCCCAAGATCGAACAGCCCAAGCCCCCGCCGGAAAAGCCCGTCATCGTCACCTGCGTCACGCGGGGCGACGAGGGGCGGGACAAGAAGGCGATCGAGGTCATCAAGGAGAAGACACGGCCCAGGGCTGTCCGGTACTTCCGGAACCTGGACAGGCCAGGATCGGAGAAGGAGGTGAAACACCGCGTCACTGACCGAACCGCGGACGAGATCGAGTTCGCGTACTTCCGTCGGTCTGGTAAGCCGATGCACATTCGGTGGCGCAGAGAGCCGTACGCAGAAGTGCAGGACCAGAAGTAGCGAGGCCGGAAGGCTGAAGGTGCGAGAGCGCCGAACGCCCCGACAGACCCCGGGGCTAAAGCTGGCCAGAACTTGAAGGCTCGTACAGGGCGGACCCACTTACTGAGGGGATGCCTGAGCCGTGAGCAGGAAGCACGCCCGGTGGTAGACGGGCTCCCGTAGATCGGGAAGATGCTGTCCGGTCCGAGTCTGGGCGGTGAGGAGTGCAGTGCCGACTGAAGGCAGAAGTCCGAGATGGGCGAAAGGTCTGAGCAGGCTGACGGCCTGAGGGAGACAGCACGTGCTCTCCCTCAGGCCGTCAGGTCGGAGGAGTGATTGAGCTGGCTGAGAGACCACTTTCACAGGTTCGTGTTCCCCGCCTTCGTCGCGGCCGGGAAGAAGAGCACGGAGATCGGCGAGCCGTTCGACGTCCGGCCGTCGCCGCACGCGCCGGAGAGGCTGCCTCCGGAGCTGCGAAAGCTCTGGACGCTCTGCAAGGAGCACGAGGTCCCGTTCGAGTACGACGTCCGCGAGGTGAACCTCTATGGCGGAACGTCCAAATACCGCGAGAGGGCGAAGGTCGACCACGGCGTCCTCAACAGCACGCTCGACTCGGCGATGGCCGCGCTGCGGGCCGAGAGGTGTGACCGGCTGTTTCTCGGAGGACGCGACGTCTGGGCGTTCGCCGTCATGTGCGAGCGGCGGCGCATTCCGTACATGTTCGTGCCCGAGCTCTCCCGCCATGTGTCCAGCAGGCCGGAGGTGCGGCCGTTCCTGGAGGCGCGCGGCTTCACCGGCAACGAGCTCTTCCTCGACACCGGGTACGCCGGCTCCATCCCGCGCAACCTTCAGGCGCACTTCGGCAGGACGTTCAAGTTTCGCCTGATGTCGCAGACCGAGCAATTCGTGGCGACGATGACGGACACGGGCGTGTTTGTCGATCAGGAGCCGGGGAAGGGAGTTCCGCCGCGCAGGGCGATCAGGAAGGAGCGCTGGAAGCGGTATCCGAACCAGCTTTTCCCGAACCGCAAGACGGCGCGCGAGGAGGCGATGTTCCAGGAGTACGTCGCCAAGTTCTGGAGGTCCGGCACGTTCAGCCAGCCGGTGCGCTCGGCGCCGATGGGGCAGGTCAACGAGGTCTTCAAGGAGTGGCTGCACAAGCCGAAGGTCTGGCGCTACGACGACGCGCACAAGCGCATCCTCTGCCTGACCGACGGCGTGGACGCCGTCTGCGTCGGCCTCAGCGACGTCAAGCTCCAGCCCGGCTTTTACGAGTGGTGGAAGTCTCTCCCGAAGGGCCCTGCCTGGGTGCCGCCTGACCATAAGATGGGCGAGATAGTGCAGTATCTCGCGGACAAGCAGTCGATCCAGCGGGCGGCCCTCCTGACGAGCCAGATCTGGCGCGGGATCCCGACGTGGAAGGCGATGTCCGAGCCCAGGGAGAAGGATGGGCCGAAGATCGGCCCCGTGATCGTCAACACGGCCGGAATCGGGAATCTGACGTTCGACAGCTCGAACACCATTACGACGAGCACAAACTCGACAGCCACGTACGTCAACATGGGGGTCTGGCTTCCGGGCCAGGCCGCACCGCAGGCTGCGCTTGCCGCCGCCGGGATGACGATGGTGAAGGGGCAGGACGACGAGAACGGCATGCCGACCCTGGAGGTTGTGAAGCAGCAGCTCGACCTCTTCACTCCCGCCGAGCTGCATCAGCCGGAGAAGCCGGAATACGTCCAGACCGAGACCGGCCAGCTGGGCTTCCCGGAGAAGTGGGCGGGAGACGAGATGGCCGGCAAGGCCAAAGTGTACGTCTTCCCTAGCTTCGACGACGAAGCGGTGGCAGTGACGATATGACCCCTAAGAGCACACCCGTGGCCGCCGTCGCCCTCATCGAGCGCGACGGCATGATCCTTACGACCACCCGCCGCGGCACGGTGGACGACTTCGCGCTCGTCGGAGGCGGCATCGAGCCGGGCGAGTCCGCGTTTGAGGCGATGAAGCGGGAAGTGCGCGAGGAGGCCGGCATCGAAGTGCTGGAGGCGCATTACGTCTTCGAGCGCGTCGACGAGGCCGGGAACGTCGCGTGGTGCTTCCAGGTCACGAAGTTCGTCGGCGAGCCGAAGACCGTCGAGCAGGGCGTCAAAATCTCGTGGCGGAAGCCGACCGAGCTCCTCTCGGACAAGTGCACGTTCCGCGACTACAACCGCCGTCTTTTCATCCACCTCGGCATGATGATCGAGATGAAGGTCAACGTCGGCGGGTCCGAGCAGCCGAAGAGCGACGGAACCTGCCCGAAGCGCGAGGACGGCATCCACTGCGTTCACTGGTGGGACGGAGACGCGCCGTGCTGCGGCTGCGGCTTCGACGGCGAGCTCGACAACGACTAGGCCAGGTAGAGCCCGTTCTCCTGGATAATGCGCAGAACGCCGCGCGGCACGTACCGCTGGGCCGACGTATAGTCGCCTTCCGCGAGGAGCTTTCGGACGAGCGAGCTCGACACGATCGGCGAGATGGGCGTCGGCGCGCCCTCGCGCTCCAGGTAGACTCCCGCCCGTCCGATGGGGAGCGGAGGAGCGATCTTCTCCAGCTCGTCCCAGCCCTCCCAGGTCTTGCACGATTCGAGCAGGTCGGTGCCCATGACGAACCTGAGGTCCCAGTCAGGCCACCTCGACTTGAGGTACTTCATCGTGCGGAGCGTGATGCTCTCGCCGCCGAGAAACTGCTCGACCGAGTCCACGGAGACGCGGTTCATCCAGCAGAACGCTTCGCCGCACATATTGAGGCGGTGCCTGAAGTCCGTGAGGTTCTTGCCGGCTTGCTGGAAGCAGGGGACGACCATGACCTCGTCGACAGTCGGATCGTTGAGGAGCAAATGGGTGATGACCATGACGTGCCCGAGGTGGGGCGGGTCGAAAGAGCCTCCGTAGACCGCGACGTTCATCGTTCTCTCCCTCTTACCTTCTCCACGACCAGTCAGCCATCCAGAAATGAGCCCACCGCTGGACGATAGGGCCGCCCTCGCGCTCGACCCAGCCCTGCGGGGTCGCGATCAGGACCGTCTCCTCGCCGTTCGGCCCGCGATCCCCGGTGAACGGGTGCACGTCTTCGGACTTCTGGTAGGCGTTGAGCGACTCGACCTGGTCCAGGGTCCACGGGGCCTCGACCTGGCTCACGAGCTCGCGCACGTCGAAGACGAACTTGCGCGCGTCCGGAGTGTTCGGCAGGACCTCCACGGTCAGCACCGGCCAGACGTACTTGTATTCGTATCCTCCGAGGCCGCGGCGACCGAGGATCCTGCGAATACAGCCGTGCGCGGTCTGATCGACCGTCGACAGGTTCGCCCCTCCGACGTCCGCGGTTGCGAGCTCTCTCTTCAGCGCAGGGCCGACGTCGTCGGCGACTCTTTCCGTCATGGCTTTCGTTACGCTGGAAGCGCTGTGACTTTCAGCGGGCGACGAACACACGGTGCTGACCCGCGACGTCCTGGCCCTTGGTGACCTCGCGAATCTCCTCCAGCTCGACGAGCCGGTCGATGCAGGCCATCACCTCCCAGTTGTCACATCCGGAGGTGTGCTCCACGATGACCTGCGCCCGGAACGCGCCGGCCTCCTTCAGCAGGTGTTGAACGCGGTCGCGCACCTTGATGAAGGTGCGCTGCCCCTGCTCGGTGAAGAGCTTCTCCCTTTCCTTGCTGTACTGGTACATGGTCGAGCTTACAGCCGGCCGTAAACCCTGCCAGGGTCCGAGTAGCGGGCTCTGTGAACCGCGAGACGAGCATGGCGATCATGGCCCACGTGGCCCGAGCCGTACTCGACGCGGACCGCCCGCTCGCGCGCAACGAGCTCTTCCCGGCCGACCCGATGGTGTACGGCTGCAAGCTGATCACCAGCTCGTGGAAGGACAATATCATCCGCGCGCTAATCAGGTCCGGCGAGATCGAGGAGGTCCGGCGGAAGGGCGAGGTTCTGTACACGGCGAGGAGTCGGCGCAGCCTTGAAGAGCTCGCCGTACCGAAGGAGGAGGCGCGCCATGCAGGCGTTGACGAAGTGATGTTCAAGTTCTCCAAGATGCAGCAGTTGGAGAAACGTGCCCGCGTGGAGGTAGCCCTTCGCGCTCTCCGGCGGCTGTTGGTGGCGAAGGGGCCGCAGACGAGGCCCGCGCTCTTCATCCTGAAGCGCGGCGACAAGTACGTCGAGAAGGCGGCGCTCGACCCGCGCTGGCAGGTCGACCTGCTGGAGCGGATGGCGGACGACGACCTCGTGGCCATCGACGAGGAGGATACGCACTCCCTCTACGCCGTCGTCGACCGCGCCGCCGTCCAGAAGCTTGTCGAGGGCGGCGAGAACCCGTGCATTCACACGCTCCTGTGGCCGGACGAGCCGTGCACCGTGCCCCACGGATCCGTGCTCGACCTCCCGCCCGTCTCAGTGCAGAACATCGAGGACGCCGGCAGTCAGCCGGACGTCGATTCGAACCCCGGTCCTGCGCCGGCCGTCGAGTTCTCGCCGGTTGACCCGTCGCTTCTCCGCGCTCCGAAGGCGGCGGCCCGGGCTGCGGAGAACTTCGCCGAGGACATGATCCAACACGTGATCGACGAGGCGTTCAGTCCGCGCCCGGAGGAGCCCGACAACCAGATCGTGGCGATTCCTGAGGAGGACCTCGACGACGGAACCATGCCGCAGCCGCAGCCCGAGCCCACGTCCGCTGCGGACGTCTACGAGCTGAAGGATCAGGAGGCTGAGCAGATTCGTGCGGTCGAGGCTGCGCTCAGGCGCCTGTTGCAAGAGGCCGAGGGCTTCGACATTACGAACGAGGAGGAGATCAGCGCCTGGAGCCTCTCCCGGCACGACCTGTTTCCGGACGACCCGGACGGCGTGCGCTGGCAGCGTGACGCCATCAAGAAGCTCTGTAACGCGCAGGTCGTGGCGAAGATCGGGGAGCGGAGCGAGACTCGCTACGCGGCTCGCGCCGAGCTGAGGACCCTGTTCGGCAGCCATGAGTGGCTGATGCGGTTGCTCATGCCGGCCGCGCTCAACCGCTACGCCGTGACGCAAGCCCTGCGCGAGACTGGAGCGCACGTTGCTCAAGAGGCGGCGCCGCAGTCTCCGGTGTCCTCTGTCGTTTCGGAGGACGCTGCGGTGTCCTCCGAGCTCAAGGAAATGCTGAAGGAGGTCGGTAGGCTGCTCCCGGAGTTTTTCGAAGTGCTGAAGTACCAGCACGACAGGATCGAGTCAATGGAGAAGGAGATGAAGCAGATGCGGGCTGTAAATGCGAAATTGGACGCTGTAATTGCAGCTTTAGGGGTCAAGGTAGACGATGTCAGCGCTGGATGACCTGGAGGCCAAGTACGGCGAGCCGATGTCCGAGAAGGACAGGGCGGAGCTCGAAGCTCAGATCTGGGCCCTCGTCCCGCGCGACGTGCGTGCCAAGCTGGTCGAGGGCGGCGAGCGCAAGGGGCTCGTCGGATACTTTCACGCGAAGTTCAGCGCGAGCAGCCACCAGCTCCGCTGCCGGCAGTTCCTCCAGACGCACGGGGCCGCGGCCGAGCCGCTCTGGCAGCGCGTCGAGTCGGGCCTCACGCTCACCTCGGCGGCCGACATCATGCGCCGTGCGGCGAAGGACGTGGGCGACGGCGCGGTCCTGGAGGACGCGGTCAAGAAGCGCTTGGAGGAGTACGACAGCACGGGCTATGAGACGAAGACCGCCGGAGGCAAGACCGTCCGGCGCAGGCCGCCGTCCCGCCTTCCTGAGGCCGAGGGCGGATGGACTCCTCCCGAGGACGAGGCCCCCGAGGGGCGCGCGTTCTGGACCTTTCTGCGGAAGCAGATCGCCTCCTTCATCTCGTCGAAGCTCCCCGAGGGAGACCCGCGCGTTCGGGAGACGCTTTTGCGGAACTTCGAGGTCGACTTGAACGTCCTCATCGCGGACTTTCAGCGGGACCTTCACCGCTCCCCCAAGGGGTCCCTCTTTAAGCCCGAGAGGGCGCCCAGCCGGAAGGCCGTGCTCCGCGCGTGTACGACGCTCGGGATCGTAGGGCCGAGGTCCGGTCATCCGGTCGACGCCGTGAAGGCGAAGGCCCAGTACCGAGCGCACTGTCGAGCGTACCATCCCGACATACCGGGAGGAACGGAGGAGACGAGAGATCTGTTCCAGGCCGCGCAGGCCGCCTGGAAGACAATCCAAGACTACAACGAAAGCCTCAAGGAGACTCACCAGGATACGGAAGCACCCCCTCTGGGAGATTGAACGAATATGGCATCCACTCGAACCAGCAGCCAGGAGCAGGCCCTCGCGCGCATCGCCGCGTACAGGCCCGACGACCTCGTGAAGAAGATGACGCTCCCTCACCGGATCGCTCATTTTCTGAACTGGGCCGCCGCGAACATGCGGATGGTGTTCTTTCAGCCGAACATCATCTGCCGAGCGATCAACGGGTACGACCGTACCCCGAGGCCTGACACGAAGGAGGTCGACACGATCCGGTCGGCCATGCAGCGCGCGAAGAAGATCCTGCTGGAGGACTATAAGCGCGGTTACCACTTCGAGCGCGGCATGGGTGTGCGCGCGACGGTCGACGACAACGACAAGGTGTCGGCCTCCGTCGCCACCGCCGCGAAGCGCGTCGTCTCCGCGAAGGAGAACATGGACAAGATCACGCAGACGGTCGACGAGGCCAAGCTCGGCAAGAGCGAGGCGGCGTACTTCCGCGGCGTGACCGAGGCCTCGAAGCGCATCACCGCGACCCACATCCGCGCGCTGCTGCCGCCGAAGTCGGAGTGACCTCAGAGGGCGTGGACGGCGTCCACGACCATGCGGAGCTCTGACTCGGCGCAATCGTTCGAGTGAGTACGGCAGAACCCGGAGTAAGCCTCCCGCTCCACGCGGCGGAGCGCCTCTGCCCGGACCGTCCGTACGTTGTGCACCGACCCCTTCCAGAAGTCGTTCGGACCGGACGTGACGGCCGAGTGCTGGGCGCCGCATCTGGAGCACGCGAGGACTACCTGGACCCCGGCGGCAATGCCGCGTTCAGGGCGGGCCCGGAACTCTCGGTACTCGAACGTGTACACGTGAGGGTGGAGAACCGGCTCACGGAAGACGGCGGGAACTCTCTCAAAAAGCGGGACGTCCCTGCGGCCCATGGGCGACCCTACGAGAGGGCTTGAAAGACTTACCGCGAACTTCGGACAATTCTTAGATAACCGATTGTAAATTACAATAGTTGTTGACGAACTGTGATTCGATTGTGGAGAAAACAGAATGTCGAGAGAAAGCTCCGGTCGCGTTGTCGCACAGGTCCCGGCCGAGATCCTCGACAGGTATGAGACAGCCCTGAAACAGCTGATCTCGGAGTCCGCCCCGTACGAGAAGGTCGGTCAGGCGTACGCCGAGCTGGTGTACCTCCGCGTCGGGTGCAACAAGGTCAGGACCGCGCAGAAGCTCGCGGTCGACCGGCGGACTATCCACCGCTGGCTCGAAGAGTCTCCCGTCGAGGACGAGGTCCGAAGGTGGCGCGCCGCGAAGCCCGGAGCGATCGTCGCAGGCCAGCCGGTGCGCGTCGTCGGGCCGGATCCCGAGTCGGAGGAGAGGACCGTCGTGCAGCTCGCGGACAAGTCCTTCCAGTCCGTCCCGACCGCCGAAATCGACCTCCCCGGAGAGCCTTAGAGGCTGCCCTCGACGTGGATTCCGGACTGTCCCTCCCAGCGGCCTGAGCCCCGGGAGATGACGACCTTCATGTCCGGACACCCGGGATGGGCGGCCTCGGCGAGCGCAACGACGTCGTCGGCCTTCTGCTGAAGGTCCTCCTCCGAGTCCCACTCGTAGAAGGGCACCTGGAAGCTGTGCGCGACCGAGGGCACCTCCTGGAGCGTGCCCATCCAGACCATCGCCCACCGGCCGGCAGTCGTCGGGTAGTTCGGAGTCGCCGATTCGCTGAAGTTCACGTCTTCTTGAGTGGCCATGTTCTTCCCTTCAGGCCTTCTTCAAAAGGCGAGAGTTCGGCCGGGGGTCGAACTGGGTCCCCTTCTCCGGCTTGATGGAGAGCCAGACCTTGCTCGGATGGGCCGGCTGGCCGTCCGAGACCTCCAGGACCTTCCAAGCCTGGTCCTCGTCGACGAGGACGTCCCCGGCCTCGACCGGAAGAATGCCGCGGGCGCAGACGAGGGTCATCTTCGACGAGCGGACTACGGTCTCGACCGTCAGGTCCGGCACGGCGGTGGGAGCCGCCTCCCCCTCGCCGGGGTCGAGCATGACCTCCAGCTCCCAGTCGACCTCCGGAATCGCGGGCTCGCCCCGCACCTGGTTGAGCATGAGCGAGACGTGGGGCTTGCGCACCCAGCGCTTCTTCACGACAGTCCACACGCGGTCCCCGCGGCGCAGATGCTGGCCTTCCCGCACCTCGCCGAGTCCTCGGAGGACCACGGCCGTCTGGGTTCCGACCTTCTCTGTCGACGCAACCGTCCCGGTTCGGCTCATGGCCGGACTTTACCGGTGTCCCTCCGGTATGCCGGGCGGGTTTCGGACCTGGAGGGCCGCCACGACGTGATGCGGTGGCCAGGCCTTCTCTCCGAGGTCGGTCAGGACGCCGCACTCGGAGCACTTGAACGTGACGTACGTGGTCGTCTCATCCCGGGCCTGGCTGGTGGTCTTGAACAGGTCTCCCTGCTCCACGAGCAGCTTCGCCCCGCAGCCTCCCCCGTCATTGCCACTCCCCGTGCAGGTGGTTTCGATGGACCATCCCTTCTGCTTCCGCCCGGGCTTCAGAACCTTCATTTGTCGTCTCCCATCACCGTAGGACGTACAAGGACGGGGCCGTCCTTGGGGCCACGCCAGAACGGCTGAAGCCAGATGGGCTTCTTCAGCGAGAGCTTCGGGCCGTGCCGCTGCATGCGCCAGTGGCCGCGCACGAGGGTTCGGACATTCTGAACCCTCGGCCTGACGCCGGCCACGTAGTCCTCGATCGACTGTCGGCAGTCGACCTTGAGCTTCTTGCCGATCTTGAACGTCCGGATGTCCTCGACGCCCATGCGCTCGGGGTTGTAGTGGGCGGCGGGCCGGTGCTTGGACGACGGTCGCACGTTCTCCGGGTCCAGGAAGGACAGGCACACGCCGACGATGAGCCTGCCGATGAGGGCGGCGACCCTGTCGTCCCGCTCGTCCTTCGGCGATATGAACTCCGCGCCCTCCCACCGGTTTGATGGGAGCTCCGGCTCGCAGAGGTACTTGGCGTCGACCCCATGGCGCCAGAGGCAGAGCGAGTCCTCGGTGTGGGCGATGTACTGCCAGGGACGGCCGTCCCGGGACTCCACCTCGTGGACGAGGACCCAGCGGATCTTGGACTCACGGCCGGTCCTCTCGTTGAAGAGCTTGAGGAGGCCATCGGGCACGTCGATCATGAACGCCTTGTACGGCGCGCGGACGAGCTCCAGCGCGTCCTCGGACAGGGCCGTCGCCATGAGGCCTGCCGCGTACGAGTGCGACATGATGAACCTCGGGAACGCCTGGTCCGCCCAGCGGGCCGCCCCGAGCATCGAGATCTGCTCGGACGGAATGAGGAGGGCGGCCTTCAGCAACGGCTTCTGCTGCGCCTCCGTCCACTCCAAGAGCGAGGCGAAGGCCGCGTAGTCGTCGTCCGGATGGACCTTGTAGGTGTGCGGCCAGAGGGCGAGCCCTATCCCTGCGATGTCCTCCTTCGTCGGAGCTTCCGCGTTCGCGTGGACCGACTTCATGGCCTTGAAGGCCGAGTTTGCCCGGTCCTCCGGGTCGTCCTGGGTCATGAACACGCCGCGGATACCTCCCCTCCGCCGGAACTTACAGGCCTTCAGGCTTTCGTCGCCCAGGAATGGCGATGCCCCTGTTCAAGGTATCTGCCGGCTCCGAGGTTCCGGTGTCTGCCGTCGTCACGTCGAACGCGCGGACGATGGAGGACACCATCGCCGAGGTGCGGGGGCTTCAGGCCAGGGCAAGGGTCAACTGGTCGAGGGCGGGCAAGCCCATCGGCGCCATCGAGGCGCCCTACGAGATCTGGGCCGTCCAGAGGCCGGACGGGAGCTGGGAAGTCTCGCTCACGGCCGTCATCCCCATCACAGCACAGCAGACGGTCATAGCCGAGGATGACGAGGCGGTCCAGGAGGCCGTCCTGGAACGGCAGACCTCCGGGCTCATTCAGTGGCTGTACCGGGGGATCCCGATCGGCGAGTATCGCGCCGAGATTCCCACTTACTGGGCCAACCAACAGCCCGAGCTCCAGACCGCGTCGACCGTCTCGCTCTCCGCGACAAGCCGGTTCCCGGGGCAGAGCGTGCTGATAGCGGCGGAGGTTACGGCGTCGGAGACCCCGGTAGGGAACGTCGAGTTCGTGGACGACACTCCGGGCGGGTTTGGGCTTATCGCCCTGACCGCCCTGGAGAAGGATCCGCTGACCGTCGGCATTTCGCGCGCCTCGGCGGTCGTGGTCATGCCCGAGGGCGCCTACAGCGTCCGCGCGAGATACCTCGGGTCCGACGGGTTCCAGCCCACCCAGTCCGTCGCGTCCAGCCTGTCCGTGACGAAGGTGGCGACCAACGTGTCCGTCACGCCCCCGTCGCCTCCCCTTTATGCCGGACAGTCCTTCTCCCTCGGAGTCCAGGTCTCTCACGCGGTCTCCGGAGCTCCCGCCCCGACCGGCATCATCACCCTCTTCCAGGGCTCTTCCGTACTCGGATCCAAGCAGGTCATCCCCGCCGCCGACGACGCCTCTGAGAGCTTTGCGCTCGGAACGCTCTCTCCCGGGACCTACTCGTTCGTCGTCCAGTACGACGGCGACAACGTTCACGAGGGGAACTCGGTGACGGTCACCGACATCACGGTCCAGCAGGCGACGACGACGGTCGCCCTGACCGTCCTCTCCCCGTCGTCCGAGGCGACGCTCAGTACGTCCGTCTTCTCTCAGCCAATCCGCCTGCGCGCGATAGTCACGAGTGTCATCGCCGGAACGCGGCCGACCGGGACTGTCACCTTCAAGCGCGGCGGCACGACCATCACCACGGGGACCCTCGTCCCCGACACGGGCACCAGCAGCCAGTCGCGAGTGGAGGTCATCGTCTCCGACCTCTCGGTGACAACGCACTCGCTGACGGCCGAGTACGGAGGCAATGCCAGCTTCGCCGCCAGCACGTCGGGTGCGGTCAGCCACACGGTTGGGAAGGCGAGCGTCTCCATCTCCGCGACGTCGATCAACAGTCCAACGCGCTCCGGAGCGACCGCCCAGTTCACCGCGTCCGTCGCCGCGGTGTCACCTGCCACGGTATCCCCGTTCCAGCAGTACGGGACTGGCGGATCGGTCACGTACAAGGACGTGACGAGCACGGTCGTCAATTTCAACTCTCAGGGACAGGCGACGAGGTCCCTGTCGACCCTCCCGGTCGGGGCGAACGAAGTCGGGGTCTCGTTCGCCGCCACCGCCGAGTTCAACGCCGCGTCCACGTCGTTCATACACGCGGTGAACAAGGCCGACGTCAGCATTGCCATGACGTTCAGTCCGAACCCGTCGTCGTGGTCGGTCGTCACGACCGCCTACGTCACGATCACGGCCGTCGCGCCCGGCGTCGGTGTCCCGACGGGGACGGTCAGCTTTACCCTGCACGACCCATACTACTACGGCAACCTGTTCATTGGCACGGCGACCCTCAGCGGAGGGCAGACGAGCCTCAGCCAGCAGGCCTTCATCCTCGTAACCGACACGTACGGTATAACCGCCCAGTACTCGGGCGACTCCAAGTTCAACGCGGCGAGCAAGACCGAGTACCTGCAGATATTCGGCTACTACTTCTGAGGAGCGGCTCCATGGACTTCGACAGGATGACGTTCAACGGGTTCCGTCCCGAGCCTGACGACGAGATGAAGCACCCGGACTTCTCCACGGTGCGGAACCGCATGTCGGCTTGGGCGCCTCCTGGAGACTCGGACCTCAGGCCCTTCTCGTCGCCGCGCCATCAGCAGTCCCACTCCGGATCGTGCGCGGCAAACGCGGTGATCAAGGGTCTGGAGCTGGAGCGCATCCAGAAGTACACGCACGAGAACGTCCAGCGCCTTGGCTTCGAGAAGGCCCTGGAGTACGGGCACTCGAAGCACGTCGACCTGTCCCGCCTCGCGCTCTACTACCTCGCGCGCGAGCTGATGAACCCGCCGGAGACGAACCTCGACGAGGGCACGTACATCTCGCTCTGCGCGGACGTCCTCCGCAGGTTCGGCGTCTGCCGCGAGGCGGCCGATCCGGCCAAGCCCGGCGACGACGCGTTCTGGCCGTTCGACCTGGCGAAGATCTTCGTCTCGCCGAGCTGGAAGGCGATGCGCCAGGCGTACGTCCACAAGATCGACGCCTGGTACAAGATCTACTCGAAGGGCGCGGACCGCGTCGAGGACGTCATCCAGTCGCTCGCTGCCGGAAACCCGGTGGCCTACGGGACGCTGATCGGCGAGAACTGGCGCTACTACGACGGGACACCGCTCGGCCCGAAGTCCGGCAAGGACCTCGGCGGCCATGCGACTCTGCTCGTCGGCTGGGACTCCATCGGCGGGTTCTTCTGGGGCGAGAACTCGTGGGGCGAGGGCTGGGGGCCGGACGACGGCTTCTACAAGATCCGCCCGGAGGTCATCCAAAGCACCGACTCTAGCGACTTCATCGTCCTTACGGGAGGCTGGGAGCCATGGGTTCAGAAGGTCGACTGATTCTCGTTCTCGCAATCGCGCTCGCCGGGTGCCCGAACCAGGAGGTCATCCGGCCGAACCCGGTTCAGCCGACGGACACTCCGTCGTGCGCGAGCGCGTGCTCGAAGCTGGAGAAGCTCGGTTGCGAGGAGGGCAAGCCTCTGGAGGACGGGACGTCCTGCACGAAGTTCTGCGAGGACACGCAGAACTCTGGCCACGCTCTCCGTCCGAGCTGTATTCTGGAGAAGGTCCAGAAGTGCTCCGACATTCAGCCCCTCTGCTTCGAGAAGTGAAGAGCGCGATCTACTGCGGGCACGCGAACGAATCGCCTCAATATGAGAGGCTCGGAAACGCCCTCGTCTGCGCCTGCCCCGAAAACTGCTACTGCAAGCACGAGGGCGGATGTAAGAATCTTCGAAGAGAGGGCAAGGCCTGCGATCTATATGACGGCAACGGGCGTCTGATCGCAAGCTGCACGACCGTCGAGGCGGTGCTCGCAGCCGGCCGACTGATGGGCCTCTAGAGCTTCTTCACGATCTCGATGACCTCGTCCCACGAAGTGACGCGCCGAAGCCCCGCGCTCTCGGCCGGAGAGCGGTTGTACGGCTGATCCCAGAGGAGCGAAATCCCGTCGGGATGGTGCTCCTGCCAGTTGCGGACGTGTGACGGCTTGTCGTCGAGAAACACCCCGCCGGTGACCTCGACCTTGTCGTGGCACTGGATGATCTCCCGGTGCTCGGCGCTGAACTTGTCGATGAGCCACTCGCGCCTCTCCTGCATCCAGGTCCGGCTCACTATGTGCGGAGTCGTGACGAAGCGGATCGGGGCGATCTCCCTGATCTCCACGACGGCCTTCTGCGCCTCCGGATAGGGCTCCAGGGTGATGGCGAACCCGGGCTCCGCGATGGCGGCGTTGAGCGCGTCCTTCATGTCCTGGGTCGGCAGGACGCTCGTGACGTCCCACTTCGTATACGCCTCCAGCGGCAGGTCGAGCCCGAACATCTCGCGGATGAGGACCCGGGCCTTGTCGTGGAACTTCGCGCAGACGCCGTCCACGTCGGAGAGCACGCGCTTGCGGTGGTGCCTGAGCCAATGTTCGTGCTTCATAGGTCGTGCACCTCGTCGACTACCGTCTCGTAGGCCATCCTTTTCGCCGCCGCGGCAACGTCCTCAGGGGGTATGCCCACGGACAACATGTTCTGGACGCTTCGCCGAAGTGTTTCCAGCAGGACGACAACGTCGTCCGCGGCGATGACCGAGGTCGGGTGGACGGACGGATCCTTGGACTCCACCTTCCGCAGAATATTCTGTTGGCTGTCGAAGGTTGCGTGCAGGCCAAGTTCGTCCGCCATCCCGCGAATCTTGTCTACCAGGAAGCTTGCCTTGCCTTGCATCGCAGCGTGGTCCCAGACCCGGGAGCTGCGGCCAAGAATCCCCTCCCTCAGGAAGGCAGCAGCGAGGGCGGTGGACCGTCCCAAGCCGCGGGCGCGCTCGTCACTGGACACAAGCCAAGCGCACACCTCGTACGCCGGCAGCAAGCCCGGCCGGAGGAGGCGCGCCAAGGACGGGTACTGTGTCATGGAAGAGATAATACACCGTTGGTGGAGCGCGGAGGACGCGATGCCGGTCACTGCAAGCCAGATCAAGTGGGGTTCCTACAGGGAATATGAGGGCCCGTACTTCCCGGGCGTCACGCCTTACGTCATGCCGGCGAACCCGGACTTCGAGGACAAGCTCCTCGCCGTCGTGACCGCGACCGAGGGCGGGGCGTACGACGCCATCAATATGTACGACTCGTGCATCCTGTCGGTCGGGATCATCCAGCTCTGCGAGAAACTGTTCAAGACCTCCGACATGCTCGGCGACTGCGCGCGAACCGAGTCGGCCTTCATCAAGTCGACGCTGTCGCAAATGCCCATCGCGGCGGACTTCAAGAAGAACCAGCGGAACCAGTGGCGGCTCGTGTTCCTCGACGGGCGCGGCGAGGTCGACACGCACGACAAGATGCGCCTGATGTACCTCGGCGGGTCGTCAGGCCTGAAGGGCGGATACACGGATCCGCAGAGGCAGCACGCCCGCGAGGTGGCCGCGATCTTCGCCACGCTCTGGGACAGTCCGGGCATGCGGGCGGCCCAGGTCGCACACCTCAGGCCCCGGATGACCTCCTACGTGATGGCGAGGTCGAAGCAGATCCTCTTCCAGACCGAGGAGAAGGACGGGGTCGTCGGCGCGCTGAAGGCGGCGTTCGTCTCCTACGCGGCGAACATCCCGGCCACCGCGGACAAGTGCCTGTTCGAGGCGACCCAGACCGCCGCGTGGGCCACGGCCTCGGACGAGAACAAGTACGCGCTCGCGATGAAGTCTCTCGTCTTCGGGTCCAAGGTCACCATCTGGCCGGGCCGGTACAAGAAGATTCACCCGGTCCTGGAGGATCTCTTCGACGTCGAACTGCCCTCGCTGGACGACCTGGCCGGAGTCGATGACTCACCGCAGGAGGCGGACGACGATCTGAACACCGAGGTCGGGATCCAGAGGTTCCTCATCGACCATGGGTTCGACCTTGGTCCCGCCGGTGCCGACGGGATCATCGGGACCAAGACCAAGGAGGCCATCGTGACGTTCCAGTGCTCCAAGGGGCTCTACCCCGACGGCATCGTCACCCCCGACGTCCGGGCCGCCATGCTCGCCGTCCTCCAGGCCGAGGGGAAGGCCTAGCTCCTCCAGGACCTCCATCGCCTCGTCGTACTCGACGGGGATCTGGAGTCCGACGAGGAAGTCCCAGAGCAGGTTCACCTCCCACTGCGGGATGAGGTTCGCCACGCGCATCGTGATGAGCTGGACCTTGCCGTTCTCACCGCACATCGCGTCCGACAAGCCCTTCGACACGAGCTCGACGGCATAGCTATACTCCGGCGCCGAGTAAGGGCGGAAGTCCGACACGGTCTTGACTATCCGGTCCTTCAGCGACAACCTCGTGTCGCCAGCCTCGATGGGAACCGAGATACGGAGCCCCTTCTCGAACATGATCTGAAGGTTGCAGGTGTTCTCCTCCTGGCAGGAGACGACCTCGATGGACCGCGTGCCCTTGATGGGCTGCAGCTTGGTGACCTCGCGCTTCGGAATGTGCATCAGAGCCTCTCGACAGGATCCACCAGGAAGGCCCCGGCCATTGCGCTCGCTATCTGGTCGGGCCGTAGCCTCTCCCGCGCTCGGTAGGCCTCCAGCGCCTCCCGCAGGAACAGCTTGCCTACGGTCCGGTCTCCGTTCAGGACTCGCTTGATGACGTCCTGGACTTCACCCCACCGTTCACCAAACTCCTCGGAGTTGCGACCGTTCGGGTCGGCAACGCTCTGGTCAGACCCGTAGACCGTGTGGTATGAGTCCACCTTCTTGACCTCGTTGCCCGTGCGGAGCAGCAGGGTGAGCTGGACCTTCGTGCCGCCTCCGGTCGAGCCGCCAACTTTCCCGCCGACGACGAAGACGTCGAGCTTTCTTCCCTTCTCGTCCCTCATGCGTGTAACGTACGCTCATGGACGTCAACGCTGTCCTCTCTGAGCTCAAGAGCCTGTCGGACGACGACCTGTTCAAGATCCTCGACGGGGCGTCCGAGGAGATGAAGCGGCGCAACGGCCTGCTCGGGCCCTCCATCGGCAACATCAAGAACAACACGGTCGAGCAGAACGTCGGGCTGGTCCTTGACGCCCTCGCCGGGCTCAGGGCGCAGAAGCCGAGTCCGTGACCTCGGACTCCTTAGCAGTCGCAACCTGAGCCTCCAGCGCCCGTACGTAGGCGCGCGCTTTCGTCAGGCACTCGCTGAGCCTCTTCACGTCAAACCCCTTTCCGCCTCGGAGGACCTCCCCAAGGTCGGCGCTCACAGAGAGCGCCGTTCGCGCGAGCTCCCACGGACCGACGTGAACGCAGGTGGCGTCGATCATGTCGGCGAACTCCCAGTCCGCCTTGGACGAACCGTCCATCGGATCGTGATAATACTTGGCGAAGCGCGGCCTGCCGCGGTAGTGTTCGACCTTCGCCATTCCGGTGAACAACACCGCGTCGCCCTTCTTGGGGCGGACGGGGCCGAAGTGCTGAAACCGGTAGGCCTTCTTCTCGTCAGGATGGAAGGCCTCGACCGTCACCCATGTCTCGCTCCCCTGTCCCTCCGTCGTCACCTTGGCGACGACCCCGTGGGTTAGCGGAACGCAGACCTTACGGAGATGGGACATCTCCGAGAGTACAGCGCGTTCGCCCTGACGTATCGAAGGCCGACCGAAATCGTCGGTCGCATCTTATTCGCACGTGAAAAACGAGATGAACACTCAGATACTCTGGAACCCCGAGGAGGGGCGATGTGACAAGTGCGGGCGAAAGTCCGACCACATCCGCCTGTTCACCTCGGGCGGATCCAAGACTTGCTTTTGCAAGGGCTGCTGGGAGGACTTCGTCGAAGAGGAGTGTAACGTCCCGTCCGGACAGTGGAAGCGTGCCGTCCGCAAGGACTGGTCTGAGGACGTGGCGCTTGAACTCGTGTTCGACGAGGAAGCCGATGGAGCCGCACAGGGAGCTGGAAGCTGGAATTGAAGAATACAGGCCCGACCTGAACGCAGGGCCTCAGGCGTACTTCGACAAGGCTTGGGCCTTCACCAAGAAGTATTACGGCAAGGAGGTCCGCCAGATCTCCTCTGTCAGGTTCGAGGACGTCACGCCGGAGCACTTCTTCTCCGAGTTCGTCTGGGTGGTGCACGCCACCGGCTTCTCGGCGAAGGCGGTCGGCAAGTTCATGCCGAAGCTGATGGCCGCCTACGGGCCTTGGGAGACCCTCGCGTGGACGGCCTCGGAGATCGTCGTCACGCGCGTCTCGCAGGTCGTCAACAACCCGCAGAAGATCAAGGCCGTCCACGCGATGGCCGGGCTCATGGCGGCGGGGATCAAGGCTCAGGACTGGACGGTGTGGCGCAACGAGAACCTCAGCGCGCCCGAGAAGCTCGCGAAGCTGCCGTACATCGGCAAGATCACGTGCTACCATCTCGGCCGGAACATCGGCCTTCTCGACTGCGTCAAGCCCGACCTCCACCTCATACGCATGGCGGAGCACTGGGGCTTCAAGAGCTGCGAGGAGATGTGCAAGGCCGTGCAGCCGAAGGGCGTCCCGCTCGGGATTGTCGACCTGGCGCTCTGGTATGCCGCCTCGACCTTCGGCACGCTCCACATCAAGAAGGACGGCGCGCGCTGATGTAACGTTCGATTCCCGCAAGGGATGGTGGAGGCAGCGGCGAAAGCCGTCGCCCTTTGTGAACGCCCGGGCTGACCCCCTCCGCCCGGGCGTTCGCTTATTCAGAGGTCGTGGATCCGGTCCACCCGCGTCTGGTCGCACTCGTTCTCAGGGTCGCTGTCGTCCATGAGAGTGGAGACAGTCCGATTGCAGTTCTCGCACGTCCCTCCGTACGTCATCCTTCCGTCCACGACTCCGAACTGCCTCCAATCCGGGCACAAGTGGCCGGTGGCGATCGCGAAGAAGACGCGCGAGTCCTCCAGCTCCGTTATCTCTCTGTGGACCGCGTCGCCAATCGCCATCGTCTTTGTACGATACCTTCATGCCGAAGCACTTCATGGTGTGCATCTCCGGGTTTTCGGGCGTGGGCAAGGACGAGTGCGCCTCGGTCCTCATCAGCAAGTTCGGCGCCGTACAGACGGGCCTCGCCGACCCGGCGAAACGGCATATGGCCGACGTCTACGGGTTCACGTACGAGCAGCTCTTCGGCCCGAGCAAGTTCCGCAACGCGGGCGACGTCCGGTACCCGAAGAACGTCGCCGCTGGGCTTGGCCTGACTCCGTGCACGGAGGACGTCATGGCGAACCCTCCGTTCGACGATCTGCGAGGCAAGAAGCTGTGGTCGTTCGAGGTTGAGGGGCGCAAGAGCTTCAGCGGCGAGCTCGCGGAGATCCTCCCGAAGCTCTCGTCAGTCTCGGTCGACAACAAGACGACGTTCTACGTCGAGCAGGGCGACCCGCGGTTCTGGCTATCGCCCCGCGAGTCGCTGCAGAAGTACTGCGAGCTGATGAACGACATGTACCTCGACACCTGGGTCGAGAAGGGAATCAACATCCACCGCCAGCTCGGCGAGGTCCACGATCAGGACCCGAACGACATCTGCTACCGATACTGGTACGACCGGATGAAGGGGCTCGTCGCCCGCGACACCAAGAGCGAAACGAGCTGGGAGGTGAACAAGGGGTACCTGGTCACCTGCTTCGCCGACTTCCGACACTGGCACGAGGTCCGCGCGGCCAAGCGGGTGAAGGACATGATCCCGGTCCTCGTGCGGATTCGGTCGGAAAGGGTGCCGAAGCCGCCGTATAACCACCGGTCGGAGACCGAGCAGGTGACGATCCCGGATTCGGAGTTTCACTACGTCCTGGAGAACAACGGCACGGTGGACGACGCCCACGCGAAGGTGGAGTCGATGATGGAGACGGTTCTTGCGGAGGGTGCGCCCTCGGGGACGGTGACGCTGTGATTCCGGTCGAAAAGCTTCGTGAGATCAAGCAGGTCGTCTACCACCAGTCGTGCCCCGACGGGACGGCCGCGGCGATGATCTGCCTCACCGCCCTCCGCCTGCTCCACGGCAGCTCGTGGACGGACGAGACGGTCGACTTCAAGTCGGTCCAGTACAAGACCGACTTCTTCGAGAACAAGTTCGAGCCGAGGCCCGGTCAGCTCTTCGTCGACATCACGCCTCCCCGCGCGAAGTGGGAGCAGTGGAAGGACGTCCAGCCGATCGTGCTCGACCACCACGACAGCGTGAGGGAGATCACCGTGGGCCTCGGCGGGGTCTTCGGCGAGAACTCTGAGCTCATGTCGGGGGCGAGGCTCGCCTACGAGCACGTCCTCCGTCCGGTCGCCGAGTTCCTCTGCCGGGACCTCGACCCGGAGCGGGACAGTCACAACATCATCCGATCGGACTGCAACCAGGCCCTCGAAAGGTGGGATGAGTTCTCGCGGCTGGCGGCCATCCGGGACACGTGGCAGGACAAAGACCCGGACTTCGAGAGGGCGTCGGTCCAGGCCTACGGCCTGATGACGCTCGGATCGAGGGACCTGCTCCAGCAGCTCCGAGAACGAAAGCTCGACTTCGGGCTCATCACCCGGATCGGCGAACAGCAGCTTGGCCGGGCGAAGTTCGCGGCCAAGCACGCCCGTCGGTACGAGATTCCGTTCCCCCGGCTCGGACGCCCCGCCGTCCTCTACATCTTCAACTGCACGGAGAAGGCGCTCATCTCGGACGGGTGCCACATCCTGCTCAACCAGGACGCCGACGTGGCCGCGTCGTACTTCCTGACCCACCAGGAGAACGGGACGAAGTGCGTGGTCTCGCTCCGGACAAAGGAGCCCGTTGCCGGCGTCGTCGCCAAGTCCCTCGGCGGTGGCGGCCACGACCGGGCGTCGGGGTTCGGCCTGGACGCCGGGGAGTCTCTGTCCATGGACGTCATCGCGTCGGTCCTCTCGGCCCAGTTCGGCCAGCTCCTCGTCGAGGAAGTTCACGCTCTGTAGGTCTTTCATCGCCCCGCCGGAGCGTGATGTTCCGAAACGCCACGGTCGTGTCCTACTACGACCTCCAGGACTACTTCGCCGGAGACTCTTGGGAGTTCAAGCGCCACGATGACGGCACCGTCACCGCGAAGTCGGGCGTCTACGACCTCAAGCTGAAGCAGAAGCCCTCGAAGTGCCGCGTTCGCATCTACGCGAACGACGACCCCTCGGACTCCGAGGAGGCCGAGACGTCGGATCCGGTCAGCTTCATCAAGAAGTTCCTCTCGACCGGCCCGGAGTCCGAGGAGCTGCTGAAGAAGATGTCGTCCCGGTCCGGGATAGGGCATCTTCCGGCCCTCCTGCGCCAGGCCGCCCTGATGCTCGACGTCAAGCGCGACCCCCGCGACGTCGCCAAGGTGGTCCGCCGGGGCATGGTGGCCTCCTTCGGCCCGTCCTTGGACCGGCTCTTCGTCGCCGTCGTCCGGACGCTCGCGGGCGAGGGCGACCGGGCGCGCGAGACCGAGAAGCTCGTCAAGGAGATGAAAGAGAAGGGCTGGAAGGTCACGCAGTCCGAGGAGGACGGCCAGCCCAAGATGGAGGTCGACGTCTCGGGCATCTACACCGCCGACATATTCGTGACCGAGTCGGTGTGGGACTACACGTTCCAGGTGCAGGAGATCGAGGAGTCGAAGGAGGAGGGGACCACGAACGACCCCATCCAGCAGTTCCGGCTCTTCTACAAGAAGGACTCGACCCAGGACTTCAAGAAGCAGCTCAAGGAGAAGCGCGAGAGCGGCAAGCCCAAGGAGGACGAGGGGACTGTCGCCCCGGGCAAGAAGAAGCCCGACGACGAAAAGACCGCCCCGACCGCCCGCCCCGGGGAGCCCAGCAGCCCGTCCAAGAAGCCGGCGAAGAAGCCGAAGGACGAGGGCACCGAGGACACCATGTTCGAGCCGACCCGCCTGCCGCCGAGCTCGAAGGCCGACGTCCAGGCGTGGAACAAGTACTCGGACTAGGTCACTTCTTCGGCCAGTGCTGGATGATGAACTGGATGAGCGTCGCGACGGCGGCGATGATCCCGACCGGGATTGAGACCTTCCGGGACAGCCCCTTGCCGGCCTCCTGAGCCTTGTTCGCGATGGCCGTTCCGGCCTTCTCCGTCTGCTTGACGATGGCCGTCGTCGCCTTTTCGACGGCCGCGTGCGCCGCCTTCTCCATCCCGGCTTCGAACGCCTTGAACCGCTCCTCGTGGCCGACGTCGGTGCTGATGAGGCGCATGATCTCCAGCGTCTGCTTGGAGAAGCCCTCGTCGATCTTGCTGTCGAGGTCCTTGATCGACTTGTCGTTCTGGAGCGCCGCGTTTGCGGCCTTCTCGGCGGCGGCGTGCGCGCCTCGGCCGATGCGCTTGACCTCCTCGATGGCCTTCCAGACCTTCTCGTCCATCTGATCGAGACGCTCTATCTCGCCCTTCGTCCACTGCACGTGGTCCGACAGCTTGGTCGACAGGTCGTTGTAGCCGTTGACGGTGTTCATCGTCACGCACATCGCCGCGTAGTCGGGCCCGGACTTCGGCGTCTTGCCGAGGAGCTCGCCCTTATACCAGAACAGCGGGGCGTCGTCCTTCTCGCGGACCGTGTACCACCAGACGATGTCGCCGTCCGCCGACTTGAACGGCCAGACCCCGTACTTGTGGTTCTTTCCGGCGATCGTGTCCGAGACGACGTTGGAGACCGACTCCTGGAACTCCGCCGGGACGACGTCGAACACGGTCATGCTCTGGATTTGCTCGATCGCATACCCCATCATCGAGAGGGCGTACACGTTCATCCACGCTATCGACCCGCTCAGCAGGTCGAACTCGAAGAACCCCTTGTCGGCAAGGGAGGACCCGAGGTTACGCATCGAGTCCAAGTCGGCGCTGTTCACCGGCATTTGACAAGGAAACCTTATAAGCCGGCGAACGGTGGTACTGTGCAGGCATGCAGCTGGAGATGACGTGCGAGCGGTGCGCCATTGCCGCAAAGTGCCCGAAGAAGGGGGCCTCCCCGACGTTCACGCAGGGCGGCAAGAGGGCCCTCTGCCGCATCCTCGGCGGCTACGGCCGAGTTCCGGTCGACCCCGCGATCCTCTCGGCCGAGTCCCTCGTCCGGGCGAAGAAGGACGGGCCGTGCCTGACCCTCGCCGAGGTCCCGAAGGTCGAGGACGGGCAGGTCATCTGGGAGATGACGAAGGTGTTCCACCACCCGATCGTCGGCGCCCGCGAGAAGCCCGACGCCATCCTCGGCGACCACCTCCTTGCGAAGGCCCCGGGGACATGACGCTTCCGGTGTGCTCGGCGGACCCGATAGCCGACGCCGGACACGGCGTCACCTACGAGGTCCGGAGGCTGGACGGGATCATCGAGGGCGTCGCCTACTGGCACCCCCGGCCCGACGGCCAGGGCCAGTGCCAGGGGTACTTCGCCTTCAGGCCGAAGTGGACGGAGGGCCACGACCTCGTCCAGGAGAGCCCGCTGACGGTCAGCCCATCCCTCCTGTGCCGAGCCTGCAACCACCACGGGTTCCTTCGCGACGGCCGCTGGGTTCCCGCCTGACCCTCAGGCGTGGACTCCGATCTTGTCCGGCTGGACGGCCCGGCACCACGGGAACAGCCCCGGCGCGTACTGGAAAGCCTTGCAGTACATCTCGTAGGCGACGCGGCGGTACGAGATATGGCCCTGCGGCGGCGTCCGCAGCTCGGTGACGTAGTAGATCTCGGCGAAGTCCATCTCGAAGATGGAACGGTGCAGATACCCGAGCGGAACCATGTACTGCATGAGCTCGGGGTCGTGAATGACCTGCTCGTCCTTGTACGAGTCGACGCTCTCCATCGTCTCGCGGTACTCGTCCTCCATCGGCGTTCCGACGATGTCGTCAGGGACGAGGTAGCCGTAGTTCGGGGTCAGCGGCTCCGGGTAGATCTCGCAGCGGCGGTGGCGCTGCAGATCGCGGTAGGCGCCATAGTCCATCATGACGTCGAACGCCATCCGAAACTTGCGGAAGACCTTCGGGACTCCGCGCTTCGGCCGCGAGTCCATGTGCGCCTTGAACACCGACCAGGACATTCCGTACATGTCGGCGACCGCCGACTCGAAGGACGCCTGTACGAGCTCGGTCGGCGGCAGAAGGTGCGGACGGTGGACCTCCACGTACCAGCTCGGCTTTTCGAAGCTGAACCCGTCGGGGAGACTGCCGAGGTTGCGGATGTGCGGCTCGTACGTGTCCGGCTCCGCGTTGTTCATGAATACGGGGCAGAGCTCGGAGATTGCGGCCTTTGCCTGCTCGCCGAGCCTACGAATCTCGGGGTTCTGATGGCCGAGCGCGGCCGAGACCATGTACCGGGCATCCCTCGCGTTCCCGACCCAGGCGAGGTTCGTCCCGGTCCCGGCAGGGAGGAGGTACCGGACGTTGTCGAACGCCCGGGCCTTCACGGTCCGGTCCTCCAGGACCTTGGGATCGTCCGGGTCTTTCCCCATGAGCTCCGCGCAGCGGCGGACGACGCGCGGCATGAGCCTGTCGTACGCGTCGTAGAACCTCTTGGCGAACGCCTGCATCGTCACCGGGCAGCCCGGCGGCAGGACGAAGGAGTCGCCGCTGAAGACCTGGTAGCGGGTGCTCTTCTCCGAGTATCCCGGCCGCTGGAAGGACTCCAGGAACTTGGACGCGACGATCGACACTCCCTCGAAGCAGATCGGGACGGTCGCGAGCTCGGCGATGCTCGAATGACCGTACGCGATGAAGAACTTGTCCTGGAACTTGTCGGCCTCCTCCGGCGTCAGCGTGGACACGATTTCCTTCGCCGAGAGCGGCGAGCGGGAGTACTTCGCCAGTACGGTGGCCTGGACGGCCGGGTCGAGAAGCTTCCCGCTCTGGTCTGTAAGACAGAATACGCGTGCGGACATCGCTCAACTCTCCGAGTAGGATCGAATGCAACCGGAACTCAAAGCAAAGATACAGCAGCGGGTCCAGGAGATCCGCGTCCCGCACATCAGGTCGCTTCACAGCTTCCCCGGAGTCCCGGAGACCTTCAAGCCCTGGGAGTGCGGGCTCTCGCCGTCCGCGCTATACTCGTGCTCGCTCACATGCCGCAAGCGCATGAAGATCAAGACGCCCGAGGTCAAGTGGATGAGCATCAAGCGCTGGGTGACCACTACGCCCGGAGGGATAGAACTTCCGGCCGGCGTGTTTTTCAGCATCAAGCGCCGCGAGGAGTACGCGGCCGTCCCCAAGCCCCACTTCGTCAAGCAGGAGTTCGTCCTGATGATGTTCCCGTACGGGAACGTCTGGAGCCAGCGGGGCCCTGACGACCCGATTACCGAAGAATGGCTCTTCGAGGAGAGCTCCGGGTCCCTGATCCTGGAGCACCTGATGAAGAAGGACGCCGCATTCCCGGTCGACGGCTACTTCAAGAGCGCCTACCAGATGTTCAAGGCCGAGGACGCGAAGCGGAAGGCCGGCCAGTCGAACATCCTGTGGATCCACACGAAGCGCAAGGACAAGGCGAACTCGGAGCAGAAGACCGGCTAGCCCCGGACCTGCGCCCACCCGAGGGCGCGAACCTGGCGCTTGGCCTCCTCGATGCGGAGGGCCGTCTCGGCCTGGTGGCTCTGGTAGAACTCGACCACGGCCGTCGTCATCTTCGTCTCGGCGTCCCAAGCGATCGTGACCGACCGGACGAACTGAACGTCGGCCGCCCCGACCGCCACCGCGACGGCGTCGTTCGTGATGGCGAGCGTGAGCGCGCCGGGCTGGAACACCTTGGGCGCGCTCACTTCGAGCTCCGGAGCAGGGCGTCGAGGACCGGGATGGTCGTCACGTCGTTGAGCGGAATGACGAACGAGCCGTCGTCGTAGACGTCATCGCCGAACTTCCTGAGCACCCTGCGGGCCTCCCTCAGTCCAGCAGGTTGATCATCTCGTCGTGGAGCGCTCCCGTCCCGATCAGCACGACCGGCACGTTTGCCGCCTCCTCGACCCTCGTGATGAAGTCGCGGCTCTTCTTCGACAGGCTCTCGAACGCCGCCCGTCCGCCCTTCTTGCCCGCGTCCTCCCAGTTCACGTACTGGATGAAGTTCATGCACAGCTTGGTCGCCCCGTTCGTCCGCACGGCGTCCCTGAGGCCCACGAAGCTGAAGTTGCACACGCGACGGATCCGCTTGGTCACCGTCGTGCGCTCGCGCTCGGCGAGCTTTCGCGCCTCCTCCGGAGGCATTCCGCTTTCGGCCGCGACTTGCTCCCACGTCAGCTCCTTGCAGTCCGGGTAGAAGTCCCCGGAGTAGCCCTTCTGGTTGCCGTTCTCGTCGACGACGTTGCCGACCCGGATCGGGTACGAGCGCAGGTTGACGTAGACGTCGCCGAGGGCCTGGGCGGGGATCGCCATGTGGTCGAGCGCCGACTGGACCGTGCAGTTCCGGCTCGTGCAGTACGGATAGTGCGACCCGTGGTCGATGGAGAGCGAAAAGCCCTGCGACCCCTCGTGCAGCCAGGTCTGGCCCTGGTCGAGGATCACGTGCTGGACCATCGAGCGGAACTCCTCGGCCGCGACGACCGAGACCGCGTCTCGGAACTCGGCGGCGAGGTCGTGGTCGAACAGGCCGACCTGCTCCTCGAACGTGTTGCGCGCGAGCTTGCAGTCCGCGCGGCGGAGGACCTTGTCGACGATGGCCGCGGCCGAGCCCTGCATGGTCGACGCGATGTGGACCGTCGAGTCCGATCCCTCGCGCTCCCTCTTGGCGTGCTCGTCGGTGACGATGCTCGCACGGTCGTGGATGCGGATGACGGGCTTGCCCGACTCGCGCCACTCCTTGACGAGCTGGGTCCACGAGAACCCGGAGCCGGGCGACAGGAAGCACTCCATCCCGAGCCCGTGGGTCTTCTTGAGGATCGCCGACGTCGGGATCGCCTTGGCGACGAACTTCGTCCCGTCGGCGAAGGCCGCCGTGTGACCGGCGTTGGGGAAGTTCGACGACGACACCCGCGTCGTCGAGAACCGGTCCGCGAGCCACGTGGAGAGCTTGCCCTTGCCCGAGCTGCCCCAGAGCCCGTCGATGACGACGTTGAACTTGCCTGTCTGCATTCCGAGACAGTACAGCGGTCCGTACCTAGTCCTCCATCGACTGGCGGAAGCGCTCCATGTCCTCGTCGTTGAGCTTCGCCAGCTTCTCGCGCAGCGTGGTCACGCCGAACGCCCTCGGCTTCGGCCCGACGCACTTCAGCTCGGTCGCCGTAGACGAGGCCGGGACGTGGAACAGGATGACCTCGTCGTTCCGGAGCTTGATCAGGGCTCCGCAGTTCTCGCAGGCGTAGGTGGACACGCCGAGCTGGAGGCCGTTGACCAGCACGAGGTCGTGTCCGGCCTCCTCCAGCCGCTCGTAGACGCTCATGGCGGCGTCTACGGAGAACGCCGGGTCACTTCCGCGTGGACTCGGACTCGACCTCCGAGCGTCGCACGTAGCCGCGGTGGCGCACCTTGTCGAGGTCCTTGAACTCGGAGTACTTCATGATGGCGTAGTCCGGGTCGTCGTGAGGGCCGAGCGCGGCGATGCGGGCGCCATTAAGCTGCTTGGGCGTGAACTCCCGGCCTTCGAGCTGGAGCTGCTTGCGCTTGCGGACGCGGTTGGCCCAGCGGAGTCCGAGGTGCCGCCGGAGGGCCTTCTCCCCGACGAACATCACGCGGACGGTCAGGTCCACCGGGACGCGCCGGAAGAGCTTGATCGACGAGCGGCAGGCATAGTCGCACGCGCGGGCGAAGGCCTCCTGGAAGGTCGCCGCCCGGATGAGCACGTGGGCCATTCGGAACCGCTCAGGGAACACCGCCCGCCAGACCTTCACGCCCCGGGTGCCCTCCCATGGCCCCAGGAGGGCGCGGAGCGTGTCCTTCCTGTAGCCCGGAAACGCCAGAGCCATCGAGGCCGCGTAGATCTGGTCGAAGCGCGTCCGAGGCGTTACGGCGTCCTGGGACGGCACCGGCAGCTCCGCCAATAGTTCCAGAGGAATGGCGTTGTGGGTCACCAGATCCTTGAGGAACTCTCGCCAGTGAGGGATCTCCTTCCGCGAGCAGATGCGCTTGAGGCACTCCTCCACCGCCGCCTCGATCTCCGTGGCCTCGGGGGCCTTCCGTCGCTTCTGAGCGGCCATTAACTCTCCTCCCGCCCTTTACCTGTACTGTCCGGCCACGGTGTGAAGGACCTCGGGCTTAACGGCCCGTCCGGGCAAGAGGGCAGAGAGCCAACGTTCTTGAGCCCGGATCCCCTCGCGGGGAAGTCAGTCGCTGAACTTGGAAGACCAGGAGAACAAAGTGGACCTCGGCAAAAGCTCGGCTCAAAGCTTCGTCGTCCCGGAGGCGGCCAACGATCTTCACGATCGCCACCTTCCTCCGAAGAAGATCTTTTCTTCTTCTTTGATCTTTCCGTTGATCCTTCTCTCCGTTTCATCACGTCCTCTACGACAAAGTCGTCATCGTCATCCAGCAGTACGGACAGTAGTGCGTCGTCATCGTTCAGTTCGCCCAGTTCGTTTGGTGCCTGCAGCGCTCGAAGCGGAAGGTGTCCGTGGAGCCTGATTCGTTTCATGTCGGTCCTCCCGGCGCGGTGAGCGCCCTGAGGACGTTCCTCGTGTTCCTTGACCTCCCGAAGCACGTCGAGTTTCGGGTGGAAGGGTGGCCCCTCTTGGAGGAGGGGACGGTGGTGAACTTTGACCTTCAGGTCAAGGAGAGGCCCGATTCGAGGAAGCCCCGTGACGTGGTCGGCCCTTACCGCGTCAAGCGGAGGGTCCTGAGGTTCTCGACCGGAAGGCCGAGCCGCTCGGGGCTCTCCCAGTACCTTGAGATGGAGCCTTCGGGAGAGGTGCAGCCTCCATAGGAGAGCTCTGCCAATTCCTGGTTAGGCTTGTGGTGATCCGGGTCGTCCTGCGCGACTGCGCGGATCCAGTTTCATACAACTGAAATGCCCGATTGTGTCAATGGCCCACCATTGACTGAGGGACGTCCGCCGTGCGAGTGTACCGCTCGCTGCTCGGCGGATCCGGGCGCAGGAGATATGGCATGAAGAAGATTAGGTATTCCTTGGTTCTGCTCTTCGCCGTCGTCGCGGCGGTCCTTCCCGGCATGGCCTCGGCCGACGAGGCCATGACGCCCTCGCAGGCGGTCCACGAGTGGGCTTTCAGCCAGATGACCGCGTGGTCGCCCCCGGGCCACTCGTTCTATCCGGATGCGAAGGAGTCCGAGGAGGACGCGAAGACGAGGTACCGGTCCATCGTCCGAGACGCGATGGCCGTGGCCTACGACCCCTCGGAGCCTCCCCTCTTCTCCAACCGCAGGTTCGTCAACGGCAAGTGGGAGGTCTCGGACGACCCCATCGGCCGCGCCAAGACGCTCGCCGTGCTGCTCGCCGTCGCCGACTCGGAGTCGGGCGGCTACCGCAAGGACGTCGATCAGAACATCGGCAGGCTCGCCCGCGGTGACGGCGGCCGGTCGTGGTGCGTGATGCAGATTCAGCTCTCGCGGCCGAACGCTGACGGCAAGACCGATCAGCGCATCGCCCTCAAGGGCGACACGTACGAGTTCGTGCGCGCGAAGGACAAGGGCTACGGCGGTGAGGACCTCATCGCAAACCGTCGAGCCTGCTTCCGCGTGGCCCTCCACATGGCCCGCGAGTCGTTCCGCGCGTGCGGTCATCTGCCGGTCGAGGAGAGGCTCTCCATCTACGCGGGCGGCGACTGTACGGTTGGCCGTGCCGCCTCTCGCGTCCGTGTCGGAAAGGCAATCCGCTGGCTCGCCCAGAAGGCTCCTCCGCACGCCGACGCAGACCTCGCGGGCGCCTATCCCGCCGAGCAGCTCGCCTCCGCCCAGTAATGGGTCAATGCTGACACCGGTGTCCGTCCACAGGTCTTCCACAGGTGCCGTGAGAGGCCTTTGGTCGGGCGGGAGGCTTTGGGCCGTGCACGAATCCACAGGCCTCCCACAGTTCGGCGACAGTTCAGCTCAGGAGGTGGAATCCGGAAGTTTTTCGTGACACGTTGACCGCCTTGCGGCAGCGTGGTACTCATACGTCCCTAGGCTATCGGTAGTCGTTGGACCGGAGCCCTTAGCGGACGCGATATTTCTCCAGTTAGCCGTCGGGCGGTGCCCGGCGCACGGAGGCGAGAGGGGCGATGCAGCAGCTGCATTTTGTTGACATTCCGACGAACCAGATCTTCCTGAACCAGTGGCACGCCTGGATCCACGGGAAGGTCGCGAAGCACTTCAAGCGGGACAAGTCCCGCATGAGCGACACCGCGCAGAACGTCCGCCTGCGGCTGCTCACAAAGGACTTCATCGGGCGCTGGTTCTTTAAGCACCTGACCGACGAGCTCGTGGAGCTGGAGGAGGCGACGCGCATTCTCGGGGACGTCCCCGTGGCGCTCGTCGGGCACCTCAAGCCGGCCTTCGTCTTCACGAAGGACCAGTGCGAGATCGCCAAGACGAAGTACGTCGCCGTCGACGAGGAGCGGCGCCAGTGGCTCGCCGGCCTGAAGGACAAGCAGAAGATCCGCCTCTACCGCGTGTCTGACCTGCTCAAGTTCGGGCACTTCGACTACGAGCGGTTCTACTACTCGGTGCAGAACCACACGATCGACTCGGGCAAGGCCCTCCGCCTGCTCGGCTATCCCGAGACCCAGTACACGGCCCTGCAGTCGATGTGGCGCAAGCGCGGCTTCAAGCCCTCCGAGCTCACCGAGCACGGCTGCGGCGGTGCCGAGGACTGTGCCGAGTGCGAGCGCGGCCGGGCCCTCCTGCGCAGCCGCCGGCTCTCTCTCGCCCACAACTGGGGCGATCCGTCCGTCGCCGACGCCGCGGCCCGCCTGCGGTGGAACGACTCGCAGCTCAAGCCCTACCTGCGCGAGTGGCGCCGATCCAACATGGTCAAGACCACGCCGCGCAAGATCGTGCGGCTGGCGCCGAACCCCGGCATCGACCAGGGCCTGCTCAAGTACGCCAACATCATCCTCGACAACGAGGTCACCAACGACTTCAAGCGCATGTCGCGCGCGGACGACCTGGAGTCGTTCGTCCGGACCAACGCGGTCTGCCCGGAGCTCTCGAACGACGAGGTCACCGGGTGGGACGCGGACAACCGGCCGCGCGGCGAGGAGCGCCCCGAACGCGTGTTCCGCGACACCTCGGCCTCCGGGCGCGTCCGCGAGTTCGAGACCATGCGCGACCTCAGCACCGTCATGCGCAACTCGGGCCTCACGGACGAGGAGGTCGACATCGTGCGCAAGCTGGAGCTCGACGAGATGTCGGCTCGCACCTACTCCGAGACGACCGGCATGCCGGTCGCGCGCGTCAACAAGCTGCGCCTCTCGGCCATGGCCAAGATGAAGCTTCCGTTCTTCCGCAACGGGAGCGCGAACCAGCTGGTCGAGCTTGCTGCCAAGCACGGCTGCGAGGTGGAGGACATCGTCGACCCGAGCGTGACCATCGGCAAGGCCGTGCTCGCCCGGACCGACATGTTCTACAACCTCCACCGCCTGGGGATGAGCGTTCCCGCGATGGCCACCGCGTTCCGGTTCTCCGTGGACCGGGTCGAGCTCTCGCTGTCGCGCCACCCGGAGATGAGGGGCCTTCCGGTTACCCTTGACGACACCGCCGAAGAGGTGGTATAAGGTTTTGTTGTCCGGAGTTGGGTAGTAGAAGAGGACTGCCCGATGCCCTGGAATAAGATATCCGCCTCGATTCGGCTCATCATGGCAATGTTCCGCCTCTACGCGGGCCTCGAAGAAAACTGGGGTCGCGCCGTCAAGGACATCCTTCGCAAGTTCTTCCCGGACGCGAAGGACGAGATCGCGAAGGCAAGCGACCAGGGCATCGGGCAGAAGATGCTCAACATCGCCCTGAAGCAGACCCAGTACAACGAGACCAAGGCCCAGGACGCGATCCAGGACGCGATCATGTACTGGTCGACGGGCACCTCCGAGTACAACAAGGGCGCTGTCGAGCGGCGCGACTACCCGAAGAAGCTGAAGGAGTGGGAGGCGGCCAAGGCCAAGGCGGAGGCCGAGGGCAAGCCTGCTCCGGAGGCGCCCGAGAAGCCGAAGGACGTGAAGGTCCCCGAGCCCTTCGACTTCTCCAAGAGCGGGTCCACCTGGGAGGACGCGCTCAACAACATGTACAGCAACCTCCGGACGCGCTCGATGTCCCACTCGATGGGGTATACGAAGAAGGAGAAGAAGGAGCGGTCTGTCGACCAGGCCTTCGGCCAGCGCGGCGAGGAGGGCGGGGCGCCCGAGGGCGGCGAGGGCCGCATGCCCACGCCCGAGTCGGAGGGCGGCGTTGGTGCGGCCGAGTCTCTCGGTCAGGCGCTCGACGACAAGGCGGGCGTCAAGCAGTTCGTCGACCTCATCGATGACCACATCGGCGACCTGAAGGCGTTCCTCCCGGACGACCAGCGCAAGCTCTTCGAGCTCATCTTCGACGACGACATCGGCTCGTTCGGCTCCGACATCAAGGAGAACATGAGCCAGGCGACGGCGCTGAAGGACAAGCACCCGGACCTCTATCAGAAGAACGCGAAGCGCTGGTCGGGCTTCGTCGGTGACCTTCGCAAGAAGCTTCTGGAGAGCATCTGGGACTACGTCGACACCCACCTCACCAAGCAGGAGCGCTCGGCCCTGCGCGAAACCTTCTTCGCCGACGTCGATCCCGCGTACGTCCGCCGCAAGGAGAAGGAGAAGACGGGCGACAAGGCCGACTACCAGCAGGGCATCGACGAGCGCAAGCTCTCGAAGTTCAAGTGGATGGAGCAGAACGGGACGCTCGACGACAAGAGCAAGAAGTCCTACGACGCCCTCAAGAAGAAGCTGCAGGGCACGGTCGACGTCGACGCCATCCCCGCCCAGGAGAACCCGCAGGCGAAGGGCTGGACGCTTCACTCGAAGCGCGCGGCCTCCGCCCGGTTCTCGCTCGAAGAGGTATCGTCCCGTGTGGCCCGAGCCTTCGGCCGCACCGGGACGTGAGCCTTGGACGGCACCACTAAGGACAACGTATCGAACGGGCGTCTGTTCCGTCCGGCCTCCCTCGCCCAGGTCCTGGACGAGTACCCGGACGTCGTGCTCGCGATCCTGCGCGGCTCTCGCGTCGCGTCCGAGGGCGTCGGCGATCAGAAGGTCTACACGCTCTACGAGCCCGGCAAGCCGGAAGCCTCGCACCAGCTGAGGCAGCAGGACTTCGAGCGCTGCGTCGCCGTCGCCAAGAGGCTTGGCAGCACGCAGATCTTCCGCTCCGAGCCGAGGGCTGACACGTACGACCGGATCCGCGCCCACCTGCGGGTAGAGTTCGCAGACAGGACGGACATATGACGCAGCAAGCTCAGAACCCTGTAGTCCACATGAAGTGCAAGCGCGGCTCGGACAAGCTGACGGCCGGCCAGAGCTGCAAGGGTATGATGGCCGAGAAACTCTCGCCCGATGGCTCGCAGGTCCCGCAGTTCCGGTGCACCTCGTGCAAGTTCGTCTGGTCCATCCCTGTCGGCGGCTTCTCGCCGATATGACGCTCTTCTGCGACCACTGCCAGAACGGCCTGTCGCAGCTCGGGACGAACAAGTTCTTCTGCGGCAAGTGCGGATGTACCTTCTCCGTGACCGTCACCATCACCAGGGTGAGCGGTCCGGTGCGCGATGCTGGGAAACGAGAGCTGCCGCGAGGCGATGAGGAAGGCGATCGGGGAGGGCCGTAACGGCACCTTCTTCGTGCTGGGCCCCTGGGGCCTCGGCAAGCGCGCGTTCCTGAACGAGCTGCTCGACGAGCGCGGCCTCATCGTCGACTCGAACATCGACGGCGTCAGGTCCATCAAGGCGCTCGTCGACGCTGCACCCTCCCTGGACGAGGCGCACGACACGGTCATCCTCGACTGTGACCGTATGAGCCTGCCGGCGCAGGACGCCTGCCTCAAGCTGCTGGAGGAGACTCCTCCATACTGCCGCGTCTGGATCCACGCGTCGGACCCGTGCGGAATCGGGCGTGCGCTTCTGTCGCGCAAGCGCGACGAGTTCCGGTGGGGGACCGTTCCCCGCGACGAGATGGCGAAGTGGGCCGCCGAGAGCGGCGGTGCGGACGAGCTCCTCCTCGACATCGCCGCCGGACGCCCTGGGTGCTACGCCACAATGCGGGTTGACCCGCGCTTCAAGGTCCTGCACGAGATTCTCATACAGGTCATCTCCGGCTCCCGCAACCCGCTCATGGAGCCGCTTCCGACTATCCTCGCGGAGCTCGACGGCGAGACGCCGCTGCGGGAGTCGATCTTCCTGACGATCCGGCACGCGGCGAAGACCGCGCCGTCCAAGGCCGCGCCGCTCCTGAAGTATGCGGCGAAGGTCCTGTCGAACCCATCGCTCAACGCCGAGCTCCACTGGTTCACGGCCCTCAGCTACTACGGAGGCTGACGTGGGAAACCACTGCATCGACTGTGAGTTCTGCGGACAGGACCAGCGCCTCGTCGGACCGGAGTGCTGCGAGCAGCAGCGGGAGAAGCGGCGGGAGGAGGAGTTCGACCGGCTCCACGCCGTGGAGATCGACGCGGCCTACCTGAAGCCGTACGGGCTCATACCCCACACGGACGCTCTCGGGTACCGCACGAAGCTGGACGCGAAGGACGTTGTCGGCGTCCTCAAGAAGATCCGCGCCGGGATACTCTGAATACCCTTCGAGGAACAGCCCGGGTGTAACCTGCCCGGGTGTCCACCCTGATTCTGATCAGCGGCGAGGAGGACTTCCTCGCCGAGCGCGCTGCTCACGCCGAGGCGTCGACCGTCCTGCCCGACGCGGTGGGGCACTACCGCTTCCCGCGCGACCTTCCGCGCTACATGGACGAGGCGTTCAAGCCGGACGTCCTGTCGTCGCACAAGACGTGCTTCATCGTCTGGGGTGCGGTCACCGTGCCCGAGCTCCCGGCGTACGACTGCACCGTGGTCGTCGTCAGCAAGAAGCGCATCGACGACAAGCGCGCGGCGCGCGCCGTGGACTTTCCCAAGCTGAAGACGTTCTTCGACAACAACGAAGTTCTGAGGTGGATCATAAAAGAGGGCGAGCGCCTTAAAATCGATCTAACGAGGGTCGCTGCCGCCCTTTTTGTGAACTGTGGAAGCTGTCTCCGCAAGTTGGCGTCGGAGATCGAGAAGCTAGCAACGATCACCCCCACCGGAGACGCCGTCTCACCGGACGACGTACGGTCCTTGCTGTCCTTCTCGTCCGAGCTGACCCCGAGGCAGATAGTAGACTCGATATGCGAAGGTCAGACCTCCAGAGCTCTCGCTTTCTACGACAAGCTTCAAGAGCGTGGCGATGAGACTGGCTGGATACTCGCATACATGCACCGTCATGTATTGTCGCAGCTCCGCACCGACCTGCTCCTTGAGCAGGGCTGTCCGCCAGACCGGGCCGCCCAGATCGTCGGCGTGCACCCCTTCGTGTTCAGGAAGGGGCATCTCGCGCAACGCGGGCTCTGGGCTACGGCCTCCCTGAGGCAGAGTCTCCAGACGCTCGGCGATCTCGACGTTCTCCACAAGCGTGGGAAGGACGTCACATGCAGTCTTGAGTTTGAACTGGTACGGATATCTGAGGAGGCGCGGACATGTCGGCAACGGTAACTGGAAACGGAGCACCCGTGATTTCGATCGCGAAGAACCGGAACGCGGAAGTGATCGCCCACGAGGCGGGCCACTGGCCGCGCGTCTTCACGACCGAGGGCGTGCACCCGTTCGACGAGGTCGAGTGGAAGCTCGCCGACGCCGAGATCCGCAACTCCAAGAACGTCATCGTCTTCGAGCAGCGTGGCATCGAGGTTCCGGCCTGGTGGAACCAGAACACGATCAACGTCGTCGCCGACAAGTACTTCCGCGTGATCAACGGCGCCAAGGAGTCGTCGGTCAAGCAGATGTTCACGCGCGTCTCGTCGACGCTCCGCAAGTGGGCATCCGAGCAGAACTACTTCAACACGGAGAAGGACGCGCAGGTCTTCGAGGAAGAGCTCCTCTACGCGCTCGTCCACCAGTACGGCGCCTTCAACTCGCCCGTCTGGTTCAACCTCGGCGTTCCGAACTGCCGCCAGGCCGCGTCCGCATGCTTCATCTCCGGGGTCGAGGACTCCCTGGAGGAGATCATGGACTACCAGGTCGCGGAGATCACGATCTTCCGCGGCGGCTCCGGCTCCGGCGCCAACATCTCGAACCTCCGCTCGTCCTACGAGAAGATCGCCGCCGGCTCTTACACGTCCGGCCCGCTGTCCTGGATGCAGGGCCTCAACTCGTACGCGGGCGCGATGAAGTCCGGCGGGGCGACCCGTAACGCGGCCAAGATGGTCGTGCTCGACATGGACCACCCGGACATCCTGGAATCGCGTGACGGCCGTCCGGGCTTTATCCGCTGCAAGTCGGCGGAGGAGAAGCTCGCGCACGACCTCGTCAAGATCGGCTACTCGGCCGACTATGACGATCCGAACGGCGCGTACAAGCGCGTCGGCTACCAGAACGCCAACCACTCGGTCAGCATCCCCGACTCCTTCATGCAGGCGGTCATCGACGACGGCCAGTGGTACACGAAGGAGCGTCGAGCCGGCAAGGTCGTCCACACGTACAAGGCGCGCGACCTCTGGCGCGAGATCGCCGATGCCGCCTGGGTCTGTGGCGACCCCGGCATCCAGTACACGGACAACATCAACAAGTGGCACACGACTCCGAAGTCGGGCCGCATCAACGCGTCCAACCCGTGCTCGGAGTTCCTCCACGTCGACAACACAGCGTGCAACCTCTGCGCGATCAACCTGACCAAGTTCTTCGACGGCCGCAAGTTCGTCTACGAGCGGATGGCCCAGGCGGTCCGCCTCTTCAGCACGAGCCAGATGGCGATCGTCGACAAGGCCGAGTATCCGACCAAGAAGATCACGGAGAACTCCAAGCGCCTCCGCCCGATCGGCACGAACTATGGAGACCTCGGCGCTCTCCTGATGAAGCTCGGCCACGGCTACGACTCGGACGAGGGCCGCGCCGTCGCCGGCCGCATGGCGAGTCTCATGACCGGCCTCGTCTACGCCAACGCCGCCAAGATCGCCGCGCGCACGGGCTCCTTCCCGGAGTTCGAGAAGAACCGCGACGACATGCTCCGCGTCATGCGGATGCACCAGGAGGCTGACGCGAACATCCTCAAGCGGTGGAACCGCGAGAAGGACCCAATCGGCGACGACGTCGTGTCGAAGTCGGCCGAGGTCTGGAAGGAGGTTCTCGCGCTCGGCGAGAAGCACGGCTACAGCGTCTCGCAGGCCACGCTCCAGGCTCCGCTCGGCACCATCTCCTTCCTCATGGGTATGAGCACGACCGGCATCGAGCCGGCGTTCTCGCTCGTGAGCTTCAAGAAGATGGTCGGTGGCGGTCTGATGAAGATCGTCAACTCCGGCGTCCGTGAGGCCCTGGTCAACCTCGACTACTCCGAGGACCAGGTCGACGCGATCTGCAAGCACATCGAGGACACCGGCTCGGTCGAAGGAGCTCCGGGCCTCGCGCCCGAGCACCTCTCGGTGTTCGACTGCGCGATGCCCGCCGGCCCCTCCGGCCGCTACCTCACGCCGATGGCCCATATCAAGATGATGGCGGCCATCCAGCCGCTCATCACCTGCGCGCAGAGCAAGACGGTCAACCTGCCGAACTCCGTCACGCGTGAGGAGATCGCCGACATCTATCAGGAGAGCTGGCGCCTCGGGCTCAAGTGCGTCGCGCTCTACCGTGATGGCTGCAAGGCGTCCCAGCCCCTCGCGACCAAGAACACGGCCGAGGCTCAGGGCACGATTGCCTCTCCCGAGGCCTCACCGACGCCCGCGCCCGCTCCCGCCCACGTCGAAATCCCGCGGCCCGCACCCCTGCCGAAGGCCGAGCACACCGCGCACCGGGAGAAGATGCCCATGGACGTCAAGGGCTGGCGCCACAAGTTCGTCATCGACGGCTACAAGGGCTACATCGTCGTGAACGAGTACCCGGACGGCCGCCCCGGCGAGATCTTCCTCAAGCTCGGCAAGCCGGGAAGCACCATCTCGGGCCTCGTCGACGCCTTCACCCAGATGATGTCGATCGGCCTGCAGTACGGGATTCCATTGCCGAAGCTCATCGCGTCGTTCATCGACACGCGTTTTGAGCCGGCCGGGATGACCAACAACAAGGACATCCGCTTCGCCAAGAGCATCTTCGACTACCTGTTCAAGGTGCTCGACGTCCGTTACTACGGCGGGGAGCACTCCGGCCTCAAGGAACGCCTGGAGAAGACTCGCGAGTCCTCTCCCGACGTTGCCGACGTCCAGGAGGGGATTTCGAAGGACGCGCACTCGATGGTCCCTCCGGAGCCTTCGGTGTCGGCGCACGCGAACGGCAAGCCTGCGTCGAAGGTCGCTTACGGCGGTCCTCCGTGCGCGCGCTGCGGCGGGCTCACCCAGCGCAACGGCTCGTGCTACCTCTGCCCGTCGTGCGGGACGACCACCGGCTGTTCCTGAGCTTCCGGAGCGTAAGATCCGCTCCATGAAGTATGACAACGTTCGGGACTCCCAGAGCCATGGGCAGGAGTGGGGGATGATCGTGGAGGGGTCCGTAGCTCAGGACCCTGACACGAAAGAGTGGGTGCTTGTCGACGAGGACGGCGTCGGTTTCTCCCCGCAGGAGTACCTGAAGCGCTTCGCCGGCAAGCAGGTCCGCTTCACCTGCGTCGCCATGGAGGACATGCAGAAGATCGAGGACCTCCTCAAGGCGCGGGGGGCCTCGTAATGCTCCCCATCCAAGAGCTCATCTCCGCCGAGAAGATCGCCGACCGCGTCCGCTGGATCGGGGATGCGGTCCGGCAGGACTATCAGACCGAGCCGCTCACCATCGTGTCCGTCCTCAAGGGCAGCTTCGTCTTCGCGTCGGACGTGTTCCGCTCCATCAGGAGGCACGACGCCGCCATCGACTTCCTCGGCACGAGCTCGTACGCCGACGGGACCGAGACCACCGGCGTGGTCCGCATCACCCACGACCTGTCGAAGCCCGTCGAGGGCCGGCACGTCCTGCTCGTCGAGGACATCGTCGACACGGGGCTCACCCTTCAGTTCCTCCTGGAGAACATGAAGGCCCGCAATCCGGCGAGCGTGAAGGTGTGCGCCCTCCTCCACAAGCCTGCCCGCCAGCGCGTCCCGGTCAAGATCGACTACCTCGGCTTCACCATCGAGGATCACTTCGTCGTCGGATATGGGCTCGACTATGCCGAGCAGTACCGCGCCCTCCCCTACGTCGGAGTCCTCGAACCGTGAACTTTGGACTCCCCGAGCTGCCTCCCGGCCACTATGTCCACAAGGGCGGGGGTCACTACACTGTCCTCGGTCTCGTCCGGAACTCGACCAACAAGGACGAGGGTCGGCCGATGGTCCACTACGTCTCGTGGACGAAGGGCACGCCGTGCGTCCGCGACTACGAGGAGTTCGTCGAGCCTGTCGAGTGGGCTGACGGCGTCACTCGCCCGCGCTTCTGTTTGGCGGAGCTAGTCCCGCCTCAGCCCGGCACGTAGCGCACGACACCACCGTCGCAAGGTTCTTCTCGTGGAAGGGGACCCATATGTTCCCCTTCGGCCAGTCCCGCGGCAGCCCCGGCATCATGCACAGCGAGAACCCGTGCTTGAGGACGTGCACGGGAGACCCCTTGATCTCGACGTACTCGGCAAACTGCGCGACGGACGAGAACACCCCCTGGACGGTGTCCCGGTTACAGTCCTCCGGAGGCTCCAGCTCCACCGCCAGCCCCTTCAGGGTCCTCACCCAGTTCGAGAACGTGGCGCCGTTCCAATCGTCATCGTTGAACGCGGCCCAGCACGGGTGGTCCGGGGCGACCTTGATCACGCAGCCTCCGCGTCGAGGTTCTTCTCGATGTACGGGATGACGTCGTTGCGGCGGGAGATGAGCACTCGGCACCCGGGAAAGAGCTTGAGCTCTCGGAAGAGCGACAGGTTGTGGAGGGACACGTTCGTTACGACGACGCCTCCGATGTTTACGGGCTCGACGACCGCGACCGGGGTGACGCGCCCGGTAAGGCCGACCTGCCACTTCACGTCGACCATCCGGGTTTCCGCCATCGCCGCGTCGAATTTCCAGGCGAGCTGCCCGAGCGGGCGCCCTGAGACCTCGCCCATTTCGTCGAGGACCTTCAGGTTGTTGACGGTCACGACCATTCCGTCGATTTCGTAGGGCAGATTCTCTCGCTTCGACTTGGCTGCCTCGTACGTGTCGACGACGTGCTGCACCTCGCTGGTGGCGGCCCCGGGCGGACACTCGAACCCCATCGAGTGGACCCGCTTCATCGCGAACAGGTGGGTCTCCGTCCGGTCGCGCTCATCGGCGAACAGGACCCCGTGCGCCAGGAACTTCAGGCGCTGGCACTCCGCTCCGCCGCCCTTCTTCTTGCGGACGAGGGCCGCGGCGGTGTTCCGCGGGTTTGCATATTCGGCGGCGTAGTGCTCCTTGAACGTGGCGATCTCCATGACGATCTCGCCGCGGACCGTGAAGTCGACGTCGAGCTTGACGTCCTTGGGGACGTTGGGGACCTGGGAGATGTTCTCGGTGACGTCCTCTCCCACGGTTCCGTCTCCGCGGGTTACGCAGCGGACGAGCTTGCCCTTCTCGTAGACGAGCTCCATGGAGGACCCGTCGAGCTTGTGGGTGATGAAGAAGGTCGACGCCCCCGCCTCCTTGCACTTGGCGACCCACTCCCGGAACTCTTCGAGCGAGTTCGCCTTGCGGAGCGAGCCCATCTTGATCTCGTGCTCGACCTTCTCCCAGACCGAGTGCTTGGGCGGGGGAGCGCCCACGGCCAGCACCTCCGGCGCGTCCGGCTCCAGCCGGGCGATGGCGTCCTTTTCGGCGTCGTACTCCTGGTCGGACACCATCGGTTCGAGGTTGAAGTACGCGTCCTGCCAGAGCTTCAGGCGGGCTTTCCGTTCGGCGAGATCCATGCTTTAGGCCCTTTGTTCTCAAAGGTAGAATACAGGGGTAAGCAATGTCCCAGTTTTCCCACGTCGCCGCGCAGGTCCAAGCCGCAGTTCAGTCTCGCCTCGGCGCTGCCGTCGACATGGACGCTGAGCGTCAGCGGGTCAACTCGTACATCGCTGACGTCCTGAAGGACTCGCACGTCCTGTACGCCAAGCTTGCCCGCCTCCAAGGCGACTTCAAGGGCCAGGAGGCCGAGGACCTGTTCGCCATTGGCCAGAAGGTCCTGGCGCTCGGTGACGAGCTCTCCCGCTTTGCGAAGGCCTTCCGCGAGGGCGAGGCTCAGATGGCCGACACGTCGTTCTCCTACGGGGACGACAGCGGTGGCGGCGGACAGGCGCCTGCTCCGGCCCCCGAGCCCGAACCGGAGCCCGAGGGCGTTCCGTTCGGGGAGGCCCCCGAGGCCGAAGAGGGCGAGGAAGAGCTCGAAGAGGAAGAGGCCGAGGGCGAGGAAGAGCCCGAAGAGGAAGAGGCCGCTCCGGAGGAGTGAGCTCGCGTGTAAACTCCGGGGATGGGCTCTCCCGCTGAGCTGTTCCCTATCCCCGCGTTCTGCCCGGTCTGCTCCTCAGGCCTGGTCGAGGAGGGGCAGTTCCTATACTGCCGGTCGCGGACTTGTCCGGTCCAGCTGTCGGGATCGGTGAAGGTCTGGATCAAGCGGCTCGGCCTGCTCCACTGGGGCGACGCCCTCGTCGACTCCCTGACCGACCCGGACTCGGGGTGCGTCAAGTCGCTGGCCGACCTCTACCGCCTCGACGTCGACGACATCGCCCGCCACTGTTCGGGAAAGAAGTTCGCCCAGAAGTGCTGGGAAGTCCTGCACTCGAACAAGAAGATCACGGTCGAGCTGCTGCTGGCGTCGATGAACATCCCAAACCTCGCGGTGGCGACCGCGACGGACATCGTCGGCGCCGGCTATAACACTGTCGAGAAGGTCCTCGCCCTCACCTACGAGGACCTCCTGAACGTCCCGAACGTCGGCGAGAAGACCGCCCGCCAGGTTTACGACGGCATCCAGGACCGCAGGGACGCCATTCTCGCGCTCGCGGCGGTCCTGGAGATTGCCGCTTCCGTCGGCGTCCTCTCCGGGAAGTCCTTCTGCATCACTGGCGCGACCTCGAAGCCCCGCAAGGCCGTGGAGAAGATGATCATGGATGCGGGCGGGATCGTCAAGAGCTCGGTGGGATCTGGGCTCTCTTATCTCGTCACGAACGACTCGGACACGACGTCCTCGAAGATGAAGAACGCGAAGAAGTGGGGGACGGCCGTAATCTCAGAGGCGGAGCTGTACAGGCTCATGGACGTTTCGGCTTGACCTTTTTGACAGGTGCGCTGACCGACCATGGAAGAACTGACCGCCAAGATTTCGGCTATCGTGATGTCGAACCGCCACACGGGGTTCTACATCCTCCGGGCCATACCCGAGGGCCAGTCGTCCGAGACGGTCAGCATCCTCGGGTCCTATCCGGGCATCACCCTGAGTGTCGGCCTGCGCGCCAAGTTCCAGGGCAAGTACGAGAAGCACGAGAAGTACGGGATGCAGTTTCGCGCCACGACGTGCGACGTCATCCCGGACAAGGGCCGCTCAGGCGTCGTGACCTACCTTTCGGCCAACGTCCCGTCCATCGGGCCGGTCACGGCCGCGCGGCTCTACGACACGTTCGGCGATGAGCTCCTCGACGTCCTGGAGAAGGAGCCCACCCGGATACTGGAGTGCGCCTTCCTCAACAAGACGCAGGCTCAGGCCATCCTCCAGGAGTGGGCGGAGGCGTCCGAGGCGCGGACCGCGTCCATCAAGCTCTCCGAGCTCGGCCTGACGTCGAACCAGATCAAGTCGGCGATGACGAAGTTCGGCGTCTCCGAGGCCCGCAAGATCGCGCTGGAGGATCCGTACCGGCTCGCCGAGTGCGCCGGCATCAGCTTCGTCACCTCCGACTCGGTCGCCCGCAAGGCGGGTGTCGGCGCCGACGATCAGCGCCGCATGGACGCCATCGTCATGTTCTGCATGAGCGAGCTGGCCCAGAGTGAGGGACACCTTTACGTCACGCGCCAGGACATCCGCACCTTCATGCGGAAGCGCCTCTTCAACAGGTACGCCATCGAGCGGTTCTCTTACGGCGAGGAGATGAGCGAGGTCCACTTCCTCACGGCGCTCGTCAACCTTCAGGAGCGCAACCGCGTGTTCTCGGAGGGCGAGGCGCTCTACCTCGGACATAACTGGTTCTACGAGACCGAGGCGGCCAAGTGCGCGGCCGAGATGGTGTCGAACGGGCCGCTCGGATTCCAGGACCTCGACGCCACCATCGCCGAGTTCGAGGCCGTCAAGAAGGTCGAGCTGTCGGCCGAGCAGCGCGAGGCCGTCCAGGTCCTCAAGCGCTCGCGCACCCTGGTGATCTCCGGGTATCCCGGCACCGGCAAGACGATGCTCATCTCCGCCTTCGTCCACCTGCTGGAGAAGGCGAACCTCGACTACTTCCTCATGTCGCCCACCGGCATCGCGGCCAAGCGGCTCTCGCAGATGACCGGCAAGCCGGCCTCGACGATCCACCGCGCCCTCGGGTTCAAGGGCGATCAGTGGGAGTTCAACGAGAACAACAAGTTCGTCGTCGACGCCGTCATCGTCGACGAGATGAGCATGGTCGACGCCAACATCTTCTACAAGCTCATCTCCAGCCTGCTGCCGACAACGCTGCTCATCATGGTGGGCGACCCGGCGCAGCTTCCGTCGGTCGGCGCCGGGTACGTGCTTAACAGCCTGATGAAGTGTCCCGACGTCCCGCACGTTGGCCTCACGCGCATCTACCGCCAGGAGAAGGCTTCGGACATCAACACCGTCGCCCACGCCATCCTCCGCGGCGAGACCGTCGACACGACGTTCAAACCCGGCTCTCAGTTCCTCTTCTTCAACTACGCGCAGGAGATGGACGCCCTCGCCGAGGTCCGCAAGGTCACCGCCGAGATGAAGAACCGCGCGACGAACTTCCAGGTCATCGCCCCCGTCTATGACGGCGACCTCGGCGTCGACAACCTCAACCGGGAGCTCCGCGGCGTGCTGAACGACCAGGTCGCGAAGGCCAGGCATTCTGTCGCCTGTGACGAGGTCTGGGAGCTCGCTGCCGAAAACGGAGGTATCAAGGACGGCCGGGCCACCCCGGTCCTCCTGGCCCACGTCGAGGCTGTCACCGGCAAGCCTCCCCAGGACACGAAGGACCCCTTCGCCAAGATGACCTATGACGAGGTCCACCAGGTCTGCCTTCGGATGAAGCCGGACCTCGGGGACGATCACCTCAAGACCGCGGGCAGCGTTCCCTTCGTAGGCTCCAAGGAGTCGCCCATGTTCTACGAGGGCGACCGCGTGATGATCGTCAAGAACGACTACGACAAGATGGTGTTCAACGGCGACGTCGGCAAGATCCACCGCATCTCGCTGCGCGACAACGAGGTCGACGTCAAGGTCTTCAACTGGCTCGACCAGGACGCCAAGACCTCGCGCTGGATCGACAAGATCTTCACCTTCACCGTCGAGGAGGCCAAGAGCGTCCTCAAGGTCGCGTACGCCTGCACCGCCCACAAGGTCCAGGGGCAGGAGTTCGACTACGTCATCCTGCCGATGACCAAGGCGTACGGCATCATGCTGTACAAGAACCTCGTCTACACGGCCATCACCCGGGCGAAGAAGAAGGTCTTCGTGTTCGGCGACTCGAACGCCTTCCTGTTCGCCACTCGCAACAACCGGGAGACCGCCCGCAACACCCTGCTCCACGAGTTCATCTCGCGCGAGCTCGACGGCTTGCGCACGGAGCAGAAGTCGGCGTGAGCAAGGTCGTTGTCGTCTCCAACCCTCTGCCTCCGAATAGCTTCTTCAACCCCCTCACTCGCAAGACGACCGACTGGGCTGCCGCCATGCCCCCGATGATGGTCACCGACAAAAGCGCGCTCTTCGAGATCGACGTCGAGCCGCGCCACTGGTCCAACGGGGCCCGGCGCGTGGCCTGCTACCGGCTGCCCTGGGAGGGCAAGGATTGCTTCTTCCTCGCCCCGACGAAGCATTTGACCTTCCCGATGACGCCCCAGAAGCTCTTCGAACACTCGGTCCTCGTGCTGACGGTCGGAGGACGGGAGACGGTCAAGGACCGGTACTTCGACGAGGACAGCCAGAGCCTCCGGGACGCCATCGAGGCCCACCTGGACGTCGAGTACGTCCACGCGCTGTAACCTCGGGGGATGTCCGAGCTCCGCCTTCTCACGTCCTCCGACGAGCACCTCGCTGACCTCTCGCCCGGCTTCCGCAAGGACGACTACCGGGCGTCGATACTCAAGAAGCTCGAATGGCAGGGCGAGATGGCCAAGAGGTTCAACGCGGACGCGGTCCTGCGCGGCGGTGACTTCTTCCACGTGAAGGCCGCGAACAAGACCACGATGCGGACGATGGCGATGGCCGCGCGCGTCCACCGCAAGTACCACTGCCCGACGTACGCGCTCGCCGGCAACCACGACATGTCGAACAACGACCCGGACTCGGTGCCGCATCAGCCGCTCGGGGTCATGTTCGGCTCGGGCGTCTTCCTTCCGCTGCGCGACGAGACGTTCACGTCGGGCTCGATGAAGCTCCGCGTCGTCGGCGTCGAGTATACGACCGACCTGGACGTCGACGGTCTTCACGACCTCGTCCGCAAGAAGGACGAGACCTTCACGGTCGCGTTCGTCCACGCGCTCGCCGCGATGGCCCCGGAGGAGAAAATTCAGTCGTTCTTCGGCGAGAAGATCTTTGACTACCGGGACCTCGTGTTCAACGGCTGCCCGGACGTCTACGTCTTCGGCCACTACCACAAGGACCAGGGCATCACCGACGTTGCCGGGACGAAGTTCGTGAACCTGGGGGCCATCTCCCGCGGCGCGCTCACCTTCGAGAACCTGGAGCGTCAGCCCAAGGTCTGCCTCATCAAGGCCAACTCCCAGGGAGTGTTCGTCGAGGAGCACGTGGTGCCGCACGAGGACGCTCTCCAGGTCTTCGACCTGGAGCGGAAGAAGCGCATGGACAAGGAAGTCAAGGACATCGACGACTTCATCTCCGCCCTCAAGACCGACGCGTCGGCGGGCGACGACGACTCGCTGGAGGCTCGCAAGAGGGAGATGGACAAGTATCCGGAGCTCCGCGAGACGATGTTCGAGCTCCTGGAGTCGGCGGCGCACGGAGCCCTGGACGAGTAGGGTGCGTCCATGGCCGACCAGTACCTGAGCTATTCCGGGCGCAAGACGTACCTCGTCTGCCCGAAGCAGTACGAGCTGAGGTATATCCTTCGGATTCAGGTCGTCCGCGACGCCCGGAACACGTTCCTCGGCTCCGTCATCGGCAAGGTGTTCGAGTGGTTCTACGCCCGCGAGTTCTGGAAGCAGCCGGACCCGCTTCAGGCGTGCCTTGGCTCCATCGAGGCCGCCATCCAGGACACCTTCCGCCAGGAGAAGGGCTTCGATCCGAGCACTGACCCGACCCTGGAGACCAAGCTCCTCAACGAGGCCAGGGCGCTCGTCCCCGGGGGCCTGGAGGTCATCCGCGCGAACGGCTTCCTCACTCCGTTCTCCCGGGCCGAGGCGGACCTGACCGTCACCTCCCAGAGGGACGGCTACGACTTCACGCTCAAGCTCGGCGGCCGGTGCGACTTCATCCACGGTCAGTCGAGGACCGACGTGTGGATACTCGACGGCAAGGCGAGTCAGTGGCGGGAGAAGTACGTCGACCCGCAGCAGCTCATCTGGTACGGGGTCCAGCACTACGTCAAGTACCACGTCATGCCGACGCGGCTCGGCTTCATCTTCTGGAGTCACCCGACCAACGCGGTCCAGTGGGTCGAGTTCACGCCCGCGGACATGCGCAAGTCGGTCGAGCAGACGTTCGAGACGGTCAAGAAGATCCGCCTCCGGCAGTTCGACGCTACGCCCAGCTCGGAGTGCTATCGCTGCGACTACAAGGACCGGTGCCCTGACGGCAAGCGCTGGATGGCCAACAGGAAGATGGAGGGAGGGGGCCGGATAGAGTCCTCGATCTTCGACCCTGAGATTGTAACTTAGCGCGGAGGAACCATGCCCATCACCGAGAAGGACATCGACGCGCTCGACAATGACCTGAAGGCCCTCAAGCCGGCGGTCGCCGAGCTGGAGACCAACATCACCAAGGTCAACACGACCCGGGACCACTGGAAGAAGGAGCTCAAGGAGCACCTTCAGACCGCCAAGGACCTCGGCGTGGACGACCCGGACAACCTGCCGCAGGTCATCCAGAAGCTCTACGAGGTCGCCCGCATCAAGACCGACAACATCAAGGAAGAGGTCAAGGCTGGCAACGAGATCGTGCAGCCGATCCTCAAAGAGCTGGAGTAATGGCGGCCAGCGTCCCCACCCTGAAGTTCGCGCCGGGCGATCTTCACCGCGGCTTCGCCATCGCGAAGCTCGTGAAGCCGCAGACGGGCGACTATGTCCTCAAGGTTCAGGGCAACACCCTGTCCATCGTCTCGTACGACGCGCGCAAGTACGCCCGCGCGGAGATCAAGGCTGAGGTCGTGAACGCCCTTCCGGACGGGTACCTGTCGGACGAGTTCTTCCTGTCGGACGACAGGAAGACGCTCCTCGACACCGACCTCCAGCAGATGGAGATCAAGGTCACCGACAAGGGCATGAACATCGTCGCCAGGGACGCGGACAAGACCAAGGAGCGCAAGGCGGTCATCCGCAAGCGCCCGGACAACTCACGCCGGCCGCGCCTGCCCAGGCGCCTGGAGGTGGACCGTGACCTCGCCATGACGGTGAAAGCCTCGGTCCTGGAGGACCTGCTCCGCCACGTTTCGTGCTCGGCCCTCGTGAAGGAGACGAAGACCGAGGACGACATGCGCGTCAACCAGGTCCACTTCTACAAGGACCACGAGGCCGTATACGCAAACGCGCGCTCCCATGCGACGGTCGTCAGGTACCCGGGCCTGAACCTGGACTGCTCCATCGTCTCGTCCGACATTCCTCTCATCAAGCAGTTCTGCGCGAAGCTCGGCGACGAGGAGGTCCTCTTCGGCCAGGACAAGACCCACGTCTACGTCCAGGACCCACGCACGGGCAGCTGCGTGTTCGCGTCGCGCGTCAGCGGCAAGCGGCCGGAGTTCTCGCTCGCCGGGTTCGAGGAGGAGCTCTTCTCCACGGTCATCTCCATCTACGGCGACGAGCTCAACACGAGCGTCGGCTGGGCCGTGACGGCCGTGGAGGGAACGTCCCGCATCTCGTTCGCGACCGCGCCCCCGACGCGGGAGGACAAGGGCAACGCCGACCTCGTCCTGTCCGCTGACGGGGAGGTCGTCTCCAAGTTCCCGGTCACCGTCGAGAAGGGCGCGCTCAAGGCCGACTTCCACATCGGCTGCATGTCCTCCATCGCGGCCTACCTCGCGCACGAGGACGCCGTCCTCCGGTACGGCCACAAGACCAACCCGACGCTCCTCGACATCTCGATGACCTCGAAGGTGTCGAAGGTCCGCGTCCGTCACTTCATCCGCAGCATGAAGGAGAGGGCATGATGCAGGAATTGCTGGAGGACTTCGAGGCGCTCAGGGAGCGGATCCGCACCGCCAAGGCGCACCGGCAGATCCTGCGCAACCAGGCGGCCAAGCTGGAGGCCGAGGAGGCCGAGGCACGGCGCAAGGCCGACCTCTATCAGCGCTGCTCCGAGATCTGCAAGAAGTGGCTGGAGGACTCGCTCGCCAAGAACGTCCACTCGATGGCGGACCTGGCGACGATGGGCCTCCGCCACGTCATCAAGGACCAGCACCTCACCTTCCGCGTGCAGCAGGAGGCGAAGTACAACCGGATGGCGATGAAGTTCATCCTGGAGCAGAAGGAGGACGACGGGTCCCTGATCGAGGGCGACCCCATCAACTCCTACGGCGGAGGGGCGGCGGCGATCATCTCCCTCGTGCTCCGCCTCGCCGTCATGTCGCGCATGAAGATGGGAAACCTTCTTCTTCTCGACGAGTCGCTGACCTGGGTGGCCAACGCCTACGTCGGCAACGCGGCGTCCTTCATACGGCACCTGGCTGAGCGCACGGGCGTCAACATCCTCATGGTGACCCACAACCCCGAGTTCATCACGAACGCCCACACGGCTTACGAGGGGCACAAGGACGGGAGCCTCAAGCTCCGGAAGCTGAGGACGGCAGAGCCTCAATGAAGACGCAGTCGGAGATCGAGAAGCGGCTCGAAAAGCTTCGAGCCCGCTACCGCCGCAAGTACGTCCAGGACAACTCTGGGCGTCACCACCAGAACTGCGTCCACAACTACGAGCACAAGCCCGCCGGAAAGTTCAAGTACTCCAAGTCTCACGACGTCGCGCTCTCCCCTCGGAAGCAGACGACCCTCCTGGTCCTGAACGAGGACCAGCCTGTCCGCATCTGCACGTACGGCTCGCAGGGCCCTCAGGCCGGATCCTGGAACGGGGACGTCTGCGATAACGACGAGAAGTCGTCCGCGTGCCCATACTTCGCCGCATCCCAGACGGAGGAGGAGGCCGGCGCCGAGTTCGACGAGCTGATGAAGGACGTCGAGTACGTGTTCGACAACTACCGCGACGTCGCCGCGCTCCAGTGGGTGCTCGACGTCCGCGGTCCCGGGGAGGCCGAGCCCCCGCCGCCGTCGCTATTGGAGCGCATCTTCGCATGGTTCCGTCCGAAGCCCGCCCTGCTGCCGCCCGCGCCCGCGGACGACGAGGCGGTGACGGAGCCGAACCCGGACTTGAAAGGGCTTTGGGATGCTGATTCTCAAGATCCTGGACCATGACCTGCACCGCTCCCGTCAGGAGGGCGCCATTCCGATGGCCATCCTGGTTCCGGACGCGAAGGCCCACAGCCCCGTCCTGGTGAGCTCTACGCGCGGCAAGTTCCTCGTCCGCCGCAAGCTCTTCCAGGGCTGCCACCCGTGCGGCGTCTTCAAGTATGACTCGGACCGGCTCGACGAGGTCATCGGCAACATCACCGAGGCCTCGCTCCAGCTCTCGCTCGACGAGAAGTGGCCCAACGTCTTCACCAAGCCCGGGCCCGCCTTCGACTACGTGCGGGACCGCGCGGGGACGTCCGGGCAGCCTCACCTGTGCGCCGTGCCCGCCGACTGGGACGACGCCAAGCTCAAGCGCTGGCTCGGCAAGGACTTCGAGATCACGGGCGGCGTCGTCACCTACCGCAAGACCTGCCGAGTTCACCGGTGTAACACTAAGGTTCCGACGTTCTTCTCCCGTCCGGACTACGTGGGCCTGCTGACCCAGGTCGTCGGCGGGAACTCCAGCATCCTGCTGCACAACGTTCGGAACGGAATGTCGTTCTGCCATGGAGTTCCTCGAAAGGCTGGTTGACTGGGCTCACTCCGGCCTCCAGGAGTCGGACGCCGCGAAGGAGTTCCTTCGCGGCCGGGGGTCCTCGGCCGAGCAGTGGGTCCGCCATCGGATCGGGTACTTCCACGGGGAGTTCGATCCGGAGCCCGACAAGGACCCGTTCCACGGCAGGGGGTGCTTCGACAAGGAGAAGAAGCACCTTCGCTGCGACACGTGCAGGTTCCGTCTCTGGGCGTCCGAATGGACCGAGGACGACGACGGGAACCGGAAGCAGGTCCTGTGCGGCCGGGTCCGCGGCTCCGTCGTCCTGCCGCTTACGTCGTACTCAGGCGCGCTCGTCGGCTTTCAGACCCGCCACATCAAGGACAAGGTTTACGACAACTTCATGCTCTCGCGACGCCCGGAGGCCTACGGCTTCGGCCTCGGCTCGGCCGTCCACCACCTTTGGGCGACCAAGTCCGTCGCCATCTGCGAGGGTCCGTTCGACGACCTCGTCCTGGAGCGGCTCGTGACCCCGGCGGTGTTCGCCCTGACCACGAGCTCCATCAACCAGCCCCAGATGACCTTCCTCAAGCGCTTCGTCAAGCGCATCTTCTGGTGCGGGGACCTCGATCGGGCCGGCCGGGACGGCCTCGACAGCCTGCTTCACTGGCACAGAAGCGAGTTCGACATCGTCGACGTAAGTTACCCCCGGGTACAGCCCAAGGACAAGGATCCAGGCGACTATTGGTGGCAGGTCGGCGACAGGAAGTTCGCCGACCACTTTCGGAGGGTGATGGTATGACGACGGCGAAGTCCGAGCAGTATGATGGCGGCCCGGTGGTTCGGGACGTGAAGAAGAAGTCGGAGGGCCCCCGCGAGGTCCTTTACGACGATCACCCCGCCAGCGAGGAGGTCGCCCGGAAGCTCATCAAGACCGTCCACTCGCACCTTTGCGAGGCCCGCATCGTCTACGCGTGCCGCGACAAGGCGCAGAAGAAGGGCGGCAAGCTCTCCCCGGGCTACATCAAGAAGCTCTCTCCGGAGCTCAAGTATGCCTTTGCCAGCAAGTTCGAGGGTGACGACCTTCCGCACTTCCTCATGGTCGTGGCCCTGGAGGTCTGGAACGACATGGCGCCCAACCAGCGGACCGCCTTCGTCGACCACCTCCTCACCCGCATCACGGTCGACGACGACGAGACCACCGGCGAGTCCAAGTTCGGCCTGCGCGCTCCGGAGGTTCAGGAGTTCGCCGAGGTCGCCGAGCGCAACGGCAAGTGGACGCCCGAGCTTCAGAACCTGGCAGAAAGCCTCGTGAAGTGATGGACAGGACGCCCTTCGATCTGGAGTACCGTCCCGCACGCTTCGCCGACGTCCTCGGCAACGCGGGCGTCGTCAAGCTGCTCCGAATCCGCAGCCAGAAGGGCGTCCTTGCGTCCCGCTCGATGATGTTCGGCGGTCCGAAGGGGTCGGGCAAGACCAGCCTCGCCCGCGTCGTCGCCCGCGCCATCGTCTGCGACGCTCTGCAGGACGGGGAGCCGTGCAACGACTGCGCGGGGTGCAAGTCCATCCGCGACGAGTCCGCCGACAGCGTCGACGAGTTCGACGCCGCGACGCAGGGGACGGTCGAGCGCATGCGCTCCATCGTCCAGGACTTGGAGTATGGGACCGTCAGCGGCAAGCCGCGGGTAATCGTGCTCGACGAGGCTCACCGTCTCTCGAAGGCGTCGCAGGACGCCCTGCTCAAGTCGATGGAGGAGCGCGACCTTCTCGCCATCCTCTGCACGACCGAGCCGAACGCCATCAAGACCGCCATCCGCAGCCGGGTCGACGAGTATCCTGTCAGTTACCCGCCCGAGCAGGAGATGATCGCCCGGCTGGGCAAGGTGTGCGCGGACCACAAGATCGTCTGCGAGCTCGACGCTCTCGCCCTGATCGTCGCCGTCAACGGGAGGTGCCCTCGCACGAGCCTGACGATGCTTCAGTCCGTGACCCTGCTCGGTGACGTCACCGTCGACAACGTCAAGCAGATCACGCGCTTCGGCTCCCTGGAGGGCGTCGTCCGCGGCCTCCAGCTGCTTCCGACGGATCCGCGTGCGGCGGTGGCGGAGTTTGACGCCCTGTTCGACCAGGAGGGGCCCACCTGGGTCCGCGACCAGATCCTGCTGGCGATTTCGAGCGCGATGCGCTCTTCGTTCGGCGCGAAGCCGGTCTATCCTGTCCCGTCCGAGTTCTGGAACCTTCGCGGGAAGGCCTGGCTGGGCGTTGCCCAGTCCCTATCCATGCTCGACCGTCCGAACCAGGCCGACGTTGAGGCCATCATTTACGCCGACGTTGCCCCGTCGGCCGTCGTGGCCCCGCCACCCGCCCCGCCGGTCTCTCCTGCCCCTCCCCCGCCACCCGCCCAGGCCGCCCCTCCGGCCCCCGTCCAGGCTTCCCCGCCCCCTCCGGAGGCCCCTCCGCCCGCGCCGGCCCCCAAGCCGGCACCCGCTCCGGCCCCCGTCCAGGAGGTCACTCCGGCGCCGAAGCCCCAGGTTGTCATTAAGGAGACGCTGACCGTTCCGTCCAAGCCCCGATCCCTGGAGATCGACGGTGTGCTCTATACCTCCAACGAGGAGCTCACCTCGATGGACAGTAAGATCGAACATGGCTCCTCCCGTCCCGCGGACTCTGAAGCGAAACAGGACATCAGGGTCGAGCGTGACCCCGAGTCAGTGCCGATGACGGAGAAGGAGTTCAAGCGTGGCTTCCTCGAAAGGATCAGGTCGTAAGCAGGCCGTAAAGGCCCCTCAGGTCCCCCAGGTCCCGCCGGAGCCCCCTCCGAAGTGGGTCGTGGTCCAGCTCACCTCGCTCGGCGAGCGTGAGAAGAACATCGACACCATCGCCAGGGCGGTCCGCCGCATTCTCGGCGACGTCGAGGTGTTCGTCCCGGCCTTCATCCAGAAGGTTCGGGAGGAATCCCACACCATGGTGTACATGGACGGGTACGTCTTCGTGCGGTTCGCCGAGGGCGTGAACTACCTCAAGCTCCAGGAGACGACTTACTTCAAGTGCGTTCTGTGCACTCCTGGAGCCGGCGGGAAGCGGACCTATCACCTCCTCGACAACTTCGTCCTGGACAAGATGCGGGACGGAGTGAAGAGCCTCAAGACCCAGACCGCCGACTACGACATCAGCCAGGACGTTCGGATCACCAAGGGGACTCTGAAGGGCCTGCGCGGCAAGGTCATCTCAGTGTACGAGGACGGTAAGAAGATCTTGGTCCACGTGCCCCTCGACTCCAAGCCCGTCCTCATCGAGTTCCCTCCCACTCACCTGGAGAAGGCGGAGGCGTCGTGAGGCACGTCGGCGGGGGAGAGACCCAGCGCAACATCCTGGTGGACGCGAACAACCTGCTGTACCGGGCCTACTTCGCGTTCGTGAAGGACCGCAGCGACGCCGGGCGAAAGGAGCTGGACAACCTCTCGCGGGCTCCCTGGGAGCAGTCTCCGGTCGAGACCTACGTGCGCCGTCTCCCCTCGGCCGACGACCCCGCCAAGCAGGTCGAGATGGACGTCGGCATCGTCCAGGGAGGGCTGAAGATCCTGTCCTCCTGGCTCTACGACATCCAGAATCCGACCCGGATCATCGTCTTCTTCGACGGGCTCCCGATTCGGCGGACGGCTCTCTTCCCCGACTACAAGAAGCGAGACAAGGACGAGGCGAAGCAGAGCGTCCACATCGAGGGTCCCGGCTCGACTCCGGCGGCCAAGCTTCGCGACGGGACTGTCGTCCACGGCCCGGTATCACTCCTCGCCCACGTCTTCCGCCTCATCGGCTGCGACGTCTACCACCATCCCGGGGAGGAGGCCGACGACCTCATCGCGACGTTCGTCCGGCGCGAGCCTGAGGCGGTGAACGTCATCATGTCGTCGGACAAGGACTTCTTCCAGCTCGTGAGCGACCGGACGGTCGTGTACCGCCCCGGCCCGAACAAGCCTCGCATCCACGACGCCGAGCGCGTCGAGGACTGCATGGAGAAGCTCTACAAGGTTCGCGTGGGCCCTCACCAGATCCGCATGTTCAAGGCCCTGACCGGCGACTCGTCCGACGGAATCGTCGGCATCCGGGGGCTGCGCAAGAAGGTCGCGGCGCCCCTGTGCGAGCACCCGTCGGTCGCCGAGGTCTACCAGTCCGGGCTTCCCGGCCTCTCCAAGGGAGAGCGCGAGAAGGCCCTCTCCGCCCGCGAGCAGGTCGAGCTCAACTACAAGCTCGTGACGTTCTACGACGACCTCGACCTCAGCTCCTGCCTGCGTCCGGAGATCGCCGACTTCGCCACGGCGTCGACGATCCTGCGTGAGGACCTATCCCTCACTGACGTAGATCTACTCCCATATCGGGTCGGCCGTCACAAGATCCGTGCGGCGTTCCAGATACCCGATTTCCTCGCGGACGTCTGAGTCACTTGGTAGCGTAGCGAACGGGCCTAGGCCTGCGGCTTCCAGCCAAGATACCAGACTGATACCCGAGACGCTCGGCAGTCAGATACCAATACGTAGACGTGACCGACCACCGCCGCTGGAGGCCAAATGTCTACGCATATCGCGCTTCAAGATCCGTCGAGCATGTCTGCGCGCTTCAGCAACGAGCGCCGGCTCGGCTACGACGTCGACCAGGATCCCGATCTCTCCGACCTCATCGAGGCTCGCCTCCATCCGAAGGAGGAGGAAGAGCTCACCGGCGAGGGGCAGACCCTCAACTTCGGCGAGATAGAGCGGTTCCTGCCGCGCATCCCCGCGCGCGAGTCGGACCTCATCCGGCTCTACTATCGCGACAAGATGAAGCAGGAGCAGATCGCCAAGATCTTCTCCATCACGCAGGCGGCCGTCAGCTACCGCCTCCACCGGGGCATCAAGCGGATTCAGTTCCTCTGCACGATTCCCGAGCTCGACAAGGACGTGTTCGAGATCGAGCTCGGTCCGAAGTTCAACGATCAGGACCGCGAGATCCTCTGGCGGATGTATGAGACGACCTGCCAGTCCGAGATCGCCAAGCAGATGAACCTGACGCAAGGCCGCGTCCGTCACCGCTTCTTCCGCGCCCTCCAGAAGATCCAGCAGCTCATCGCCGAGGAGGCCCGCGAGAAGCAGGTCCAGGCCCAGATGCTGAAGAAGCAGGGCAAAAGCGACGAGGAGGTCCAAGCGGCCGAGCTCGAAGTCGAGCAGGCCATCGACAACTCCAAGTACGGCAAATACTGGACGGTGTTCTTCGCCATCTCGGACAAGCACTTCAACATCCTGCACGAGGTGTCCCTGCCGCAGTTCAAGGACCGCGGGGACGCCCAGATCATCACCATCGAGTGACCCGCGGGTAGGCTTCTTGTCGCCCGGCGGGGGCGATGGGTACCAGCGTCCGAGGCGGCGGCTTCAAGTTCGACGTCTGCTCCACGGGCGGACGGTGGGAGTGGGACGTCACTGCGAGCAACGTGCAGAACGGCGGCCAGTTCTACCAGGTCGAGAACATCCGCTCTCCGTTCGGCGCCCTCGCCAACACGGACCTGCCCATTCCCGGGGAGGTCATCACCGCCATGGCGGAGTCGCTGGCGAGCCTCCAGCAGCAGCTCCAGCCCAGGGTTGCGCTCACCGGCCCCTCGTCATTCAACATCACCGTCACCGAGGGTGACGCGGTCATCGGCGTCGGCGCGGTCCAGTTCGCGAACGTCGGCGCCTTCGGCTCGTTCATGACGGCCACGGCCAGCCCGAACTCGCCCTGGCTCTCGGTCGACCCTCCCTCGGTCGCCGGCATCGACAAGAACGGCTCGGGTCAGATCTCCGTCCGCGTCGACCCGCGAATCCTGCTGGCGACGTCCTCGCCCTACCTCGGGTATGTCAACCTTCAGGACAACGCGAGCCCGCCTACCCTCATCCCGGTTCCGGTCAACGTCACGGTCATGCCCCGGCCGACCATTGGCGTGAGCTCGAACGCCGCCGCCCTTGCCTTCTACCTGTCCTCTGGCGTCCCGGCCGGGACGGCGTCGGTCGTCATCACCAACACCGGGCCGGCCACGTCGTCGCTCAGCTTCACCGTCGCCAAGGTGCAGAACCAGAGCCCGTGGCTGTCGCTCACGCCGGCCTCGGGGTCCTCCGTCCCGTCCGGAGGCACGGTCTCCATGGTTCTGTCCCTCATCCCGGACTCGGTCCCCCGCCTTCCGGGCGTCTACACCGAGATTCTCCGGGTAGCGTCCCCAAACGCTTCAAACAGCCCCGTGGAGATCACGGTCAGTCTGACGGTGATAGCATAAGCTGTTCATCGGGCCCTGTGTGGAGGAAATCACCATGTCCGGACCCAAGATCGAAGACCTCCGCATCTCCGGCAGCTCAATCGACGCCTTCTTTGCGCCCCAGAAGCGCCAGGCGTCGGCCATCGTGGGCAAGGTCCGGGTGGCCAACCTGAGCCAGCTCGCCGGCTTCCACCGCGTCGCGGACGACACCCTCGTCCGCATCTCGCAGCAGGACTTCTGGAAGCTCGGCAAGGACGATGAAGGATACTTCATCGAGCGCCTTGTCGAGGACGGCGAAGGTCCGGTAAAGGCCTGAGCATGAACGCCAAGGACCTGGAGCGGATTGCGGGGAGGGTCGCCGGCAGCACCGGAAAGGTGCGGACTGCCGGAAAGATCGAGTTCATCCGCGACCAGGGCCCCCTGCGCCGCGACATCCGCGCGCCCGGGTTCAAGTGGTCGCCCGAGTCCTTCAACGACCTCGCGAAGATCCTCTGGGCGGCCCAGCGCGCTCAGAGCTTCACGATGGCGGCGCTCCGCATCTTCTCGAAGATGCCGTCCTCGCAGTTCAGCCCGGACGGGCTGCTCGGGGGTCGCGGTTACATCCAGTCCATCAAGGACATGCGGACTCACCTCGGGCAGGCCGGCGAGATCCTCTCGTCGTTCACCGACACGCTCCACGACGAGATCGACGCGGAGCACTGGAAGCCGGCCGAGACCCCCGAGGCAAATGAGTTCGTCCAGAACGCCGAAGACGTGAAGTCCAACCCCGACGCCTTCATCGACAGCCAGTATGAGGAGGTCCGCGGGACCGAGGGCGACATCGACGACCCGCTCGGGAACCCGAGTCCGGACGACTACAACCCTGAGTTCGACGCCGACGCCTCGCCGCTGGAGGCGGACGAGGACGGGGAGGACGGCCAGGGGGAGGGCGAGGCCGCCACCGCGTCGCCGCACGGTTCCTTCTGGCTCAAGGGCGAGCAGTTCAAGCTCGCCAATGACGGCCCCCTGAAGGATCAGCCCGACTACGGGACCAACCCGAAGCGCCCGGCCTCGAAGCTGCCGACGGATGAGACCGACCAGAAGCAGGGCAAGACCGAGTCCGAGATGACGATGAACACGACGACCGTCGACCACGGCTCGTACGCGTCCGCCGTCAAGCGCGCCGCCCGGGAGTTTACGGCCAGCTCGTCGCTGCCGGTTTCCACCCTCCCCGGCCCGCGCGTCGAGCACATCGGCCCTGCCGCCGGTGGGACCGAGGCCGGCCACTTCAACTGGGAGGATCTCTGGCCGTCCGACGACCCCTCCGGCGAGGGCCTCCACTCCGGCGTGAACGAGTCGGACTACCTGCTCGACGCCGGCACCGGCGACGGCGTGACCGGCGACGACAACCCGACGGACGGCGACTCGACGGTCCTTCAGCTCGCCCACAGCGGGTACTCGTGGCTGCCCGGCTCGCGCAACGAGAAGAACCTTCCGTACTACGACCTCGACCTCACCGACGAGGACGTCGAGTGGATGGTCGCGCACAGCGACCCGGACCCTGTCGACAAGCCCGTCGAGCAGAAGCCGAAGTTCAACAACCTCTGGGACAAGGAGCTCGCCCTCGTATGACGGCAGCCCTTCCCTTCGACTCCGCCTTGGAGGAGGTCGTGCAACAGCTCGGCATCGGCCCCTACGACGCTTCGCGCGACGGTGGCGACGGCCCGCGCGGCGAGGACGCCCGCAAGCGTGTGCCCAAGAAGTCCCTTCCGGACGGCGGCGGACCCGCCATGGCGGACGGGGCCGAGACGCTCATCAGCTACCCGACCGAGACGCAGACGACCCCGACGGCCTTCGCCTCGGTGAAGTTCGACCCGCAGGGCGACTATGCGGCATGGCTGTACCGCGCCGAGCGAGACCGTCGTGTGGCCGTCGGAGGGCTTCCCGGCGACGCGGACCGCCCACCTCAGGGCCGGAACAAGGGCCGCCCGGACGAGACGGTCGATTCGGTCGTCCACTCGGAGTCCAACTCCCAGCTCCCGAACGACGCCGGCAACCCGTCAGCCCGCTCGGACTACTACGACCGGATGCGCCAGGGCCTGGAGCGAGCTCCGGACCCCAAGGGCTCCGAGGTTTGGGCGGACGAGGACAGCGGCGCCTACGCCGGTGAGACCCTTCCCCAGGAGCCCAAGCTGGAGACCGAGACGGACAACTATCTCGGCGCTCTTGGGAACGCGTGGTCCGGCCGTAACATGGACGATCAGTCGGGCGCGACGGGGCACCCGACTGAGGACTACCTGGAAAACGTGGACTTCCCCCGCAGCGACCTGGACGGAGGCGGCAAGATCATGGCGTCAGGACGGCGAATCGCGACCAACATCGGCATCGTCGAGGAGCTGACTGCCGGCCTCATCAAGCGCTACGGCAAGAAGGACCTGACGCGCCGGCATGTGATGGCCTTCCTCAAGGAGGTCGGCAAGAGCCAGTACCTCGCGTCGGACGTCATTCGGTGCCTGAAGCTCTCGCACAAGGTCTACGTCAAGGACGTGCTGGACGAGTTCCCCGTCGTCAAGACGGCCTCCGTCGCGTCCTCCATCACGTCGACCCGGGCCAAGCTCGTCGACCTGGAGATCCTGCACATGGCGCAGCCGGAGACGGCCAGCCAGCTCCGGCGGTGCGCCGCGTCCCTCTCCGACGTCATCGCGAAGGTCGAGCGCCTCGCGATGAACCCGATGGTGGACTACGACGACTACGCTCCCGCGCGAGGCCACGCCGAGGACAACTCGGCGCACGAGGCCTACAAGGACTATCTCGAAGACTGGGACGGCAACCGGGATGTGGGCGAAGAGCCCGTCAGCTACGAGGAGTTCCTGGAAGGGAAGAAGTGACATGGCTGACGACAAGAAACTCGCGGCTTCCGGAGGTATGAACGACATCACGTCCCTGATGCACAACCAGGGACTGTCGGACCTGTCCTGGCTCGCGGTCGACGAGAAGACCTACCGGGAGTTCGAGGCGCTGCCGAAGCAGAACCTCGACATGATCCCGGAGCTTCAGAAGGCGGTCTCGATGCAGGACGGCGTCCCGCACGTCGCCCCGCTCCGGCCGCACACCATCGTCAACCAGAACCCGTCGGACACGCTCGCCGTGTCCGGGGTCGACCTGACGACGCCCATCCGCAACCGGGTGGCCCACCTCGTGATGGCCGGCATGGCCCCCGAGCAGATTCCCGCGCGCCTGTCGCTGGAGTTCGCCCACGGCGACATCGTCCTGGCGGCCGACGCAATCCGCGAGGTCCTCGCCGAGCGCGGCGTGCTCGGCAACGTCTACGTCGACGCCAAGCACTTCCCACGCGCTGCCTTCGACAAGAAGGAGCGCAAGCTCGCGCGCGACCTGAGCAAGAACGCCCTCTACGTCGTCGGCGGATGCGGCGGCTCGGGCAACTGCAACTGCCACGAGAACGGCATCTGCGCGACGTTCGGCGGCAAGCGCGTCGTCGCGGAGGTCCCCTGGGGCTCGAAGCTCGCGGCGCACTACGCCCCGCGCCTCGCGTCCGAGTTCCGCCCGCTCGACTTCTCGGAAATGCCGAAGTCCGGCGCCGAGTGGAAGGAGCGCATGCGCGCGGCCTTCCTCAAGGCCCCCGTCGCGAAGAACCCGGACGGGTATCAGACGACCGAGACCCGCCTGCCGCCGAAGCCCGTCCAGGTGACGAAGGCCGACGTCGAGGCGTTCTGGGCGCGCCGTCAGGTCGCCAGCACGACCGAGCCGATGCCCTCCGCGACGTACATGAAGTACGCCCGCCGGATGATGGAGGGCCACGACGACACGTCGCTCCTCATCGCCTCGGGGAACCCTGAGCTCGCCTCTCTCGCCTCCGAGTACGGCCTCCTGGGCCACTCGTACGTCGACGTCGACGCGCTCGGCGGGTGCCGTCAGGCCCTTGCCCTCATCAAGAAGATGGGGTCGGCGACGCCGGACTTCGCGGTCCGCCGTTCGGCCACCTGCGAGCACTGCCGCTGCGCTGAGGACGGCGCCTGTGCCCAGATCTCCCAGGTCTCGGCCATCGTCGACCGCCGCCCCGGCTTCGACATCCGCGCCTTCGCCCGCTCTCTCGTCCGCGGCGTGAGCCGTGGCCAGATCTCGATGGAGCAGGCTCGCGTCGCTGCGGCCAACGCCAAGAAGCTCGCGTCCCCGTCCTGGACCGTCCTGACGGCGAAGATGAACCTCTTCGTCCCGCCGAAGGCGCCGGTCAAGCAGTACGCCGGCCCGAAGGTCAAGGCTCACCACGGCGCACCCGCGCGCGAGACCGACCGCGTCGTCCTCAACCCCGAGGAAGTCCGCAAGTCCGTCTCTCACCTGATGAACACCGGGCTCTCCGGTCACGCTCTCGCGTCGGCGGTCCTCTCGCGCTACAACCGTCAGGACCTCCAGCAGGTCCCCGAGGTCGGCAAGAGGCTCGCGACCGAGGACGGCATCCAGGGGACGTTCTTCATCGACCCCACCGCCTACCCGGACTATGGCCGTGGCTGCAACGCCGGTTCGAAGCTCTTCCGCAAGAAGGAGGGCTCGGCCCCGTACGTCCTGACCGCGTCCGGCTGCACCGGCTGCACCCTGCAGACGGCCCCCGGCTGGTGCTCGAAGTACGCCAAGGAGCTCATCCGCCAGGTCCCGACGCAGGTCCGCAAGGCCTCGATCGAGGCCCGCAAGAAGCTCCCCGTCGTCCAGCCCGTCGCCGAGAACCCCGTCGAGAAGTGGGAGCTCGCGTCGGAGGTCACCGTTGACCCCCAGGTGAAGCAGAACCTGGGACCGGAAATCCGGATCCCGGGGGCGAGCATCGGGGACTGAGTATCGTCCCTGCATGGATGATGACGACACTAAGGACGCCAAGGACGACGCCAAGAAGGGTCGGCTCCTAGTCTTTCCGGGAGGTAAGCAGACCTCCACGGGCGAGATCGGTGCCGACTACGTCGTTGCGCAGGGCGGCAATGTTGGAATGGTCGACCTGGTCGACCCTGCCGCCGTCCAGAAGGACCTCCGTGAGCGCGAGCAGTCGGTTCAGGGCAACGCCCTGGTCCGCGCTGTCAGGGCGAAGGCCGGCCCCGCGGAGCTCATCGACGAGGTCCTGAACGAGATAGCGGAGGAGCTCGCCCACCTCAAGCACGAGCGGTCGAAGGCGGCCAAGGAGGGCAAGAACACCGCGAACTACAACATGTCGCGCATCGCCGCCCTCCGGCAGATAGCCGACGTCCTGATGAAGCGTCAGGAGAACACGCGGGCCGAGCAGCTCGACCTCAAGTCCCCGCGCTTCCAGGCGGTCCTCAAGTCGTGGATGGAGTTCGTCTACGAGAGCGCCGAGAAGGCCCAGATCCCTCCCGCCCTGATCGAGCTCATGTTCGGCCAGATGAAGGCCGACATGGTCGACTGGGAGAAGAAGATCCTGGACATCCAGGGGTGACCCGTGCCGATCAAGGAAATCCAGTACAAGAGCCAGCTGACGGGGACGGTCGACGACTTCCTCCGCAGCCGGCGCAAGAAGGAGACGGGCTCGGAGTTCAACGAGGACGCCGGGGACTTCCTCAACGTCATCGAGTTCATCGAGAAGTTCAAGCTCCTTCCGTACGGGCTCTTTCCCGTCCAGAAGTTCATCGTCAAGCTGTACTACAACATTCCGCTCGACGACGCGGAGAAGACCATCAAGATCACCGACAAGTTCGGTGATGAGGTCCTCCACGAGTTCACCGAAGTCGAGTACCTCAGGTACCTCTACGACAACGGCCGCTGCAACATCAAGGAGCAGGACGGCAAGGAGCGCCGGGAGCTCATCCTCGTCCTCGGCCGCCGCTCCGGCAAGAGCGAGCTTTCGTCCATCTTCGCTGCGTACGAGCTCTACAAGCTGCTCCACCGCGGCTTCCCACAGCAGTACTACGGCATGCCGGCCGCCTCCGAAATCCGCGTCCTCTGCGTCGCGAACGACAAGGAGCAGGCGGGCATCGTCTTCGGCAACATGCAGGGTCACCTCGACTCCGTTGACTACTTCAAGGACTCGGTCGCCAACGCGACCCAGACGTTCCTGAAGTTCCGGACGGCCCATGACAAGAAGCGCTTCGGACCCGAGGGCAAGGCCAGCCTCTCGGCGACGTTCAAGAGCTCCATCGCCAAGGGCCTCCGCGGTCGCGGCATCATCTGCGCCATCCTCGACGAGATCGCGTTCTTCGTCGACAACGGCAAGTCTTCGGCCGAGCGTGTCTACCGCGCTCTGACGCCGTCGCTCGCGCAGTTCTCTCCGAAGGACCCGAAGAACCGCCAGCGCCCCATCACGCTCCCGGACGGCACCGAGGCCTCGTCCGAGGGCCGCATGATCCTCATCTCGTCGCCCGACGCCAAGGACGGGTTCTTCTTCCGCCAGTACCAGAAGGCGATGTCGAAGGACGAGGGCGCCGAGAACATGCTCGTCGTCCAGGCGCCGACCTGGGAGGTCAACACGAGCCTCCCCAAGACCTACTACCGGGTCGAGTACCACAAGGACCCCGTCGCCTTCATGACGGAGCACGGGGCCGAGTTCTCGGACCGCGTCCGCGGCTGGATTCAGGACGCCCGGGACCTGCTCGACTGCGTGGACGCCGACATGCGCCCCTCGGTCCGGGGTCAGCCGAAGGAGGTCCACTTCGCGGGCGTCGACTTCGGCCTTTCAAAGGACGGCACCGCCATCAACCTCACCCGCATCCGGGGCGGGAAGATAGAGCTCGCCTACCACGAGGTCTGGTATCCGAAGAAGAAATGGCGGGAGGTAAACCCGCACCTGGAGTCGCCCCTCGTCGAGTACGCGATGACGCTCCAGGACCGGGCTCGCCTCGACATCGAGGAGCTCGCGAACTGGTTCTGGGCCCTGTCGAAGCGCTTCTACATCCACAAGGGCGTGTTCGACCAGTGGGCCGGGCCCGTGTTCGAGCAGATTCTGCACAAGAAGGGCCTGCACCAGTTCGAGATGCGGAACTTCTTCGCGTCCGACTCGTCGAGCATGTATCAGATCCTGAACCTCTACATGCTCAACAAGCAGCTCCGCATCTACGACTGGCCCACCCACGGCGTCGGGGAGGACGGCAAGGCGAAGGTCCACTCGCCCCTCATCACCGAGATGCTGGAGCTCCAGGCCACCTCCGGCGGCAAGAACATCATCATCGTCGAGGCGCCGCAGATCGAGGGCAAGCATGACGACTCGGCCGACGCCTTCGCCCGCTCCGTCATGCTCGCGTCCGAGTACATCAAGGACAACCCGCACGTCCTGCGGATGGGCGGCGGAGTCTACGGCGGCCAGGTGGTCCCCCGCCTTCCCTCCTCGGTCTGGCAGGTCCAGCGGATGCGCGCCCGGATGGGGCACGGGACTCCCCGCGAGCGCCAGCTCCCCGCCGGCATGCGCCGTCGCTGAACCTCTTGTCACCGCGCCGGGGCGTGAGCGACGACATCGTCAAGGAGACTGTCGCCTACCGGGTCTGTCGGCAGATCGTCGACCACGTGTACGGCTCGGACGAGAAGCTGTCGCCCGACGAGTTCCTCCAGGTCTACCGTATGTTCGGCGGCGCTGGCGGCAGCTGGGAGGGGATCGTCCGCGGGGACCTTCACGCCGTGAACCTGCTGGAGGGCGCGCTCGACCGGTTCATGCGGTGGCGGAACACCTGGCGGATGGCCGCGCGCGTCGCGGCGTCTTCTGGCAGCCAGTACCGTTCCCCGTGACTGACCCCGAGACCCCCGAGCCCGAGCAGGAGTCGCCTGAACAGCCGGCCCCGGAGCCGGAGGCCAAACCGAAGGCCCCCGAGCGCCGGGCGGCCGACGAGAGGCGCCAGCGGCAGGCCGCCTCCATGCGCGAGCGCCTCGCCCGCGAGGCGCGGGACGAGGTTTCGTCGGCGTTCGACTCCCAGGTCGAGCTCCGCCAGGCCGTTCAGACGGCCGTGCAGTCCGTCGACAAGGCCCTCCAGCTCGCGGTGGCCCTCGACCGCAAGTGCTCGGGCCAGCTCGGCCGTCGCCTGTTCCTCCCCCGCCGGCTTCTCACCAAGGCTACCATCGGGGTTCTCGGGACTGCCTCCCACCACCTCAAGAAGGTCGCCGGGCAGCTGGATGCCTCCGGGAGGCAGCGAGAGGGCCTTCTGGAGGAGGCCGTTTCGGGGCTGGACCATTGATGACGGGCGGGTTGTGAGATGGCCAAGAAGAAGGTAGGAGTACCTGAGGCTCAGGGCAGCATGCCCGTCGTGCGGGTGGACGAACAGTCCGTCCAGCGCAAGGGCCTGACCAAGCTCGAAAAGCTCGCCCGCCGCGAGGCCGCCCAGTCCATCCGCATCGCCGCGTTCTCCGGCGGCGCGTCGGCGAACTACGGGAACATGGGCGGCGGCTCCATCCGCGGGGCGGACTCTGCCTTCTACAGCCCGCAGCTCTCGACCGACTTCCTGGAGCTCCCCCAGTCGGAGCGCGAGAAGCGCGAGCTCTACCGCTTCTGGTATAACACGCACCCGATCGTCGGCGCGGCCATCGACTTCCACACCGACGTGCCGATGTCGAAGATCCGCCTGTCGCTGCCGAAGGGCGCCGACGCCAAGCGGAACAAGCAGATCCTGCACTTCTACAAGCGGATGTGCGATCGGCTTCGGCTGTTCCAGACGCTCTACGATGCCACCCACGACTACTGGCTCCACGGCAACGTCTTCATCTTTGCCGAGGACCACGATCTGTCCGAGACCCTCCCCGAGGATCTCATCGCCGACGAGGTCGAGGAGGAGGTCGGCGAGGTCGACTACGCCGGCCGGCCCCAGAAGCGCGTCGAGAGGAAGAAGCAGCTCAAGCCCGAGAGCGAGCGCGAGAAGAACATCCGTGAGTACGTCCAGAAGGAGTACCAGGGATGGGAGCGCCTCCAGATCCTTCCGCCCGAGCAAGTGAAGCTGGAGACCTTCCAGTACACGAACCGGACCCGGATGGAGCTCATTCCGTCCGAGAAGGACCGGCTCGTCGTCATGAAGGCCCAGGAGGGCCAGGACGTCGAGGCGATGAAGATCGCTGACGACATCCCCGAGGAGATCCGGAACAACCTCCTGCACGGGCAGCCGATCCCGCTGAACAGCAGCCCCTACGACGACTTCATGTGCTCGTCGTTCTGCTTCCACCTCTCGCACAAGAAGAGCGCGTACGACGACCGCGGCATCTCGATTCTGGAGCGCTGCCTTCGGACGCTCCTCTACCAGGACAAGCTCCGCCAGGCCCAGACGTCCATCGCCTCGCGCGCGATGACGCCGAAGCGCGTCGTCTGGGGCGACAAGATGTCGGAGATCGACGTCGAGGCCCTTCGCGACCAGGTCGACCAGGCCCTCATCGACCCCGACTTCACTGTCGTCACGAACTTCGAGGTCCACTGGGACGAGATCGGCTCGCGCGACCGCCTCCTCGACCTCTCGACCGAGTACGAGATCACCAACAAGCTCCTGTTCATCGGCCTGCGCATCACCGAGTCGATGCTGACGGGCGAGTCGACGTACGCGGGCGAGCGCATTCACCTCGACGTCATGAACACGATGTACCTGCTCTACCGCGAGACCATCGCGGAATACGTCGAGCAGCAGCTCTTCGCGCCCGTCGCGGAGAAGAAGGGCTTCTGGGAAGAGGACGAGTTCGGCAACAAGACCCTCCTCTACCCCAAGCTCCAGTTCACGCGCCTGGCCCTCCGCGACAACACGGAGCTCCAGGACTTCATGTTCAACCTCTACAGCAAGGGGTCGCTGCCGATCTCCTTCATCCTGGAGCTCCTCAACATCGACGCGGACGAGGTCCTCGACCAGCTCAAGCGCGACATGTGGACTCCGAACGACGCGAACTTCAACGAGTTCCTTCGCGCCGTCCTCACGAAGGCCGGCGAGCTCGCCGTCGAGGACACGAACGTGCTGGAGAAGATCGCGAAGGCCGCCGGGATCGAGATCAAGGCGGACAAGGACAGCCGCTTTGGCGGCAAGGGCACGGAGTGACGCCGGTAGCCCCTTGATGTCGTAGGGACTGGGAATGCCCACCGACTTGACGCCCGCGGAGAAGGACGACCGGCAGACTGAGCGGCTCATCGGCCGTAAGCCGCCGCCTAGCCGGAAGCACAAGACGAAGCGCGGCCCGAAGTTCGACAACCGCCGCCGTCGGATGCAGGACACGAGCGATCCGGACGTCAAGGCGAACGCGCGCGACCGCAAGGCCACCCTGGCCGACATTGCCTTGAAGATCGCGTTTGCGGACGACGAGGTGGTGCCCGGGACTTCCCGCCTCCTGACTCGCGCTGACCTGGCGGCGGGCCGCATCCTCTCCGACGACGAGCTCCAGTCCCTCGGATATGACACCTCCGGCGCGTCGGATGCCGCCTTCCTGCGCTCCCTCGGATATCCCGTGGCTGGAGCAGCTTCTTATGGGGCCGGTCCGGCAGAGGACATGAGCTCCAAGACTGCCGCATATCACGGGATCGTCCAGCAGGGTCACCCCTCCGGACCCACGAACAGCGGCAGTCCGCCCGACAAGCGCTACTTCGGCAAGTCCGAGTACGACTCCATCGTGGCGCACGCCAAGGAGCTTCTCAAGACTGACTGGCTGAAGTACAGCTGGGACGGCGGCGCCGAGGACGCGCCCGTCCGGGCTGCGCTCGACCTCGCCATCCACATGGCGGACTCGAACGCCTATCAGTCCAAGATCGACGTCGAGACCTACAACATGCTGCTGGCCCGCCTGACCAAGTCGAAGGTGGACCTGTTTTCGGAGACCCTCGTTCCGGAGGGCGGAGAAGGAAAGAGGAGCGCTTCGATCATGAGCCAGAACAACGCCGCAATCGAGAGCATGGTCCGGATCGCCAACGACCTCCGCAAGACCAATCCGCGGCAGGCCCTGGAGATCATGAAGAATGTCCGCGCCCTGCGCGTGGCGCAGGTCCCCGTCGAGGCCCAGGTGCAGCACCAGGCCGAGCAGGAGGCTGTCGCATCCCCCGACGGGATGCCGGCGCCGTCAGCTCCGCCTCCGGCGAGCGGCGACGCTGCCCCGCCCCCGGCGGCCGGCGGCGGTGACAAGACGGGCGGCCTGACGAAGGGTCCGAACGTCAAGGACGTCAAGGCTCAGCTCGACCTCTTCAACAAGGCTCGCACTGGCGAGCAGCTGATGGAGGTCCTCACCAAGCTCGCCGAGTCGGTCAAGACCGCCGGCTCCCGCATCGCGACCTCCGCCATGGAGGAGCTCGCCCCGATCGCCGACATGTCGGACGACGAGGTCATGAAGCTCATCCAGTCGGGCAAGCGCGACGCGACGAAGCTGGAGGACATCCTCGGCGGCTTCGGCGATCAGCTCAGCCCCGAGGAGGTCGAAACCTTCGTCAAGGGCATCGACGACTTCATCAACGGGATCGTCGGCGAGGCCGAGAAGGCCAAGACGGCCTCCGTCTCCGTGTCGGTCTCGACGCTCCTCCGCGTCGCCTCCATCTCGCCCGAGGCGCGGATGGTGGTGATGCCCTACCTCGCCGCGGCCAAGAAGAAGATGGACAAGGCGAAGAAGAAGAAGGGCAAGAAGAAGCCCGCGAAGAAGGACGCGCCGAAGAAGGGCGGGAACCCGTTCGCCAAGGGCGGCCCGCTTTCGAAGGGCAAGGGCGGCCCGCCGGCCAAGGGCGGCAAGAAGGGCCCGCCCGCGAAGGGCAAGGCTCCGCCGTTCGGCGGCAAGAAGGCGCCTCCCTTCGGCAAGAAGAAGGCTTCCGTCGACATCTCGCCCGACGACACGAAGTGGTGACGGGGTAGGATCGATACAGTTTTCATTGCGGATACAAAGCAAAACCCGGAGCATGACGATGGCCATGGACAAGAAGACCGCCAACCTGGTGCTGCAGAAGCTCGACGACACCGCCGGGCGTCTGGAGAACCTGAAGACCGCCGGAAAGATCGACCCGAAGGTCGCGGACGGTCTCATCCACGAGATCGACTCGTTCGCCGACCGCGTCCAGGTCGCCGCGTTCGGGAAGGACTCCTTCAGCCGCTTCGTGGCGAAGGTCATCCAGAAGGACTCCGACGAGAAGTTCATGGACACCTTCGACAACCCGAACAAGGTGATCCAGTCGGACTCGGACGAGCCGTACATGCACAAGGCTCCGCCGTCCTTCAACTCGAAGGGCATCGACACGTACGACCAGGACCGCACGACGACCGTGTCGGAGCGCAAGGAGTACGACGTCCGTGACCTGAACGAGTACGCGGGCGGCACGAAGAAGCAGCCGACGTGGCCGGGCGGCTCGGCGGGCAAGAGCACCAAGCAGGGCTCCGCCGCTCCGAAGACGGCCTCGAAGCCTGCGAAGACCTGGGGCTGATCCTCCGTCCCGAGAGGGCCCCATGCTCAGGAAGGCGTTCGTAGACGACCAGCTCGCCGCAAGGCAGTTCAACACCGGGGAGACCGTGCGCAAATCCGGGTTGCGCGGCTTCCTGTTGAGCCCCTATGCCGGGAGGGTTCTCTACTCCAACACCGACACGGGCGTGGTGGAGGTGCAGTGGCCGTGGGGCGCCGAGCTTGAGTTCGCGTCCGAGCTGGTCCACGACACCTCGTTCGAGCTCCGGCCGCCTGCGTACGACCAGAGCTATTCGACGTGGGAAGGCTCCCGCCACATCAACGACCCCGAGACGCAGGAGACGGACGCCTCCTTCCGCAAGTCGCTCGCCGCCACCATCGTCGCCGACTACGAGCGGCACACGATGCCGGCGTACCGGGCCGCGTGCAAGGCCATGCACGACGGGCTCGACGAGTTCGAGGCCTTCGCCTCCGTCGCCGCCGAGCACGGGGAGACGTTCGGCCAGGACGCCGTCCGCCGCACGGTCGCCAACCTCTTCGAGGCCGGCCGCCGGATGGCGATCTACTGGGTCGACCCCAAGCGCCAGTACCGCGTCACTCAGAAGGAGAAGAACGTCGGCGTCCTGAACTGTCCGCGCTGCAAGGGCACGCTGAAGCCGCGCGTTTACCGTCAGGGCAAGCGCGTTCTGGCCTGCCGCCAGTGCGGCTTCACCATTTCGCCGAAGGACGTCAGAAAATGAGCACTGCGAACGTCGTCAACCTGCTGCGCATCGCCGCGCGACTCGAAGCGACGGATCCGCTGCTCGCCCACGAGCTGGAGCGCTCCGCGCTCGCCGTCATCAACCCCGGCGCCAAGAGCTTCGAGAAGCACCTCAAGGAGGTCGTCGACGTCCTCAAGGGGCTGAAGGAAGAGCTGGAGCAGGCCGACAAGCAGCTCGACGTCGACGACGCCAAGGAGTTCGCGAAGTTCTTCGACGACGAGGCCGAGGCGCAGGCGGAGGAGCTCCGCCAGATGCTCAAGGTCGGCTCGACCCTCCTTCGCCTCGCCGACGAGCAGTCGGCCGGCATCATGGACAAGGTCAAGGGCCTGTTCAAGAAGAAGGACAAGAAGCCCGAGACCGAGGAGAAGCCCGCCGGGTACCAGATGTCCGAGCGCGAGCAGGACGAGTTCGTCGAGGGCGACCGCGACTGGGTCGAAGGGAGCCAGAAGGTCGAGCAGGAGTCCAAGGAGAACAAGGAGTTCTTCGAGGACGCCAAGTCCGTCCAGACGCTCCTCGATCGCGTCCGCGACAAGCCGAGCCGCTCGATGGTCCGCACGATCATCAAGGACCTCGGCGACCTGATCGCCCGCGGCGAGAAGCTGCTCAAGGGCGACCGCAAGGTCGAGGACTCGCTGTCGCACAAGGACGTGGTCGTCGACGACGACGCGAAGCCGGCCCCGAAGAAGAAGCCGACGATGCAGGGCCTCGAAGGCATCGTGACGCAGTACACCAGCCTGCTGAACGACATCGAGGGCGACGACGCCAAGCTCGTCAAGACGCTCAAGGAGTTCTTCAACAAGGTCAAGCCCGTCCTGGAGGAGGACCGCGCGTCCCTCGCCTCCAAGCGCGCCAAGATCCTGCCGCTCCTCGTCCGCACCGCGTCGGCCAACCCGAGCGTCCGTCCCGCGATCCTGCCGGTCATCAAGCGCTGGACCGGCAAGGGTGTCCACGGATCCTGACGGCTAGAAGTCGTGGACCTCGTCCACGACCTTCTCGTTCAGGACTTCGCGCCACCACTCGCCGACCTGGTGAGGCTTGAGGTCGTTGAGCTTCACCGTGCCTCCGAAGATGAGCTTCCGGAAGGCCTCCTTCACCACCTTCTCGGCCGCCGACTGACGGTGCTTGCGGTGATGGCGGTCGATCCGTGGCGCCAGCCTCTTCGTGGTCTGGGCGCGCGAGATGGAGGACGAGATGCGGCCTCGGACGAGCTCCGCCGCCTGGTGGATGTGCGCCTTTACCCGCCCGTCCTTCCATACCGCGCGCATCGTCCGGCTGGGGACTCCGCATAGCCGGAGGATCGCCACCTCCAGCTTCGGGAGCCCCTTCCGCTCCTTCTGCTTCACGTCCGCCATCTCGGTGAGCGAGACCTTCTCCTCGGCGCCGTCGAGGACGATGGTGACGCGCGGCCAGAGCCCCGATCGTGGGACGCCGGGAACGACCTTCTTTGCTGCCAGCTTCACCTCCACGGGACCGGGTTTGACACGGCCCAACTTCCGCTTCAGCTCCTCAATGTCCATACCACCTAGTACGTCGCACCTACGCCAATTTACGACGACCCACTGGTAGCGTGCTCGGGTTTCTATGGCTCGGTGAAACCCGAGGACACGGTCATCCATGGCAACTCGCCGCTACGCCAAGTCACTGGTCACCGAGCCGAACGTCCCGTTCGAGCGCTGGATGGACGAGCTGCGCGGTCAGCACGAGGGCGCGGTCCCGAAGGATCACGTCCACCGGATCGCCAAGACGGTGCTGCGCAAGTGCAATCCGAAGCAGTTCCTCCTATCGCACGCGACCATCGTCGCGTCGGTCGACACGTACGCGCCGAAGCGCGCGAAGCTTGGCCGCCAGATGAACCGCGGCTGCCAGATCGAGGTCCGCTGGCCGGAGTTCCGGATCAAGCCCGAGTGCCTCGACATCGTCAACAACAATGGCGACGCGTGGGAGCGCTCGCTCCTCCTTTCGTCATACCGCACCTTCATCGGCGCGCCCAACTACCTGGAGCACATCCAGCTGCCGGAGCTCTCGAAGGGCTTCATCGTCGACGCCATCGCGCGCGACCTCGGCAAGACGTGCTATATAGACATCCTCGTCGCGACGGACCGCAAGCACACGACACTCGTGAATGACATCGTGTCCGGCAAGATCGCCGCGATGTCGATGGGCTGCATCTCGCTCTTCACGACCTGCACCAAGTGCGGGAACGTGGCGGCGGACGACTCCCAGCTCTGCCCCTGCGTCCAATACGACGGCAAGCGCTCCGCGTTCTCCGATCCGGAGGACGGGTTCGACACGATCGTCGCCGAGATCATCGGTCACGTCTCGGTGCCGAACTCCAACCAGTTCATCGAGGCTTCGTGGGTCCGGCAGCCCGCGTTCGTCGGCGCGCAGCGCCGCAACTTCCTCAACGCCGACGCCCCTGCGGTCGCTGCGAAGCTGCAGCAGTCCAACCAGGTCTATGAGGTCCGCCAGCTCGTTCCCGAGATGGAGGGCATCAAGAAGGCCGCGCGCCTCAACCTCGCTGCCGAGGGTGATGAGGAGGCTCCGGCGGACGAGAATGCTCCCTCGGACGAGGGTGAGGACGTGGCGCCGTCGGACCTCGACGCTGACGCCGGTGCGGACGAGGGCGGCGACGACAAAGCCCCCGCGGACGACGAGGGCGGCGGCAAGCCGGCGGAGCCGGCCAAGAAGCTGGATCAGTTCATCGAGAAGGCCCAGGAGATGTTCCTGGAGATGCTCGTGAAGGGCCTCGGCGAGAAGCTGCAGCCCAAACCCGAGGACGTCGGTTCCGTCGCGCCGCCCTCCGGCATGAACGTCAGCAAGAACGACAACCTCGTGCGCTCCTCGCAGTTTGACAAGAAGCTGCAGGAGCGCTTCGGTCAGAACCCGGCGCTCGTCCGCTGGGCGTCCCGCGCGTGGCGGATCGTCCACATTGGCGGGGTCGATGCCATCCGGAAGAGCGGCATGAAGCCGAAGGACCTCATAATCCTTTCATGGATTGAGGACCGGCTGAAGGGACGCGAGTACGCGCCCGCTCTCTACAAGCTCGCGATGAAGGTCGGCCCCATCTCCTCATTCCCCAGCGAGACGTCGTTCCTGGCGTCATGCTCCGTGCGAATGGGGAGGCAGCTGAACGACCAAGAGCGCGAGTTTCTGCGGTGGAAGGGCAAAATCTCAGCCCTCGCCCAATTTTAGGTTTCTGATGACCAATCGACACGTAGGAGGCTTTCAAACCATGCGCACGCGTTCCACCTGGACCAAGCCGGAAGGCAGCGAGACGCCCCGCCAGGCGGCCACGCAGCGGAAGGCCGACATCTACACCATGAACCAGGACCACCCGCAGCCGTCCGCGACGGAGTACGAGTCGGGTGACCCGGACGCGTGGGCGGAGACTCCGACGACGAACAAGAACGTCGAGGCGGAGTACGAGGGCGACCACGTCAAGCGCAACGAGCTCGGCTTCGGCGAGTTCCGCGACGACACGTGGAAGCACAAGGACTCCGAGAAGTGGAACGACGGCAAGAAGTACGACAACTCCAAGACCGCGGCCGAGCGCAAGGCTTCGGCGGCGGGCCGCATCGCGCGGGCCCTCCTCCGCACGGAGGACGCGGAGCTCGTTCGTGAGGCGGCCGTCGACCTCATGGCCCTGCCGGACGCCATCCTCGCCTCCACGATGAAGCGTCTGGACAAGGTCTCGCCCGACGCGCTCCCGCAGCACGCGAAGAACCGCCGCGCCTACGCCTGCGTCAAGCTGGCGGCCCGCCTCCTCGGCGACGCGGCGACCGAGCCGAGCGTCGAGTCGCTCGCCAAGACGTTCATGACGGTCGACGATCCGACGCTCAAGTCGATCATCTCGTCCGTCGCCTCGGCCCAGGCCGAGCGCAACAAGCGCCTCGCCGCCGAGGGCGACGAGGAGGAAAAGGACGACAAGACCGCGCAGGTCCAGTCCACCGCCGCCCCCGAGGGCGACGAGGAGGACAAGGACGACACGACCGCGCAGGTCGACGCGACCGCGCAGATGGACGAGACCGCCCAGGTCGACGCCACCGCTTCGCCCGAGGGCGAGGACGACGGCGGCGAGGACGACGGCTCGGCCGAGGCGCACGGCCTCTCTCCCCAGGAGATGGGCCTCCTCGACGACATGCTCACCCAGGAGATGGGCGGAGCTCCGGCTCCGGCCGGCGGCGACGCCGACCTGATGTCGATCTTCACGCAGCCGGCCCCCGCGGCCCCGGCGCCGATGGCGCCTCCCGCGGCTGCCTGCCCGCCGGTCGGCATGCCGATGGCAGCGTCGGACGCTGGCGGACTCGACGTCGGCGGCATCTCGTTCGAGGACGACGACGACGCCGAGGCTGCGGCCCCGGTTCAGCTCGCGTCCGTCGCGGACCTCTTCTCGGACGACCCCGAGGTGCAGGCCCAGCGCCAGATCCGCCAGGCGCACCACGAGCAGGTGCAGCGCGTCGCGGCGGGCTACCAGGGCATCGGCCGCACGGCCTCTGCCGGTGGCGCCAAGAAGGTGGGCAAGGTGCAGCCGGACAAGGCCAGCGCCGCCCAGCAGCTGGAGGCCCTCTGGGACCGTCCCGGCCTGTGAAGCTTCGCTGAGTCCGGCCTCACCCGCGAGGGGAGGCTGGCCAGCAAAGGATACCAGATAGAGGATACCAGAACAGTCAACCAGGATTCTGGAGGAACGGGTCGAAGGCAAGACGGTGGAAACGAAGGGTGGACGGGCTCGCGGAGGCAACTCCGGACTGAACCCACGCCCCGAGCGGAAGCCGGCGTGATCTAAGGCGCCGTCCAAAGGGAGACAGGAGAATCACAATGGGCATTGGTGGACAAGCTTCAGGCGATCATCGCCTCAGCGCCGGCGCCCTGCGTGTCCTCTACTCGCTGATCAAGGACACGATCCCTGTCCTTGCGGCGGACGGATTCACGCAGAGCAACCCCAACGTAGTCACGGCTGGGGCGAACAAGTCGACCACGATCCCGACGAACGTCAAGAAGGGCGTTCTCGGTGGAAGCGTGGCCTTCACCCGTCCCGACGTCGGTGCAAACACCGTCGGCGGAGCGGTCCTCGTGGGCGGCAACTACGTCGCTGGGACGCGGCCCCTCGGCCTCTTCCTCAACGACGCGGCCGGCAACGCGTTCGAGAACACCCCCGCGGTGGCCTCGGGCAAGGCGCCGTACATCGAGGGCGGAGCCGTCGGCTCCAAGCTCTACGAGACGCAGCGTCAGATCGGCGGTTCGACCGCCCTGACGTACGCGATCGGCGACCGTCTCTACGCGTCGGTCAACGGCTACCTCACGAACCGCTGGCAGGACTCGTACGAGGCCCAGTGGATCACGACGGCTGCCACGGGCTCCGGTGGAGCTGGTGCGGCCATCGAACCCGACGTCACCTGCATGGGTGTCGTCCTCGCGCCCCCGGACGCGAGCAACGCCGAGCTCTTCCTGAAGCTCTACCTCTGAACGGGAAAGGAAAAAGGTAAACACCATGAACCCGTTTGGAGTACAGGTCGTCGACAACACCATCAAGGAGCGCATGGTCGACTCCTTGATCGGGACCAGCAAGGGCCGCAAGATCCTCGCCGCGTCCATGATCCAACCGCTGCGTGACCGCCGCGACTACTCGTCCGTCGGCCGCAAGACGTTCCTCGTCGAGCAGCTCCCGGACGGCGCCCAGGCCGTCTACGACAAGGATCCGGACGTCATCGCGTACGTCATCGGTGAGGAAGGTGAGTCGATCACCGCCCTCGCGAAGCCGCGCCGCGTGCACTTCCCGCTCTTCGAGATCGCGGCCCTCCCCAAGGCCCCGCTCACGCAGATCAAGGAGCGTCGCTACGACCTCCTGAAGCGCATGCAGGACCTCGGCAAGGCGCAGATCCAGGCTGCCGAAGACGACCGCGTCTTCAGCATCATGGACGCGATCGCCGTCAACGGGTTCGACTCGATCCCCGGCGGCACGAACCCGGACATCCCGGTCGTCGCGCCGATCTCGCCCGCCATCCTGGCGGACGCGTTCGCCGAGATCGAGGAGCACGACCTCCGCGTCGCCCGCGTTTACATGAACGCGAAGGACTACGCGGACATCCGCAAGTTCGGACGCGACGTCCTCGACATCGAGTCGCAGGCGACGCTCTGGAAGACGGGCATGATGGCGACGGGCTGGAACGCCCAGTTCATCGTCAGCCGCCTCGTCCCGGCGGGCGTCGTGTACTGCTGCTGCGAGCCGGAGCACTTCGGCCGGATCCCGGTCCGGACGGAGCTCACGGTCCTCAGCGCGGACAACCCGGAAGAGCGCACGATCGGCTTCTCGATGTTCGAGCAGCTCGGCATCGGCGCCTACAACCCGAAGGGCCTCGTCCGCCTCATCGTCACCCGCTGACGCTGAGCTGACGACCTGGAAGGTCGAACTGAGCCCCGGCTCCCGAAAGGGTCCCGGGGCTCAGCCGTATCCGGGGTAGCGTGCCGGATGAGCCGCCTCCGAAGCCAGCTGCTTGAGCTTGGGTCCTATGCGGAGCGCTTCCCCGGCGCCAAGCTGGTGTTCGTGGTCCCGCTGTCGAGCCTCGCTCCGAACGGGACGGCGGAGGTAGTCAGCGTCCGCGGCGACTGGACGGTGGCCGTCGTCGAGGACGCGGAGCTCTCGGGCGTCGTATCCTCCGCCGGTCCAACCTTCACCGCGGAGGACGGGCTGGAAGCCGTCACCTTCGACGTGCGCGCGAAGGTCCCGAGTGAATAAGTTCTGGGCTTACTACCAATTGTATCCGTCGGCCTCGTAAATGTCGAGACTTGGTCTGTAGTCGCCGCCACAGGAGGCCAACACATGGCTACAGCGACTGCGACGAACGGCAAGGCGACGAACGGCAAGGCGACGAACGGCAAGCACGCGGCCGGTCCCGTCCCCCGTAATCTTTCAACTCAGGTCGCCAAGGAGCGCGGACAGGAGGTGGTCCGTCCCGTCGAGCGCGTCGACCCCGAGCGCTACCTGCCGAAGCTCGTGACCATGCTGGTCACCATCAAGGGCGTGAGCCCCCTGCTCGTCGAGAACTTCAACACGAAGACGAAGAATCAGATGCTCGCCAAGCACAAGGGCGAGGCTCAGGAGAAGAAGGCCGCCAAGAACGTCGAGGAGCTCTTCAGGGGGAGCAAGTACCTCGACGCCAGGGGTAAGGACTGCTTCCCCTGCGGTCCCATCCGCGCTGCCATCATCGGCGCTACCCGCCTGACGGACACCGAGAAGATGACCACTCTCAAACAGGCCATCTTCGTCGAACACCCCAAGGACTCGATGTCCGACCTTCTTCCCCTGTCCTTCTCGAAGTGCCTGTCTCAGGAGGACGTCACCCGCAACGCGAACGGGCAGCCCGACATCCGGATCCGGGCGTGCTATTACGACTGGAAGCTGACCTTCAGGGTCAACGCCGTCCAGCACGTGCTCTCGACGGAACAGCTCCTCCAGCTGATCTCCCATGCCGGCCTCGGCGGCATCGGCGGGTGGCGCCCGAGCGGCAAGAAGGGCCTCGGCGGGATCTACGGGAGGTTCGAGATCGACAGCATCGAGTAGTATGCTGGCCGATACCCGTGACGGGGTCGCAAATTGCGACCCCGTTGTCGTACCGATCTCCGGATTGGGCTGGACTGGCTCGGGCAGGAGCGGCTGGATCGGATAGGAACGGAGACGCGCGGAGCGGGAAGGCTCGGAGGGGACCGGAGTGGCCGGAATGGAGCGGAGTGGAGAGGAGAAGAGAGGGACGGAGGGGAGAGGCATGGACGGGAATGGCCGGATAGGAGCGGTGCCGCGCGGAATGGAGAGTCCTGGAGAGGGCTGGAGTCGGTGCGATTGGTGAGGTGAGGAGAGGAGCGGCCGGAACGGCTGGACGGGAGCGGCCCGGAGTGGACCGGATAGGCTAGGAAAGTAGCGGAAGGGATCGGCTGGAGTCGATAGGAGTGGCGCGGCGCGGAACGGAATGGGGAGGTCGCGAGCGGAGTGGCTGGAAAGGAACGTTGTGGAGCGGCCCGGGAAGGGATGTGCAGGACAGGAACGGCTGGACTGGACCGGAGAGGCTGGGTAAGGATAGGACCGGAGCGGAGCGGACTGGACTGGAATGGCCGGACTGGAGTGGAGCGGACAGGCCGGGACGGGTTCGGATTGGACAGGACCGGAATGGCCGGATAGGGAAGGCTCGACATGAAGAAGATCAACACTGTGAAGGCTGACGAACTCCCCCTGGCGGGGGGCGACGACGAACCGGTGGCGGAGTTGTCTGACCTACAACTGTGGGTCAAAGCTCGGGACGCATGTGAAAAGAAGCTCGGTCGGCTGCCGAGCAACGAGGACATGGTAGACTTTGCCAAGAGCAAGGACGGCAAGTCCATCCGGCACATGTTCCCGTTCGACGATCTGCAGCGCAGTGCCCGCAAGCATTGGATTTATCTCGCCGGGTGCTACACGCGCCAGGCCACCATCATCTTCGCTTCTGACCCTAAGAAGCAGCCCACGCGCGTCCGTGCGCTGCACGTCGTCAAGGGTTCCGACGGCAGAAAGGGAATCGCGACGCTCGCCCAGGTCGTCAACACGAAGGACTACTCCATACAGGTGTTGGAGGAGGCCCGAGCGTCCATGCTCACTTTCCAGGCGAAGTACGAGCAACTGCTTCAGGTCATCAAGAACCGGTCAGTCAAGGCGAAGCTCTCCGCTGCTCTGACTCATGTCACGAAGGCTGCGAAGGCCCTTCAGTAGTCGTGGACCTGCTTGACGAGCTCCTCGCGGCAGATGGCGACGCCCTGCCTGCGCCAGACCTTTGACCGGATCTTTCCGCTCGACGAGGCCGTTATCTCCGCCCCGCAGATCTTGCAGGCGTATCGCTGCCGGTAGGTCGTCCTGCGGTCCTTGTCCTGGACCTGCATGGGCTCGCCCTTGCGCTCCCAGCAGTGCTTCCACTCGCCCTTGGCCACACCGGACCGTACGGTCCTCGGAAAGGTGGCGCCATGGCGAAGAAGATCAACGCGAAGAAGGACACCGTGAAGGTCGCGCGCGACACGCGTGACGGCAAGTTCGTTCCGAAGGACCAGCTGAAGAAGCGTCCGGCGACGACGATCGCCCAGACAGTCAAGAAGCCGGCGAAGAAGAAGGGCAAGTAGCCCGGCGCGGATGTCGAGTCCGGCCGGGCCTGCCAGGGTCAGCGCTTCTTCGAGGGCTCTTTGTCGTGACCCGTGGCCCCGCGCTTCTCGTGGTACGCCTCGCCTCCGAGGCGCCCGATCTCGGACATGTGTTCGCGGTCTGAGCTCGTGACCTCTCCTCCGTGCTTGGCTCCGGCGAGGACCTTCTCCCCGATGCTTTCACCCGAGCTTCGACTGGACGAGCGGCCGGCCCCCGCCCGGTTGTTGCCTCCGCTGACGTGGCCTCCCTTGCGGCCGGCCTCACGATGGTGCTCTGTGCTTCCTCCACGACTAGGCATGACTGCCTCCTTTCTGGAGCCCGCTGTCGCATGCGGCATGCCCTCGCTCGACGTGCTCTCCGTCCGTCCTCCGTGCGGTCACGCTGCGCCGAGGGCATTCAACGGCCGCACGCCGCGTGGCGCCCGTGTGAAGGTCCTTGAAGGCCATCCTCGGCGCGGGACGACTCCGCTTCCGGCGTAACGTCCCGCATGCTTTTCCGGCTCCACGCGCTCTTGAGCGGGCACCTCCAGGACATGCTCTCCGACCCATCCCATCCCTGGAAGACGGTCGACGTCACCTACGAGGATCCGCACGTCGAGCGGGTCTGGACTCAGTGGGGAGAGGAGCGCGTGAACCTCCACCGCATCCATCCGTGCACGAAGCCGCCGCTCTTCCACCCGCACCCCTGGCCGAGCGCGATGCTCATCTGCTCCGGCGTCTACATGATGGGTGTCGGCCGCTCGGACTCCGGCGGAGTCCCGGACGAGGTTGCCCGCCTCAAGCTCACGCCGGGCGCCCAGTACGAGATGATCGACCCGCACGGCTGGCACTGGGTGCAGCCCCTCGACCTGCCGGTGATGTCCGTGATGGTGACGGGCAAGCCCTGGAACCTTCCCAGCGGGTTTCCGCGGCACGGGAAGGGGCACGTCCACGCGGACCTCAGTGACGAGGCTCGCGACGACATCCTCGGCTGGTTCCGCCGGGAGCTCGGAGTCTTCCCGAAGTGATCGACGTCGAGAAGGCCGTCATGGAGATGGTGGAGGGTTCGGGCTACGTGCTCGTTCCCGGCGCGTTCGACCCGCGTCCCGCGCTGTCCGCCGTCACCCCGGTCGTCGACGACTGGGTCGCGCGCGGCGGCCCGACGGTCGATGGCGGCTACAAGCCGGACGTGATGCTCCTCACCGACGTGCAGCGCCTGATGATCACGCCCTGGGTGAGGGAGGTCGGCCGCGTCCTGCTCGGCTGCCAGCCCGGATTCGGCTCGCTCATCGTCAACTCGGTGCCTCCGGGCTCCCCCGGCATGGGGGCCCACGTCGACTCGCCGTACGCGCAGATGACCGACGCGGAGCTCGCTGAGGAGCGCCCCTGCCTGTGCCTTCAGATGATCTGGTACCTGGAGGACGTCGCCGAGGACTTTGCCCCGACGGCCGTCGTCCCCGGGTCGCAGCTCCGGCGCGCGCGTCCGGGCCGGGACTTCTGGGATCAGGCGGTCCCAGTCCTCGTGAAGGCTGGGACGCTCTTCCTCTCTCACGGCGCCCTGTGGCACGCGACGATGCCGAACCGGACCTCCCGCTATCGTCCTGCCATCATCTCGAAGTACTTCCCGGCCTGGTGTCGGCCTCCGTGGAACCCCTTCTGCCACCTTCCGCCGGGCATCCTGCCGGAGATGGTGGACCTGCTCTACCCCGCGGGGACCGGACAGCCGTTTATGACGCCCAGGGTTGAATGAGCTCGTTCGACCTCGACCACTTCCGCAAGCTCCCGACCGTGCGGGAGATGATGCAGTACCTCAAGGCGACGTGCACCAAGCTCGGAATGGGCGCCGCCCGTGACGCCTATGACACCGGCCTTGGATACTGCATCAAGATCGGCCCCGACCCCGCCGCGAAGGCGCAGAACAAGAACGAGCACCGCGTCTTCGACAGCACGGGGAGCCGCCTGGTCCCTGAGGTCCTCGACCACGCTCCCGACTTTCGCTGGATCGCCGCCGAGACGGTGAGGCCCATTAGGTCGAAGGAGGAGCTCGACACGGCCATCACGACCAGCTCCGACTGGCTCGTCGAGGACCTGGCGGACCTGCACAAGAAGGTCCGGAGTGCCAAGGTCCCCACTGGCTCGGCCTGGCTTGACGACCTCATCGACCTCGCTCGGTCCGCCGACCTCAAGGTCGACGAGCTGCATAAGGGCAACTGGGGTATGAACTCCGACGGAGTTCTCGTCGTGCTCGACTCCGGGAAGTAGCCCTCAGAGGGACTGGATGGCGACGACCGTCGCCCACTCCCGGACCTCGTGGGGCCATTCGTCCGGCCACTGAAGGACCAGCTCGGCGTCCGCCGGGGTGAGCCGGGCCTTCCACGCCTCCCAGTGCGCGGCCGTGATGAGCCCGGCGCCGTGCAGTTCCGCCATCATCTGAGGAGTCCCGTGTCCGACGACCATGTCCACCGCCCCGTCGAACTTCTCGCCGTCGACGAGTCGTTCGCAGATGGTCGCCAGTCCGCTGACGGATGGTCCCCCGCTCCGGAGGTCTTCCTTCATGCAGAGGTTCAGTAGCGACACCTTCGACTCTTTTTCCGCCTGCGTCATCGATGGACCTTCGCCGGATCGCTACGCGCGTCGCCCAGCACTTTACGGCCGGCGGACCGGAGTCCCTGGACGGCCTCCACGGCGTCCTGAAGGGCATCCGCGTGGTTCAGGGCCAGGGCCAGGAGGTCATCGAGCTGGTCTCCGGCACCGAGGTCGTAGGCCCGGAGCTGGAGAAGGTGAACGCCGCCATCTCCCAGTTCTCCTCGAAGTGGGGTCCGGCGGTCAAGGAGATGCAGTCCGAGGCGAGCACGCTCGTACGGTCTGTCGGTGACTCCGTCGTTCGCAGCCGCCGCGGGAGGATCCGCGGGTAACCCTTTCATGCGGGCATCCGAGCATGGGTAAAGCGTGTCCGAGCATGGGGGTCGCCTGCGACTGCGGGCACCAGTGTGACTGCAAGTGCGGATGTAACGCCACCCAGTCGTGCCAGTGCGGGCCCGGATGCAAGTGCGCCTGCCCGTGCGCCAGCAAGGACGTTCCCATGGGACCTGACCGCCTCGCCTCAGAGCTTCGCGCAATCGCCGACGGGATCGACTCGGCCGAGAGCCCCGACCGGAACAAGGTCTGGCTCGCCGTTCGCTCCCTCCTCGCGTCCGTCGAGGGCCGCCTCCCCGTCCGCCGCGCCGCGGTCCAGACGCCGGGCATCATGGCGAAGAAGCCCCAGATGGACCAGCAGATCCTGGAGCTCGTCCTCAGCCACCTCGACGTCGACGACACGCGCGTCCGTGAGCTGATGCCGGTCGAGGACCTCGTGGCCCAGGCCGTCTTCGACGCGACCAGCACCCTCGCCGAGTCGCTCGCCGAGCTGGAGACCGAGTACGGCTACGGCTTCGACTGGACCGAGGAGGCCGAGGAGCCGCCGGAGGAAGAGGAAGTCCCCGCGATGGGTGAGCCTGCTCTTCCGCCTCCCGAGCTCGACAAGCTCCCCGCGGAGCCGAAGGACGACGAGGACGACTGACCCGTAAGTTGTCCGGGCCGCCCTGTAAGCTGCGGCCTGATGGCGAAGTTCGAGGATCTGCCGCTTCACTCCTTCGGCAACACGGTGCAGATGGCCGGGGCCGTCTACGTCGGCGACGGCAAGTCGTACCTGTTCGTCTTCCCCGACGAGTCGCTGGAGGGAGAGCTCCAGCACGTGCACATGTCGCTCGACGACTGGAAGGCGCTCGTCCGCCAGACCGACCTCATCGACATGGAGGTCCTCGTTCAGCAGCCCGACGGGTCTGTTCGGAAGGCAATCTACCGCAAGAGCGAGCGCCAGATCGACCAGGGCGTTACCTGGGCCGTCTTCCGCCGCGACTCGTATTCCTGCCGGTATTGCGGCAAGAACGACGTCCCGCTGACGGTGGACCATCTGGTCCTGCACCACGAGGGCGGTCCGAATACGGAGGAGAACCTCGTGTCGGCCTGCCGGAAGTGCAACAAGGTCCGCGGTGACGTCCAGTTCGCCGACTGGCTCCGTCATCCGCACTACGTCAACGTGTCCCGCAACCTGAGCCCTCAGGTGCGCGAGCTGAACGCCTCCCTCGTCCCGACGCTCGACAAGATCCACCGGGTCAAGGTCAAGACGCGATGAACGGGCCGTCAGGTCCGAAAGGGCCGCAGGGCGCGACGGGGCCGCAGGGGCCGCGCTTTGCCGCTATGGGCGAGCCCGAGGAGGTGGCGCGGGAGCGCTACGCCCGGGAGCAGATGCAGAATCGGTTCCGTCAAGAGGGGACGCAGACGAAGCGGTTCCCCATTCAACGCGAGCCCGTCGAAATGCACTCGGTGCAGGGCAACCTGGTGGACGACCCCGTGCGTCCGGGCCCGGAGATCGCTCAAGAGGCCGAGAAAAAGATTTCGACCTTCTTCAAGGCTACGACGCACTTCCGGGCCGGGCTCCCGGTGTCCTGTCCGTTCTGCCAAGCCGCGATGGTCGTCCGCCTCCGCGGTCGCGATGGTCGCGCCTTCCTGGGATGTACGCGCTTCCCGAATTGCAGCGGCTCCTGGGACATCCCGGACGCGGCGCAGACTGAGGCGGTGAAATGGGAGCGCGCGATGATGACGCCCGCGCACACGCAGGCGATGATGCCCAGGTCCGAGGCTGACGAGCGCGCCAGGATGACGGCTGATCAAGTCGCGGACATGATGTACATGGAGGCGGCCAAGAAGGACGCCGACTTCGTCACCAGCGTCAGTCCTGGGATGCCGTCCGGCGTGATTACGGAGATTCGCGGCGGCACCGCGTACGCTGGCGGACAGGCGGTCGGGAAGGTCATGAAGGACGCGATCGACGAGGAGCTGGAGAAGGTTCCGGCGAGGAAGAGAGGCAAGGTTCCGATGAAGGAAGCAGTGGACGAGGCAATGACGGACGCTCCGTCAAACAGCCTGAAGGCGCGCCTCGCGCGCAGCGCGAAGAAGGCCCCGTACCGGGTCGCCCGCATGCGGGCCCTCTCGGAGGGCAGGAAGGCTATCCTCGCCGCCCTGAAGTCGCGCGTTCAGCCGGCGACCTTCGACCTCGTCGAGGCATTCCTCGACACGGACGCCGGACAGGGCGCCATCATCGGGCTCATCGGCCTCGCCGGCCCGTACACTCCCAAGCTCGGCCAGAACAAGCACGTGCAGGCCATCTGCGAGGAGTTCCTCGACGAGGGCGTCGCGAAGGGGGCCAACGAGGTCTTCGGCCTTCTTGGCCTGATCCTGGAACCCGTGCTCAAGAGCGTCATGTCGTCGCTCCCCGAGGTCAACGAGATCGCCGACAAGGTGGTCCCGAAGCGGCGCAAGAAGCGCATCGCTCCGGACGTCCGCGTGTCCGGCCGCGAGCGCGAGTCGCACCCGGAGATCCAGGACGAGGAGGAGTCCGAGGCGCGTCCGAAGAACGCCCTGCGGGCCGTCCACGCGCGATGATCACGCCTGAGCTCGAAAAGCAGCTGGAGGCCGCGGAGAAGTCTGGCAAGACTGTCGCCGCGGTGGTGATCCTCAAGCCGACGGTGAAGGCCTCCAAGGTCCCGAAGTTCGTCCGCGAGCTGCTCGCTGGCGTCAAGGACAAGGGCGAAATCGGCGTCTTCACCATCTTCGAGAAGCTCGGTTCGTTCTCTCTCGTTGCCTCACCCGCCGTGTTTCGCGCCATCGACGGCAACCCCGAGGTGTGGCGCATCACGCCGAACCAGGGCTGAACTGTAACTCTCGATACGGAGACGAAGACCATGTCGGAACAGACGATCTCTCAGGCCCTGCGCCAGGTGAAGAAGCTCAAAGGCCGTCTCGCGGAGGCGACCTCCCGCGCGGCCGGCGCGGTCTCGCACGTCGAGGGTCAGACGCCGGCCTTCACCTTCAACCAGTCGCTGGAGCAGGCGAACAAGCTCCGCGCGGACCTCATCTCGCTCGTCTCGCAGATCCGTGTGACGAACGCGCTGACGACGATCGAGCACAACGGGAAGAAGCTGACGCTCACCGAGGCGGTCGCGAAGCTGGAGGACCTGAAGGGCGAGATCGCCTGGTTCAAGGGCCTTCCCGTGAAGGCCCAGGACCATACGAACGAGACCGACTGGAGTTACGAGTCGGGCCAGCGCGTCCAGGTGACAGTCCGCTGGACATGTCACTTTCCGGAGGCGAAGCGAGCCGCCGAGGTCGAGCGGCTCCAGGACATCTTCGACCGCCTCAACGACGCGGTCGAGAGGGCAAACCACGCGACGGTTCTCCGTCCTGTCGCGTGAGGGCTAGGGGGCGGAGGGAAAGGTCAGGATGAAGGCGGTCGCCGGCCCTGTCCCTTCGGGGGTTCGGTCGGATTCAGTCTCCGCAAGGGGACTACAATGCGAACCACTACCGGCAAAGCAAGCCGTCAACGGTTAGACTTCGTCAGCGCTCAGCTCTAAGCACAAAGCTCGAAGTCACCCGGCGTTCATCCGCCGGGGTCAGCATTCACACAAACCGCCCTAGTCCTTTCCGGAACCTCCGTCCCCTGGGTTTTTCCAATGAGCTATCCCGAGGGCGACATCCTTCCGTTCAAGATGACGGCTGAGCAACGGCGGACCGCCATCGAGAAGAGCAAAATCCGCTCGCCCGAGTACGACGGCGTCCAGCTGTTTCGGGCCAAGCCTGAACCCAGGGTTCCCAGGCCTCCGGCGGAGCCTCCGGAGGAGCGGGTCCTGACCCGAACCTGCTCTTGCTGCGGGAGCAAGGTGAGGGTCAAGCGCGTCCGGTCTGCGCGACGCCCTCCGGCACCGCCGCAGAAGCGCTGGTGGCTCTACTACGGCCCGGGCCGCATGACGGGCGGTTTCCGGACGAAGCAGGAGGCCAAGAACTGGTACCTCAACGGTGGAAGATGACGGTGGACGTGAACGGCCACCTCCTTGAGGTCGGCGACACGGTCGAGGTCGTCAACGCTTCCGCAGCCCAGAAGGTCGGTCTTCGGGCAAAGGTTGTCGCCTTCCGAGGACCTCCTGGTCATGTGGATATGCGCTGGAACGAGCACTCAAGCGGGGGTGCCAACGGCTGGATAGTCAAAGGCGAATACGTTCGGTTCGTAGAGCGCCCTGGTCACGACTGCGTCTTGTGTGCTGTGGCGCACGTCCACGGCCTGTAAGCTGCCACATGGCGGACAAGGACCGGCTCCGGCGCCGTAACACGCGCCTGAAGGTAGAAGCGCTCAAGTATCGGGCGGCGCTCCAGCAGATCGCGCAGTGGGACGTCCTCAACCCTCCGCGGTCGGATCTTCTCGCGGACCTTCCTTGGCTCAAGCAGCTCGTTGACGACGCCCTCGCCGGCCCGAGCTCCCTCGGCTCCTCCTGATGGAGGTCCTCTTCACGAGCGAGCGCACGGTCCGGATGGCCGACGAGATAGTCGACTACCTCCTTGGACCGCGTCTATGGATTCCGCAGGCCGACTATCCGGACTATGGCGACTGGGTCCAGAAGGTTTGGTCCCAGCTCCAATCTGAGGAGAAGCGCGCCCTCGTCGCCGTCTGCCGCCGTCGCGTCGTCGGCGCCGTCGTCTACCAACCCCATCGCGCACTGCCGGGCGTCCTGGAGGTCAAGAACCTCACCGTCCGGCCCGACGCGCAGGGGCGTCACATCGCCAGCTTCCTGTTACGTAACGCAGAGGTCGAGGGCGCGCGGGACTTCGGCTCTCGCGAAGTGACGCTCGACGCGAAGGCGCGCAACGCGGCCATTCGGGCGTTCCTCCTCCGGAACGGGTACTCCGTTTCCGGCCTCCGGGATCTCTACGGCCTTCGCGCCGGGGACGACGTCGTCTTCTGCAAGCCTCTCAGCACCCCGTCCAGGTGAACCCGTGGAGGAAGCCGTGATACCCGGTCACGGCGATGGACCCGGCGCCCGCTGCGCACGTGAACCCGTTCTTGTCGACGTGGAGCGTCCCGTCCTCCAGCGAGCCGGTCTTCACCCAGCAGCGGTGGGTCCTCTCCTCCGGCATCGTGCAGTTCGAGGCGCGGCCGTCGATGTCCCATGAGCTGCCGTTCGGGAGCATCGCCCAGACGTGCACGCCGTCGCAGTTGTCCCAGTACGGGCACTCCCGGTTGCCGTGATACTCCATGCGGTAGACGTCCCCGGGCTCGGGTGAGCCGGACGCAGTGTCGTAGAGGCGCGACGGGAACACCTGCCGGACCAGGCGCACTGCCCTGGCCCCGACGACGTTCGGCTCCGCCTCCGCGGCCGGGACCGGCGCTCCGCACGAGTCGCACGCGGTCGGCCACTTCTCGGCCGGATAGTCCTCGACCTTGCCGAAGATGTCGTACTCAGTCTCCCCGAGCTTGTCGGCGATGTGCGCGTACGCGTTGTGAACCCCCGGGTTCCCCTTGCCGTACGAGCTCGGGCAGGTGTTCAGATACTCGACTGACGGATGCCCGACGTCGCACTCGTCACACTTCGTGATCTCCTTGCAGACGATCGTGTCCCAGTAGATCCTGAGCCGCCCCCGGATTCCGACTTGCTTGATGAAACGGGCCCTCATCGCCACCTCCGTAGATCCCGACACACAACAAGTACAATGTCCGGATGGAGCGCCCGTACGACACCAAGGAGGGCATCGAGACCTACCTGACTGACCTGGAGGGCCTGAACCGCCTTATCAAGGACCGTCATGACGCTGGCTACCTCCGAAAGGAGCGTCTCCACGACTGGGTCGTCCTCGGTCACTGGCATACGGACACCTGCGGGAACTTCGGCGACTGCACGTTCCAGGACGACCGCTACAAGCCCATGGAGATCGACCCGGAGAAGTTCACGCTTCCGCCCGTCGTTCCGCGCGAGGACGTCTACAAGCTCTTTCACGTGCACAGCATGGTGACCAGCGGAACGCGGTGCTGCGTCCCTCCCGTGCGAGTTCAGTGCACCGAGTGCGGTGAGCGCTGGACTGTCAAGAACGCCCATGACGCGACCTACAGGTCTGAAACCGCGCCCGTCGACCTGGCTCCGTTCGTCGGCAGAACCTACAAGGACCTTCGGGACTTCCTGAAGCTCAAGACGGACGCGGACTGGTTTCCGGACTGGGAGCTTTCCGTCCGTCACGAGCGCTTCGTCGACAAGACTCCGCATCCGACGATCGGGAACGGGGATTACCCGGTCAACAAGCTCGGATGGGTGAGCGTGAGGGACTGGGTTCGCATGAAGCCGGAGGAGCGCCTGGAGAGGTTCGGCAAGCACGCCGGCTCCCTCCCCCTCCTCGATCCGGACGATCCGCTGAGCTACGTCTTCCAGGAAGGCGACTACGTCTACGCGAACGTCTTTCGCTATTCGCACAAGCGCTGCTTCCGCCTGAGGAAGAGCCGGGACTCACGGGACTACTACGTCCAGATCTTCAAGGACGCGGGCCTCCCCGACCCCGTCACGCGCGAGGTGCCGAACGAACGCTGCAGCCAGGAGTGCTGCATGCCGTGGCAGGTCGGGGAGTTTGCGTTCGGGGAGATCAAGGTTGGATGGCGGTCCAGCGTCATCAGTATCGACTGGTCCGGCCTTCGAGGTAAGCCCGACCTGTCGTCGCTCTTCACCGACGTCACTTCGACGAAGTGGCCGCACGGTGTGCACGCCAACACGCGCGACGAGGCGGTCGAGTACCTCAAGCGGATCAAGATGTACCTTGATGCCGGCTTCCGGTGCAGCTTCAAGGAGTGTCCGGAGCCTCCCGCGCAGTACTTCCTGGAGACCGCCGATCCCTCCTCACACCTGGAGATCCGGTGCAGGCGTCACGCGGTGGACTCGGCGAAGCTGGAACACGAGGTCACCTTTTTGGAGGCCGTGACTCACACGGTCCACAAACTGTAGGATCGACTCAATGCCCAAGGACGACCATCTCGAACTCGCCGGAACCATCAAGGAGGCCCTCGGAGGGGGCCAGTACGAAGTGACGCTCGACGAGGGCGGCAAGGTCATCCGGGCGCGGCTGTGCGGCAAGATGAAGCAGTTCCGCATCCGGGTCATTCCCGGCGACAAGGTCAGGGTGGCGGTCAGCCCTTACGACACCACCCACGGCATGATTACGTTCAGAGAGAAGTTGAGATGAAGTACTTTCGCAGAGAGCCCGGCGAGCGCGTGGTCGAGGTGAAGAGTGTTCACCTGACCGAGCTGCAGAACGACGGGCGCTGCGATACCTGCAACCGTGATTTGAAGGCCGGCGTTCGCGTCGTCGGCAAGGTCGTCGAGGTCCGGAAGGGCCCTCTCGTCGGAGCCCGCTTCTCGCCGACCTGCCTCGTCTGCGCCGACCTGAACTAGTCGGTCTCGGGGTACTGGCGGTCGTCCTTGGTCTGGGCCGGGGCGGGGATCGCGCTATCGTCCCACGTGCTTTCGTTCGTGTGGATGACGCGGACGTTCATCGGCCATCCCGACGGCTCCAGGCGCTCGCGGACGAAGCTCCAGGCTTTGCCCTCGTCGTGGAACACTCTTGCGACGGTGCCCTTGTTGATTGGAGGGTCCCAGAGGACCACCCAGTGTTCGTCAGCCGTCACCGGGCGTCACCTTCACGTCGACCGCGTCGAGGTGCGGGGCGATGAGCTTGTTGAGGACCTGCTTCTCCTCACCGTCCCGCGCAGGCTCGCCGGAGAGCTCCCACACGCCGTCGAAGGCGCGGTCGACGAAGACGAACACCCCGTCGAAGTTGATGATGGCTCGGGCTTCCCCGAACGAGTGGACGACGTCGTGCTCCTTGCCGTCTACGGTGACCTTCATGCCTCCCGGGAGGGAGAAGAAGTCTAGGTCTTGCAGACCGTGTTGCCCCACTTGCCCGGCTGCGGGAGGCGCTCGGAGCGGACGGCCACCCCGGCCACGATTGCTCCGGTTCCCTGGTAGGACTTCGCCCGGCGACCGCAGGCTTCCTTGAAGATCGGGAAGTAGAACCGGTCGTTGCCCGAGATCACCTCAGTCATGATGACGTGGTGGGTGATGTTTTGGTGGCACTCGAACACGCCCGCCAGCAGGTCCCAGAGGGACCGGCGGGTCGACACGCCCCTCTGCCTCCACGAGTCGGACAGCCTATCCCACTCCCGGAGGGCGAAGCTCGCCATCCTGCGAGCTTCCGGGCTCTGCGACTCCTGCTCCACCCTCTGAAGCCACTCGATTGCCGTCTCCTGAGCGTTCATCGGCATCTGTCACCTCCTTGCGGACCGCGGCGAAGCAGTCCGGTCCTTTCAAGACAATGTGCGGTTTCCCGCGAAGCGTCGTCTCTCCGACGGCCTCGTACGCTGCGACGTCGACCATTTTCTCGCGCCACTTCTTCTCGGCCGCGAGCTTCCAGTTCTTTCCTTCGAAGACGAGGTAGTGGCCGAACTGGGTCCGCGACGGCGGAGGCGGCTCGGTGACCGGTAGCTCTCCGTACATGTAGTCGCACTGCTCCAGGTCAGGCCCCTCCTGGCGCGTGAGGACCCACTCGGCGCCCTGCGCGTCGACGCGCCACGAGCCGACGACCTGACCCTCCCGGTTCTGAATCAGGTGCTTGCCGACCAGGTCGACCTGGCCGCAGAGGACGAACACGCGGCACGTGGCGGTGTCTCCCTCGATGATCGCGCTCTTGACCGTGCAGACGAGGCTGTCCATGGTTCCGCGCAACGTTACACTTGACAGCGGACGCTCCGTATATTTTGTTTTCTGTACGGTAACGGTATATACGTGCACAATCGCGGAACTATCGTCGACATCGTCAGCGGCAAGACAGTTGCTCTTACTCCTGAGGAGCGGTGTGTCCAGCTTCTGGCGAAGTGGCTTCTCTCCCTCGGATATCGGAAGGAACAACTCCAAACTCATCCTCAATACCAGATTCCGTCCAGCGACGGAGACTTTTACGCCGACGTAGCCATTTTCGCCGATGAGCGGCGGGATGCTCCACCGCTTGCGATAGCCGAGTGTAAACGGACCGGCAAGGGCCGGACAGAAGGCCTCGATCAACTCCGCAAGTATCTCCGTCGGACCGGCGCAAAGCTCGGATACTGGTTTGACGGCCAGGACCTTGCGCTTGTCGTTAACATTCCCGGCGCCGCCGCCGTCATGGGCTCTTCACTCGGTTCGCTGCCTGAGGCAGAATGTGGGGCCTACATCCGGTCGCGCAGGGAAGCGCTCCAGCAAAATGACTCTTCGTTTTCTCTTCGTCAGGTCGCCGGCCGGCTCGGCGTTCAACCCGCCCATTTGAGCAAGGTGGAAAAGGGTGACGTACCGGCCAGTGACGAGCTTCTGTCCGCCATCGCTAGAGAACTCGGAGAAGACAGAAACGCTCTCTTCATCCGTGCCGGTCGGATCGCTCCCGAAATGCGGGAGATTCTGGTGGCCCGCCCTGACTTCTTCGCTCAGCTCGTCCGCATGCTGGAAGGTATGTCTGAATCCCAACTCAAGGAAGTAACCCGTCGTGTCCGCGACGGTAAATGGTGAACTCCATGCTCGAACTCCTCAACGACACGCTCGTCTTCTCGTTCCCCGAGATCCACCCCGACGCCCGGATGACGGTCGTCCTTCACCGCACCTTCCGCATCCCCGACGACGGCAAGAGCTACCCGCTGCCGCCGAGCGTGGGCCGCTTTCCGGCGCGCCACGTCGACGACTTCAAGGACAAGGTCCCGGCCAAGTGGCTCGGCCGCGGCGGCGTGATGGTTCCGCTCTATCAGTCCGAGGCGCTCTGGCTGGAGTTCCAGCCGCAGTACTCGAACCTGCATATGCACCACTATCCGTTCGCCGTGAAGGTCGCAACCGGCAAGGTGTCGGCGGTCACCGGCAAGAAGTGGTCGAAGAAGCTCAAGGAGGGCGATTATATGGTCGCTCCGGAGCAGAAGTGGCTGGACGGGTACGTCGTCGAGGACGGCACCATTCGCCAGTTCATCGCCGCGCCGCTCGGCATGGGTGTCACCGCCGAGGAGCAGATCACGGGCAAGGCGGAGTTCGGCGGCCTCCAGATCGAGGTCGTCCCGATGGACCCCGCGGAGTTCGCGAAGCGCTTCCCGAAGCGCCCGCCGCCGCCCCCGTCGCGCGGCTTCCTCCGCGGAGCGGGCCCTATGGGCCGCATGAAGCTCTGCGCGGCCACGGCGACGAAGAAGTCGGCAGGTCCGCTTCCGGGCACGTATTCGGAAGTCAAGACGAGCGGCGGCGTGAACTATTCGTCGAGCGACATCAAGGTCCTCAGCTATGAGGAGGCCGTCGCGAAGCGGCCGGAGATGTACAGCCCGCAGTTCAGCACCGAGACCTTTAGCTGCGACATGAGCCGCGGCGTCGAGTTCAACGGCTCGGACTCCATCGTCGAGGCCCAGGCGCTCAACCTCGACATGGGGCTCGCCGCGGGCGGCAAGATGGTCCAGCAAGTCTTCAAGGACCCGTACGGCCTCGGGGTCTGGAGCAAGACGGCCAAGAGCCGCTGCTTCGTCCACATGTGCAACAGCCTCGGCTGGCAGCACCTGACTGGCGCGCTCCCTCCGCACCCGCCGATGACGGCCGCCCACTACAATGGGAGCCACTACCCCTGGTTCGCGTTCTACGAGGACGGCGCCGCCTCGCACGCGGGGACGGACAAGCTCAAGGGGCTCAAGTCCGTCGCGCAGATCCAGAAGGAGACGCAGGTCCCCATCCTTCCGGAGAACCAGTCGGTCCAGCCGGCGAAGACGGTGGTGCTCAAGTCCTCGAAGTCCGCGGTCCGCGACGGCGTGTGGAAGTGACACGCGTCTTCGCGTACCCTCGGCGTGCGGTGGGCCAAGCTAACTCCGTACTCCGTGCCGCACCGCATCGTCGAGACCTACGAACCGAAGTCGCGCGCGCAGGCGACGACGTACCGGACGCGCTGTGGCCTCGTCCTCTCGCGCGGGCTTTACTTCATGGATGTTCTGGACGAGAAGGAGTGCGCTCACTGCGCTAAGGGCCGGCCAGCTCCGGGCTCTCGCCCTCTCCTCCGGAGATGACCGCGTCCCCGGCGTACGCTCCGACATGTCGCTCTTTGCCGAGCTCTCCGACGTAATGTCCGCCATGACGTCGGATCAGGTCGTGAATGTCTGCCAGAAGTACGCGCTCTTGCTGAAGGACATGGGCGCCGTGCCGTTTCAGGACCGGGACGCGAAGACCCGTGAGGGCCAGCTCAACCACCTGGCCCACATGTGCAACCACACGATCGTCGAGATTCAGGGTGCTACCACGCCCGCCGAGGTCGAGAAGGCCATGCGCTGGCTCGGCTTCATCCAGGGAGCGTTCTTCTCCCTCGGTATCCGCACTATCGACCAAATGCGCGAAGACAACCGGTGAGGATTCGCGTCTTCTCGGACCTTCACTTCGAAGTCCACGCCGACCACGGCAAAAGCTTCGTCGACTCGCTCGACCCGTCCGGGTGCGACGTCGTCGTCCTTGCCGGCGACATTGCCGCCCACGAGTGCCTCTATAAGGCGCTCGACATGTTCTGTCAGAAGTTCGAGCGCGTCATCCACGTGCCCGGAAACCACGAGTATTACTACGCCGGCCGCGGGAAGGTTCACAACACCCTTCAGAAGATCAAGGGCAAGCACTCCGACCGGCTGACCCTCCTCGACCGGGGCATCTTCAGCTGGAAGGGCAAGCGCATCCTCGGCACCACGATGTGGTTCCCCAAGACGCCGGCCGCTGCGGAGGTCCTCTCTACCTGGAGCGACGCGTCCGCCATCGCCGGCTTTCAGAAGTGGGTGAGCTGGGAGAACCAGCAGTCCGTGGCGTTCCTTCGCCGGGAGATGCGGGAGGGCGATATCGTCGTCACCCACTACCTTCCGAGCTGGCGCTCCGTCCACCCGAAGTACGCGGGCGAGGCCTCGAACCTTCTCTACGTGTGCGACGTGGAAGACCTAATCTTGGAGCGCAAGCCCGCGCTCTGGATTCACGGCCACACGCACAACGAGCTCGACTACACGATAGGGAGCACGCGCGTCGTCTGTCACCCCTTCGGCTACCATGGCGAGTGCACTCCCAACTACGATGACGCCTTCACCGTGGAGGTATGACTCCGGCCGGCGTAACGTCCGGCAGGGACCCTCAAGCGCACGTGAAGCTGCGACGGCGACGCCGAAGGCCCTTACCTTGTGGAACCGAAATGGCAGCTCTGCACCCCGCCCTCGTCCGCGTCCTTGAGTGCATGAAGAGGACGTTTGACCGGCCTGGCTCAGGCCTGCGGACGTACGACTACGACGTCGACGACAGGATGTTCCTCCGCGGGTCCGGCTCGTTCAAGTTCTCGGGGAGCCCCACCGAGCCCCGGCAGGGGTTCGTCCGAGTCGTCGGCGACAAGTTTTACTATCGCGTCGAAGTCTGCGCCGACTCCATGTCCCCGCCGCTCAAGGAGTCCTTCGCGATCAAGTGGCTTCGGAGCCAGGGCATGGTCCGCCGCGACGTGCGCAGTCCGAAGGTGAGGAAGTTCGCCGCCTACGCCCTGTCGCGCGTCCACATGCACTTCAAGCAGGTGATCGTCGACGAGGTCCACGAGCTGTGAAGCTCATCCTCCAGCCCTCCCGTAGCAACCTCTGCGGCCAGACCTCAATGGCCATGCTTCTTGGCGTAGAGCTCGCGGACTCCGTCGCCATCTATCGCACGCGCGGCAAGACGAGCACCCGGCACCACGTGAGGGTGCTCCGCGAGCGCGGCTACGAGGCTCCGGACAAGCTGTTCCGCTTTCGGAACTTCTCGGAGCTGCCGGACCTGGCGCTCCTGCACGCGAATCACCCTGGCGGGTGGAAGCACTGGATGCTCTGGGCGGAGGGCCAGGTCTGGGATCCGCTCGGGCACCCGTCCGAGCTCATTATGCAGAAGCTCACTCTCCGGGTGGAGGACCCGCCGGGACACCCGGTCGAGCTGCTGATTCAGCGAGAGTCCCTGTCGTTGAGGGTGACGTCGTACCTCCCCATTCGGCGTCCTGGGGATCCTTCGCCCGGGTGAGGACCTCGTCCGACACCGCGTTGAGTGTCTCGCGAATCCGGGGAGAGAGCTGCTCCATGAGCGGGAGAAGCTCGTGGCGCACGCGCGTTCTGAGGTAGCGCGAGTCGGAGTTTGATGGGTCCTGCGCCGTCACAAGGTGCCACCTCCGCACGTACGCGTCGATTTCCTCTCGGCGGACCTGGAGCATCGGGCGGAACACACCGGCCGACAGTTCCGGCATGACCGCGAGCGCTCCGAGTGACGTTCCTCGGAGCAGCCGGATGAGCACGGTCTCGGCGCGGTCGTCGAAGTGGTGCGCCGTGACGACGTACCCCTCCCGCCCGGCCTGCGCCCGTAGCGCCGTGTACCGGGCGGTCCTAGCCTGTGCCATGAGGCTTGGCCCCTTCGGGACCGTGACCCTCACGCGGCTGAACGGAACCTCCTGCGAGAGTGCGAGGGCTCTTGCGAGCTCAAGCTCGGCCTCCGCCTCCGGGCGGAGGCCGTGGTTGACGCCGACGGCCGTGCAGTACGCCTCCGGCCAGACGTCCCTGAGGACGTGCGGAAAAGCCTTGAGCAGGCACTGCGAGTCGGGCCCGCCGGAGACGGCCAGGACGAACCTTCGGCCTGGATCGGGGAGGGCTTTCAGCCGGAGGATGGCCTCCGCGATTTTCTTGTTTACGAGCGCGCCGTTCATGGTGGGACGGGCGGGAGTCGAACCCGCGCATATCCAGTTTATGAGACCGGCGCCTTGACCTTCTTGGCTACCGTCCCGTCAAGAGATTACGCTCGGCGCGGGCGCATCTCCGTCAGTCGCAGTCGTCCTCGTCTTCGAGGTCGTCGTCATCGTCCTCGTCGTCATCCTCGGCGTCGAGCGCGTCCTCGTCGATCTCCGACAGGGGCTCCAGCGGCTCGTCCTCGTCAGACGGCTGGGCGTACCCGGTCTCTATGACCACCTGACCGTCATCGTCCTCCTTGAAGGAGGCGTTCGGACACAGGGCCATGACCTTGTCGACGAGCTCGTTGTATGAGGGGATCTTCTTCTTCCGCGGCATGCTTCGGCAAACGCTACCGAGTGTATCGTCCGGCATGGCCGGAACCGCTAACGCTCCCCACGAAGTCCTCGCCCACCTCGAAGTCGTCGGATTCGAGGAAGTGCGGGGCGTAGTGGCGCGGAGGGACCCGAACCGGCCCGACCACATCGAGGAGCTCTTTCCAACCGTGAACGAGGTGGCCATCCTCCACGTTCGCTTCCCTGGCGGGCCGCCCTTCTGCGTCACCATGGACGGAAGGACCTTCGAGCAGGTCGGGATGCCGCTCCTGTCCGGCATCCTCAAGAAGTCCGAGGAGCTGCGCGACAGTCGGTCGAAGCTCCCGGCGGCTAAGCCCGCAGACGAATGAGCTTGCGCGTCCCCGGCGCGACGTAGACGACGGCCTCCTGGCCATACCTCCGCCCGATTTCCTCCAGGACTTCCGGCGCGATGTCCTTGACCGCCACGGCCTTCTCGCGCTGGCCTTCCCAGGTCCCGGTGAACTCACAGTGGACGAGTCCGCGCCTGCCCAGCTCGTCCGTCAGGATCGCGTGCCTGGCCTCGTTCTCGGTCGGGTCAGCGCCCAGCAGGTATGCCGACACTATCCCGTACACCTCGTACGGGCCGGGCATGGCGAACTGGTTCGCCACCCGGAACGCTATCCGCCTCAGGTTCATGATTGTCGTCGGCGCCTCCGGCGGGAACGTTTCCACCCGCCACAATACGCCGAACGTCGCGGACTTCCGCCAGCCGGCGAAAGCGCTTGCGCAGGTTCCTGACGAGCCGGGCGTAGTCCTTGAGCTCGTGCTCCCAGACGACCCAGACCCTCCAACCCATCGCGCGGAGCTCTTTGCGCACCCGCTTGTCCCGGCGCTTGTTCCCGGAGATCTTCTTCTCCCAGAACTCGACGTTTGACTTCGGCGTGCGCGAGTGCTTCGGGCAGCCGTGCCAGAAGCAGCCGTCCATGAACACGGCGATCTTGAGCTTGTAGATGGAGACGTCCGGCCTTCCGGGCAGCCGCTCGTCGTCCACCTTCGTGCGTCCGCCGTACGCCTGCCGGACCGCCTTCCGGAACACCTGCTCGGTCGGCCCTCCCGACGAGCGTATTTTGGACATGACCTCGGACCGCTTGCGCTTCGTGAAGACGTCCGCCATTAGGTCCCCTATACCCGCGGAGCCCTAGGATGGCGTACATATCCTTCATGGTGCCGCCGGAGGCCGCGGCAGAGCTCGCGTCCCTCTACACGGTCGGCGACCTGACACCGCCTGAGGACATGCACGTCACCCTGGCGTTCCTCAGCAAGAACACGCCTCCGTCGCAGGTGATGCGGGCCATCGCCGCCTGCCAGGTCGTCGCGGCCACGTCGGCCCCCGTCCTCATGCACGCGGCCCTGCTGACTGCGTTCCCGCCGAACCCGGACCACCGCGAGGGCGTCCCCGTCATCGTGCGCGTCATCTCCGACGCCCTCTTCTCCTTCCGGGCTCGCCTCGTCGCCGAGCTGGAGAAGTTCGGCGTCGAGTACAGCAAGAAGTTCCCCGAGTATAAGCCCCACGTCACCCTCTCGCACTCGTCCGAGAGGCCGGAGCCCCAGAAGGTCGGCCCGGTCTCCTGGACGTCGGACACGGTCATGGTCTGGGGTGGCGAGGACCACCACAAGGGTCTTTGGGCAGGAGTGGAGCTTACGGGCCGGCCGTAAATCGTGCTTCGCTTGCGTAGTGGGTTACGTGAAGCTAGACGGCTGGACGAAGGTGGGCGACACGGTCGCGCCCAACGGCAAGTGGACTCTCTACCGCCACAAGGGCAAGGAGTTCGACGACGTGACGGTCTTCGACTCGTTCGATGCGGCCGAGGCCGAAAAGGCGACCGGCGCCTATCAAAAGGAGTCGGAGAAGGTCAAGCGCGGCGGTCTCTGGCTCGTCGCCCCCGACGGCAAGATAGCCGCCCAGATCTTCATCCGTCCGACTGACTACCGCTAGGGCTTGACCAGGTCGAAGGCGTTGGCCGCGGTCAGGCCCTGGAGCTTGATCGCCTGCCGCCCTCGCATTCCGACGCCCTCGTTCAGGGAGATGTTCGACGGGAACGTGTCCAGGTCCGTCAGCAACAGGTCGCACTCGATCGGCGAGTTGAGCGCCTTCTCGGCCTGGAGGCGGTCGACGAACTCGCAGACCTCCTCGCGCGTCCACGCGGCATAGTGCCGGACCCGGTTGCCGGCGAGGGCGATGGCGTTCGCCAGCCCGACGGCGTCCGGCGTGATTTCTCGGCTGAGGATGACGACGTCGCGACCGGGGTAGACCGGCGGCGGCGTCGCGAGCGCCTCGACGCACACGTTGCTCTGTCCGGGGACGTCCGGCATCTCCTGGAAGAAGACGCTTGACGTCTTGACCCACCATCCGGCCTCGCGGAAGTGCTGTGCGACGGACCACACCGTCGGCGCGACGAGGTGCCCGCGCGGCTGTGCGGCGAGCCAGCTCCCGTGCTCTCGGTGCCACGTCCACGGGGCCCAGTCGGCCTTGAAGTAGCCGCGGCCCCATGAGCCGTGCGGAGTGACGAGGAGCATGCGGCCGTCGCCGCGGACGCACCTGCGCGCGTGGACGAGCAGGTCGTTGACGGGATCCTTGAGGTGCTCGTAGACGTCCGAGCACGTGGCGACGTCGTAGGAGCCGCGGACTACCTTGTCCGGCGCGTCCTTGAAGTAGGCGTTGATATGACGCGCGCCGGTCTTGAATTCGTGTGCCTTCGCGTTCGCGAGGCTGACCGAGTTTGTGCTGAGGTCGACGCCGGTGACCGGGTGTCCCTTGAGGCCCCACCGGTTCGTCATCGTCCCGTCGATGCAGCCGAAGTCGATGATGGACTGGCCGGGCTGGAGCCGGTCGCAGATCCAGCGGAACCGCATTTCGACGGCGCCCGTGAGCGGCCCGGGGAGCGCGTTCGTGATCTCGTGCGACAGCGGGTGCCCGTTCGGGTCCATCGGCGTGTTGCCCGAGTTCTGCTTGCGCTTGTCGTCCATCCAGGCGAGCATGTCGCGCGTCCGGCGGAGCGCGGCCTCGATGAGCGGCGTGTGGCGGACCCTGTACGGCGCGTTCTCCAGAAGGGAGAGCGCCGACAGGACTTCGTCGTGCAGCAGGTACTCGCGCCACATCAGCATGACGGCGGACTGGAGCTGTCCGTCGGTCATCCGGATGGGCATGTCGTCGAGCACCGCCTCCTCCGGGATGCCCCAGGCGTGGGCGTGCGGAGTGACCATCGAGACGGGGAAGTCTCCGTTCACGGAGCCGTCGGGACCGGGCGTCTTCTTCTCTCCCCAGTTACACATCGTCGCGAACGGTACAGCGCGCGAGAGACTTATAATCGAGTCAGCCTTTATTGCGGAGGTCCCTGCAAATGAAGGTCACCAACGTTTCGACGAAGAAGATCTACCTGAAGGACCTTCGGGTCACTCACGAGTCGCTCACCGAGGGACGCCGTGGCGAGGACGTGTACATCGCCGCGGGAGCCTCGAAGTACCTGCCCGACACGTCCGACGTGATGCGGAGCGCGCAGAAGGGCGACATCAAGAAGTGGAAGGACGCTGGCGTCGTCACGACCGACGATCAGGTCGTCCTCGCCGCCACGGGCAACCCGGGCGACTCGGTCGTCCTGACCCACAGCCTCGGCTACCTGCCGGACGTCCGCGTCTACAAGCAGGTCGGCGCGACGTGGGTCGACGCGACCGGTGTCGTCGACATCGTCCACAACAACGCTTTCACCACGACGACCATCAGCAACCCGACTGCCTTCGCACTGACCGTCCTCATCAAGCTCAGCTGAGGGCCGCTCAATGTCGGACCTGCAGGACAGGAGTTTCGGCAGCCTCTTCCAGGAACTCTGGGGGACGGGTGCCTCCGGACCGAAGCCGGGACCGACCGGGCCGCAGGGCCCCACTGGTCCGCAGGGCGCTACGGGTCCGGCCGGAGGTCCTACCGGACCCGAAGGCCCGACTGGTGCCCAAGGCCCGGCCGGCCCTACCGGTCCGCAAGGTGAAACGGGCCCGATCGGCCCGCAGGGCGTCACGGGTTCCACCGGTCCTCAGGGTGCAACCGGCGCGGTCGGTCCCGTAGGGCCAACCGGTCCGCAGGGGGCAACCGGCCCGAAGGGCGACACTGGCGCGACCGGGCCCGTCGGCCCGCAGGGCGTCACCGGCCCGCAGGGGGCAACCGGCGTCCAAGGTCCACAGGGCGTCACGGGTTCCACCGGCCCTCAGGGAGAGACGGGTCCGCAGGGTGCCACCGGCGTCCAAGGCCCGACTGGGCAGGTCGGTCCGCAGGGCGTCACGGGTTCCACGGGTCCCACCGGAGCAGTCGGTCCGCAGGGCGTGCAGGGAAGCCCTGGCGTCACTGGCGCCACAGGCCCTCAGGGGCAGACCGGTCCGCAGGGCGTTACCGGCCCGTTTGGAGGCCCTCAGGGATCTCCGGGTACGACTGGCGCCACCGGTCCTCAAGGAGCGACGGGGCAGATTGGTCCGACCGGCGTTGTCGGACCGACTGGCGCTATCGGCGCCACGGGCGCGGACGGCGTCACTGGATCGACGGGCCCGACGGGCCCGCAAGGAGTTCAGGGCCCGACGGGCCCGCAAGGCGCTACCGGCATCACCGGCGGCCTCGGCCCGCAGGGCGAGACTGGCCCCACCGGACCTCGCGGAGCCACCGGACCGCAGGGAGCCACCGGACCGCAGGGTATCCAGGGCGTTACCGGCCCGTTCGGGCTCACCGGCCCTGTCGGCGCCACGGGAGCTCCCGGCCCCACGGGCGTCACTGGCCCGACTGGGCCGCGCGGTGCGACCGGCTCCGCCGGCCCTCAGGGCGAGACTGGCGCCGCTGGCGCCGCTGGCGTCACGGGCGCCACCGGTCCGCAGGGAGCGACCGGCCCCACTGGTCCTCAGGGTCCGCAGGGACAGACGGGCTCCCAGGGCCCCACCGGCGTCCAGGGTCAGACGGGAGCCGTCGGCCCCGCAGGTCCGCAGGGCGCGACCGGCGTTCAAGGAGCTCAAGGCGTCACCGGCCAGACTGGCCCGCAGGGCGCCACCGGCCCGCAAGGTTCGACGGGCCCTCAGGGCGCGACTGGAGTTCAGGGTGTCACCGGGTCCACGGGTCCGCAGGGCGTCACCGGGCCGACCGGCTTCGGAGCTACTGGCGCCCAGGGCCCGACGGGCCCGACCGGGTCTGTCGGCCCGACTGGAGCGACGGGCCCCGAAGGTCCGACTGGCCCCGTCGGCGCGACCGGCGTTCAAGGGCAGACTGGGCCGGCGGGTCCGCAGGGCGCGACTGGAGTTCAGGGGTCCACGGGCCCTCAGGGCGCGACTGGCATCAACGGCGTCACCGGAGCCACGGGCCCTCAGGGTGCAACTGGAGTCCAGGGACCCACGGGCCCGCAGGGAATCCAGGGCGCCACTGGCCAGACGGGTCCGCAGGGCCCTACGGGACAGGCCGGCCCTGCTGGCGCTCAGGGCGCTACCGGCGTCCAGGGACCCACGGGCGCACAGGGTCCGCAAGGTCAGACTGGTCCGGCGGGCGTCACCGGAGCCACCGGAGCCACGGGTCCGGTCGGATCTGTCGGCCCCACCGGACCGCAGGGCGCGGCTGGAGAGACGGGAGCGACCGGACCTCAGGGTCAGCAAGGATCGCCTGGCGTCACTGGTTTCACGGGTCCGACCGGACCGCAGGGTGTTGCAGGAGAGACCGGTCCTCGCGGAGCTACCGGCCCCACGGGGCCGATCGGCCCGACCGGAATCCAGGGAACCACCGGCCCGACTGGACCGCAGGGCCCGACTGGTCAGGTTGGTCCGACCGGCCCCACCGGCCCGACCGGACCCGCGGGACCCGAAGGTCCGACTGGGCCGCAGGGCGCGACCGGCGTTCAGGGACCGACGGGCGCGGCGATCTTCGGCGGCCCCACCGGCCCCGAGGGTCCGACGGGAGCCACTGGACCTCAGGGGTCTCCCGGAACGACCGGTCCTCAGGGATCCCCCGGCCCCACCGGACCGCAGGGTCCGACGGGCCCTACCGGTCCGCAGGGCGCGACCGGCCCGCAGGGAGAGACTGGACCCCGCGGTGCAACCGGCGTCACCGGCCCGCAGGGCGCTCAGGGCGTTACGGGCCAGACTGGAGCTCAGGGTCCGACCGGACCTCAGGGCCCTCAGGGCACAACTGGCATTCAGGGCATCCAGGGCCCGACCGGCCCAACTGGATCTCAGGGTGAGACTGGCCCGCGTGGCGCCACCGGCCCGCAAGGAGCTCAGGGCGTCACGGGAGAGACGGGGCCCCAGGGTCCGCAGGGCGAGACTGGACCGACCGGTCCGCAAGGCCTTCCGGGCGTCACTGGGGCCACGGGTCCTCAGGGTCCGACCGGGCCGCGTGGTAACACTGGACCTCAGGGAGAAACCGGGCCTCTCGGCGGCCAGGGATCTCCGGGCGTTACAGGGGCCACCGGACCTGCCGGCGCGACGGGCTTCACCGGACCGCAAGGTCAGACGGGGCCGGTTGGTTCGACCGGTCCGCAGGGTGCCACCGGACCCGCCGGGCCGCAGGGCGCCACTGGCGTTCAGGGTGAGACTGGACCTCAGGGCGTAACTGGCATCGGCGCAACTGGACCCACCGGACCCACCGGTCCGCAGGGTGCGACCGGCGTTACGGGCGGGATCGGACCGCAAGGCCCGACTGGACCTCAGGGTGTCACCGGGGCTACGGGGCCGCAAGGCTCGGTTGGTCCGACTGGACCTACCGGACCGCAGGGCCCCACCGGACCGCAAGGAGCTACCGGCTTCACCGGTCCCCGCGGCGACACCGGCCCCGTGTTCACGGGCGGGACGGGACCGCAGGGCGCTACTGGCATTCAGGGTCCGATTGGATCTCCTGGGCCGACTGGCGCGATTGGTCCCACCGGCCCCACGGGCGCGACGGGTCCTGCTGGCGTCACCGGAGCTACCGGACCGCAGGGCGCGACGGGCCCCGTGGGTCAAGTTGGTGCGACGGGCGCGACTGGACCGCAGGGATCTCCTGGCGTCACCGGAGCTACCGGACCGCAGGGCGCGACGGGCCCCGTCGGCTCGACTGGCGCGCAGGGATCTCCCGGCGTCACCGGCGTTGCAGGCGCTGTCGGATCCACCGGACCGCAGGGCGCTACGGGTCCGCAGGGACCCACTGGGACGCCTGGTCCGACCGGCGCGACCGGACCGCAGGGTCCGGCTGTCACCGGAGCCACCGGCCCGATCGGTCCGACTGGCGCAACCGGCGCCCCCGGTGCGACTGGCGCAACCGGCCCTGTCGGAGCCACCGGTGCGACTGGCCCCGGCTATGGAGGCCCGGGTCAGATCTTCCGTTCTCTCGTACCCCTCGTCGTGGGCTACACCTCTGTGGGCTCTGGCGGTCCGTTCGAGGCGGGTTACCAGGTCCTCGACAAGGACGACTATCGGCTCACGGGCGCCACTGCGGCTATCGACTTCTACGCGATCGCCGCGCACGGGCAAACCGGCATGACCGGCTTCGTCTCGCTGTTCAACGCCACCGACAATGTTGGCGTCGCGACTCTTCCGTTCTCCGGGCTGACCCAGACGCGCTACATCGCTACAGGTCTTATACTCCCGACAGGAATGAAGATGTATCGGGCCAATCTCGACCTTGGAGGCGCCACGGGCCCAGTCAGCGCCGCATGGATTGGATTCCAGATAGATAGGAAGCTGACATGAGCGACATCAGGACTGACGGACTTGGAAGCATCGTCAACGCAATCTGGGGCTCCAACGCCACAGGCCCGCAGGCAGGTGCTACCGGTCCTCAGGGAGCGACCGGCCCTGCCGGCGGCCCCACGGGTCCTCAGGGCGCTCAGGGCTCGCCGGGCGTCACCGGCCCCGCCGGGCCTCAGGGAGCGACGGGCCTCCAGGGCGCAACTGGCGTCCAGGGCCTGACGGGCCCTCGCGGCTTCACGGGTCCCCAGGGAGCTACGGGCCTTCAGGGGCCGACGGGCTCCCAAGGACCGACGGGCTCGCAGGGCGCCGCTGGCGTCACCGGGTCCACCGGCCCTCGCGGCTCTACCGGCGCTCAGGGAGTCCAGGGCGTTCAGGGCGCGACCGGCGTTCAGGGCGCTACCGGCGTGCAGGGTCCGACCGGTCCGCAGGGCCAGACGGGTCCGCAAGGTCCGCAGGGCAACCTCGGACCGACGGGCCTCCCCGGCATTCAGGGAACTGCTGGCGTCACTGGCGCCACCGGTCCGCAGGGCGCCACCGGCGTCGGCGCGACGGGCCCTGTCGGTCCGCAGGGACAGACCGGCCCGAAGGGCGACACGGGTGCAATCGGCCCGGCAGGTCCGACCGGACCGGTGGGCGCGACTGGCGTTCAGGGAGCGACCGGCCCGTTCGGAGGCCCCCAGGGTGCCACCGGCGTGCAGGGCATCCAGGGGTCGCCCGGCGTCACCGGAGCCACGGGTCCGCAGGGTTCCACGGGTCCGCAGGGCGTCCAGGGCGCCACCGGCGTCCAGGGCGTCCAAGGCGTCCAGGGGCCGACTGGCGGACTTGGGCCGACAGGCCCGTACGGCGCGACCGGCCCTGCCGGCGCGGTCGACTACGCCACGGTCGCCGGGGTCAAGACCGGCGCGTACAACGCGAACATCAGCGAGCTCGTCCCGTGCGACCCCTCGGGCGGCGCTTTCACCGTCACGCTCCCGACCGCCGTGGGCAACGCCGGCAAGTCGGTGACGATCAAGAACACGACGAACAGCACGAACAACATCAACGTCGGCACGACGTCGAGCCAGACGATCGACGGCGTCGCCGCCCCGATCGGCTACTCGGGCGCCAAGCGCGCGTGGACGTTCACGAGCGACGGCTCGAACTGGTACGTCACGTCCAGCTACACGGTCTGATCTGAGCCTCTCATGGAGGGCCTCCTTTCTGGAGGCTCTTCATGGGTTCGGACAAGCTCATCGTCAACGGGAAGCCGCTCGACCCTCCGGCGGGCCTGGTGGTCAAGAACTACCTCGACCCGAGCGTCTACAGGTTTCGCAACCAGACGCGCTCGCGGCCCGTCACGCAGCTCATCCTGCACGAGACTGTGACGCGCTCGTGGAAGGCGACGGTCGACGTGCTGAAGCCGAAGTCGGCCGCCAACCCTGGCGGGCGCGGGCTCGGCGTGCAGCTGATGGTCGACCCGGACGGCACGGTCTATCAGCACGGCGACCTCGCGACGGACGAGCACTGGCACGCGGGAGGGCATACGCCCGATCACAACCCGTCATCCGTCGGCATCGAGGTCATCAACCCGTACTACCCCAAGTACGCGCCGAAGGACGGGCCCTGGAAGGAGTTCATCGACGCTCCGTGGGCCGCCGAGGGCAAATACTGCGTGCCGACGATGGTGCAGTCGGAGGCGACCTGCATGCTGACGGCGTGGCTCACGTCGCCCGACTCCGGGCTCTCTATCCCGCGGACGTGGCTCGGCGTGAAGGACGAGAAGATGGCCTTCGGCCGCCTGCCCCCGATGGGCGACCCGGGAGTCTACGCGCACTACTACTTCGGACACGCGGACGGCTGCTGGCTCGTCCTCTACTGCTGGCTCCGCCTGGAGTGCGGCTTCACGCCCGAGGAGTCGTGGCACCGCGCGGTGCACATGTCCGTTGGCGCCCGCAGCTCGGTCAGCCTCGCCGGCATCAAGCCGGCCTAGCGCCAGGACCGCGGGTCGACGCCGCCCGGCGCGACGGTGATCGTCGTGGTGCCGACCGGCACGCTCTCGACTCGCGCGACGGTCTGCGCGAGGCCGTCGGCCTCCTCCTGGTCGGTGATGAAGTCGCGCGTTCGCATTGTCTTGACGATGCGCCGGACCCAGTCGTCCCATCCTCCGGAGAGCTTGCCGTCCTTGCCGAAGCGGTCCCTCTTCGGGCTCGGCAGGACTGACGCGAGGAAGGCGCACTCGGCCACCGTGAGCTCCTCCGGCTGCTTCCCGAAGTAGTGGGAGGCCGCAGCCCTGACTCCGTAGACCTCCGGCCCGAACTCGACCACGTTGAGGTAGAGCTCGATGATCTCCTGCTTCGACAGGGACTGTTCCAAGTAGGTCGTCAGGAAGAACTCCTGCGCCTTGCGCGAGATCGTCTTGGTCCGGCTGAGCCAGAGGTTCTTCGACAGCTGCATGCTGACGGTGCTGCCGCCGCGCGCGAACTTGCCCGCCTCCAGGTTTTCCTTGAGCGAGTTCTCGATGGACTTCGCGATGAGGCCTCGGTGCTGGAAGAAGCCCGTATCCTCCGTCGTCATCACCGCCTTCACCATAAAGGGCGAGATGCGGTTCAGGGGCGTCCAGCCCTCTGACCCGGGTCCGGACTCGATCTCTATGTCTCCCTTCAGTCCCGGCACGCTTCGCTTGAACTTCTTGCGGAAGTTGGCCACCGCCATCTCGGGCGGCGCCTTCTCCGCCTTGCACCGGTTGTCGAGGCTGAGCTTGACGTCGAACTTCCCTCCCTTGCCGACGACGGAGAGGCTGCTTGCCACCGTGCCCGAGAACTGGAAGCCCGCCATGCTGTCCATGAACCCCTTCGGCGCCGTGTCGATGATGACCTGGCAGGGCGTCTTGTCGAACGACGCGGACGCTTCGAAGTTCTTCGTGTCGGCGAACTGCAGCCTACCTCCCAGCCAGAACTTGCCCATGCTCACCGACAGGTCGTCCACCGCCGTGACGTCGTCCTTGCGCTCGACCCGCCCCTTCACCATGATGGTGAGGGCTTCGAGCCGCTCCTTTGACACGGCGTCCATCGCCGCATTCATCGTGGCGGCGCCGAGCGTGAACTTGCGCGTCTGCCGCTCGAAGCCGAGCTTGACCTGGGTGGCCGTCACCGGACCTATCTCCGGCACCACCTCCGCGGCCACGGAGTCAGCCTCGGCGGTCACCCCGTCCGGCTGTACGGCGACCGCTACTTCCAGCGCATGGACGTAGCGCCCGTCCGCCTCCACCTTCAGGTCTGCGACCCTCATCTTCGTCGGGACGCCCTCCCTGCCTCCGTCGACGGCACCGCCGCTCGCGCGCGCCGTCTCGTCCCCGACCTTCCTCACCACCATTAGCCCGGCCGTGACCGACGTACCCTCCCTGTAAAGGAGCTCCGCCTCCGCCGTCCAGCCGCCGCAGGTGCCGCTCGCCTTGTCCGCCCACACCTTCCCGCCCGCGCTCTTGCCCACACCCCGGGCCTTCGCGGCGCCCGAGCCGCAGAGACCGCGCACCTCGACGTCCAGGCTTTCGGCGGATGTCCTGATGGAGCTTTTCGCCTCCCCCTTCGGGCGTTTCGCCATGTCGGCGATGACGCTGCCTCCTGACGCCCGGACTCCGAGCAGCTTGGTGCCGTCCACCTCCAGGATGACCTCGTCCAGGTCTGCGCTGAGCCACGCGTTTGACGCCCGGACTCCCTGGAGTTTCACCTCCGACCAGGACCACTCTGCCGACCGATAGTCGAGCTGCCATCCTCTCTCCGCTGCCTTGTCCTGCACGACCTTGCGGGCGACGGCCGGGAACGCCGTCCACGCGGTGAGGGCTAGGACGGAGATTGTGGCAATTGCAGTCAGCAGTCTCTTCCTTTTCATCGGTTTCCTTTTGAAGCTTTTATAACGCTCGGCGCACTCACTCCGTAGAATAACCCTTGAAGGAGTTCACCATGCAGACGACCAGCGCCGAGTTCCAGAGGGGCAAGTTCAAGAAGTACTGGGCGAAGATGAAGATCCGGGTGGGAGGGAGCAACGTCCCGGTCGACATCCTGCAGGGAGACGAGTTCCTGTTCGACGGCACGGTGCTCAAGTACGGCGGTGGGGAGTACACTTCCCCTCAGACCCGCGGTGCGATCAACGCCGGCTGGGCGACGGACAATCCGAACGGCCACGGCATGGTCCAGGGTCATTCGGCGTCCCGCAGCGTCGCGAAGGCGACCTCCGTGAACCGCGACCTCAGCCGTGTGCAGCGCAACGACCCGTCCGCGATGGGCACCGACCACTCGGACGAGGACACCGTCATGAGCGTGGAGGACCGCCGGCCGCAGCAGACCGGGAAGCGCGTCCTGAACGTCCCGAACGACAAGGCGGCCCCTCGCGTCATGACGGCGGGCTCCGTCCGCGGCATGGAGGTCACGTCGGACGGCGATCAGGAGGGTGTCTCCGTCGGCCGCGTGCGCACCGCCGCGAAGGTGAAGGCCGACATGACGACTTCCCAGGGCCAGTCCGTCGCGAGTCGCCTCAACAAGATCGAGGGCTCGGGCTTCGTGCCGCACGGCTCTGACCGGGCTCGCGGCCACAACGTCCTCCAGAAGGAGGGCATCATCATCAGCACGAACGTGACCGGCGGTCGCGTCGGCTCGGTCGAGATGAGCGACATGGACGAGGGCGAGGTCGTCGGACAGGTCCGCAACTCCGGCCGTCGCTCCGTCGAGGGGATCTCGGTCGAGGACACGAGCAACATCCGCGAGCGCCGCGCTCAGTCGGAGCGTGCCCAGAAGCCGGCGGCCAAGGTCCAGAAGCCGGCGGCCAAGGCGGTCAAGGTCGAGGCGGACAACGGCACGGCCGCGAAGATCAAGACGGCCAAGACCATCGACCCGAAGTTCCCGGACGACTGGAACTTCTTCGCCAAGCTCGACGAGCGCATCAAGCTCATCAAGAAGAACGACAAGAACCGCAAGTTCCTGCAGGCTCTCTTCGTCGTCGAGGGCGCTTCTGTCCGGGCGCACTTGACCAAGGCCTATCCCAAGATGTTCGGCTGAGCCGTCAGGGCTTTTTTGCCGAACTCGGGTAGGATGTCCGTACATCGAACCGCTGGAGTGACGATTTACCTCCAGGAGGAGCTCTCCGACGCGCGCCTGCGCCTCGACGAGCTCAAGGGGTACGTCGTCCGCGCGCTGGCTCTCGTCAACGGGAGCCAGCAGCGCGACCAGCTCTATGCCCTGGCCGGGGACCTCATACTCGCCATTCCGGAGTGCATCCTGAAGGCGGAGAGGGCCCTGGAGGCCACGGCGATGGCGGTCAACAAGATCGACTACGAGGAGCTCCGTCAGGTCCTCCGTCCGGAGAAGGTCGACGAGCTGGAGCGCATTCTGGAGGACGTGCGCCTGCGCGTTCCGCGCCGGACGGGCAAGCTGCCCGTCCAGTCGGACCTGCCCGCTCTTCCGGCCGATGTCGACGAGGAGCTCGACTATGACGCCTGAGATTCCCGACGGGTTCATCCTCTCCGACGCGGCGATGTACTCGTTCGTCTGCCAGGACGTCTATGGCGACATCATCAGCTTCGCGGCGGCCATTCCCGACCATCTCAAACCGCTGTTCCTCATCCCGATCAAGCTGGAGAAGGTCACGACGGCGTCCGAGATCTCGATGCGGGTCGCCCGCCGCCGCTACGCGGACGGCGTGATTCCGACCGGCGACACGCCTGAGGCGGAGCTCTTCGGGACCAAGACCTTCGTCAACGACGATTCCGAGCCCACCGTTCCGTCCTCCGCCCCCGGGTCGATCTTCCGGATCGACGACGCGATGGGTAAGACCCACCACCAGGACGGCCACGAGGATCAGAACATCCAGGTTCCGACTGACACGACGTACAACACCGACGTCGACATGTCGGAGTACTTCGAGTATCCGTACCGGACTGAGGAGAAGCCCGTCCGGCACTCGTCGAAGTACCTCGCCCGCCCCATCATCGTCCGCCTCGCGCTCAAGCCCGAGGTCCTGGAGCCGCGCGCTCCGCAGAAGGTTCGGGACAAGGCGCGCACCTGCTCGGTCTCGCTGACCTCGTACGACAAGAAGACCCGCGTCTTCACCTTTTCGGTCGACTGCGGGAACGTCCCGCGCACCGTCCAGGCGTCACTTTCGGAGATCGACGACGTCGCGCTCATCTGCGACTGTCCGTTCTGGCAGTGGAACGGCCCTGAGCACAACGCTCAGTCGAACAGCTACCTGCTCGGCCAGCCCTACGGCACCGCCGGCCCGCCCGACGTCCGCGATCCGAACCGCGAATACGCGATGTGCAAGCACGCGTACGCGGTGCTCCGCAAGCTCGACACCTTCGTCCAGGAGATCGTCTCCGAGAACTGGGACAAGTCCGAACAGGAGCTCCTCGACGAGGTCGACGAGGAGTGGGATCGCCTGGAGGGCGTCGCCGAGGTCCCGCTGGACGAGCAGGAGGACGAGGAGATCGAGGCCCAGTGGGAGGGCGAAATCGAGGAGGAAGAGGAGGCCATCGAGCAGGAGGCCCGCGAGGAGATGCTCGAAGCGGAGGCCGGGGAGCTCGAAGAGCCTGAGCTTTCGGAACCGCCGGCTGAGCCCGTTCCGGCCCCCGAGGAGGAACAGGAGCCTCCGGTCGACTATTCCGGGGACGAGGAGCCCGAGGCCGAGGAAGAGCCCGTGGACTACTCCGGCGACGACGAGGAAGAGGAGCCCGAGGAGACCGAGGAAGAGGAGCCCGTGGACTATTCCGGCGGCGACGACGAGGAAGAGGAATCGAAGGACAAGAAGTAAAGTCCTTCGACATGCCGACGTACGATTTCCGCTGCCAGAATCCGGAGTGTGGTGAGCTGCGCGAGGACGTGGCCTCGATGCGGGACTTCAAGGAGCACTCCCCTCCCTGTCTCGTCTGCGCCAGTCCGTGTAAGTACGAGTACAACCCGACTGTCCCCCACGCCATCCTCAAGGACGGCCCGAGCGGATCGTGGCCGTCCAAGGGCGAGCGCATCAAGAAGCAGATGCAGCAGCGCTCGGAGAACGCTGCCCGGCGCCAGCGGGACCACGTCGGCGAGGGGAAGAAGCTCGTTCCGAACTACGACGGGAAGGAAACCGGGACCTGGCAGGAGGCCCAGCACCTCGCGCAGAAAGAGCGCGGGACTCCGTCGGCCGCCACGTACGACAAGCGCGTGGCTGAGGAGAAGGGTCAGAATACGAAGATCGTGGGCCTGCCGAAGTAACCGGGGACTATGTCCCACACGATTCATCTCGGCTCGCCGAAGTATGACAAGGCAATCGTCGTCTGCAACGGAGACTTCTCGGGTAAGCTCAGCTTTCGCGCGTGGAAGTCCATCGACGGGTGGGAGGACCGGGAGCCGGATGTGTCGGTGGACCTCCCGGACGGCCTCGGCGTGCCTTTCGTGAGGGCCTACCTGGAACGTAGGCTCTCTTCGGCCTTCGAGACCATCCTGCCCCGTCTGCTGGACAAGTTCTTCAGCATCTGACCTCGCCCTTTTATCGGTCTGGCCGATTGCAATGGCCAAGACCATATCGGTGTACAGGCGTCGGGCCGACCTGGTCGACCTGTGGGTTGCGCAGCGGGACGGCATCCGCGCCTTCACCTTCAAGGCGGCCTCCAACTTTGACGTTGGCGCCGTGGCCTTCCAGACCGTCCCGCGCGACGGATTCCGCTCCCCGAACGCCTTCGACGCCGGCCCCTCCGAGGGGTTCCGCGGCCGGACGAGGTTCACGTTCAAGCCGGCGGACTACGGCCTTGATGACACGAAGCCTCTCTGGCTGAAGATCGCCCCCGTCGCCGCGGACGGGTCCGTTGGCCCCGACGAGGCGTACCACATGCTCCTGCCGTACTCGTCACAGCCGCGGCGTCCGGTCGTCCTGAACGGCACGGCTCCGGCCGGGGCTACGGTCGCCGACTCCCTGGAGCTCAACCTCCCGCAGCAGTGTCAGAACCTGGAGCTCCAGAACAACGGCGGGTCCGATCTGTTCGTCGCCTTCGAGCGCGGTGGGGCAGAGTTCGTCGTGAAGCCGTTCACGGCCGGCCTCAACCTCTCCATGGTCTACCCCTGCTTCAGCCAGCTCTTCGTCCGCGGCGGCGTGGCCTTCGTTGCCGCGATGTCGCTCCGCGACGAGCGCTCTTGAACGGTGCCCCTTTTATTCGGCTGACCCCGTAGGAGAACGACATGTCGATCAACCTCGTCAGGGTCATCAACCAGCAGACGCTCGTCCGGTCCATCCTGATCGACAAGATCGACCGCTGCCAGGGCAACTTCTCCGGCTACGCGAACCGCGCGAAGCAGAAGGTCTACGTCCCGTATGCCAACCCGGTCGACTCGACCGTGAAGGGCTACATCGACCTGGTGCCGACCGACGAGGTCCTCCTCTCCGCCGACGCCGGGACGATCAAGAAGCTCAAGGACGCGGGCAAGGTCGACTTCGCCATCGTCGCCTCCAACCTCGTCGCCACCCCCGTCGTCACGGCGGCGAGCGACGGCGGCACCGACATCACGGTCGACGGCACGACGTTCACGTCGGTCTCGCCGGACAAGACCTACCTCATCGTCACGAACGGCTCGGGCGTCAGCCTGAAGGTGCCGTCGACGTCGTTCGGCAGCTTCACGGGCACCCAGATCGTCGTCGCTGACGCGACGGTCGCCGCCCTCGGTACCCCGGCCGCGGGCTGGAAGGTTCAGGTCCAGGCCAACTCGAAGCTCAGCAACGTGTTCACGATCTGAGTCCAATCTTCACGCTTTGATGGACCCGGGCTGGAAGGAGAACTGACATGCGCGTTGGAGTCGTTCGCTCGGACATCTCGAAGATCTACCTCTCGGACGTGGAGAACCGCGCTCAGCGCAACTTCTCCAGCGAGCCGGCCGGCCAGAGCCGCAACTTCTCCAAGCCCTCGGACGCCGCTCTGACGGCGGTCCTCAACGCGAAGGCCATCCTCTCGGCCAAGGGCGACAACACGTCGGCCACGTCGAACACGACGGGCGGCAACAACGTCCTGCGCATCCGCACGACGTCGGGGAGCTACACGGTCATCAACGTGACCTCGAACGCGGCCCTCCCGAAGGCCACGCTCGTCGCCGAGCTCAACACGGCGTTCGTCAGCGCGGGCCTCCCGCTCGTCGCGACGCTGCTCTCGGGCGGCGACGCCAACAAGGTCCAGATCGACACGGTGGCCCCGAACTCGGGCCCGACCGCGAAGCTGCAGATCGACACGGCGGCCAACGGCTCGACGCTCAACGCGCTCCTGCACAGCGGCTGGGCGGTCTCGCCGCCCAACCTGACGGGCCTTTCGGTCTCCGCGCTGAAGGCGGCGGTCTACCCGACGGGCACGACGATCAACGTCGCGTCGGGCACCATCACGGCGCTCTCGACGTTCGCCGACATGCAGGCGGCGGCGCAGACGGCGCTCGTCGCGGCGGTCGCCGACGCGGTCGCCCCGTCGCTCGTCGAGACCGGTCCGGTCCTCCTCTCGTTCGCGTACGGCCAGCTCTCGAAGCTCCGCTCGACGGCGTTCCAGCCCGGCGGTGCGCGCATCGGCCTCCCGGCCGGCGTTGCCGTCGCGGTCGTCGACGACGACGGCTCGACGCCCTTCACGCTCTGATCGCGGACCTCTCCGTCATCGTCGCCAGTAGAGTATCCGGCGAGAAGAGACGGAGACCATGACCGCACATCAAGACGAAGACTTCGTCGGAGAGACCGACGACATCTATCTCGCGGCCTATTACATGCACGCGGGCTGCACGTTCGTCGGCAAGCGGAAGGTCGGACCGAAGGTCTACTTCCGCTTTAAGAACGACGCCGGCCCGATATCGGAGCTGCGCAAGGCGTTCTACTCCGGCGCGGCAATGGGCAGGCTGCACGACTATTCCCAGAAGGTCATCGCGGCCAAGCAGCTCCTGCACGACTGACGGACGCCGCTAGGGCTCCATTGCCGGCCGTTCCGTATGGGCCGCAATGTGTCTTCCGGTTCGCTCGTCCGCGCGCAAGCCGACTTCTTCCAGATCTCAGGCCAGCGCGTTCTCGGCGTGGTCTGGTCGACCCTGGCCGCGCACGTGTTCGTCAACAACGCAGCGCTGCCCTGGTCCGTGGCCGACGGATCGGCCGTGCAGGATTCGTCCATCTCGGGCGGGAAGGTTTACTTCAACGAGATCGCCGGGTCCCCCGGCTTCTACTCGGTGAGGTTCTTCCCCGACCGCGTCGGGTTCTGGCGCATCGTGCTGCGCAGTGACTCTCTCAACGCGGAGGTCGTCCTGGAGTTCGACGTTGCGGCCCCCGCCCCTCCGACCGGCGGACTCAACGCCACTTTCGTCAAATGAAGGGAGACCATGGCCGCATTCCTTTCACAGACCGAGCTGTCGCGCGGAGGCCTCAAGCTCTTTCTGAGTAACGACTTCGGGCATCCGCAGGACGCCGCGTCGGTCCGCTGGACCGTTTACTCTGCGTCCGGCGACCAGATGTCCGGCAAGGGCCTCCCCGCGATCAAGTCCACGGTCGGCGAATACTACGCTCCGTGGTTCACCGACGTCCCTGGTGGTAGCTACCGCATTGAGTGGGAGGTCGAGGAACACGCGTGCTCGACGGCGCGCGTGTTCCGGCAGGACTTCTTTGTCGTCAACCCGGACATGTACACGTCGTGTGGCATTAGCCCGTCCGTCGTCGTCGGCAAGGGCACATACCAGTATGGCCAGCAGCTCACGCAGTCGGACCTCACGCTCTTCCTGAAGAACGACGACGGCTTCCTTCAGGACGCGTACGCCGTCTTCTGGTCCATTCAGAGCTCCAGCGGGCGCGCAGTCACCGGACGCGCCCTGGCGTCCCGGAGCGATGTCGGTTCGTACTTCGCCCCGTGGCTCGTGTCCGTCCAGGAGTCAGGGGACTACCGGATCTACTGGGAGTTCCAGAAGGACGCGGACGGTCCGCTCCAGTCCGCGACGCAGGGCTTCTACGTCCTTACCGCGTGCCCTGCCTTCTCCATCGTCCTGTCGCCCGCGTGCTGCGAGCCCAACCCGGACTCGTGCACCGAGGTTGTCCAGAAGAAGGCCTCGCCGGTCTTCATCGTCCCGTGCGGCTCCGGGTTCGCGGAGCGCGAGCCTGACTTCTTCGCGTGCTCGACGGCGCGCCCGTGTGCTCCGTGCCTCCCTCCCTCGCCCGCCCCGCCGGCCATGCCGAACCCGTCGCCCTCCGCATGCTGCTCGTTCGAGGTCCCGCGCATCGTCCACATTCCGACCGGGCAGCTTCCCGCGGCCGGCGCTTTCACCTCCCAGGCGCAGTTCCAGATTCCGACCGGAATCCGCCACGTCACCTTCTACATCACATATACGCGCGGTGCTCCGCAGGGTTACGCTGCCTTCAAGCTTCTCTGGGGCAACGGCCAGGACGAGCACCAGGAGACTGTCATCGACACAGAGGTTCAGGACGATTCGCTCACAGCGGCGCAGTCCATGTTCCTGCAGAACCTTGAGGGCCCGGTACCGGTGGACGGACTGCCAGTGAACTTCGTCCTCTACGTCACCGTCCCCGGAGGGTCCAACAGAGTCAGGCTGCTCGCCGCTGAGAAAGGCATGCCCGGGCTCCCCGGAACCATCGGTGTCACGCTCACCGCGTCCACGTGATCCATGAGCGTTGACAACCCGCGAGGATCCAAGAGAGGAGCCACTGGACCGACGGGACCGCCCGGGCCGACTGGCCCCATGGGTCCCGAGGGCGTCCCTGGCGCCACCGGTCCGCGCGGACATACCGGCCCAGTAGGGCCGACCGGCGTCATCGGACCTCAAGGTCCGACCGGCGCAATGGGTCCGACTGGCCCGCAGGGCGTCGACGGCGCGACCGGTCCTACGGGCTCCGCCGGGGCCACGGGCCCTGTCGGCGCTACAGGGCCCCAGGGTCCGCAGGGATCGCCCGGACATACGGGTGCCACGGGCATTCAGGGATCGCCCGGACACACGGGCGGGCTCGGTCCGACTGGCCCTCAGGGTGCGACCGGAGTTGACGGCGTCACCGGTGCGACCGGACCGACGGGTCCGCGCGGTGAGCAGGGCTCCCCCGGGTACACGGGACCTCGCGGCGCGACGGGCGTCGACGGCGTTACTGGAGCGACCGGGCCGACTGGCCCTCAAGGATCGCCGGGCGCTACGGGCCCGCAGGGCGCGACTGGCGTCGACGGCGTTACGGGAGCAACGGGTCCGACCGGTCCGCGCGGGCACACCGGCTCCATCGGGCCGACTGGCCAGCAGGGCGTTCAAGGGTCTCCCGGCTTCACCGGCGCTACCGGCCCGACTGGCCCTCAAGGCGTCACCGGGGCGACCGGCCCTCGCGGCGCTACGGGCGTTGATGGTGTCACCGGCGTCACCGGTCCGACCGGCCCGCGCGGAGCAACGGGGCCGCAGGGCGCCACCGGGCTCCAGGGCCCCACCGGCGCGGACGGAGTAACTGGCGCCACCGGACCGACCGGGCCGCGCGGCCATACTGGCTTCACTGGAGTCCAGGGGCCGACGGGCGCCACCGGCCCGACCGGGCCGCAAGGTTCTCCCGGCGTCACGGGTGCCACCGGGCCGCAAGGACCGCAGGGGTCTCCGGGAGTCACTGGGGCGACGGGTCCGACGGGCCCGCAGGGATCGCCCGGCCACACGGGATGGACTGGTATTCAGGGTCAGCAGGGATCCCCGGGCGTCACGGGCGTCACGGGGCCTCAGGGCGCGACGGGCGTCCAAGGGCCGCAGGGGTCGCCGGGCGTTACCGGCGCTACGGGCCCGACCGGGGCGCAGGGCGTCACGGGCTCCACGGGCCCGCTCGGACCGCAGGGGTCCCCTGGCGTCACCGGATATACGGGTCCGTTCGGACCGACAGGCCCTATCGGACCGGACGGCGTTACCGGCGCCACGGGACCTCAGGGTCCACAGGGTTCGCCGGGCGTCACTGGCCCGACCGGGCCGGTCGGACCTACCGGCCCGTTCGGCGCGACGGGCGCGACCGGCCCGGCCATTGGAGCACAATTGGTATGGGGAGCCGGCTCTCTCCTTACTACAACTGTAACCAGGTTCCTATACCCTGGAAGTCGCGATATAGCTGCTGGCATTTCTGATCTTTATAGAATCTCGTTGGGCAGGAGCGGAAGCCTTTCTCAGCTGAGAGTGAAGCAGAACGTTCCTAGCTCTTCTGGCAACACTCTCACTTACACTGTTCTCGTAAACGGAGTTGTGACTTCTCTTTCGGCAACTGTGGCTGCCAACGTGTCGGCGGGTTCGAACACCGTCGATTCGGTGCCGATTCTAGCTGGTGACGAGGTTTCCATTCGAGTTTCCAAACTGGCCGATGTTAGCCCCTCTGTGCAAGAGGTTACCGTGACGGTGGTCTTCACATGAGCACGTTCAGGTACCGCGCAAAATCAGTCAGTCAGGAGACTCTCCGCAGCCTGATCGAGCTCGGCGTCGTTGTCGAAGCGCACTCCCCCGAGGAGTACATCGACATCACGCTGACCGACGACACGCTGAAGCCCGACCTCGACGAGGTGATGGGGGACTTCGGCTATGAGTTCTCGGCCACGGGCCCGACCTTCGTCGCCGACCTGTACCTCACGAGCCCGAGCGGGTCCGTTTGGGGGATCTCCGTAGACGAGAACGGAGTCTTCTGGGAGCACTCCCCTACTGGAGCCACTCTCCCGCTCGTAATGACGGGCCCTACGGGACCGCAGGGACCCCAAGGTCCGCAGGGTCCACAGGGCGCTACGGGACCTCAGGGTCAGCAGGGTGACCAGGGCTCACCGGGCGCCACCGGCCCTCAGGGTGCAACCGGCGTTGATGGCGTAACCGGTGCCACCGGCCCCACTGGGCCTCAGGGTCAGCAGGGCTCGCCCGGTGTCACCGGAGCTACTGGTCCTCAGGGTGCGACTGGCGTTGACGGCGTCACCGGAGCGACCGGCCCCACCGGTCCACAGGGTGCCACCGGTGTCGACGGCGTCACCGGCGCTACGGGTCCGCAGGGGTCTCCCGGCGTTACCGGGGCCACGGGCCCGCAGGGCGCCACCGGAGTCGACGGCGTAACCGGCGCTACAGGACCCCAGGGCGCCACCGGAGTCGACGGCGTAACCGGCGCTACGGGCCCGCAAGGGTCCCCTGGCGTAACCGGAGCAACCGGACCGACTGGGCCGCAGGGTGATACCGGCCCCACTGGCCCGCAGGGTGCGACTGGCGTTGACGGTGTCACGGGTGCTACTGGCCCCACCGGCCCGCAAGGTCCTCAAGGATCGCCAGGCGTCACTGGAGCGACCGGCCCCACCGGCCCGCAGGGTGCCACTGGTGTCGACGGCGTAACTGGAGCCACCGGCCCCACTGGCCCCCAGGGTGTCCAGGGCTCTCCTGGTGTCACTGGAGCCACCGGCCCTACTGGCCCCTTTGGCGCGACTGGCGCCACCGGCCCGCAGGGTGCCACTGGCCCCACCGGCCCGGTCTATGGCGCTCCCATCCACTGGGGCGCGGGCAGCATTCTCCAGACGACTCAGGTCCGCTATCTCTTCCCCGGGTACGACGAGAACAACGCAACGCTCGACGATCAGTTCCGCTGGCGCGTCCCCCGCCCGGGCACGCTCAAGAACATGTACGTCATGCACAACGTTCCCGGCGACGACGCCGTCGCCGTCACGTACACCCTGATGGTGAACGGAGTGGCGAGCTCTCTCGCCGCATCTGTCAACGCCGACGTCTCCACTGGTCAGGATACGACGAACCAGGTTTTCGTCAATGCAGGCGATCAGGTTGCCATCCGCGTGACCAAGGCGGCCCAGATAAACCCGTCCGTCGGGCGCGTTGTGGTGGCCGTAGAGTTCCTCTGATGAGGGGCTCGTGTGAGCGTATACCGGTATAGGTTTCGCGGCATAGACGAGCAGACGATCCGGGACGAGGTCCAGGACGCCGCTCTGCTGCTTCGCACTGCGCCGGGGACGTTCGTAGACGTCTTCCTCAGCGACGACGCGTCCAAGCCTGATCTCGACGACATTATGAAGTCGTACGGGCTGGAGTACGACTCCGGTCCGATCGCCACCGGCGTCAGCCCGCAGATGGGCTTGCAGAGCCCGAGCGGATATTGGTGGTACTTCTCGGTCGGCGAGGATGGAACTCTGTATAAGGTTTCGCCGACCGGCGTGACCGGGCCGGTTTCCGTCACAGGTCCGACCGGGCCCCAAGGTCCGACCGGGCCTCAGGGCGTTACCGGCGTTACGGGACCGCAGGGGTCAACCGGGCCGACGGGCGGACAGGGGCCTCAAGGGTCTCCTGGAGTCACTGGCGCGACGGGACCCCAAGGACCTCAGGGCGTCACCGGTGCAACCGGGCCCATAGGGTCGACGGGTCCAACGGGCCCTTATGGCGTCACCGGAGCTACCGGGCCGGTTGGCCCTACGGGCCCCACAGGACCTATCGGTCCTCAGGGCGCGCAGGGATCGCCTGGGGTCACGGGTGTAACTGGCCCGCAGGGCGCGACCGGCCCGACCGGGCCCCAAGGTCCGACCGGTGCTGACGGTGTCACTGGGGCCACCGGACCGCAGGGGCCTCAGGGCCCCACCGGTCCTCAGGGCCCCACCGGCGCGACCGGACCGACCGGTCCCGACGGGGCCACCGGGCCGACCGGCCCCCAAGGTCCTCAAGGATCCCCCGGACATACGGGTGCTACTGGCCCCACTGGCCCTCAGGGCGAGACTGGTCCGACCGGCCCGTACGGAGCCACAGGGCCCGCGGGCCCACAGGGCGTGCAGGGGTCTCCGGGCGTCACTGGGGTAACCGGCCCGCATGGTGCGACTGGTGCGACCGGTCCGACAGGCCCTCAAGGTCTGCAAGGATCTCCTGGAGTCACGGGCGCGACCGGACCGCAAGGATCTCCGGGCGTCACCGGAGCCACCGGACCTGTTGGCCCCACCGGAGCTCAAGGTGTTACTGGCGTTGTCGACCTCCTGGACCACGAGCGACTGCGACAAATCATCCACTTCATAGACGACGGTCCTGGGGCCGGATTCCCGTCGGGCGCGTACAAGGAGGTCCTCGGGCGGCCGTTCCCCACCGGCGTCATCTGGTGGGAGAGCTCGGCCAGGGTCAACAAGATCTACGAGAAGCTGATGCAGCTCAACAGCTTTTGGGCGCCGACCGGAATCACCTACGCCGTGTATACTGGCGGTCAGCTCTACCAGGCCGTCTCGGATCGAATTGTATACACCGGCCCGTTCGAAGTCTCACGAACTCGGTCCTGAGAGCATTCAGAAACCTAAAATCGGTAACGTGGCTCGGTTCCCTTCCGAGCCATGCCGAGAGGTCGATAGAATGCCCGCTCCCGCCCCCGTCTCCGTGTGCATGATCGTCAAGAACGAACAGCACCAGATCGAGAACTGCCTGAAGAGCATCAGGCCTCACGTCGCCGAGCTCTGCATCGTCGACACCGGGTCGAGGGACGACACTCCGAACATCTGCCGCCGGTACGCCGACAAGTTCGAGGTGTACACGGGCGCGAACGACTCGGAAGGCCGGATCCTCTCGTTCTCGCAGGCGAGACAGCGCAGCTTCGACCTCGCGACCAATGAGTGGGTGATGTGGATCGACGGCGACGACGAGGTCCGCGGCGCCGAGAACCTCAGCTCGATCGTCGAGGCGCACAACAAAGAGAGGAACGGCCAGCCCCGGCTGGTCATGTTCCCCTACGAGTATGCGCACGACCACCTCGGGAACGTCACCTGCCTGCACTGGCGCGAGCGCCTCGTCGCCCCCGGGCCGAGCTTCAAGTGGGAGGGCCCGGTCCACGAGGTCCTCGTCCCGAAGCAGCACGGGACGGCGTTCGTCCAGACCGAGGCCGTGCGCATCATCCACAAGCGCGACATGTCGAAGAAGCCCGGCGAGCCGATGCGGAACCTCCGCATCCTCAAGGCCCACTACGACAAGGTCGGCGAGGCTGACGTCCGGCAGCTCTACTATCTCGGCCTGGAGTACGGCAACGTCGGCGACATCGGCAATGCCGTCAAGTTCCACAAGCGCTACGTCGAGCTCTCCGGCTGGGACGACGAGAAATTCCTCGCCTGCCTCAAGGTCGCGGAGCACTACCAGTCGATGGGCAACTACGAGGACGCGATCGTCTGGGGCCTCAAGGCGACGACGGTCCGCGAGGGCTGGGGTGAGGCCTACTTCAACCTCTGCCGCAGCTACTACTTCATGGCCCAGCGCGGCGGCCCCGAGGAGCGCCGCAACTGGGAGAAGGCGGCTCACTTCGCGAAGCTCGGCCTCTCATGCCCTCCGACTCAGACGATCCTCTTCGTCAACCCGCTGGAGCGCGAGTACGAGATTCACAAGTTCCTCAACTTCGCGCTCAACAAGATCGGCGATGTGAAGGGCGCGCGCGACAGCGCCGCCGCGGCCGTGAAGGCCCGTCCGGACGACGACGGCATGAAGGGGAACCTTCGCCTTTACGAGGTCCACCTCGCCAAGGTCGAGGCCCAAGAGCAGGTCAAGAAGCTCGTCGAGCTCGGCGACATCCGTCCCGAGGTCGAGGCGATCATTCGTGACGCCCTCCACGGGAAGGTCAGCCTGCCTCCGCAGGCGCCCGCTCCGCAGCAGGAGCCCGGGAAGTCCGTCGACATCATGGCCGAGAAGCTGGTCTTCCGGAGCCTGAAGCCGCTGGACATCGCGATCTACGTCGGATGGGGCCCCGAGCCGTGGACGCCGGACACGGCTGCCCGCGTCGGCATCGGCGGCTCCGAAACGATGGCGATGAACATGGCCAGGCGGCTCGCTGCCCGCGGCCACAAGGTCCGCCTGTTCGGCGACTGTCCCAGCCAGGAGGGCAAGTACGACGGCGTTGACTACGTGCACTACGACAAGTTCCGGAACGTCGAGTGCGACATCTTCATCACCTCCCGGCGTCCCCAGTACGTCGACGACGAGTTCAGCGTCAAGGCGAAGGTCACGCTCTGCTGGGTCCACGACATTGGGTGCGGCTCTTCGCTGACCCACGCCCGGGCTCTCCGCATCGACCGCTTCCTCTGCCTCAGCCAGTGGCACAAGGGCTTCTTCCTCGACGCCCACAAGTGCGTGCACCCTGACCAGGTCATCGTCACCCGGAACGCCATCGACCTGTCCCGCTTCGACGAGGCCACCCACGGCGGTCCGGTCCCGCGGAACCCGCACCGCGCGGTCTACGGGTCGAGCCCCGACCGCGGAATGGAAGTCGCGGTCAAGTGCTGGCCGGAGGTCCGCCGCCGCGTGCCGGACGCCGAGCTCCACATCTTCTACGGCTTCCAGACCTGGGAGGTTTCGGCTCGGTCGATGAACGACCAGGGTCAGCTCCAGCTCATCGACCGCCTGAAGCGCCAGCTGAACGAGGCGAGGCCGCACGGGGTCCACTTCCACGGCCGCGTCGACCAGGTCCGCCTCGCGCGCGAGTTCATGTCCTCGGGCGTCTGGGCCTACCCGACCTGGTTCACCGAGACGAGCTGCATCACCGCAATGGAGGCGCAGGCTGCCGGCCTTCGCATCGTCACCTCGCCCATTGCCGCTCTCAACGAGACCGTCGCCGACCGCGGTGTGCTCATCCCCGGCGACTGGCTCTCCTCGGACTACCAGGCGAAGTGGGTCGACGCCGTCGTCGACGCCATGAACAAGGGTCAGGACCCCGAGTTCCGCGCGCAGCAGTCGAAGTATGCCCGCGAGCACTTCGGCTGGGACTCCCTCGCCGACGAGTGGGATTCGATGCTCTACCGCGTCATCGACGAGGTCGGGCGCAACGTCGTCGTTCCGTACAAGGGGACCCGCTGACATGCGGATCCTCGTGACCGGCGGCGCCGGCTTCATCGGATCCCACCTCTGCAGCGCCCTCGTCCGCGACGGCCACGACGTCTTCTGTCTCGACAACCTCTACACGTCCAGGCGCGAGAACGTCGCCCACCTGTCGCACCTCGACAACTTCCGCTTCGTGAGCGCCGACGTCGAGGACGGACGGAACCTGGAGCTGCTCTCCAGCACGGTCTTCCCGAACGTCGAGCAGGTCTACCACCTGGCCTGTCCGGCGAGCCCGGTCCATTATCAGCGCGACCCGGTCAGGACGATGCGGACGGCGTTCGTCGGCACGATGAACGTCTTCGAGGTCGCGCTGGCGTCCCGGGCCCGCGTCCTCATCACGTCGACCTCGGAGATCTACGGCGACCCCGAGGTCCACCCGCAGCGCGAGTCGTACTTCGGCAACGTCAACACGCTCGGGCCGCGGGCGTGCTACGACGAGGGGAAGCGGGCCGCCGAGGCGCTCGCCTACTCTTACGCCACCTCCCGCGACCTCGACGTCAAGGTCGCCCGCCTGTTCAACACCTACGGCCCCGGAATGGGCGTCGAGGACGGACGGCTCATTCCGAACTTCGTCTCGCGCGCCATCCGCGGCGCCACCCTGCAGGTCAACGGCAACGGACTGCAGACCCGGAGCCTGTGCTACATCGACGACATGGTCGAAGGCCTTCGGAAGCTCATGGCCTCACACCGGACCCGCAGTCCCGTGGAGGCGGTCAACCTGGGCAACCCGGACGAGCGGACTGTGCGGGACATCGCGGTGGACATCGCCTCGCAGTTCAATCCCATCGCCGCCATCGAGCACATGCCCGCGCTTCCGGACGACCCGCGCCAGCGGCGCCCGGACATCGCGCGGGCGCGCGAGCTCCTCGACTGGAGTCCGAAGGTCTCGTACGAGGACGGCCTCAAGCTGACTGTAGACTGGTTCAAGGAGCAGGCGAAGAGATGAGGATCGCGTTCTTCTACCCGAGCAACAACGTCCGCGTCCCCTTCGACCCGGGCGACCTCTTCACGTCGCCTCGCGGTATGACCGGCTCCGAAGGGTCGTGCGTCCACTACGCCATGGAGATGGCGAGGCTCGGCCACGCCGTCACGCTCTTCACCCGGGTCACGCGCCCCGGCGAGGCGAACGGCGTCATCATGTGCCCCTACGAGGAGTGGGAGCAGACGTACTGCCACCAGGACTGGGACGCGCTCTGCTCCTGGATGACCCCGGCGCCGCTCAAGCACGCTCGGCCGGGTCAGTTCCGCCTGTTCGACCAGCAGGTGTCGGACTTCCTCGGGTGTGAGCCCGGCTGGGAGAACTACGTCGATATCCTCGCGCCGCTCTCCAACTCGCACGCCAACTACCTGACCCAGTACACGGGGTTCGACCGCGACCGCTGGCGCGTCGCCTGGAACGGCGTCGACTGCGAGAAGTTCAAGCCGCAGAAGAAGGTCCCAGGCAAGTGCATCTGGGCCTCGTCGCACGACCGCGGCCTGCACTGGCTACTGGAGGCCTGGCCTCAGGTCCGGGCGAAGGCGCCGAACGCGTCGCTCCACATCTTCTACGACTTCAACGGCGTCGAGGTCTTCTCGAAGCACGAGGGTCACGACCCGGGCACGGTCGCCGGCCGCAACTTCAATGAGCTCGGTCAGCGCTCGCGCTACACCCTGGAGGCCCTCCGCCGGATGGAGGGCACCCACGGCGTCCACACGTACCGGTCGGTCTCGCGCGAGCGGATTCGCGAGGAGATGGCGACCTCCTCGGTCCTGGCTTACCCGCTCGACCCCATCCACTACACCGAGACCTTCGGCGTGACCGTCCTGGAGGCGTGCGCCTCCGGAACCCTCCCCGTCATCTGCGCCGCCGATTGCTTCAACGAGCTGTGGGCTCCGGTGTCCGAGCACGTCCCTCCCCCGTACCCTCAGCACAAGGGGGAGTTCGTCGCCAAGCTCGTCGACGTCCTGACGAACACGGACAAGGCGGCCCTCAAGGCCATGAAGTGCATGGAGTACGCCCGGAAGTTCGACTGGGACGTCCTGGCGAAGGCCTTCGAGCGGACCTTGCAGACTCGCGGACAGGAGGGTCTTCCGCGCGTTGACTGGAGCATCAAGTGAAGCTCGCCTTCATATACGGCCTCTGGAGCACCGCGCAGCACCGGTTCGACTTCGACAGCATCTGGGACTCGCCTCGCGGCCTGACCGGCTCTGAGGTGTCCTGCTTCTCCATCGCCCGCGAGATGCGCCGTCGCGGTCATGACGTGACCATCTTCACCGGCCTCAAGCCCGGGTCGACGCGCGAGTGGGAGGGGGTCAAGCTTGCGCCGGTGGAGGACATTCCGCAGGCCATCACGGCGCCGAACGACCGTTCCGACTGGCATGCGGCGTACTCCTGGAACGAGCCCGACCCGCTCCGGCCCATCCACTGGTCCGTGATCCGGATGTGCAATCTCCAGATCAACAGCTTCAACCACTGCCAGCCAGGCTACGACGACTACGTCGACGTCTGGACCAGCCCGTCCGACTCGCACCGGAAGGTCGTCGGCGCCACGGCCCCCAACCCGCAGAAGTGGATAGTCGTTCCCAACGGATGCGACCCCTCCGCAGTTGCCTCTGACGAGGAGCGGGTTTCCGGGCGCGTCATCTGGGCGTCGAGCCCTGACCGGGGGCTTCACTGGCTTCTCCAGGTATGGCCGCAGGTGAAGGCCGAAGTTCCTCACGCAAGCCTTCGTATCTTCTATCATATCGACCGCTGGATCAGCCACTTCACTCAAGTCGACACACGCGTCGATCCGTCCTACCCGGAGTTCGCCTCTCGGGCGTTCTACATGCAGGAGGCCGTCCGCAGGATCGTTCAGCGCAAGGACCTGTCGGTTGAGATCTTCGACTCCGTCAGCCGCAAGCGGATGGCGAAGGAGATGGCGCAGGCTCAGGTCCTCGGATATCCGTGCGATACGGTCCTCTACACCGAGGGCTTCTCGGCGACGATCATGGAATCATGCTGCGCGGGAATCTTGCCCGTCATCACGTCCTGCGACGCGTTCGGCGAGGTTTACGGCGGCAGCGTCCCTATGGTGGAGTCTCCGGTCGGCCCCCGCATTCGTGAGTACAAGGACTTGGTGGTTCGCGCGCTGAAGGACGAGGGGTTCCGCCGAGAGTGGCTGCCGAAGACGAAGGCGCTCTCCGAGCGGTATACGTGGCAGAAGATCACCGAGGACGTCGAGCGGCACATCGTTTCCGCCCGTCAGTCGAGAGGGTGGTCGTGCTGAAGAAGTTCGGTCCGTACTGGATGGAACAGAGGCACATTGACGAAATCGTCGCTTGGTCGAAGGAAGAGGGAACAATGACTGACAAGGACAGGGCGAACGACGAATACACGACGGCCGTGGACGAGGGCCGGTTTCCGAAGGACTGCGCGGTTCCCCTCGCCGAGCCGTTCGTCAACGAGAACGGCTTCATCGAGAATATCCTGACGAAGCCGAACAACCACGTCAGCCATATCTTCAGCAGGAAGGGCACCGTCCGGGCTAACCACTGGCACCGGACGGACTGGCACTACGCGTACGTCGTTCGCGGCCGGATTCTCTACTTCGAGCGCCCGGTCGGGTCGACGGAGATCCCGAAGCCGCGCGTCTTCGGCCCGCGCCAGTGCTTCTTCTCACCTCCAAACATGGAGCACGCGATGCTCTTCGCGGAGGACACCGACTTCATCACCATGGCGAAGAACGTCCGTCTCCATGAGCAGCACGAGGCGGACGTCGTTCGCATGCCGTTCATCACGCCGGAGCTCGCGAAGGAGTACCTCGGCGCTCGGCTCGACGGCGGGAACGTCGTCATCGAGGACGACGACGGCGACCCGGGCTGAGGAGGCGAGCTATGTCAAACGAATACCAGGTCAGAGACGACTGCAGGCTGTGCGGGTCCAAGGACCTGACGAAGGTCCTCGACCTCACGCCTACCCCTCCTGCGAATGAGTTCGTGCCCGCGGGTCCGAGCGCGACGTTCGAGGTCCAGGAGGAGTTCCCTCTCTACCTCGCGTCCTGCGGCAAGTGCGGCCACGTCCAGCTCCCCGTCGTCGTCGACCCGGAGCGCCTGTTCCGCAACTACGTCTACGTCTCGGGGACGAGCCCGGTCTTCGTCGATCACTTCCGCCGCTACGCGGACGACATGATCCGCCAGCTGGAGCTCATTCCGGGCGACCTGGTGGTCGAGATTGGCAGCAACGACGGGACGCTCCTGAAGTTCTTTCGTGACGCCGGCATGCGCGTCCTCGGGATCGACCCCGCGAAGGACATTGCCGCGCGGGCCACGGCGGACGGTGTCGAGACCTGGAACGAGTTCTTCACGCCGGAGCTCGCCCAGAAGATCGTCCACGAGCGGGGCCACGCGATGCTCGTCGTCGCCAACAACGTCTTCGCCCACGCCGACGACCTGCGCGGCATCGCCGAGGGAGTGAAGCACCTGATGAACGGCCGCGGCGTCTTCACCTTCGAGGTGTCGTATTTGCCGGACGTGCTGGAGAAGACGCTCTTCGACACGATCTACCACGAGCACCTGAGCTACCACAGCGTCGGTCCGCTCGCGCGCTTCTTCGAGAGCTGCGGGATGACCCTTCGCGACGCCCAGCGGATCGACACGCACGGCGGTTCCCTCCGTGGGACGGCCGTGGGCCGCCGCGACACGCTCGTCTCGAAGAACGTGACCGACCTCATCGCCTACGAGAATGCTCTTGGCCTTCCGCCGGACGGGAACGGCCGCGTCCCGTTCGACGTCTTCAACCAGCGCATCCTCGGCCTCCGCGACAAGCTGCGCAAGTTCCTCATTCAGGCCAAGGTCGACGGCAAGCGCGTGGCGGGCTTCGGCGCGCCGGCCAAGGCGACCACGCTCATGTACCACTTCGGGCTCGGTCAGGACGACCTGGAGTTCATCGTCGACGATAGCCCTCTCAAGCAGGGCCTGTTCACCCCGGGCAAGCACGTTCCGGTCCTTCCAAGCACGGCCATCCACCAGCTAAAGCCCGACTACCTCGTCGTCCTCGCGTGGAACTTCGCCGACTCCATCATCGCCAAGTGCCAGCCGTTCCGGGACGCTGGCGGGAAGTTCGTCGTGCCCATCCCCGAGTTCCGCGTGGTGTGACCGGTAGCGTCCGGACATGACGGACGGACTCCTCAAATCGGACATCCAGGAAATCGTCGACAGCCTTCCCCTGGAGTACTGGCTCCAGTTCTCCGGGAAGAGGCTCCTGATGACCGGCGGCCGGGGGTTCCTTGGCCGCTACTTCACCGAGACGTTCGTTCGCGCCAACGAGCTGCTCAAGTCCGAGAACCGTCACCCGTGCGAGCTCGTCGTACTCGACAACCTCATCACGGCCGGCAAGATGGGGTCTGACTCCCGGCCCCAGGAAAACGTCTCGTTCGTCCAGCACGACGTCACCGAGCCGTTCACTCCGGAGCGCCCCGTTGACTTCATCCTCCACGCGGCCGGTATCGCGAGCCCGTACTACTACCGCAAGTTCCCGGTGGAGACCTACAGGGTGGCGACCACCGGGACGCGGAACGTCCTCGACATCGCGCGCAAGAACCCGGGGTGCAAGCTCGCGTTCTTCAGCTCCAGCGAGATCTACGGCGATCCGGACTCGAAGCACGTCCCGACCAACGAGGCGTACAAAGGCTACGTCGCCTGCCTCGGCCCGCGCGCCTGCTACGACGAGAGCAAGCGCTTCGGCGAGATGATGGTCCGCGTCGAGCACGAGCAGCACGGCGTGCACGGGACGATCATCCGGCCGTTCAACGTCTACGGTCCCGGTATGCAGAAGACCGACTACCGCGTGCTGCCGAACTTCGGCGCCAAGTGGGTGGCGGGCGAGCCCTTCCACGTCTACGGGACCGGCCTCCAGACCCGGACTTTTTGCTACGTCACCGACGCCATTCGCGGGTTCCTTCAGGTCCTGACGAACGGCGTCGCGGGGGAGCCCTACAACGTCGGCAACCCGAACCCCGAGATCTCGATGCGCGACCTCGCCATCGAGTGCGGCCGGGTCCTCAACCATGACGTGAAGTTCGACACGGTCGAGCACCCTGACACCTACCCGGCGGACGAGCCTCAGCGGCGCTGCCCCGACATCACGAAGGTTCGCGAGCAGTGCGGGTACGAGCCGAAGGTCTCGCTCCAGGACGGCCTCAAGCGGTTCTTCGGTTGGGCGGACCGGGTGTACCGTGAAGGGTGATTCGTCTCGGACTTGTCGGATGCGGTCAGTGGGGCTGGCGGTACATCCCGTCGGCCATGGAGGCTGGCAACGCGAGGGTTGAGTTCGTCGCCCGCGTCAGCGAGCACGCCATGTCCGACAACCGGGCCCGTGACTACGTCAGGTCGGTCACCCGGGTCGACTCCTGGCAGAAGGTCTCCGAGTGTCCTGTCGACGCCGTGGTCGTGGCCACGCCTCCCGACTCGCACGAGGAGATTTGCGAGCACTTCCTCAGCAAGGGCATCCCGGTGATGGTGGAGAAGCCGATGGCGCTCACCGTCGGCGCCGCCCTCGCCATCAAGGACGCGGCCTCAAAGACCGGGGCTCCCGTTCTTATCAACAACGTGCACCTGTTCGCCCCGGCCTACGGGGTTCTGCGGGAGAAGGTCCAGGCGCTCTCGGACAGGCGCTTCCGCGTCTATGCCCGGGCCGGAAGCTCCGGACCTCACCGCAGCTACTCGGCGCTCTGGGACTACGGTCCGCACGACGTCGCCATGTGCCTTGGCCTTGGCCTGGGAAACCCGACGGGCGTCACCTGCATGCGGATGCCGGACGAGTTCGGATGCGTGCACCTCGGCGCGCAGCGGTTTGACGTGAACGTGAGCTTTGGCCGGCACGAGGCGAACATCCAGGTTTGGAATGGCGCGCTTCCGAAGCAGCGTCACTTCGAGGTCATCTGTGAGGGCACGCGGCTCGTCTACGATGAGCTGGAGCCGAACGGGCTAGTCCTTCGCTGCAACAACCGCCCGCTGGACGTGTCGAAGGACCGGCCCCTCGCCTGCGCCGTCCGGGCGTTTGCCGAGGCCGTGCGAACTGGCGTCACGGACTGGCGGTTTGGTGCCGAGATTGGCGTTGTGACGACCCGGATCCTCCACACGGCGGACACCGGTACCGTCCATGCATGAAGATCGCCATCATCGGCGCCGGCTACGTCGGGCTCGTCACCGCCGCCGGCTTTGCGGAGTTCGGGAACGAGGTCACCATCGTCGACGCTATGGAGGCGAAGATCACTGCCCTGGAACAGGGCAAGATTCCCTTCTATGAGCCGGGGCTGGAGGACATCGTCCGCCGGAACGCTGGCGCCCGCCGCATCGACTACAAGATCGGCCTCGACAAGGCCACGCTCGACGCCAGCGAGGTCATCTTCGTTTGCGTCGGAACTCCCCAGTCGGACGACGGCTCGGCCGACCTCACCGCGCTCTGGGACCTCGTTCGGCTGCACCTCGGCGTCTACAAGCCCGAGAAGCCCAAGCTCGTCGTCCTGAAGTCAACGGTTCCGGTCGGGACGGGCGTTCGCACGCGCGACCAGCTTCGGATGGTGTCCGAGAACTGGCACGTTGCGAACAATCCGGAGTTCCTTCGTGAGGGCACCGCGGTCGAGGACTTCCTTCGCCCGGACCGTGTCGTCGTCGGCGTTTCGGACCAGTGGTCCGAGTCCATGCTCCGCCGGCTTTATGAACCGGTCGCGAACTGCGGCCCGCTCATGGTGATGGACTCCAGCTCCGCCGAGCTGACGAAGTACACGTCCAACTCGATGCTCGCGTGCCGGATCTCGTTCATGAACGAGATTGCCCGCCTCGCCGAGGCGGTCGGCGCCGACGCCGAGCTCGTCCGCAAAGGAGTGGGGCTCGACAAGCGCATCGGCCCGAGCTACCTATACCCGGGCCCCGGCTATGGCGGCTCGTGCTTCACCAAGGACCTGTCTGCCCTCGCGTTCACCGCCCGCGAGCACGGTCTGGAGATGAAGCTCGCCGAGTCGACCCTGAAGGTCAACGCGGAGCAGAAGCACATCCCCGTCGCCAAGCTCGCGAAGATGGTCGGCGGCTCTCTCAAGGGCAAGACCGTCGGCGTCTGGGGCCTCGCGTTCAAGCCCTACACGGACGACGTGCGCGACTCGCCGGCCATCGTCATCGTGCAGGACCTCCTCGAAGCGGGCGCGAAGGTTCAGGTGCACGACCCGAAGGCCACCGAGAATTTCCTCAGGCTCTTCCCGGAGTCTGGGAGCCAAGGCCTCTCCTGGTGCAGTGATCCGTACAGCGCAGTCGCGAAGGCCGACGGGCTCATCCTCGTGACCGAGTGGCGCGAGTATCGCACCCCGGACTTCCATCACATGAAGTTCATGGCCCCAAACGTGGCCGTGGTGGACGCCCGGAACGTCTGGCGAGAGGAGGACGCGCGGGCTGCCGGAGTTCCGTACGCCCGCATCGGAAGGGCCTCCCGCGGCCTCTAATCGGGTACTGTGAGCGATGGCTGACGAGTCACCGGTAGCGCTGCTTGTTGACGAGCAAGGCAGGTTCGTCGGGACTCCGACTAACCCGCTTTGGGTGAACCAGGGTTCCGGATCCCTCGTGCGGGTCGATCAGGTCGGTGTCACCGGCCCCGTCCGCGTGGACCGCGTTGGCGTGACCGGGTTCGTTCAGGTTACGGGCCCTATCGGGGTTACCGGGCTCGTCCAGGTTGTGGGGGCAGTCGGGGTCACCGGCCCTGTCCGCGTGGACCAGGTTGGGGTGACCGGCCCCGTACGGGTCGATCGCGTAGGCATCACGGGCCCCGTCGGCGTTACTGGGATAGTTGGCGTTTCAGGTCCGGTGACGCTCGTCGACCCGATTGGATCCGCTTATTACGGTCAGCGTGGGGTGACGAACTCCATTCCGGTCGTGATGGCGGAGAACCAGGTCATTCAGGTCGCCACGAGCGGTGCGTCCGGTACATCGCCGACGTTTTACGCGGTCTTTGACCGGATAGCCCCTGCTGCGAACAAGTACATGGCGACCTTGTTCAACACGAGCGCCACGAAAAAGCTCATCGTATACCGCGTCAACCGGTATAACTGGCAGGTCAGCTCCGTCACCGGTCAGACCCTTGATCAATACCTTGCCCGAATCACCGCTCGGACGGCCGGCACGAACGTCGACATCCATTCTGCTGACACTGCTGACACCCTTCCGTCCGGCGTTTCTGCTGACACAAACTCGACCGCGGTAACTGAAAGTCACATACTCCGTCGTATGTTCGCCTCAAGCGAAGAGGCCAACCTTTCCAACTCGAACTTCTACAACGCCCTTACGCTCGACTACTCGGTTGCCATTTACGACCGAACCCAGGGCACCCGTGGGATTGTCCTCCGGCAGAACGAGGGCCTCACGATCCGGAACGTGACGAACAGCACCGTCGGCTCAGTGAGTTATCTGTTTGACTTCATCATCGAGGACGCGTAATGCAAATCGGCAGCGGTCTCGTGCGCATGGACAGCTTTTGGACGGACTTTAAGGCGATCGCCATTACGTCCAAGAACCTTCCCGTCCAGTATGAGGACGACGCTATTGCCGATGTGTATCGGGTTTTTGCTGTGGACGGGTCCGTTATCTATGTTTGCGTTATTTACAAGGGAACTGTTCCGGACAACTGCGGGATAACCCAGGTCCAGAACGACGCCGACAAGACGGACTTTGAGACGAACTACGAGCCCACCGCGAACGGACGTCTCTCCCAGGGAGTGACCCTGGACGGAAGTGGCTTCGTGTCCGCCATCGAGCGCGCTACCTATGCTGCTGAGGTTGCTCAGGCTGGGGCCAACAACCGCGACATGATCTCCATCTTCAACCCTTCCGGGTCGGGGAAGGTGATCAGGGTGTGGGAGGTATGGGGGACTGTTCCCTCTTCGTCCGGCACGAGCGTCATCGTTCCGTTCGAAATGCGGCTGGCCACCGCCATCACTACCGGCTCGACGGTCACGGCCGGAAAGTATGACCAGGACGACCCCGACCCCTCTGCCGTCGTCCGTCAGCTCCCGACCGGCATAACTGACCATTCCACTACCCCCAAGCTCTACACTTGGGTTGAGCAGATAAACACCGCCCAGGGCTCGACGGACGCGCACTCCCACGTGGTGGCGGATCCGTCGGCCACGAGCCGAACAAAGCCCATCGTCCTGCGCGAGGGTCAAGGTCTCTACCTCCGCCAGATTGTCAACAATACTTCGACTTTTAGGATGGGCTTGTACTGGACGGAGGAATGAAATGAGATCAATTGTAGTGATTCTTCTGGCGGTCCTCATGATCGCCGGATGTGGCAGCTGCTCCCATCCGCAGCAAGCGGACAATCCGGAGACGGTCGGAAAGGCTCAGGCCGGCCTCACGGCTTGCGCCACGTGCGCCAACGTCACCCCTCAGCACCCCGTGATTCTGGTTCACGGTCGCGGCGACTCTCCCGCTCGATGGAATTCGCTCGTCACCAATTGGTCCTCCAAGGGGTACGTGGAGAACACGAACCTCTTCCGGATCGACCTGGCCGCCTACTGCGGTAGCAACGGTTTCTGCTCCATGCTCCCAGCCCCGGACGGGACCAGCGCTACGTACGTGAACGAGAGCTACGCCAAGTGCCTCAAGCGCTACGTCGACGAGAAGGTCCCCTGCAACTCCGATGCGGGAACCTGCCCGACCGTCGACATCGTCACCCACAGCCAGGGTGGCGTGGTCGCCCGGTACTACGCGCAATTTCTGGCCTCGCCGCGCCAGGTCGATGGCCTCGTCGTCATGTCCGCGACGCACAACGGCATCACGAACTGCACCCTCGCCGGCTCCTGCACGGGCGTCAACCCGGAGGTCTGCCCGGACAGCGCGTTCCTTCGCAAGCTGAACGGCGTATCCCCGCAGGGCGATGGCTCCAATGACATGACACCCGGGGCCGTTCCGAACGGGACCGTCCGCTACTCGGCCACCGTGAGCGACGGCGACAAGACCGTCCCGCCGTGGTGCGGTGGCCAGTTCATTCTCAACCCTCAGACGCAGCAGGGGGACGACTTGAGCTGCAGCGGCTCAGGAAACTACACGCTGGACCCGGAGGCCGACTCCTGCAAGCTCTCGAAGGTCCAGCACCTCGCGGTCCCTGGGAACGCTACGGCGATCAACGACGCGTATTGCAAGATCAACTGACCCGGTAGGGTCCGGGCATGAGGCTTCTCACCGTCCTCGCGCTCGCGCCCCTCCTCGCGGCCTGCCAGAGCTGCCGTACCCCTCCGGCCCCCGCGCCCCAACCAGCGCCGGGGCCGGTTCCTTATGAGGCGGGCGCCGCCCCCGAGCCCGTCAAGGACGCCTCCGCTGACGCTCCGGAGCCCGTTCTGCCCGAGGCCGGCGTCCTGGACGCCGCTCCACCCCCGCCCGCGAATCCGTGCTGGGGTGGAATCGTCGGTCCCGCGCACGCGTTCTGCGAGGGCGAGACTCCCACGATGGTGGCGGTCGAGCCGCGGCTTCCCGACTCGAAGCGCAAGCTCTACTTCGCCATGTCCGCCTCGACCGGCCGGACTCGCCTCGTCGTCCGATACGCCAACGGGTCCTCCTCGGCGCGCTTCAAGACGGTCGCCGTCTTGGTCAATAAGGGCGCGGCGGCCGGCAGCTTCACCCTCCTCAAGAAGGGGGTCGCTGGTCCGACGACCAACCTTCCCGAAGGCGAAACGCTCGCCGTCCAACGATGGGGGTCGTCCGTCAAGAAGCTCCCGGTCCAGGTCGGCACCGGCAAGCAGGTAAAGATCGACCCGAGCTTGGAGGTCGGCCTGCAGCAGAACTACGCGACCATGGGCCTCTACGAATACTCGTTCGACCAGCCGCACACGGTGTTCGTCTGCTTCGTCGGGCCGGCCGAGGACTCTTCCATCTGTCCGGGCCTGTGACCTAGTTCTGGGCGAACCTGTTCCCGGTCCGTTGAGCGTTTGCCGGCACCCATGAGCCGAAGTGACCGAGCTGTCGGGCCTGCTTCATACCCGGGACCAACAGTTGCCATGCCGCAAACGGCATGTCTCGCTTGATCACGTTGCAGACTTGGCACGACGGGTTCACGTTCCCGACGATGTGGCCTCTGGAATTGTCGATACGGTCCAAGACGATGGGGACCCCTGTGACCTCGCAGTAAGCGCACGGTTTTGAGATAAGGTCCTTCACGATCTCCTTCGTGAGGTTTGTTTCGTGCCCCCTCATTTTGTCGTCTCGCTTGCAGCGGATGAGAATCTTCACGTGAGGGTTGTTGCGCTGGTACTCCCGGAAGTACTCGGTTGAGCACGTCTTGCACTTGGTGTGGCGCAGCATGCGCGGCTTCTTCCGAGCGCGGGACTCACCGTAGTAGTACTCGGAGGCGGGTTTGTCCTTCCGACAGACTTTGCAGATGTAGCTCTTTTCCACGCCTCTGGCTGAAGATTAGAAGCTCAATCTTTAGCCATCAATTTTGCGCAAAATAGACGATCTTCATCCAGTCGGCGTGCTCCACCGACCGGTTCGGATTGTCACGCCGCGGCGACCCCTTGCGCTTGAGCACGACGCCGTGGACGAATCCGGACCGCGACTGTGACGCCGCGCGGTGCTCCATCGCCTCCTTGCGGATCTCCTCGATCCGCTCGGGCGTGACGGGCTCCCACTCGACCAGCTTGACGTCCTCGGTCCCCTTGCCGATCAGCTTCTCCAGAAGGGCGCGCCGGTCCTCCAGCGGCATTGATCCCGCGGACTTCCCGTCGAACGCCATCACGTCCCAGGACGTCAGCGAGCAGACGACGTTCTTGTCGTGCCGCCATGACCCTCGCTTGGTGGGCGTCCAAAGCTCCCCGTCGAGGACGGTGCCGGGTGGGAGCTTGAGGGCCTTGATTTGCGGCACGAGGTTGTTTGGGATGGCCAGCTCGGTCTTCTGGCGCGTCATGAGCCGGAATCCGCCCTCTTCGACGAGGAGCAGCGCGCGAAAGCCGTCGTATTTCTTTTCAAGAACGTAGTTGCCGAGGTCGAGTGACTTCAGCACGGTCTCGTTGATCCGCATCGGCTTCATCGGGAAGATCCAGAACCCCATGTGGGCTGGTACCCGCGCCCGCCCGAAACTTACATAGGCCCTTCATATGCGGCTGCTTGGCGGAGGTGGCCGACATGGCGATGTCAAGCCGGACCCAGTTCGACGCGAAGAACCGGCTCAACGCGCTGGTCATCTCCGAAGTCGCCCACCTTGTCTATGGCGACTCGCCGACCGACGACGAGTACAACGCTGTCGCGGCGGCGATGTCGGAGGACTTGCACGGGGACATCGCCAAGCTCGCCGAGGACATCCAGGGTGAGGCCGAGCGGATGGTCCGGCGAGCCTTCTAATCGAACGTCCGGTTCGATGGACCTTCTCGCCATATCTGCGCGCGTGGCCTCCGGCCCCAACACGGTGAAAGTCTGGGTGGACGAGGACTCCGGCCTTTTCAAGGTCGAGTACCGCGGACAGACCCACTCCGCCATCATGCCCGCGAACCCTGACGAGGGCGACGAGCCGCAGGACGTCCAGGGCGACATCAGCATTCTCCAGGCCGCCACCGTCGTCTGGAACGGCGAGCCCTACTTCGAGATGCCGGACGACCAGTTTTCGGAGAGGTCGGGCGGATATTGGGCCCCGCCCCGCACTGCCTCTGACACGGACACCGGTGTCATCAAGAAGACCCCAGGGAAGGGCTACTGCGTCAAGTCGGAGAAGAACCCGGACTGGAACGGCGGGTGCTTCCCCTCGAAGGGGAAGGCGGAGAAGCGCCTGAAGCAGGTCGAGTTCTTCAGGCACAAGGCGTCAGGCGCCCCCGTCACCGTCACGAAGTTCGAATGGGACCCCGGTGACAAGAGGTCGTACGGAAGCTTCGAGATCGAGGCGGACACCCCTGCTGGGAAGCTGGTCGGCAGGGGGATGATCAACTCTGGCGGCGAGGTCGACGACCCCGAGTGGACGCTTGACGGGAAGCCTGTCCCCTCCGACGTCGAATATCCGGACCTCGGCATCCCGCACTACTACGCCGGCAGTCGGGCCATGTCCCGGTTCGAGAAGGCGAAGGATACGGAGCTCCCGGAAGTCCTGTCCGAATGGGTGGCGGGCTACATGGCTGATATGGCCGGCATGGCGGGGGACGAGTAGGGTCCACCATGTCGACGACGTTCAAGCGCGGTCAGGAGCTCTCCCGTTCCAACGGGCTCAACATATTCCTGAAGGCGCGCGACGGGTCGCCGAAGAACGCGGCTGAGATCAGCTACGACGTCTTCGACTTCACGACGGGCACTGAGGTCCTCCTCCCGCCCCAGGGCCGTAAGCCGGTCAATCCGGCTATTGGCGAGTACTTCGCCTCGTTCATCATCCCGCTCGACGCCAACATCGGCAGGTACCGCATCCGCTGGTACTTCCGCGAATACGTCGGCTCGCAGCAGGCGTCGGTCCTCCAGGAGTTTGCCATTGTCCAGGACGCGACGCAGGTCGTGTCGGTCCCCGGCATCTCGCCCATCGAGCTCGACACCGTCCGCGGTCTGCGCATCCTGCTCCGTGACAACAACCCGGCGCGCAACTATCACTTCGTACCGCCCTCCGGCGAGGAGTCGGTCAACCAGTTCTCGCGCGTCTTCGGCCACCTTTGGGAGGACGAGGAGCTCCTGGAGTTCCTCCGGGTCTCGAACGACGCCATCAACATGTACCCGCCTCAGACGTTCTACCAGGACATCAACCAGCTCCTGACGCAGAACCGGAGCTGGCGCACGCTGCTGCTGACGGGCGCGATGGTCTACGCTATCGAGGCCCTCGCCCTGAACTGGGTCGCCGACGAGTTCTCCTACTCCATCGGCGGGGTCTCGCTCGACATCGAGAAGAGCTCCAAGTACCAGTCGATGGCCTCGGACGCACAGAACCGCTTCCAGGAGTTCGTTACCCAGGCCAAGGAGACCGTGAAGATTATCCGGGGCCTGAAGCAGTCGCGCTTCGGAGTCGGCATTCGCAGCAGCTTCGGCCCGAACGTTGGCCGCGGCGCCCTCACCCCTCGCCGCTTCCTGGGGATCTGATGGACCTGGTCAAGATCGCCGCCCGCGTCGCCGCGTACGACTTCCGGACGAAGATGAAGATCAACGCGCTCGTCATCGAGGAGGTCGGGCGCCTTGCGAACGTCCCGGACCTCAACGCTGTCGCCGAGCACATCGCCGACTCCCCGGTCCACGCCGCTATCCAGTCCCTTGCCGACGCCGTCAGCGACGAGGCGTCGAAGATGGGCAAGGACGTCGGCCTGAAGGAGGCCGGTTGAGCCGGCTCGGGGAGGCCTTGGAGGCTCAGATGGCCGAGGCCGCCCAGAAGGTACTCGACGCCTGGCAGCCGGACGAGGACGGCTACGACGAGGAGTATGGGGGTGGCGGCGCGTGCGACGACGTCAACGCCGCCATCCAGGAGCTCATCTGGGGCGTCGAGGGCGTGGAGGTCGTCGACGGCGGCCACGACGGGGACGACCACGCCTGGACCATCGTATACGACGACTCGGACGCGTTCGCCGTGGACATCCCTCCTGGGGTCTACGAGGAGGGCGGAGGGTACTCCTGGCGCAAGAAGGAGGGCGTGACGGTGTCCCCGGACGACATTGTCATCTCTCCGGTCCGCCGGAGGGACGTCGTTGGGGCTTTCGTGCCCTCTGGGGGCGTGGACATCGACTCCATCGCCTCCAGGCTCGCTTCCGTCAACGTGGAGGCTGCGCGCCGCAAGACGCGCAGCAAGAAGAAGTCGCGCAGCAAGTCTGCGCTCGCCAAGCCGCCCGAGTGGGCCTGCCGTGCGGAGCTCTCGGTCGAGGTCGACTTCGAGGGCGAGGCCCTCAAGCCGCAGCTTGTCAAGAAGCTGAAGGCCGAGATCGCCGCGATGGTCGAGTCGGCGGTGAAGATCACTGCCCGCGACCTGAAGCTCAAGCCGTCCGACGTCCGCATCCGCCTCGGCTCCATGGACTGCGTGATGACCCCGGACGAGCCGTCGCGTGACGACGGCGGGGACCACGACTTCGACGACTGACGCCGGTACCGTCGGGGCATGGAAACCAAGCGCGCCCCGGTCAAGCTCCAGGACTACGAAAAGGCCGTCCACATCGACGCGTCCGCGGCCCACTGGGCGCAGGAGCACGCGCGGCTCTCGGCGGCGGCCATGACGGCGCTCTCGACGTACCAGGACATGATCAACGCCAAGAACCAGACGATGACGGAGCTGTGCAAGGCCTCCGGCTTCGACATGCAGCGCGCCGTCCAGGCCCGCATCATCAAGGAGGGCGACGCCGCGTTCATCGAGGTCACCCTGCACGACGGCCCGATCCCCGGCGTCCAGCCCACCCCCGGTCCGGGTCCGGAGGCGCCGGCACCTCCGGGTGAGGCGGCGTCCGCGCCAGCCTCTTGATTGGATCCCTGTAGCGGGGACCCGAAATGCCTTTCCCGCCGGACCGGAAGCCTCACATCCTGGAGCAGCAGCAGCCGGCGGACCCGCACCCGCCGCTGAACTTTTCGGTCCAGTCCGGGCTGGAGAAGGGCGTCATCGACCTGCGCTGGACGTCGCCGGCCGAGATCTCGTCCAACACGCGGTTCAACATCGTCGGCGTCAACGTCTACCGGAGCTTCGGCTCCCAGTTCGGGCCGTACTTCCGGCTCAACTCCCTTCCGGTCGGCGCCACCTTCTACCGCGACCGGACGACCGTCGCCGTCTCGCTCCGTGAGGACGTGTCGAGGCGGTTCGTGTCGCGCGGCGACAAGGACCCCTCTCGCACCTGGGTGTTCCGGACCGCCAAGAACCCGATCGTCATCGACCCTATCGTCGGCGGTACTGAGTGCACGGACCTCAACGTCCACGTGACGGTCAACGGCGTCCGCGCCCACGTCCGGAGGATCGTCTCCCACCTCGGCGAGGTCGAGCTGGAGCCGTTCCCTACCTTCGACGTCGCGTCCCAGCAGCAGTTTCCCGCCGTGCTCCCGGTCAACGACGTGGACGTCGTGCTCGCGACCTACCGTTATCTGTCCAAGGACGTCCCGACCAGCCTTGGCCAGATCATCTTCTATCGCATCACGACGGTCGCCCGCGACGCTGCCACGGGCCAGCTGTTTGAGACGCGCCTCGACCGCGCGGCCGAGGCGAACAATCAGCAGACCGAGCAGCTCGACTGGATATGGCGCGAAGCCGTCCGGCGCAACAAGTTTTTGCTCGTCCACGGCGGCGAGCGCGTTAAGGCGTTCATCCGCCGCACGGTCGGACCTCGCTGCGGCTGCAGCTCGGACTTGCACCGCCAGCCGTCCTCCGACTGCCTCGTCTGCTATGCGACGGGAATCATCGGCGGGTATGACGGCCCCTACGACGTCCTCATCGCCCCGGACGACGCCGAGAAGAAGAAGACCCAGAGCAACCGCGGGCGGACGATGGAGCACTCGTACGACACCTGGACTGGCCCGACGCCGCTCCTGTCGCAGCGGGACTTCATCGTGAAGCTGAACGGCGACCGCTATGGTATTGGCCCGGTCCGCATGCCGACCGCCCGCGGCATGCAGCTTCAGCAGATGTTCAACGTCTCGCACCTCGACGAGCAGGACATCCGCAGCAGGGTCCCCGTCATCGACACTTCCGTCATGGAGTCCCCGCGGACCCGTTACATTGCCCCCGGCGAGGGTGGGTCCACGCCGATGGTCACGGAGCGCAAGGCCATCCCGGACGAGCGCGAGTTCCGCGGCAACACGGTCGTGTTCGAGAACGTGCATAGGCGCTGATGGCGGATATCGCCACAACCTTGCAGACGGCCTTGCTGAGGGCCGTCGACAACGTCGTCGACGTCATCGCCCTGGACGGCGTCGCCGCTCTCAAGCGGGTGCTCGACCAGAACGGGTTTGCCGAGAATGAGTCGCTCCGCGACTACGAGGTGTACGCCCACGTGTCCGGGAGGGAGATCACCTTCGAGATTCTCGTTCCCGCGGAGGCGTTCGACACCGAGGACGCGCAGACTCGCGAGGCGGTCGAGCAGGCCCGCCAGCAGGCCGAGGAGGCCATCCACACGCCCGGCGTCCGCACGTACGGCTTCCAGCCCACCTCCCGTCCTGGCCGTCTCACAGGGCGCAGGGACGCCCGCCGGGACGCGCGCCAGACCGTCCACGACGCCCGCCGGGATGCCAGGAAGCCGCCGAAGACCCTGGTGAGCCGGAAGAAGACGGCGCAGGCTCGCCTTGTTGAACATCAAATAGCCCTGCACGCCCCGCGCTCCGTTCAGGTGAACAGGGAGGGGAAGCTCTCCCTGCGCATGTCGCGTATGGTCGAGGACACTCCGGAAGGCGGCGTTCGTATGCCGAAGGGCCAGTTTCAGGGCGTTATTGGGCAGTTCATGGAGAAGCTGGGGACGGTGATTGCCGAGCAGTTCTCCTCTGAGCTTCAGAAACTCTTGGCGAGGCGCCTTCGGTGATGCTCTATAAGATCACGAACCTGCTCTCTACGAGCGTGACCGTCGAGGACCTCGGCATCATCCTCCCGGCCCGCGGGTCGTGCAACGTCCGGGCTGACGTCTGGTCGGGCTCGAACGACGGGCGCGACCTGGAGGCGAGGCGGTGGATCCGGGCGGACAAGCAGTTCGTCGCCGGACGGCCGCCCGTCGCCACGGTTCCTCACCGGCCGGCGCCGGTCGTCGTTCCCCCGGTCCCGCTCGACCCTCCCCTCCCCGAGTCCGGCATCCCCACGCCGATGGCCGCGCCTCCCGTCTCGGTCTCCCAGGAGTCGTTCGACCGGTTCCTGAAGAACCAGGAGGAGATCATGAAGATGATGACGGGATTGGCGGGTTCAGTCCCGGCTGGCATCGAGAAGATCGAGAAGCGCATTCAGGACATGCCGGCTCCGGCCGTCATCCCATTCCGCCCCGGCATGAATCAGCCCCACGCCCACGAGTTCTCGTCCGCTGCGGCCGGCGCGGACCCGATGTTCATCCCGTCGAGGATCGTCCCTGACGACGCCAAGTCCGCCATCAAGGTGCAGGAGGGCGAGGCGAAGGCGGACGTTAGCTCTGCCACCGACGCCCTCAAGAAGTTGCGCGGCAAGAAGCCCTAACTGTAACCTCCAGGTACGGTGCCCCGATGACGACGAAGAACACGGAGGAATGCGGAGTTGGCCTGGACTGTGGGACGATGAACTTCGTCTCCGCGAGGAAGTCGGGCAAGAAGGTCGAGACCAAGCGCGTTCGCGACGCGTTCATCGACCTGCCGGCCGAGCACAAGCGGATGCTCAAGATCTCGGGGACGGCGTTCGCCGAGATCGACGGCAAGCTCATCGTCGTTGGCGACGACGCCTTGAACACGGCGAACCTGCTCAACCGCGAGGCGCGGCGCCCGCTTCAGGGCGGCCTCGTGTCGGCCGGCGAGCTCGACGCGCAGTCCATCATCGCGCTGATGATGAAGCAGATTCTCGGCAAGCCTCTCAAGGAGGGCGAGAAATGCTGCTACTCCGTCCCGGCCGCCGCGGTCGACGTCACCGGCTCCGACATCACCTACCACGCCGCCATCCTCGGCAAGATCGTCACCGAGCTCGGATACACGGCCGAGGCGGTCAACGAGGCCCTCGCGATCGTCTACTCGGAGTGCCCGCAGGAGAACTTCTGCGGCCTCGGCATCTCGTACGGCTCCGGCATGACGAACGTGAGCTTGGCCTACAACGCCATGTCGGCCCTGGAGTTCTCGGTCGGTCGTGGCGGTGACTGGATCGACAACGGGGCAGCGAGGGCCGTCGGGTCGACCAAGGCCAAGATGTGCGCGCTCAAGGAGTCCGGCATCGACATCACGGCTCCCAAGGACCGAAACGAGGAGGCCATCGCGCTCTTCGTCCAGACCCATATCGACTACACGATCGACACCATCATCGCGCAGTTCGTCCGGGTCAAGAGCGAACTCCTCGTCCCCAAGCCCATCCCCATCATCGTCTCCGGCGGCACCTCCCTGGCGGGCGGGTTCCTCGACAAGTTCAGGGAGCGCTTCGAGCAGAAGCGCGACCGGTTCCCCATCCAGATCTCCGAGGTCCGTCCCGCGGTGGACCCGATGACGGCGGTCGCGACGGGCCTGCTCGTTCTGTCACAGATGGACGACTGACCTTTTATCGGGTGCTTCGGGCGTAAGGAGGCACCATGCCCTACTATAAGGGAGTTTACTTCGAGAAGGCCTTCCATACGGAGGACGACGTCGCCAAGCACGCGGCGGAGAACCCGGTGGAGCCCTCGGAGCCCGTCGCCGTCGTGGCGGCCCCAGCGCCCGCCGCGGCGGCGCCGGAGCCCGTCGAAGAACCCCCGGTTTCCGAGCCCGGGCTTGCCGTCGCAGTCGACCGGGAGACTCCGATCGTCGAGGTCGCTCCCGTCATCGACGTCCAGTCCGACCCGTTCCCGAAGTTCGAGCAGGAGAAGGAGCCCGAGACTCAGCCCGAGGCCGCCGCAGAGCCCAAGGCCGAGATGACCGTCGACGAGATGGTGGCCTCGATCGAGAAGACGCCGGCCGAGACGCCGGACGCGAAGAAGAAGAAGTCCGGCGGCCGTAGCAAGGGCTGATGAAAGTCTGGCTGATCAACGCCACGAAGAAGAGGGTGATCAAGGAGGTCCGCAAGATCCTCTACGACCACCCCCGGTACAGGGCTGACTCCGAGAACGTCGTCAACAAGTACTCGTTCGAGGAGCGCCCTCAGCGCGGCGTGATCGTCAACTCCGCCTCGGCGGACCGCGTGAGGCTGTCGGCCGACAACTACGTCGGCCGGCTCTCCTCCTTCGTGATGCTCGCCCCGGTCGAGAACGCCCCCGGCACGACCCTGGAGTGGGTCCGCGAGAACTTCACCGTCCTGGAGAGCGTCTCGCCCAAGCGCGACGTGTTCCCCTCGCCGCCGGGCGTGTACAACATCACCATCAAGTCCGTCCCGGATGAGGCGCACCGGACCCCCGGGGAGTTCGTCGTCGACCCCCTGCTCACCGAGACGAACGAGCCGCTCATCCGGTTCCAGAGCGCGGGTGACAAGGAGGCCCAGCTCTCGCGCGGCCACATCTATCCCGGCTCCGTCCGCCTCTGGCTCGACGGCCGCCGCGGGCTCGTTCCCGGCGTCGACTTCATCGTCGACCACGACACGGGCGAGATCACCTTCCTGCGCGACACCCCGACCGGCGGCTTCATCTACGCCGACTACCGGTACGTCATGCCGCAGCAGGGGCCGTTCCAGTATCAGCGGGAGCAGGTAAACCTCGACGCCATCCCCGGCGCCATCCTCGCCTTTGGCGACCGGCCGCAGGACTGTGACAAACAGTGCGTCCAGGTGACCGACGAGAGGACTGACGTTGCTGAGATCTACGGTGGCAAGTATGAGGTCGCCTTCGAGCTGACCGTGTTCTCCCGCGACGCGGAGGACCGCGAGAAGCTCTCCGACTACATCACGATCAAGCTGTTGGAGATCCAGAACTCCCTCGGGTTCGAGGGCCTGGAGCTCCTCGACATCGCGCCCGGCGGCGAGAGCGAGGAGATCTACAACGCTGAGACTGACGAGTATTACTACGAGATGACGCTTTCGCTTTCGCTCCGCGTCGACTGGGAGGTTCACGTTCCCCTCCCCGTCACCGTCTCCCGTGCGGAGACCACATCCCAGGTGGCAGAGCAGGAGCACGGGTATCTCGACGGCAGTTACCCTCTCGATCTTCTCCGAAACGCGGACCAGCTCGGGGTTATCGGGTACAACGTCGCCATCGGCCGCGACCTGACGTTCGAACGCGTCAGGTAACGTCCTGATGTGCCGACATTCGAATACTTCTGCGACGAGTGCGACGTCGAGTTCGAGGAGCTCCTCCTCAAGAAGGACGACGTAGAGCAGTATTTCGACCACCATCCTTGCCCCAACTGCACCAAGCGGGCGGAGCGGGTCCGCGTCTCCTCGTTCGCCTTCAAGTTCGCAGGGAGCGTCAATCAGGGTGCCGGCACTGGGGTCCACGGCAACAGCGGGGTCCACGATCTCGATTATCCTGTCATCGACAAGGCGGTCGGTCGCTCAGCTGAGGTGAAGTGGCAGGCCTACAATCAGCGCAAGGAACAGCGCGACCAGGCGCGCCGTGAGTTCGGCACCAACGCGGTCTCCCAGGACGGTGACAAGATTGCCCCGCTCGCCGACGGCGCTGCCCGGGACCGTGGCAAGGCGATGACGCTTCTCGAAAAGGCGAAGAAGTCGACTCCGTCCTCGGAATAAGTCAACTCCAATAGGCTCTTCATGCGTCGTGCAGGGTTGGACCCTTCACACAAACGTATACGCATACCCCACGCGGTGGCCTTTTAGAGAAGACGAATACGAAGACGGATATTTAGACTTCCGCTGACTGAAGGGAGCTAACATGGGCATCGGACCGTTCACGACCTACGCGCCGCCCGGCGTCTACGCACAGACCGTTGTGGAGCCGGCCGTCGGGCTGCTCCTGGGAGGCCTTCGGGTCCCGGTCCTGATCGGCGTGGGCAAGGAGACGCTCTCGCAGAGCAACTTCGAGATGATCCGCGGATCGTCGAGCGTCGCGGACACTCCGATCTTCGGAGAGGACGCCTCGGGCCGCTGGCTCTCGGGAGGGCCTCCCCAGAACCCCATCCTGGGCAACCAGGACGGCACCAAGTCGAAGTTCAAGGTCCGCAACTTCCCGATCGTCGACGGGAACGGCCGCGGGTCGCCGACCTACGACGCGAGCAAGGTCTCCGTCTCGGTCAACGGCCAGCAGGTGGTCGTGGCGGGCGTCGACGGCCCGAACGGCATCGTCTCGCTCCTCGTGCCGCCGGCCGAGGATGACGTCGTCGTCATCAACTACTTCTTCCACCGCCGCGACACGCGGACGACCGACGACGTGTCGGCCCAGCTCTCGGACGGCCCGGCAGTCCTCGTCGCCCCGAAAGTCGAGACCTACTCGGTCACCCTCGGCTCGAACGACCAGCTCGCGCTCACCCTCGACGACCTCACGCCGGTCACCATCACGCTGACGGCGGGCGCAACCAGGACGGCGACCGACATCGCCAACGACATCAACGCGGCGGCCATCGCCGGCCTGACCGCGTCGGTCCACGTCGACAACGAGGGCCTCAACCACGTCCAGCTCATCGCCAACGGGAACATCCTCGTCGGCACGGGGAACGCCAACGGGACCCTCGGGTTCAACGCGGGCGACTACACCGGCCGCACCAAGGAGTTCCGGGTCTTCAACGGCCCGATCGTCGACGGTTCGGACGGTGGCATCACGACGACCGACCCTTCGAAGGTCACGGTCACCGTCGACGGGACCCAGGTCCTCGCCAAGGCGGTCGACGGCGCCAACCGCCTCGTCAGCCTCTCCTTCGCCCCGAAGAAGGGCTCGAAGGTCCTCATCACCTACTACCACAACACGTTCCAGGACACGTTCGACTACCTGCCGAACAGCCACATCGTGGCGGTCGGCAACGTCGGCATCGCCCCGGGGCGCCGCGACTTCCTCAACGGCCCCGACTTCATCGTCGTGAACGACGGGGACCAGTCCAAGATCCAGTGGGGAACGGCCTTCCAGGTCCAGCCCGGAGCCCGCACGGGCACCGCGTCGTTCGACGGGACCCAGGTCGTCGGCATGCTGGTCGACAACCGGATCTACGGCGCCGAGTGCGAGCGCTTCGTCGACTCGACGACCAGCTCGGTTTCGACGACCAAGTTCACGCTCCCGCTCAAGCCGACGTCCGGCAACGGGCGCGACACGCCGCTCGGCCAGTCGCTCTACACGACGATCACCAACGGCCGCATGGACCTGCCGACGAACCGGCCGGACCTCGTGACGGTCTACGTCGGCAAGACCTGGCGTGACGCGAGCTCGCGCCCGCCGGTCAAGGTCCTGGAAGTCGACTCGTCGACCAACACCTTCACCCTCGCGGCCCCCGTCGCCGCAGAGTATAAGGCGTTCGCGACGTTCTGGTACAACCGCATCGGCGACGATCAGTTCGAGTTCAACGTCGTGACGTCCGGCCCCTCGGGCACCGGCACGTACACGGTCGGCTCGCAGAAGTCGGGCTCTCTCGTCTTCGGCGCGAAGTTCGGCATCAAGTCGTCGCTCCCGCAGACGATCCAGTGGCCGTCGGGCGTCGAGACGCTCCCGGACGCGATCCACACGGGTGCCGGTCAGCCGGTCGCCGAGACGGTCACCGTCACCTTCAGCAACGCGCTGAACCCGGCGTCGCACGCCTCCTTCTCCAACCAGAAGCAGGAGCCGTACGACATCTACCAGGCGACCCGCGTCTTCGGCGGGGTCATCATCGACGGCAACCCTGCCGTCTCGGTGGACCTCTCGCTGCAGTACAAGGCGGTCCTCCTGTCGGCAGGCAAGGCCGAGCCGCTGTCGTTCCTCTCGACCGACCGCCTCGTCCTCAACGTCGACGGCGTGAACCTCGCCGCGGTCAACCTCTCCGGCCTCACGACGATGGCCCAGGTCGCCGCTGCGATCAACGCCGTCGTCGACGCGGACGCCCAGACGCACACGGACGGCTCCGGCACGTTCCTCTCGACCGCCCCGAACGCCCTCGCCTCGGTGGTGAGCTACGGGACGGAGAAGATCCTCGTGATCAAGGGACGCAACGTCCCGTCGTTCACGAATGGCCTCGCCTCGAACGTCACGGTGATGTCGCCCACCGGCGCCGGTGAGACCGACGCCTCCGCCAAGGTCGGCCTCTCCCCGAACCAGACGGCCGCGGGCTCCTACAACGCGATCAACCAGGTCGCGACCCTCGTGGGCACTCAGGCCGGTCCGTTCAACATCACGACGGGCGTCAACGACTCGTTCCAGCTCAACGTCGACGGCAAGGACATCACCGCGACGCTCCCGGCCGGCACGGCGGTGAACCTGGCGGACGTCGTCACGACGATCAACGACGCGTACATCGCCCTCGCCTCCCCGGCGGACATCGCGACGTACACGGCGGACGTCATCGCCCTGGCCAACGAGCTCCGGTCGGACTACAACGCTCACCGGGTCTCTACGACCTACCACGCCGCAGCGGACGCCACCAACGACGTGACCCTCGCCGCGGCCGTCACGCTCAACGACGCGATCGCCCTGCTGAACGACATCAAGGCGAAGTACAACGCGCACCGGAGCCAGGCGGGCGTCCACCAGCTCGACGACACCGTCAACGCGGTGGCGACGGCGGATGCGACGAGCCTCCAGTCGGCGGTCGTCCTCGCGAACGACCTCAAGGAGTTCTTCAACGCCCACCTCTCGCAGATCGGCGTCCACGGCTACGACGACAGCACGAACACGCTGACGCCGGCCGCGCCGCCCGTGGTCAACACGGACTGCTACCCGATCCTGAACGACATCAAGGCGAAGCTCAACGCCCACTACCTGCAGGCGGGCGTCCACCTCACCAACGACGCGACCAACACGATCACGTCGCCGGACGCCTTCTCGCAGCTCACGGGCGACGCGCTCGCGAACGAGCTGAAGGCGAAGTTCAACCTGCACATCGCCTCGACGAGCCACCACTTCGTCCAGGACACGACGAACGCGATCACGTCGGCGGACTCGAACAGCCCGGCCTCCCTCGTCGCCCTGACGACGGAGCTCCAGGCGAAGTACCCGACCCACCTGGCGCAGAACCAGGGTCCGTACAACGTCCACGGCACGGTCGACTCGGTCGACATCGTCACGGCGGCGATGACCGAGCTCGTGGCGCGCACGGGCCAGGGCCTCAACGCGGGCAAGCTCGTCCTGACGAGCCGCCTGAACAACGCCCTCAGCTCGCTGAACGTCAAGTCGACGGGCACGGCGAACGACGTCCTCGGCTTCGTCTCCGGCATCTCGGCCCAGCGCAAGCAGCCGACCGCCGCGGACATCGCCACGGCGCTGAACGCCAACTCCTCGTTCCTCGCCCTCGCGGTCGCCTACCGCGTCGCTGCGGCGGGCCTCGGCGGCTTCCTTCGCATCGACTCCCGGACGACCGGCAACCTCTCGACGGTGGCCTTCTCGAACGTCTCCAGCACGGCGTTCGTCACGGACACCAAGCTCGGGATCGTCCCGGGCTCCTCGGGCGACGTCGGCGAGAACGCCCAGGCGGGCTTCACGGTCTCGTCGAGCCAGGGCCTCCTCGGCTCGCACGGCACCGGGTTCCCCGGCCAGACCTACACGGACGCGACGACTGGCCTCCGGTTCACCGTCCTGAAGGCGGACGCGGGCGACTACGCGAACGGCGGAAGCTTCACCCTCGTGGTGGGCCAGACGTTCACGACGGACGCCTCGATCCCGATCCGGGCCGTCCCCGGCGTCGAGGTCACGGTGTTCAACACCAACAACATGAACCCCGGCACGACGGCGCTCGTCAACACGTACGCCCGCACCGGGACCGAGCCCGCCATCGGCGACGTCTACTACGTCTCGTATGACTACGCCAAGACGGACCTCTCGACGCAGCTCTTCCGGGAGCTCAAGAAGATCCAGCAGAACTTCGGCAACCCCACGCCGGACAACCCGCTCTCGCTGGCGGCCCGCATCTGCCTCCTCAACGGCGCCATCCTCATCGGCCTCAAGCAGGTCCTGCGCGCGCAGGACTCGTCGCAGGCCCCGGCCGGCTCGTTCATCGCGGCCATCGACGAGCAGCGCAAGCCCATCGCCGGGTCCGTCAAGCCGGACGTCATCGTCCCGCTCGGCACCGACCCGACGATCTTCGCCGCCCTCAACCAGCACTGCGTGTTCATGAGCACGCCGCGTCAGGAGGGTGAGCGCATCGGCGTCGTGGGCGTCGCGGCGGGTACCAACCCGCTCGGCGTCCAGGCCATCGCCCGCGGCCTCAACTCCGAGCTCATGCTGGTCGGCTACCCCGACTCGTACGTCATCTCGGTGCAGGACGAGCAGGGCAACCTGGTCGACCAGCTCGTCGACAGCACGTACATGGCGGCGGCCCTCGCCGGCACGCTGACCAACTCGGCGTTCGACGTCGCCACGCCGCTCACCCGGCGCGGGATCGTCGGCTTCAAGCGCCTCGGCCGCGTGCTGGACCCGACGGAGGCCAACCAAGTGGCCGTCGCGGGCGTCACGATCATCGAGCAGGTGGACACCGGCATGCGGGTCCGCCACGGCCTCACGACCAACGTGGACACGGTGATCACGCGGACTCCGTCCGTCACGCTCACCATCCACTACGTCCAACAGACGATGCGCCGGGTCCTCGACCCGTACATCGGCCAGAAGCTCACGGGCTCGCTGCTGAAGTCGGTCGAGAACTCGATGGTCGGCGCGTTCTCGCAGCTCGTCGATCAGCAGATCGTCCAGAAGGTCACGGGCGTCGAGGTCACCGTGGACGAGAACGACCCGACGATCCTCCGGGCGTCGGCGATCTACGTCCCGGTCTTCCCGCTCGAATACATCGTCGTCACGCTCTCGGTCCGCATCCGCGCCTGACAGCCTGAATCGCCAGCCACTCGGCCCCCGGGACTGCAGTCCCAGGGGCCGAGCCTTGTCCGGTGTACTGTCGGACATGTCCGCCAAGGTCCCCGGAGACGGGAAGATCCGCGAGTCCGTCGCAAAGGACGTCATGGAGGCCGAGCAGCTCGTCATGGGCGTCAAGGACGCCGTCGAAGCGCAGGAGGGCGTCGAGAAGGCCTTTTCGGCCTACAAGAAGGCCCTCCGGACGGTCTACGACCAGATGGGTAAGAAGGCCCGGAACAACTCCACCATCGCCTCCTCCCAGGAGGTCGTCGACTCGGTCGCGCGGCAGGTTTCCGTCCTGGGCAGCCTGGACGTGTCAGCCTACCCGAAGGTCGCGCGCGACCTCGACCCCATGGACGGGGAGGTCGCCGAGATGCTGCAGGTCTGCCGTCGCACGATGGTCGTCGCGAACAAGACACAGACGGCCAAGGGTCAGCGCGCCGACGCCTAGGGGATGGAGCGCGTGTAGCGCCCCGCCTGGATTGAGGCGAGCTCCCGGAGCGAGTGATGTGGGTCGAAGAAGCGGGCGCCGCGCCACTTGATGGACTCCTTGAGCTCATGCGTCAGGATGAGCTCCGCCATCGCGTAGACGGTGAAGGCGACGCCGGACTCGGAGACGTTGAGCGGGACCTCCCACCAGCGCCCGTAGCCCCTCTTCATCTCGCCCGACTCGCGGTCGGGGCGCTGGAAGGTAGTGCGGACGCGGTATCCGGCCGGGTCGAACGCCTCGCCGAAGCCGTTGTCCGCCCGGACGAAGATCTCCTCGACCTCGAACTCCCAGCCCATGTCCACGCAGGACGGGGCGAAGTCGAGGTCCGCGACGACCTTCATCACGTCCTCGACGGACCCGCACGGCTTGTCCTCCTCGTCCTTGAGGATGCGGATTTCGTCGTGGTTCTTGTGCGCCTTGGGCTTTACCTTGTGGATCACGCCGGGCTTACACCGGGCGCCACGGCATTTTCGCCTTGAGGAAGGCGACGGAGCGCTTCCAGTCCCAGCCGAGCGGGAACTTTGCGAGCACCTTCCCGTCCGAGTGGACCACTATCTCGGACCACTCGTCCTCGCCCGCCGCGCAGAGCAGCTCGACGGTCCTCTTCTGCGTCTCCGGCGTCGTCGTGCAAGTAATGTACGGCGGCATCCAGCCCTGGACATCCTCGTACTGCGTCCCGGGCGCGTGGCCCTGGCACGAGCTGACCGTGTGCGCTCCGCCCTCGTTCAGAAGGCGGAGCGTTTCACGGAAGTCCGGATCCGGGTCTATCAGGTCGGAGTCCAGCGGTTCGTCGTACGCGCCCGACATCAGCTGGCCTCTGGCGACTTCATGATGGCGGCGAAGAGGTCTCCCGGCTTTTCCACACCCGGCAGCCTGCCCGCCAGCGCATACTCCAGTCCGTCTAGCCATGGCTTCAGCCTGTGGGCGTCCTTCTCCACGTCGCGCATGTGTGCCTTGTACTTCTCGGCGCCGTCGGAGACGATGGACTCGACGAACGCCCAGTCGACCCGGTCGAGCGGCTGACGCACGACGTGCATCGCCTTCTCGGTGTTCTTGATGGCCTGAACGCACTCGGCGAAGAACGCGAAGGCCACCAGGTCCTTGACGACTGGCAGCCCCCACTTCATGTAGCTTCCGAGCACTCCGGCCCCGTCCTGATGGAACATCTTCCTGAGCGCGATGAGCGCGTGCACGGTCCCGCCGAGGTCGTCTCCGCCCTCGGGGAACCGTGCCGCGTAGAAGTCGTCCCAGGTCAGCGACCTGTAGTCGGCCACGTCAGTCCTGTCCGCGGCGACGGCGACGCGGCGGGTTCACGTCGCGATCCCGGACGAAGGTGGCCTCGAAGCCGTCGGTCTTCACCTCCGACGTGCCCTCCAGGTCGAACTCCTCCGAGATGACCGTCCCGATCCACGCCTGGAGCGGCATGCCCGCGAGCCCCTTCGCGTGGTGGGTGGCGACCTCGCTCGCGAGGTTGAGGAGGTCGTAGACCGTGCACTTCGCCGGGAGCAGCCGGAGCTTCTTCTCCACGATCTGATCGAAGTTCGCCACGCCGTACTGGCCGTAGACGTCGCCGACCACGCGCTCGTACGCCTTCAGGATGGCGCTGCCCGGGTCGTCCAGGCGGCGGAGGGTGTGGAAGAGCTTGCGGCACTCCCACAGCGAGGCGGGCGTGATCTGCGCCACCTGGTAGCGGGCGCGGACGGCGCTGTAGCCCTCGTCCGAGTCGAAGGACTCCAGGGCGCGGCCGATGGCGTAGCCGGGGTCGTCCGAGAGGGTGATGTCCTCGCGGAACGACGGGGCGTAGGCCACGTTGCCGTTGGAGCAGGCCTGCCGCAGCAGCGACAGGTAGATGGAGGGCTTGCCGTATCCGTCGAGCGGGGTCTCGACGACGAAGCGGTTCGCGAAGAGGTCCGGGCCGATCTTCGTCTGGCGCTCGCCGGACGGCGGCATGTACGTGCTGAGGACGACCCCGCGCGCGTACTGCACGTCCGAGCCCTTGTACTTGCGGGCGATCTCCTGGAAGGTGTCGGGACGGACGATCGCGTTCTTCGGGCTCGACACCGCGAGGGCCAGCGACGACGCAGGGTCGAGGCAGAAGCGCAGCTCCGTGTCCGGCTTCTTCGAGCAGATGCGGTCGAGGATCTCCTGGTGGGAGAAGTACCGGAACATCGACTCGGACAGGCCGAAGCGGGCCATGAACGACGTCCAGAACCGTTGGGTCGTGTTGAAGGTCTTGCTCCCGACCTTGATCGACGACCGGAGCGGATCCTTCTCCGTCCCGAGCGCGATCATCTTCGTCTTCTCCAGCGGCAGGATCTTGTACTCCAGCGCGGGGATGTCCTTGGACGCTCCCCAGCCGAGGTTGTTCCGGTGCATGACGTTCACGCGCGCGTTCTGTTCGGTCATCGGTGTGGTCTCCGTATCCCGGGAAGGGGACTCCCGGGGATTATACATCCCGGCTACGTCGCCGACCCCGAGATTTCCGCTTCACGATGAACGGCGGCATCGTCGCCTCCGCGTGGACTACCTGGTGGGCGTAGTGGCGGGCTGTCGCGTCGATGTCCGCGTTCCTCGTGAGCGAGCGAAAGCCCTCTCCGACCTCTACCCACGCGGTCTTGGCGCGGGCGGTCCGGACGAACGGGTGGCGAGTCTCCTGGCACTGGACGATCTGCTTGACCGGCATGCCGGGGTGCTTCCTAAGGACCCTCCCTCCCATCTGGACCGCCGGGAGGCGGGAGGACGGGCGGATGAAGACGGTCTGCATGTCGTCGGCGTCGAAGCCCTCGGACAGGATGCTCATCGAGATGAGGACTGGCACCTCGCCGCCGCGGAACGCCGCGATCTGAGCCTCGCGGTCCGACCCTCCCCACACGACCTCGTTCCTCACCCCTACCTCCTCCAGGAGGGCCGAGGCCCGGTCGCACTCGTCCTTCGTGAGGAAGAAGACGACCGACTTACCCCACCGCTCCCGGTGCAGGCGGAACATGCGCGCCACGGCCTCCGGGGTGTACTTGAGGAGGGTATAATGGTCGAACTCCGAGAGCCAGCCTTCCTGGATGAGGGTGTGGATGCCGACGTCGCGCACGACGCGCTCGAACGCGAGCTGTGCGTGGTCGGTGCGGTACGGGGTGGCCGAGAGGCCGATGACCCTCTCCGGCTTCACGACCGCGTGGATGTGGGCCATGCTCGACGTGCTGTCGTGTTGGGCCTCGTCGACAATCAGCCAGTCGACGTCCGTGGGCGGGTCGGGATCGAACATGGAGATGAAGCGCATGTTCGGCACCTGGAACCCGAACTGCTCCTTCATCGCCTCGGCCTGGGTCAGCAGGTTCCTCCGCATCGCGACGAACCCGACGCGCTTGCCAATCCTGGCCCCATACTGCGCGAGCCCGAGCGACATGACGGTCTTGCCGGATCCGGTGGGCGCCTCGATGAGGACCGACTTCGCCGGGTCGGGCACGCGGCCGTCCCTCGCGGTCCACGTCCCCTCCATCATGGACAGGACCTTCCCGCAGATCCTCTCCTGGTAGTCGCGGGGCTGTGCGCTGGTGCCGGCGAAGAAGCTTTCCATCTGGCGGGCGTACGTTCCCCGTATGACGGATTTACACCGCGGCCTGGCGTCCGACGCTCCAGCCAACCTCCAAGAGGGGAGTCGCGTCCGGTACGTCAACGGAATAAGGGAGTCGTTCTTCGGCAAGGAGGGGAGGGTCACGAGCGTCTACCAGGATCAGCACGTGACCGTGTACACGGTGACCTTCGACGACGGGAACGTCGTCGCAGCATACCCGCACAACTTCCTGCCGCTTGACCCCGCGCGCTGACTAGCGCCCGCGGATCTTCTTGATGACGGCTTCCTTGAACGATCTCCAGTCCGTCTGCCGCTCCTCAGGCCATGCGGCGGACCTCGGAGTCTCAGGGGCCTGTTCGAGGCTCTGCTCCGGCACCACCTTCATTCGGACGTGGCTGTCCGGGTGTGCGGGCGCTCCCCTCCCCGGCATCGGGGACCCGTCGACGACGAGGAAGCACGTCTGTGGGTGCCGGTAGACTCCCTTCGGAGGGACGCAGTCGACGAGCACCGTCCCCTCGTAGTGCTCCTCCCAGATCGGCCCGTCCGCCAGCGCCCTGGCGATTTTCCAGATCGCCTCCTTGGCCCCGCCCTCTGCGACGACGTCCAGCGGGGCCCTGCGGAGTCGGACGAACCTCCACTTCCCGTTGAGACACTGGACCGCGTCCCTCTCGAACGGAAGCTCGCTCTGATACACGAGACCGTTGGGCGGATCCATCGCCACCACCTCCACTAACTCCAATTTATAGGGACTGGAAATCGGCGGGTCCACGCTGTACCACCCTCACATGGGCTACAGCCTAGGGATCGACGTCCGGAACGACCGGCTTGCGAAGAAGATGCTCAAGTTCATGGGCAAGAACTACCGTAAGTGGTCGACTGTGCTAGGGAGTGGGCCGGAGTCCGTCTCCACGCGCGAGCTGACGGACGACATCTCCTATGGACAGAGAAAGGGCGTCATCGGCTTCGACTATGCGAGCCATTGCCACGGCTGGGAACAGACCTTCTTGTTCTGCCTGGCCAGGTGGGTCGCACTGAAGGTTGGCCGGACGAAGCGAAAGTTCGAGATGGAGGAGTCGTCGGGCAAGGTCTTCACCTTCGACGAACCCGTTCACTATATCACCTACGACGGGGTCGAGAACTGGCCCATTATCGTGGTCTCGGACGCGCGCGCGGCCATGAAAGTCGGCAGAGATCGCCGTTGGTGCTGTTGTGACGAGTATGGGGTCTACATCAACGCCCGGGTCAACTCTATCCTGGCGATGCGTGCTGAGAGCCTGATCCTCGACCCGAAAGTCTCGAAGGCCTTCTTGAGCGAACACGCGAAGCTAAAGGTCATTCCGGGCGACTCAGGGTCCCGGCGAAGGGCGGAAGCCCTTCGGGCGAAGCATGCGAAGCCGGAGATCGACCGGATGCTGCCCATGGTGCGGAACGAGATCGTGCGGCTCGATGGACTCTGGAACTCGTAGCCGGTTATTGCGGTGTCCAGTTGTGAAGTCTCTCCCCCTTCAGTTTCTGAAGGACAAAGGGCTCCTGTTTGAGCTCAACCGTGCGGTCCTGCATCCGCTGGGGCTCACGCTTCAGGTGGACGACGACGGAAGGGCCGAGCTTCTCCAGACGGACGACCCGGCCGGGATGCTCTTCACCCAGAGCGATTTCCTCGATGGCGAGTCTCGGCTGATGGAGTTCATGAACGCCGAGGGTTCGTCGCGCCTGGCCGCCCGAAAGGCCTTCCTTCAGTTCGTCGAGCAGGTCAACCCAGACCAGGCCGAGTCGATAAGGCCGCCTCCTCCGGACGACTCCGGTAGCGTCGGTTAGGCTTCCCATAGCCTACCGTCAGCATGAAGGGCTTCCTGAGCAGGACAGCATCGTATCTCGGCAAGCTCCAGGAGCAGGAGTACGGCGTGAACCCTGTTCTTTCGGGCGCCGTCAACTACCTTCTCGACAGCTACTTCGCGAAGGTCGACGCGCGCATGGCCGCGATGGACCGCGGTCCGCGCGCCCCGTACGACCCGGTCAGCCACGTCAAAGAGCTCTGGCTCGGCTGTGAGATTCACCAGGCCGTCACGCTCAACGAGAAGAGGCCGGCCTGGATGAAGGGCCAGATGGCCTACGCCTTCTACTGCCTGTTCGCCGGCCCGACCTCGACGTACGAGGCCGTCCCCTTCATCGACTCGTACGAGTTCAAGGAGGCGGTCAAGGGCGTCTACTCCCTGCGCGTCCAGTCGGCCATGCTCCCCGTCGCCCTCGGCAAGCAGGCGAAGCTCCCGGTCTTCGGGACCTTCTTCGTCCGGTCGCGCGGCACCGGGCAGCAGCTCCTGGTCGTCATCGACTTCGTCTATGACGACCCGTTCAACTGCAACCTGACCGTGATGTCGAGCCCCGGCAACGCCGAGGCGGCGGAAGCGTTTCTCGCGGACCTCGCGCAGTCGCTGGTCGCCAACGACATCTATCATCGCCAGTGTCTCACCTTCACGAAGGGCTACCTCGACTTCATGGCGGTCAAGAAGACCGCCTGGAACGGCATCATCCTCAAGCCGCAGGTCAAGGACACGATCCGCCAGAACACCGTCGCCGTGCTCAACAACATGGAGACCCTGGCGAAGGTCGACCTGTGTCCGAACCGGAACACGCTGCTCATCTCGCCGCCTGGTATGGCGAAGACCAGCATCTTCCGCGCGATCTCCTGCGAGCTCGAAGAGCAGATGACGCGCATCTGGTGCACCGGCAAGAGCATCGAGTACGCCGAGCACGTCACGGCGCTGTTCTCCGCGGCGCGCTCTCTCGCGCCCTGCATCCTCTTCATCGAGGACATGGACCTGTTCGGCGCGGACCGCAGCTCCGGCCTCTCCAGCCAGTCGGTCCTCAACGAGTTCCTGGCCTGCCTCGACGGCGCGCAGGAGAACTTCGGCGTCGTCGTGGTCGCCTCGACCAACGACTTCGACACGATGGACGAGGCGCTCACGAACCGCCCGGGCCGCTTCGACGTGAAGGTCGAGATCCCGTTCCCGGACGAGGACGAGCGCCACAAGATGCTCGTGACGTTCTTCGACGGCTACAAGTCGGGCCCGGATCCGACGGTCACGAAGGACATCTGGAAGAACGTCATCGACATGATGGACGGCTTCACGGGCGCCTACATCCGCGACGTCGCGAAGAACTGCGTGCTCCGGGCGGTCGACGCCGGGTGTTACGACGGGACGGTCGTCACGTTCACGGCCGACCACCTCATCGCCGCGGCGAACCAGTCGCTCTCGAACTACCAGCTCGGCAAGCGCGCCAGGAAGCACATCGTGGACGCGCACGTCGAGATCGGCGGCATGGACAAGGCCGTGCCCCGCTGATAGGCCGCTTATGTGGCCTTACCACAGAGGACCCCAATGAACAACCAGGCTCAGGTCAAGAAGGTCATCGCCGCCGTGAAGCGTCTCGCGGAGACCGATCCGCAGTCCGAGGCGGTCAAGGAGACGGTCGACGTCCTTCAGGCCGAGGCCAAGCTGCTGGGCGGCGAGGTCGAGAAGCCTGCGGGCTTCCCCGGCAGCTTCGGGGAGCAGTCCAACAAGGACGACGTGGCCTTCCTCAAGGACCAGGTCAAGCAGCTTCACTCGGCGGCCCTCACGCCCGCCTCGCGCTACCAGCGCATCCTCAACATCACGGCCGGCCTGCACCGCGCCCTGCAGGCCTCCGAGAGGCCGCAGTATGCCGCGCTCCGCCCGCGCATCGCCAGGATCGTCGAGAAGACGGCCGGCGTGTTCGCCGAGGTGGACACGGTCGCGGACCTCGACAAGGAGCTGGAGGCCATCGAGAAGGCGGTCCACTCGCTCTACGGCGACCAGTCGGCGAACTCGACGTACTACTTCGACCGCCGCGGCAAGGGCCATCACTCCAAGTCGGAGTGATGGAGGAGAGCGCTCCGTCCCTCACGCCTGGCGCCGGGTTCCACCTCGACGCTCAGGGCCAGTGGGAGGTGAAGGACATTCCGCCCGAGGTCCTCAAGGTGGCGGAGTTCTCCGGATACCTCACCATCCACGGGTATCGTGCGTCGGTCTTCGAGACGCCGGACGGGGATCAGTGGGCCCAGAAGTCGGTCAACACTCCCGCCACAGCGTCTTCGGCCGTTTTTGTCCCACGATCCCGCAGGAGAAACGCCATGGGTCCCAAGCAAACTTCCGACTGGCTCCGCAAGATCGCCACCAAGCTCGACTCGACGCCGAACCCGAACAAGTCCGCCGTCATCGCCGACCTCAAGTGGGTCCTCGCGAACATGGACGCGCCCCCTCCGCAGGAGCAGACCGCGCTCCCGCAGTCGGGCGCCGGCAAGGGCCTCGTCAAGAAGCTCCTCTCGGACGCGATGAAGGCGGCCGACTCGGGCGACGACGCGACCTTCAAGTCGATCCTCGAAAAGCTCAACAAGCAGCCCTGATCCGGGCGATGTCGCCCGAGGCGCTCCTCCGCATAGTGGCGGCCGTCGCAGGCCGTCACTCGGCTGCGGACATGGTCCGCGTCGAAGTCCCGTATGCGCGCGGGATGGACATGTGGAAGCTGGAGAAGCCGGGAAAGTTCCCGAGCTCCACGAAGGACGCCGTTCGCGACATCGTCAAGGGCCACGGCGGCAAGAACCCGAAGTACGAGGAGGACGGACTCCAGTTCGACGTGCCTGCGGACAAGGCGGACTCCGCCGTCGAGGACGTCAAGAACCTGTCCGGCATCGACAAGGCGTTCAAGTCGCTCTTCGACGCCAAGAAGGCCGTCCACTGGAAGCGGGACGAGGGCGCGAAGGAGAAGCCGGCTGCGGGCAAGAAGCTCGACCCGAAGCTGGACGTCAAGTCCGAGAAGTACGAGCAGAAGCTGGAGAAAAAGCTTCAGAAGGACGAGGCGAAGAAGCCTGCCAAGTCCGACAAGCCTGCCAAGGAGGAAGAGTCGACGGGCATCCTCCCGGACGACCCTGTCGAGGAGTGGAACGAGATCCTCGACGACTTCGGCGTCGAAGGCAAGAAGCGGCTTCGAAAACCGACCTCCGAGGCGCCGCCGAAGCTGGACAAGGGGAAGCCCGCGCCGAAGAAGGCGCCGAAGTCCCAGGCTCCCGCGAAGCCCACGGCGAAGCCTGCCGGGACGCCCGCCGGCCGGCGCCGGCCGGGCCCTCCCCCGAAGGAGAAGTTCCTCAAGTCCCTCGACCGCATGAGCCAGGTCATCCGGGACTCGGACGATCAGGGCGAGATCGTCGAAGCTGTAGAGGACTTTCTCGACGGCATCCGTTACGACAGCTGGCCCGAGTCCGCCTAGAGGTCGTGGACCTGGTCGACGACGTGCTGCTCGCACGACGCCGCATATCCGTGGTTCCTTAGCCAGCCCTCCGACAGGGCCTCGTGGACGACCATCGTCTCGCCGTGGTCCCCTTGATAGATGTCGTCGTCAAGGCTCTCCTGGAACCTCATCCCGCACAGTCGGCACTCAGCCGTCTGAACCTCGTCCTCCGAGTGCTCTTTGGGCCTCCAGTCCGGCACGTCGTGATAGGTGTGGAAGTCGTGCGCGGTCATTCTGACGACGGAGCTTACACGGTCGCTGTTTCCGCCTCTTTTGACTCGTTTATGGGGTCCAACCCGTAGGAGCAAACAATGGCGCGCGACGCAGACGTTGGCCAGATCTACCGCAAGGGCAGTTCGCCCAACACGCGAATCGCCATCTCCCAGAAGAACCGGGTGTTCTCCAAGCCGTTCGGCACGGGAGCCCCGACCGAGAAGCAGATCGGCGTCCTGTCGACCTTCGACCAGTCGGAGAGCCGGGCCGTGGACCCGGTGCGCGCGGTCGGCTTCGGCGACCGCGTCGTCGAGCTCGTCCCGGGCGTGACCGAGCCGATGGCCCTGACGCTGAACCGGACGCTGATGTACACGGCCGGCATCATCCAGGAGCTCGGCTACAAGGGCGGCATCGACGGCCTCGTCCGCTCGCTCCGCCAGCACAAGTGGCCGTTCGACATCCGCTCGGAGCTGGTCTTCTCGGAGCTGGTCACGGCGCGCGACGCTGCGGCCATCTCGATCAAGCGCACCGGCACCGACGACCCGAACTACGCCATGGTGACGTTCTTCGAGGCCTGCTGGATCAACTCCTACAGCGTCTCATTCCCGTCCGACTCGGCGATCGTCATGGAGGACTGCGCGGCCACGGCGACGGACGTCACCGACGGCTTCAGCCTCTACGGCAACTCCGAGGACACGTACGGCGACCTGCTCAACTCGGGCAACAACCCGATCCTCAAGCCGGGCTCCGGCTCCCGCCTCTTCGCGGTCTGACCGCCGCCCCACACGGCTCCGTTTCGGCGTCCATGAGACCACGATTGGTATCGTGGTCTCATGGACGCCGATTTCATATCAGAGCTGGACAAGGCGATATCGACGGTCGGCACCGACAAGGTCTGGGAGAGGACCGTCGGCGGAGTGCGCTTTCGGCTTTCGCCCATCTCGTACGAGGCCTCCGGGAAGGTCAACGAGGCCATCCAGGCGATGGAGTCGGGGACAAACTCCCTCATGGAGGCCAAGAGGATAACCCTCTCGCACGCCATCACCGGCGTGAACGACTACGACCTGATGCCCTTCCGGGACTCAGGACCGATGTTTCCGGTCAAGGGCCGGGACGGCAAGCAGGTCAAGGTCTCGCTGGACAAGTACCTGTACGAGAAGTGCTTCAAGTGGGGCGAGCAGCTCATCAACGACCTGTTCTCGGTCTACTCCGACCTGATGGAGACCCACCAGAAGGAGAACCTCAAGGACGTCCGGTTCGAGAACGCGAAGAATCCTGTCGAGGAGCTGGGCGAGCTCATGGCCCGCGTCGTCGAGCTAAGGGCCCAGCTAGGGCTCCCCGAGCTGGTTGAGCAGGAGGACGACGGCCCTGTCCGGGTGAAGAAAGTGCGTCCTCCCGTCGACGAAGACGCTCAGGAGGACGAGGAGCCGCCCGGACCCCCTGTCGTCGCCACCAGACGGGCCAAGGAGGTCGCCGAGGCGCTGGAGGGCGAGTTCGACCCGTTCAAGACGGTCACCACATCCCCAGCCCCGGCGGAGGCGCGGAGGGTCACCCGCGCGGTGGTCCCGGAGGCTCCGCCCCCGCCCGCTCCGCCGCCCCCGCCCTCCCCGGAGGAGCTCGACATGCCGCATCCGAACCAGCCCGTGGCAAGTTCGCCGCAGGCGCCCCACCGTCCGGGTTTTGCCACGCCCGACGTCATCGAGGACAAGGCGGAGGCCCGCCCTCCCGCCCCTCCCCTGGTCGTCGATCGCGCTCCGGCCGGCAATGTCAATCCAAGGTTCGCCCGCCCCGTCCGGTGATCCATGGCTGGCGAAGAGTCCCAGCCCTCCGGCCGCCGCCGGATTGAGATCCAGGTACCGGAGAACTACAAGCAGGTCGACGAGACCGTCTGGGAGGAGCTGGAGAAGCACGTCTTCACCGGGTTCCTCACCAGCACGTCGACCATCATGGGCCAGTCGTTCGTCTTCAAGACGCTCAACCACCATGAACTCAAGCTTATCGACTTCATGCGGCCGAACCGCGTGTCGGCTCCTGAGGCGCGCGCTCACTTCCGTGCGGCGTTCATCGCCCACTCGATCTTCTTCGTCAACGGTCAGAACGTGCTCGTCGACCGGCCAAGGCACATCGCGAAGCTTCAGCGGACCGTTTCGAAGCTCCAGCCGCGGGTTCAGGACAAGATCATTGAGGCGCTCGGCGCCCTCAACGAGAGGGCGGCCCGCCTCTATCCGCTGGTCGAGGTCTATGCCTATGAGAACCGGTCGCGTTTCAAGTGGGCGCACACGCGGGGTGTCCCCGTCCACGACGACGTGAACACGGGAGTCCCCGGAACCGGCGGCCTTGGTATGAACCTGTGTCAGCAGACGTGGACCGCCCTCTGCCAGATGATCGACCGCCGCGAGGAGATGGAGCGCGAATGGTCTAACGCCAAGTTCATCGGCGGGTGCTTCGCCGGCAAGGGCGTGCGCTCCATCGAAGAGCGAGACCGTGGGCGCTTGGAGAAGGAGCGGGTCGACCGGGAGGAGCTCAAGATTAAGGTCCTCTACCGCTACCTGAACCGGACGGTGGACGGGAAGGAGCCCGAGGAGGTCATCAGCCTGCCGGACGGCCGCAAGGCGTCGGTTGCGAAGAAGTTCAAGGCGGAGAGCGCCGAGGAGCTGGCGAACGAGCTCTCGGCCGCGCTCTCGGGCGAGAAGGATTATCACGACCTTGTCATTGAGCGCAAGCGTCAGGAGTTCATCGAGCGGTCCAAGGAGATGGAGTTGCAGCGCAACTCCTACATGCGCCGCCCCGAGCTAACCACCAGCGCTCCGTCGATCGGCGGTGGCGGGTCCCGTATACTCGGAGGCCGGGCCGAGGCGGACGCTTACCTCAAGCGCATGGAGGAGATCCGCGTTCGCCAGGCCGAGGCCGCCCAGCGCCAGCAGGCCCGGGGGCCTGCAGAAAGTTCCGATGGAGGCGGGGAAGGGGAGTCTTGACCCCTGAGGGACCATGGCGAAAGAAAAGGTCAAGCTCGAATATCTTGTCACGCCGGTCCTCGACCAGAGGGCGACGACCAACGTTGTCCGCGAGATCGAGAAGATCGCCAAGCGGGGCACTCAGCTGAACTTCACCAAGGTGGTGAAGGAGGCGAACAACAACGTCAAGGCCATCAACGAGATCTCGAAGGCTGCTGAGGCGTTCTCGAAGAAGCTCTCTGCTGCGACCCAGAGCTCCATCCAGAAACTCAAGTCCCTCGGCAAGGAGCTCGCGGACGCTCAGCAGGAGGCCAAGGCGCTCTCCGAGGCGTACGCGGCCGAGACGGACGATGCCAAGAAGGACGAGATCAAGAAGAAGATAGAGGACCTCTCCTCTCACATTGGTGAGCTCAACAAAGAGATCACGTCGCAGAAGACGACGCTCAAGACTTACTCGGCGGAGATCAAGCGCGCGTCCGCCGCCCAGAAGAAGAACATCGAGAGCCTCAACAAGATCTCGTCGTTCAAGCCGACGGACATGTTCAAGGGCGTCGGGGCGGGTCTGACGAAGGCCCTCAGTGGCGACTTGAAGGGAGGGCTCTCGACCATCCTCTCAACCGCGGGGAAGGCTGGCGGTGCCGCGGCCGGCCGCGGTGCTCAGCTTTACGCCGGGGTCCGCTACAAGGATGACGACGCCAAGAAGGGCGCCGCGATGGGCGCGGCCGGCGAGCAGCTCGCCGGAGCGGCGACCGCCCTGTCGGGCGCCGTCGCCGCTATCGCTGCTCTGGTGAAGTTCATCAACAAGGCCTCCGGCGCGATGGCCGACCTGAACAAGCAGATGCTCGCCGGGACGGGCTTCGCCCGCGACATCGGCGTCTCCGGAGCCGAGTACGCGCGTTCGCTCAAGGCAATGCGCGAGGCGGCCATCGACTCGCACGGCGCGCTCATCAAGTTCGGCGCGAGCTCCGAGACTGCAATGCAGGCCGCCGGGGCCTTCGCCAAGGAGGCTTCCGGCTCCATCGTCCAGACTGAGGCCATGCTCAGGGGGATGGGCGGTGGTGACCTTCAGCAGGGCATGTTCGAGCTCGCCAAGAACGCCCAGGTCTACGGCAAGGCGCTCGGCATGGAGGCGAAGGACGTCGCTGGCTTCATGGGTCAGCTCGTAAACGAGGTCGGCGTCTCGCACGAGAACGTCACGAAGGTCATGGGCGACGTCGTCAAGCAGGCGTCCCAGGCCGGCATTCCGGTGAACAAGTTCATGGCGATCTTCAAGGACGCCATTCCCGAGCTTGACATGTTCACCAACCGCATCGAGGAGGTCACGGGGGTCGTCAAGCTGATGAGCAAGACTATGGACCCGCGCCAGTTGAAGGACTTCATGAAGGCCTTCGGCAAGGGCTTCGACCAGATGGACTTCAAGCAGCGCCTGAAGATGATGCTCGTCACCGGTCCCGGGAAGATGAGCAAGATCATGGAGAAGGACTTCAAGCGGTCGACCGAGAGCATGGCGAGCCAGCTTGGGGGCCTTGGGGACGAGTTCAAGAAGGCCATGGCCGGGAGCGGCGCGACGAAGGACATCACCAAGGACGTGGCCGCCGTCGCTGCCAAGGCAATGGCGATGGGCGTCGACCCGTCGAAGATTTCGGCCATGCAGGACATGGCGCGAAACGAGAAGCTCCGCAAGTCGGGCGACGTCCTGAAGGGTGCGACCGCGATGCGCGGAATGGGCCTGCTCGGCCGCATGGAGTCCCTGGAGGCCTATGCCGGACGCTTTACCGGCGGCGACATCACCGGCCTTGGTGAGCACGTTGCGAAGCAGCTCGGCGTCTCGGAGCAGGAGTATAAGGCGATACTCAAGCTCAAGGACAACATGGCCGCCAACACGGCCTCCGTCAAGAAGACCGGCCGTACTTCGAGCGTGTCCATCAACAACAACCTGAAGAAGATCCTCAAGCAGGAGGGTAAGCTCTCGGACGACAGCGATGAGTCGTTCGAGAAGGCGATGCAGGGCCTCGGCACGGCGGAGCTGGAGGACAAGATCAAGCTCGCCTCCACGATGCAGATCGAGGAGGACAAGGAGAACGCCCAGAGCATGGAGCAAATCGCCCAGGAGCAGGTTATCGCGACGACCTCCCTCGGCGACAAGGTGGAGAACGTTCTCGCCTACCTGCTGGAGAAGATCTACTACGCGATGGACTCGGTCCTCACCGAGCTCAACGGGATCTTCTCCTGGATGAGCGGAGGCGAGGCTGAGAAGAAGACCGTCGCCGCCATCAACACCATGCGCGAGGACGCCAAGAAGTCGTTCGGCGACAACCAGACGGCTTACGCCAAGTTCTCCTCGGACATGGACGCGGTCCAGCGCGCGGTCGCTTCGGGCAAGGACGCAAAGGCGCTCGCGAATCAGTTCGGCGACAAACTCATGGGTCTCGGCTTTGGCGGCTTCGGCAAGGGTGAGAAGGACCAGAGCGACCCTGAGGGGGAGAAGAAGACGCGCGACTTGCTGTCCAAGTATATGGACAAGTCGGACGTCGACAAGTTCGTCAAGGCCTACAAGGAAGGCAACATTCAGGAGACCGACAAGCTCCTGAAGGGCATGGACACTGACAAGATGGCCGGGCTGCTCGGGGAACTGAGCAAACAGCAGGCTATGTCGACGAAGAAGGAGTCGCTCCGGGACGACACGCGCTCGAAGGAGGCTGACCTCCTCAAGGCGAAGACGAAGACGGGAGGCGGCGACCTCGACGCACGCACGCAGAAGCTCATGGGCGTGACCGGCGTCGCAGCACCCCCGGCGCCAGAGCAGAAGGTCCAGTCCAAGGACGACGCGAAGAAGATCGCTGACGCTGTCCAGGACGCCAAGCCTGCCGCCGCGGTCGGCGCGCCTGGTGCTCCGGGCGCCCCCACGCCCGCCGGACCGAAGCCGGCGGACAACAAGGCCGCGAACACCGCCATCAAGGACACGGCCAAGATCCAGGAGGGTCAGGCAAAGACTGCGGAGGCCCAGCTTGACCAGGGCGACGACATCTACCACGGCATCAACGATCAGCTCGCGCTTCTGAAGAGGGGTGTGAAGTTCGAGCAGAGCTGGATGAACAGCAAGTTCCAGAACGTGCTCAAGGACGCGACGCTGGAGTCGTTCCGCACGGCCCTCTTCGAGTTCGCCATGCTGACCGAATGGGACAAGGTCAAGCAGTGGGGTAAGGACCTTGGCGACAAGAACATGAAGCCGACGAGCGCCGCCGACTTCATGAAGAAGACCGGCGACTGGGCGCAGAACGTCGCCGCCCCGACCTACGGATTCGCCACCGGCGGGTCCATCGACTACGACCAGATGGCGCGAGTGCACAAGGGCGAGTACGTTGTGCCGAAGGGCGGCATGCTCGTCAAGGAGGGCAACACCTCCAACAACAAGAACGTTACCGTGAACGCGACCATCAACGTCCACACTGACGCGGACCCGAAGCAGATCGCGGCGGAGGTCCACAACCTCTACAGGGCTCACTGATGGCGGACCGGCACCGAGTCCAGATTCCGACCGTCCCGAACCCGGACGCGAGCATCGCCTACAACTACGAGGCGAGGAAGGGCAGGCCCATGCTCTTCCAGGTCATGAAGCCGGACGTGCTCCAGCCGCTCTACACGACTTGGCTTGCGCTCCACGTCAACCCGAGCTCTCTCGACGAGAAGCAGACGAAGTCGAAGAGCGTCGTCATGACCTACGGCGGGTGGGTCGAGTTCACCTGGCCGGACGAGATGGGTAGCCTCTCTGCTGAGGCTTCCACGGGAGCGTTCTTCTCGGCCGAGTCCGGCCTTACTGCCGGCAACGAGCGGCGGAGCCGCGGCGGGGCGAGTGGGAAGGTCCCCGGCCGCCGCGCGACCATCGCCTGGGAGCGCAAGGAGGACTTTCTGGAGCTCTTCCGCTCGAACGGGTGCGTCTACAACGGCGTCGGCCAGCCCGTCATTCGCGGCCGGATCATGCTGACGTATGACCGCGGTATTTTCATCGGACACTTCACGACGTTCGAGGAGGCGGAGGACGCGGACCATCCCTACAGCTTCCAGCTGACGTGGGAGTTCCGGATAGAGCACACCATCTACCGCCTGCCGACCGTGGCGAGCGACACGTCCGGCCCGGACGGGCTCTTCACCAAGGCCCAGAAGCCGTCGGAGGGGCGCTGACATGCCCGGCGTGCGCGGTCGGATCTTCGTCCAGGCGCCTGACGGGAGCGGCGAGATACCGCCGTCTTCCGACATCAACCCGTGGCTCGACGAGCTTGCCACGGCCATCACCGAGAAGATCGACAACCTGGCGCCGGAGGTCTACGGGTCCCTCGCAGGGTCCAAGACTCCGTTCAAGCCGTTCATCGTCGGCTTCATCCCGCCCGACGTCGTCATCAACCACATACCCATCGAGCAGCAGAAGGCCACCCTCGCTCGCGTGGGCTCCCAGTCGACGACCACCCCTGGTCAGTCCGTCTCCGGCGGCAAGACTGGGCCGATGGAGCTCGTCAAGACCCAGACCATCTTCTCCGAGAAGGCGCTCGGCAACTCGATATACAACAACCTGAAGAAGCGCAACTTCAGCGAGTCGGACGCACGCCGCCTCACCCCGCTCCTCGTCGGGCACGCCCGCGCGGAGCTCGCGACCGACGGGCGCGGGAACTTCAAGACCGACTGCTTCAACATCGGCAACGTCCACTCGCAGGGGCCGAGGCAAGGCGGGTATTACTACAGAGGTACGGACACGCACGGCAGCTCGGAGTCTGTCGTGAAGAACGGCCAGGCGAAGGCGGGCCAGAAGTACGAGACTTACTACGTCGGCGCAACCAACCTCGACGACGGCGTGGACCGATGGGTCGGCGCCACTCTCGGTTGGAAGCAGACCCGGAACGCGACCAACGGCCAGGAGTTCGCGAGGGCGCTCCGTCCGGACTTGTTCCCAGAGAGCCGTGGCGGAAACAACGGCCCTTACTTCACTGCCGGCAGCAGCCCTGACGACCCCCTCGTCGTCGGCTACGGCCGGAACGTCCAGGGAGGTGCGGACGCCTATAAGTCCCGGAACCCGGACCCGACGCAGAAGGACCCCAACGGCATCTTCGTCGGCGGGCCGAGCGAGGTCACTGCGGCCCAGCTTTCCAGCGGCCAGGCGAACGTCATGACCACGAGCCCGGTCACGACCCTGGAGGACGACGACCCCATCGCGGGCCGCACCGGGCGCAACATCCGACAGAGCCAGGACCCCGCCCGCCTACAGATCGTCGCGCGGCAGGTGGCCGAGCTTCAGGCCCAGGTCAAGGCCGTGCAGGCCACTCCGGCCCTCTACATGCTCATCGCCCCTCAGAGCTTCAACCGGAGTTACGAGCACTCGATCGACGCGCCGAAGGGGCGTCGCAGGCACATCGTCCACATGTGGCTGGAGAAGCCGATGACGATTACCTGCAAGGGCGTCACGGCTGCGCAGTACATCTTCGACTCCGGCGGGACTGGCGGCCTGACGAATAAGAACAGGGTCCACACCCTCAGCTACGCCAACCTGATGTCCCTCGTGCGCATGTATAAGAACAACGGCTTCCTGTACACGCAGACGTCCGGGCAGGACGAGTCGCGCAACGGCGGTGTGCGCCAGATCGCGATGAGCATCTTCATCTACTTCGACGGCCACGTCTACATCGGCTCGTTCGACGACTTCTCCATCACCGACACCGCCGAGAAGCCCTACAACCTTGAGTACAGTTTCAAGTTCACGGTCCGGTACGACATGGAGGCTAGCTCCGTGACGGACGCCGAGGTCGCGCGCAGCATAGGTGGAAGATGAGGAGGTCGGCCTGGCGCGGTACTTGGGAGCCCAACAAGCGGCCGTACATCACGGTTGCGCCCGACGCCTACGTCTCGCTCCAGGGCGAGACGACCGTCATTGGCTGCGGCGAGTGCCAGCGCAAGGTCAACTATAACGACTACATCACGCAGATCTCGACCGAGGCCTCGGTCGACTCGCCGCCGGGGAGCGCCACGGTCCAGCTCTCCATCCCGGACAACGACGTCAACGACTTCTACTCGGACGGCCAGCTCCTCATCCAGCCGATGATGGAGATCGAGATCTTCGCCAAGGGCTACTATTTCATCGGCGGGTTCCCACAGTATTACCGCATCTTCTGGGGCGTCGTCTCCTCCGTGTCGAAGTCCTGGTCGAACGGCGTCACCTCGGTCAGCGTCAGCTGCAAGGATATCCTCCGCTGGTGGGAGCTCACCAACGCCACGACGAACCCGGCCTTCCTGGAGGGCGGCGGATCGAGCGCGGGCGGCTACCAGCTCTTCCAGAACCAGTTTGCCGGCCAGAACCCGTACACGACCATCATCCAGCTCGCCCGCGACTCGATGGGCGACTTCTTCTATACGACCGGGTCCTTCACGTCCTTCACCCCCGAGAAGGGGCCAGAGCAGCCGACGACCGGCGAGTTCATGAAGGACATTATGACCTACTGGCAGCTGAAGTTCGCGAACATCCAGGCGAGCCTGGTCCTGTTCGGGACGTCCGGCCAGACGTACACGCTGTCCGGCGTGAAGGGGACGGTCTCGCCGACGCAGGTGAGCGAGGCGATCTTCAAGGAGGAGGTCAAGCTCCTCAAGCAGAACCAGTCGACCACGCTCCTCTTTTCGAACCCGAAGGAGGTCGCGACGGCGAAGGTCGAGGTCGCGCGGGCGGGCGACGTCGAGTTCTTCCAGAACGAGACGCAGAGCAAGCTCTCGCTTGCGCTCCACGCCCGGGACCAGATCGGCTACGAGTTCTACTGCGACACGACCGGCGACATCATCTTCAAGCCGCCGTTCTACAACCTGAACGTCCTTCCGAACAAGCCCGTCAGCTGGATTCAGGACTTCGACATCATTGACGACCAGCTGAACGACTCGGAGGCCGAGGTCGTCACGCACGTCACGTCCTCCGGCAACGCCTTCGGCGGCGTCACCGACTGGGGCCTCAACGACGAGATCACGACGCCGCGCACGGGCGTCTACGACTTCCACCTGCTGCGCCGTTACGGCTGGCGCCGCGCGGACCTCCAGCTGGAGTGGGCCGGCAACCCGCGCAAGCTGTTCTTCCACCTCCTCGACTGGATGGACCGTCTCAACGCGAAGAGGCAGAACGGAACCATCACCATCCCGCTGCGGCCAGAGCTCCGCATGGGCTTCCCAGTCTGGGTCCCCAAGTATGACTCGTTCTTCTACGTCCAGGGCATCTCCCACTCCTATGCGGTAGGCGGTCAGGCCACGACGACCGTGACCCTCATCGCGAAACGCTCCAAGTTCATCGCGCCCAAGAACATCGGCGAGATTCGCAAGGTCTCGGGCGTCAAGCGCGACGTCACCTCTGACAAGAAGCAGAACCTCAAGGGCGCGGATCCCGTCTATGAGGTTGAGTTCCCCGGCCAGCTCGGTTCGACGAGCGGCCTCGGCAACGAGCAGACGGTCGGCACTCCGGCAATCATCCGCGATCCGAAGACCGGCAAGATCCTCGGGTTCCCGAACGCCGTGATGGTCTACACCGCCACCTACAGCGGCAAGGACCTGGGCCGTCTGATGGAGACCCAGGGAAAGAAGACCGTCCCGAACCAGGGGCAGGCGGACGCCGCCGGGACGAACCGTAAGCAGATCAAGCCCCTCGATTATAAGGAGCAGGTCGCCAAGACACTCATCGAGGCGCAGGAGTGGGAGAAGAACAAGCTCGTCTCCCGCCTCAGGGCTCACCGCTACGAGGCCGGAATGACGAACGCCGGAGCGTACGACTACGCTTGGGACAAGGGCCGAAACTTCCGCGAGCTCGCCCTCATTCCGCTCAACTCGTACAAGGTCAAGTCCATCAAGGACCCGGCCGTCACGAACTCTATCAAGAGCCAGGACGCGGAGAAGCCGGACAAGGACGCGCAGAAGAAGCTGATCGTCGACCAGGAGGCGGTCATCAAGGAGGTCAAGGCCAAGTACGATGCCATCACCGTTACGCTAACGAAGAAGCAGAAGGAGCTGGCCGACATTCGCCAGAAGGCCGGCAAGAACTGGCTTGCCGTCGAGGTCAGCGAGGACACGAAGGCCCGTACCGACGCGATCACCGTTCTGCGCGAGGATCAGAAGAAGGCCGCCGACGAGCTGGTGGCTGCGAAGAACAAGCTCGCGGCCATCAAGACGGCGAACCCGACCACGACCTACATACCTCAGCTGAACGTCCTCATCCGCCCCGTGTCGGACGAGTTCGGGTTCGAGGTCATCGGCCACTACCGCTACGGCCGCGGCGCGTACATCGACCGGGGCAAACTGCAGATCCCCGTCGACGGCCAGGGCAACCCTACGACTCCCCAGAGTCAGCAGGGCGTGGCGAACCAGCTCTCCATCCAGTTCGCGCCGACCGGCGGGTTCCTAACTGACTCTCCGTCGGGGATGAGCGTCGACGGCAAGTCCGAGAACTTCGCCAGCCTGTTCGAGCAGATGCGCCCTGAGGACTATGTGACGGGCGCGAGCTTCACCGGCGTCGCCGCGCAGGCGGACAGCGTTTCGAACGTCCAGACCACCAGCGCCTCGACCTACACGAACCTCATCAACGCCGACAAGGGGACGGGCCTCTACATCGAGGCCGACGCGACCCGCCGGGCCAAGACGCTTGACGAGATGACGCCCACCATCGAGATTGCTGGCCTCTCGGACGCCTTCGGCAGCGAGAAGTGCGCGTGCAGCCTGAACCGGGCGAACTGGCTTTCTCTCCTACCGTCGAGCCTTGTTGCCAGCGTCCTTGCTCCGGCGACGAGCGAGGGGCAGGACGTTCGGTACACGGAGTCTGAGGCCGACCGGATGAACCTGGAGGGTGGCGCCAACAGCCCGTTCGTCGAGGCCGGGTCAATCAAGGTGAACGGCATCTCGCGAGAGGGCGCCAAGGGAGGCGGCAACGTTCTGATGTCGCCTGGGGCCGACTCGACGGAGGTTCCTAGTTTCCTGACAAACCAGGGCTTCTTTGACGCCCTCAACAGCTTCCTTCTGGAGAAGTTCCAGACGGAGCTCCAGGAGAACGTCCGGCGCGAGCGCGAGTACACCCTCGGCGGCTCGGAGAACCGTCAGGAGACGAACCAGTTCGCCCTCGGTGACGCCGAGCAGGACAATATCCTCGGCGACCCGGACAACCCGCTCTTCCAGCGCGCGGCGCTCGGGGACCCAGCGGCCCTGGAGTCGCTCCAGAAGCAGGCGAACTTCAACTTCGGACGCACGACGGCGGCCATCGAGAACTTCGGCAGCGTCGTGCAGACACAGGCAGACCGTGGGGGCGAGGCTCTTGGCGACCTTGGCGCGTCGGCCGGCCAGCTTCCTCAGCCCCCAGGAGCTCCCGAAGTCACCACCGGCCCCGGGCAGCAGTACCAGCCGCCGGCTCCCTCCGTCAGCGACCCTATCAACCAGCGCCGGTTCGACAACGCGGGCACTCCGGTCTATCTCGGCCGGGACGGGCTCCCCCTCAGGGTTCCCTGACGGTTCAGGCCGGGCCGGCTTCGCGGACCATTTTCACGAACTTGGGCTCGACCCTGGCGGGGTTGATGAGGTATTGGGTGACGAGCTCCACGTTTCGGTTCACCGGCGTGAGCACGGCGAGCGTGTCCACCTTGGAGTTGTTGACCGACAGCATGTGGCGTATCATCCGCACCTGGAAGGACAGCTGTACCGAGTACTCGCCCTTTTCCCGGTCTATGGAGCACTCCGAGACCGGCGTCTTCGACAGGTACGTGACGAGCTGCTTGTCCTTCGTCGGGAATGACAGGGCGAAGCTCTGGCCCTCCTGGAGCCCTTGGACCGAGGGGACCTCCCAGCGGGCCCCCTCCATGGTCTTGCCGCTTAGGGTCGCGACCTGAAGGACTATCGACATGGGGAACCCTACAGGTCTGATGGGAGTACTGTGACGTAATGGCAGGCGGCGGAGGAAAGTTCAGGCCCGGCGTCCCGATGACGCCCGACGCGCGGGCGATCGGCGGGTACCGCGAGCAGACGAACGCCGCGCGCGACGCGCGGGCGTACCTCTGGTCGGCCCGCATTGTCCACGTCGACACTGAGACGATGTGCTGCTCCATCCGGCTCGACACCGGGTTCGGCGAGTATCACGACGTCCCGCTCCCGGCCCCCGGAGGGGGAGGCCCCCGGAGCTGGTCGGGCACCGTCCCCGAGCGCAACACCAAGGTCATCATCGGATGGCAGAAGTTCGGTCACCGCGGCTGGAAGCCCTACATCGTCGAGTTCATGACGACGGGCATCTACCTGGCGCGCGACTTCGAGCCGTTCGCCACCGTCGACCCGGCAGACGCCAAGTTCGCCATCAGCCAGGTCCCTGACCTGGAGGACGACCCCGGCGTGAACCTCGGGGTCGTCCGGCTCAAGAACCGGAAGGTCTACCCCGGCGACTACCTCGCCTCGGCAGCGGGCGGCGCGGACGTCCTGCTAGACCGCGACGCGTTCATGACGAACCGGGCGGGCAGCGAGTTCCGGCTCCGCGACGCCGACCAGACCGCGGTGCTCCAAGTCCTCAACGAGTTCACCAGCAACGCCGCCGGCTACTACCGGCGCGGCCTCATCAAGCGCAATGCCTACAGCTTCCTGCCGGACCTGTATCCCGCTGATCCGGAGACCGGGAAGGTTCCGACCACGATCTCCAAGGACAGTCCGGCGTACAAGACGCTGCTGGAGTTCGGGCTCATCGACGCGGAGGGGAAGAAGACTTTTCCCGATGATCCGAGCGAGCCCTTCTATCCGCACGTCGTCACCCCCGACGGCCAGCACATCGCCTTCGTCGTTCACGGCGAGCACAATCACGCATTCGACGCCACTGACCTCTGCTACATCGAGGACCGCGTCGAGCTCCGGCACGTCTCCGACGGCATCATGGCCGTGACCGAGGAGGGTGACGGGTTCCAGATAGACCCGCCCTACCCGGTCTTCATCGAGGACGTCCGCGGCACCGTCGTCGGCAACGACTTCCACTCGAACGCCGGACGGTCGCTCTACAAGCGCCCGCTGAAGATGGCGGTCTTCAAGAACCTGGAGCAGGGGGCTCCGTCCGACGGACCGACGTTCGAGGCCGTGGACACGGTGCAGGACCTCGACAAGATGGACGACATTGGGCTCGCGCGGCTGTTCCGCGTAATGAGCCCGACGAGTTCGAACCAGTACGCGTTCGGCGTTTCGAAGGAGGGCCGCGTCTACCTCCACGTCCCGAAGTCCCGCGTCGGTACGCCCGACATGAAGGGTAAGTCCGTAGACCTCAACATTCAGGGTCTCGTCAAGGCGATCATCGGCGCGGACTCGAACTCCAAGAACGTGAGCCTCGACCTGAAGCTCGTGGGCGGGCTCAACATCGACATCGGCCGCAACGAGGCGGGCCACTCCATCGAAGTCACCCTCCACGGCGGCATCGTCCAGAAGATCGTCAACAACCCAGCGTCGAACGCGCCAGCCTTCCAGCAGCAGGTCGGAGGCTCGTCCCTGGAGACCATCTCCGCGACGAAGATGGCGATTGTTGGCGGCAACATGGTCGAGGAGATCGGCGGCGACAGAAGCTCTGTTGCGACCTCCTGGCTCGTCAATGCGGGGGCCGGTGGCTACAAGGTCACGTCGGCTGGCGACTGGGGCATGACGATTCTGGGCAAGACCCAGCATCAGTACGCGCAGCTCCAGCAGTCGACCTGGGCGCTCGGCAAAATGCAGATGATCCTGGCCGGCGTCGACACGACGACTCACCTGGCCGGCGCGCGCACGACCACCCTCGTCGCGGGAGCGATGTCCGAGACCGTCGTGACCGGCGCGAAGTCGACGACCGTGGCGACGGGCGCCATGTCCTTCACGGTCGGCGCGGGCAGCCTCTCGGCGACGGTCGGCGCGGGCAGCCTCTCCCTCACCTGCGGCGGCGGCCCGGTCTCCATCACCTCGGGCCTCATAAACTCCATCACCGCGGCCACGATGAACACGCTCACAGCCCCGTTCCACAAGATCGGTGCGAGCGTCGCCGGCTTCGCCATGGCCGGCATACCGGGTCCGCCCGGGCCGATGATTGACTACCTTCTCGGGATTCCGCACCTCGGAATCCCGACGATCATCATCGGGTGACGCCATGCCGATGGACCCTGGAACGCTCACGCCCATCTTCATGGCGAACCTCGTCGCGGTCGGCATGATCGGCCCGAGCACTATCCAGCTGGCGACTGGGCTCGCCAACGGGACGGCCATCTACGCGCAGACGTCCATCGTGTTCCAGTCCGTCGACGCCGGCACCCTTGGCGCCGGAGCGGGCCTTGGCGTTGGCGTCATCGTCCCGCCGGCCATCATCCCCGCGATGATCGGTTCCTTCACCGGGCACGGCATCCTCGGGCCTTTCTCTATCCCTACGGCGACCGGCGTGGCGAACGGGATGATGCTGGCCTTCGCGACCGCCATCATCCAGACTGTGGCCGCCGGAGTGGGGCTCGGGGCCGGGTTCGGGTTCTGCATCCCCAACCCCGGGGCGTCGGTCGGCATATACACCACCGCCTTCATTGCGGCGGGCATGGCCGGCCCCAGCACCATCCAGCTGGCGTCCGCCGTGGCGACCGGCCTCGACGCTGTCCTTCCAGCCTCGACGGCCCCCGTCGCCATCGTCGGGCCGCCCAACATCGTCCCCGGCGCTGGCACCGGAATCGGCAAGCTCCTGTGAGGTACTGTCGCGCATGGCTCTGAACACGGCCGGATTCTTGCTGGAGGGCATTCGCGTCGCCACCGCGAACAGCCCCTACACGTTCCCGCCGCGGTCCTTCGTGTCAAACCAGGGCTCGCTCGACGCGATGACGGGCCGGGCCGAGTATGCCGTCTTCGTCTCCGGCCAGAACCCGGACCTTCCCGGCATCGAGATAGCCGACCCGAACCTCCGGTTCTTCTGGACGCGGAACAACGGCACCATCGTCCGGTTCGACTGGGACGCCTTTGCCAAGCGCTGGAGTACGATGCCCGGCTCCGGGCAGGAGAAGCTCGGCAAGTGCTCCAACTCGCCCCGCGTCGCCGCGCCCATCCCGGACCGGACCGTCCTGGCGACCGAGGCTCCGTACGCCATCTACGTGGGCAGCCCGGACCGCGTCGTCACCTTCAACGTCGTCCTCGTCGGGAGTGCCGACGACTTCACCGACCCGCCCGCCGGAACCGTCCAGATCTCGGCTGACAAGGGAGAGCTCAACTTCGGGACGGCCGACCTTGCCGACCAGGTCCTTGCCGACCAGCCGGTTTATGTCGCCCGCCAGAGCTTCTTCGACCGGACCAAGGTCAAGGGCCGCGTCGGCGTCCTTCCGACCTCCTCGTCCGCGAACTACGATCTCTGGCTCAACCCGATTCCCGGGGTCGGACAGACTCCGCGCGTTCGCATCGGCTTCCGCGCGCACCTGACGCCCGTCGCCGTCGCGAGCGAGGTGGACCTCAGCCCTGCGCCGGCAGCCGGCACTTTCAAGTACTCGCTCGACACGGGCAAGCTCGCCTTCGCCGACGCCGATATCGACGCCTACGCCGAGTTTCCCGTCTACTACGACGGAGTCATGCTCGGCTCCTTCCAGCTCTCTCGCGGGACCATCGGTCCTCCGGCCGCCGTGTGGCCGGATCCGGTCGGGACGCGCTCCGAGTTCGTGGGCGCCACCGACGCCCAGCGCTTCGTCGTCTTCTGCGAGCCGGACGGGGCTCCCCGGTACTACTTCGCGGTCCAGTTCGCGGACGCCGACACCATCAGCTCGGGCCCTCCCGCCGACGGAACCGCCTACCTCAACACCTCGACCGGCCAGCTCTACGTTTCGGGCTCCGACCCGGGCGTCCAGACCGGCGCGCTCATCCACTTCGTTGACACCATCGCCCAGGTCGAGAACGGCGTCTCGGTCCAGTTCTACAAGAGCGGCCTGAACATTTCGGGCGAGGAGGTCGTTCCGGACTTTGTCGACACCTACTCGGTTTCGGCCCAGACGGTCGCCGACGGGATTGGTTCCTCCCCCTTCGTGCAGCTGCCGACGGTCCCGACCGTCGACTCGTACATGGAGTGGAGCGTCGGCCAGGGCACGAGCGGTGGCACGTTCACCGGGAGCCTCGTTGACGCGAACGATCCGGACAAGCCCGGGAACGGCTACATCCTCGACCTGGAGATGAAGCAGTTCAAGTTCTCGCAGCGCAAGACCGTCGCAAAGCTCCTCGACAAGGCCACGAGCGTCATCAAGCTCGACGACTCGGTGGTCGTCCCGTTTGGCTTCGAGGTCGTCCGGAACGGGACCGAGATCCGCCCTGGCGTGGACTTCGACTTCAACCAGGACGTCGGCCTGCTGGAGTTCATCGAGCCCGTCGGTGAGAACGACCCCGGCAACTCCGTTGGCTTCAGCGGCACCGCCACCAACGCGAACCGCTTTGACGCGGTCCCCGGCTCTTTCCCCACCACGTCGCAGGCTGGCAAGTACCTCTTCGTCAAGACGGGCGCGAACTTCGGGGTTTACCCCATCCTGGCGAGCGCCGGCTCGACGACCCTCTTCATCCAGGGCCCCTTCCCGTCGCCGGGCGCGGTCGGAACCGCCGACGTGCGCACCACGCGGGAGGTCGTCGCCGACCGCTTCTGGAAGCAGTTCCTGCCGCCGTTCAAGAAGCTCAAGGTCTACCGCTCCACCAGCACCTCCGGCCCCTTCGGCCTCCTCGGCACCTCCGAGTTCTCGGTCCTCGCCTCAACCGGGCAGATCAACCTGGTTGTCGCCGCGAAGCCGGGCGAGGTCTTCAAGGCCGAGTACACGTCGCTCGACTCGGAGGACGAAGGTGTCACGGTGACGCCGACGGCGCGCACTGACTTCGCCGGCTTCAAGATTCGCCAGGAGATCGGCCAGGTCGTCCCCAACAGTGGCGTCATCAACTTCAACCCGGACGGCAAGACGGTCCTTCCGGAGCACGGCATTACGCTCTATATCGACGGTATTACGGTTCCGCCGGAGGGGTACGTCTTCCAGGCGCCGGGCACGCTTACCGTCAGCCAGCTCCTGACCGCCGAGACGGGCGTCACGATCAACTACTTCGTCGCCGAGTCGCCGGGAGGGAATACCTTCTTCACCCTGCTGCACACGCCGATCGACGTCGACTTCCCGCTCGTCACCGCGGGGGAGGCGGTCACGAGCTACAACGGCGACCAGACGGGAACCCTCTCGCCAGGGTCCGCCATCCTCATCGACGACAAGGAGGTCGTCCTCGTCGGCAACGCCGAGTATGACGCCGCGACCGACACCACGAAGGTGACCTTCAGTCCGGAGCCCGAGGTGGACTCGGAGGGTGCCGCGCTGAAGGCCTGCGCCCCGGTGACCGGAGCATACCTGGTGGGCGAGACGGCGCCTGTGGACGTCCTGACGAAGGGCACCAACACGGTCTCCCTGGTCGGCGACCTCGCCTCCTCGTACGCGGCGGGAACCATCCTACTCGTCGACGAGGACCCCTACTACGTTGTCTCATCCCAGTACGTCCCGGCGTCCAACCGGACCAACGTCATCCTCGCCGTCAACGCCCGCCGCAACTATCTTATCCCGTCGGTCAAGCGGACCGTCCGCCCCGTGTTCAACTCCCAGGCGGAGTTCAAGACGCAGAAGGCGCTCCACGCGGGATATCCGCTCACGCTCGTCCGGACCGGGAACGTCAACAAGGTGCTCAAGTCCGGCGTCGACTACGACTCGGCTGAGGGCGGCGTCATCAAGATGACGTCGGACCTGGCCTTCGGGGACACCGTCCAGGCGTTTTACGTCGCGCGCAAGGAGCAGCCGGTTGGAACGAGCTTCTCCTTCAACTACGCCTACCAGATCGCGCCGAACGAGATCAACGGCATCCGCGGCCAGAAGCTCGTCGCGAAGTATCACCTGGCGAATCCCGACACGTTCTTCTATCGCGTCGAGTCGATCAAGACCTTCATCCCCGAGGTCGTCAAGGAGCTCGCCTCAAGCTCGGGCGGCTCGTCCGGGCCGAGCACGTCGAGCGTCTCGTCCCTTGCGACGAAGGACTATGGTTCGGCCAGCCTCTACTTCGACGAGCAGCACTATCGCAACCTCGACGTTGTCGTCGCGCGCCTGCTCCAGTTCTTCAACGACCAGGCGAACTACTACGAGGACATGCTCGCCGACTTCGACGGGCGGGTCGTCGGCGGAACCTCCGGGAGGTTCCGTTTCAACGCCGACGTCAGCGGCGTCAAGCGCAACAGCTACGCCGAGGTCCAGAACGACATCGACGACCAGGTGAAGCTCTACGACGGCGTCGTGCTCGTCAGCTTCAGCCCCATCACCTTCTCCGAGGGGCCGGTCTACGGGCCGATCTGGGACTACAACGCTCTGTCCCGGTTCTATGGGACGGCCCGTCCGTCGGTTCCCGTCGCGCTGAACGACAAGGTTACGCCCATCCTCGACTTCGGCAAGACGATGGGCAGCATCGGCGTGTCCAACCTCAACTCGGTCAGCATGCTGGTGACCGCGAGGTCTCGGTCGAAGTTCACAACGCTGGACCCCGCCAAGCTCCAGCTGACCCTTCCGGGTACGAACGGCGATCCGAAGGCGCTCGTCCCGCCGTTCTATTCGGGGCAGAAGGTGAAGTATTACGGGCCGGACGGGGCGGAGACCGGCTCGGGCGAGGTTGTCAGCGTCACCTCGTCCACCCCGGCGGTCGTAACCGTTGACACCCCGGTCACCACCCTCTTTGGGTCGATCATGGCCGACACGTCGGATCCGAACTCGGACGGCGTCCGCTTCTACCGCGAGGGTGACCACATCAGCGTCGACTACGAGAACGGCCAGGTGTCGAACGCGCAGCTTCCGCCGCCGTTCGGCCCGACCGAGGTCATGGAGGGCAACGAGGTCATGGAGACCAACGTGACCTTCATCAACAAGGACGTCACGCCCAAGCGCATTCCGGCGCTCGACGGCCAGGAGCTGACGGACCACGGGGCTGTCAGCTTCCCTCCGCTGACGTACAAGAACGAGCTCTTTCTGCTCTCACTGGAATCGCAGGCCGACCAGTCCGTCACGACCTGCACCGTCACTGGCGTCACCACCGTCACCAACTGCTTCTTGCCGCTTCAGACGGGGAGCGTCGTGAAGGTCACCTCCGGCCTCAACGCTGGGCAGGTGCGCGTCGTCCAGAACTTCATCCCTCCGTCGACCTTCACGGTCTCGACTCCGTTCCCGTTCATCGACCCGACGCCGCAGAGCATCTACCAGATCTCGCCGGTGACGGGCGACATCACGAGCGTCGTGGCCGACATAGTCGGCATCGTGCAGACGAACGCCGCCACTGCCCCCGTCGCCCCGGCCTTCATCGGCGGCCTCAACTCGGAGCTGAAGGCGCTGGAAAACGCCGTCCTCAGCTACGGCCCCAACCTCGTCCACCGACCCTCCGGGACGATCACCGCGCCGGACGTTCTGTCCGACGTGGGCGCCGGCTTCCTGACGCTTACGACCCCGGTGACGAACTCGTGCTTCCTGTACGTGGCGTCCGGGCCCAACCAGGGCGTCTACAAGATCAAGGAAGTCACCTCCAATGAGATCAAGGTTGACACGGCCGCGCCCTTCGGCGCGTTCCCGTCCGTCGGGCTGGTGAGCCAGGACTACTACGTCGTCCAGCCTTGGCCGTTCGTCACGAAGAAGCAGCCGGAGTTCGCCGCCGAGTTCATCCGCTCGGCCCTCGCCTGGGTTTCCGCCAGCCAGGCCTGGGTGTCGGGCATCAACGCCGCCGGCAAGCCGGGAAGGCTCGCCGCCATCTCTGCGCGCATCGCTGAGGTCAACGGGTTCATCTCGCGCGTCCAGGGCCTGCTCAAGAAGGACGAGAAGATCTACGACACGCGCTATCTGTGGATCAAGCAGCGCATTGACCGCAAGGAGGGCCTGGTGGTGAAGATTGGTCAGGCTGCGGCCAAGCGGCAGGAGTCGCTCGAAAAGCTCTTGTCCGACCAGCAGAAGAAGCTGATCGCCAGCCAGATAGCGTGAGCCGCCATGTCTGAAGAGAAGAAGCCAGACGAGACCGTCAGCCCGGAGGACCTCAAGAAGGGCGTGTGGAAGCACGACCAAGAGCTGTCCTTCAACCGGGTCAACGAGCATCTGCAGACGCTGTTGGAGGCGACGCAGAAGGCCGTCGAGTTCGAGCGCGCCAAGCTGGCCAAGATGGTAGGCGCTAAGGACCTTGTAAGGAAGCCGAAGGCGTAATGGCGAGCTGGAACACCCTTTCGCTCAAGTTCGATCCGCTCGCGCCGCTCAAGCCGCCGCTTCAGGCGGTGCTTACCCTCCTGGAGGTCGTCGAGGCGATCCTGGAGGCCCTGCTCGCCATCATCAAGGCGTTCCTCCTTGACTTCGGCAACCCGCTCAAGGCGCTCATCGCCCTCTTGCTCGCGGCCATCCGCGCCATCATCAACCAGCTGAAGGCTACGGGGTTCTCCATACTCGTAGTCCACCCAGACTTCAGTCGTCAGGACTTTGCGCAGGTCCTCCTCTCCGCATCCGGCTCCTACCCGCGGTTTGAGTCGAAGGTCATCTCCAAGTTCTACGACTCCAGCGACGTCTTCCGCCCGCAGTATCCGCCCGGCTCGTCGGTCGCGATGCTCGTGTTCTACATCGGCACGGACTCGCCGGGCGACCTCCTCCTGCAGCTCTTTGCGCTCCTCCGCCTCATCAACACCCCCACCGTCGTGACGGCGCTGCCCGCACCGGTTTCGGTGAAGGTGAACCCGGTCCGGAAGAGCGGCAGCCCTGTGGCCAACTTCGCCGGCCTGTTCGATCCGGAGGTCCTCCAGGACTCGCTCGTCGTCGAGTGGCAGATGCCGGAGAATCCCGGCGGCACCGGCGCCCTCGGATTCGTCAACTCGATGGTCTCCTTCTACAACTCGTTCCGCTTCCCGAACTTCATCATCGAGCGGAGCGAGACGCCCCAGGGTGAGCTGGTGGAGAAGGAAGTCAACACCGCCGTCGAAGGTAAGAGCATCAAGGCGGTTACGACCAAGTACAAGCTCGCCTCACCGAACACGAAGGTCCAGGTCCGCGAGCCGAACGGGACGGTCTACCGCAACTTCAAGAAGAAGATCAAGGTCACCGGCGCGGACCTCGTCGCGGGCGCCTTCACCGGCACGTACCGCTACATCGACAAGGACGGTCTTCAGCCCGGAACTCCCTACTTCTATCGTGTGCGCGCTTACTTTGGCGATCCGACCGAGTACCTCGGGTGCGAGGACGCGAACGCCATCATCAGCAACAGCAACGTCGTCCCGAAGAGCACCAACCAGCCCATCATCAAGTACGGCAACAACGTCGTCATGGGTCCGGTCTCGCAGGTCGTCCGCGGCTTCTGTCCGAAGCTGCCCGGGGGCGCGACCGGCTTCAACCCGTACGAGGCCGTCAACGACGCGGTCCGCGCGGCGCTCTTGCTGAACTTCGAGCTGCCAGCGCCGTCCGACGACGCGGACGACTTCGAGATAGAACAGCGGACTGGATGGAGCACTCTCGCCGCGGCCGGTGGGCAGATCGGGCCGATCAAGGCCGCCTTCAACACGTCGGACAAGCTGTCCGAGAACTTCCTGTTCAAGGCGACTGCCCGCCGGCTGGCCAACTCCAGCCTGACCAATCTCCTGTCGCAGCAGCGCCTGCTCAAGATGCTGGCCGAGCAGTGGAACGAGAGCGTCGCCAAGACGGTGGACAAGGTCCTCGGCACGAAGGGCGAGGTCGTCAAGGACGACGGATCGCGCGTCTCGGGTGACCGCCAGGGCGCTGGTTTCACCTGGACGCTGCTCGGCATCGTCGGCGGGATCACCCAGGAGTCCGACTCCCAGATCCGGGCCTACCTCTCCGAGGAACAGGGGTACACCTCGGGACAGAAGAAGCTTCCCGGCCCCTACCCGACGTCGGTGCACTTTGTCGACGGTGAGGACGTCAGCGTGTCCGGAGAGGAGAGGCGCCTCCTCTCCGAGTTCCTGCGCACCGCCCTCATCTCGCTTTCCGGCGAGACGAGCTACCTGTCCTGGTACTCGGTGACGGTTGGCGACCTATTCCCGGCGTTCATTCCGTTCATCTACGACATCGAGCAGTTCATCCTTGCCCTGCTCAAGGCGCTCCAGAGCGCCCTTGCCGCCATCGAGGACATCATCCTCACGCTCATCCGGAAGATTCAGGCGTTGGAGCAGATCGTCGAGTCCATCCTCGCCCTCATCGATCTGCTCAACATCAACGTCCGGGTGTCGGTCTTCGGAACGGTTTCCACCAACGGTTCGGCCGACTCCCTCGCCCAGGCCCTCCTGGAGTCGGAGAACAAGCCCGCGACGAGCCCGTTCGGCCTCCACTCCGGGATGGTCATGACCTTTGGCGGCCCGGGCGAGGGGTTCATCGCCGCGTTCAAGGCCCTGGCGTTCATACTCACGCTCCCGTTCTGACCGCTTAGCCTTTGACTGGGTAGGGTGGGAGCGGGATGGCCTTCAACTTCTTCGGCACGTTCACGACGGGCCAGCTGCAGCAGTTGGTGGACTTCTCGCTCATCCAAGAGCGGGACCTCGCCAAGCGAAAGCTGTGGCTTTCCGCCCAGCTTACCCGCAACGGCGTGTTCTCCACGGAGTATGACCCGCAGACGCACATGCCGAAGGCGTTCTCGGCGTCCGCCGGCAGCTACGCGGCCAAGCTCCTTCAGGCCTACCGCATCCTCGGCGGGACTCCGGAGAAGGACTTCATGCTTCGGACGTCGGACAAGCCCGTGTTCCTCACCCGAGGTAAGAACATCGACACGGGCGTCACGGCCGCGGATCCGACCGCCGGGTACTCGGACGTCCTGTCGAACGGCCGCCGCGTCCGCGGATCGCAGCGGTTCGACCGGGACGTCGGCGTCCAGGTCGAGAAGCTCAAGTCCTGGCAGTCCGAGTCCATCAAGCGCAAGCGGGAGCACCTGGAGTTCAAGATCAAGCGCGCGCTCGACTACTCCGACCAGCTCCAGCGCGAGATTGCCGTCATCGAGGTCCTCCTCGACGAGACGTCCGGCCGCCAGGTGCGCGACATCGTCCGGAACATCAGCCTGACGTCGGTGAAGACCGGCGCGCACAACATCGTCGAGGACCTCATCGACATCTTTGGCCTGAACGTCGGCAAGGTCCAGGACTACACCTATGCGCCGGACTACGACGGCGAGAAGAGCGAGGCCCTCCGGTGAGCTTCGACTTCGCGACCGAGAAGGTCTGCACTCACCTGGTCTTCATGGAGACGGTGACGCTCGACCCGCTAGTCCAGAACACCGTTCGCTTCCAGAGGCCCCCGGTCTCCAACCGCGTCGTCGTCACCGTGGACGGGCTCGACGTCCCTCCGGACGGGCTCTTCTCCCACGCGACCGTGACCTTCACCCGTCCGGAGCCGTACCGGATCAAGGTCAACCAGAACGATCTTGTGTACCTGTCCATTGGCAACGAGCCGCCGCGGATGCTCCAGATAGTCCCGGGCTCCGCGGTCCCGGCGCGCGACATTGCCCAGAACCTTCAGCGCCAGGTACAAGACCTGAAGTTCGACGTCGTCCAGGGGAGGGTCCGGGTCTCGTCCCGCCTCCCGACCGGCGGAAAGTCCTTCACCTTTCACGACCCGCGGTGGACGGACAAGACCGAGAGCATGCCGAGCACGGCCCGCATACTCGGAGCGTACCAGGAGCTGGGGATCGTCGCCGGCCGGTCCGGCGTCGGCACCCGCATCTTTCCGGGCTGGAAGCTGGTCGGCGACCCGAACTCGTTCGTCGACGAGAAGATCGTCGTCTTTGACGACCCCATTCAGAACCGGTTCCCCACCATCCAGCTGACGTACACGACCGACGCCGGCAACTGTCGCCGTTGCTTCGGCTCGCGGTTCGAGTTCGACTACACGGTCAAGGACGGGACGTACGAGGTGGTCCGCGGGGCCGACCTCATGTTCCAGGAGTTCGACAAGTTCCTGTTCACCAAGGTCGGCTCCCACTGGAAGTGGCCCTGGGTCGGCACGAACATCTCGGACCGCATTGGCGGGAAGGCCGCCACGGCGACGGGCCACACCCAGGCCTTCATCACCATGGACGTCACCCAGGCGTTCAAGTCCTACCAGGACATCAAGAAGCAGCAGGACAACCTGCTCTTCCAGCAGGTCACGGACGAGGAGTTCCCTGTGTCCCTTGACGGCCTCACCATCGAGTACTCCCCCATAGACCCCACGGTCGCCGTCGTCCAGGCGGCCGTCACGACGCGCGCCCGCGGCACTGTGGAGCTCAAGAGGATAATCGGGAACCCTTCCCCGTTCTACCTGGAGGGCAACCCGAACCCCTTCTTCCGCGTCGGCTGAGGCCCAGTTCCGGGCCTTTATGGCCCGTAGGGTGTACCGATGGCGACCGCACCCAGGATCGACTACTTCGACGGTTCCGGGACCACGAACGAGTTGGTCTTGACGACCAACCTGTTCAACCTTGTCTTCACGGGGTCGGTCGACGCGAACACTATCGACGTGCAGATCGACGTCAACGGCGCCGGCTTCGTGTCCGACCCGTCCCTCGTCGGCCTGACGGTCCCCAAGTTCACGCTCCCCAACCTGGCGAGCTATCCGAACGGCCTTCCGCTCGACAAGGGCCGCAACATCATCCGGCTGCGCGCCATCGACCTGTCCGGCGCGGTCTCCCCGGTCTCCACCATCATCGTCGACGTGATGTCCAACTCGGACATCGGCCTCATCCCGGCCCCGCCGACCGGGGTGCAGATCAAGCGCAAGACCACCAACGTGGAGCTCGCCTGGTCCGACCTGACGACGCAGAGCGCGACGGGCTACCACGTCTACGCCTCGACCGAGCCCGGGGGCGGCGGCTCCGGCTACCTGCGCGTGAACGCCGAGATGATTCCGGCGGCGCGGCCGACGACCACTTCGGTTGAGACCTTCGCCGCGGCCACCGCGTCCTTCGACTTCTCCGAGGACGAGTCGCTCGACCTTCAGATCATCGCCCGGACCGTCGACCCGGTCTCCGGCGCCGTCGTCGAGCAGAAGACGCTCAACCAGTACCCGCTCATCCAGAACCCGAACGTCAGGTTCTCCTTCACCGTCGACGCCATGAGCACGGTCAAGAACCACACGTTCTCGCACGACCGTGGGGCGAGCGTCGGGTCGGGGATCCTCAACAACGACGTGTTCGCGGCGGTCCAGTCGGACGACCCGCTGTATTACGTCGTGTCCGCCATCTACTTCGACAAGACGACGGGCGTGCTCCAGGAGAGCCGCTTCTCCGTGGAGCTTGCCGGGGCTCCGCTCTCGCTCGACGCCGCCGTCCGCGGCATCCGCATCCGGGACCAGCGGGCCATCTCGCAGGGCTACATCCAGGAGGTTCAGCGCAAGGAGCCGACTCTGGCGCTCATCCCGGGATCGACGGTCCGCGAGGTCCACATCGAGCCCTTCTCGAACGAGATGCAGAAGGCCTACTTCCTGGCCGACTGGGTTCACCGCTCGAAGTCGTTCGCCGCGATGCTCGCCATCGACGACCCCACGTTCTCGGGCGTCAGCGTCCCGGTGTCGCAGTCGTCGTACAAGCAGAACCTGAAGACCGCTCTGTCCATCGCCGACGACTCGGCCGTCCAGTCGTTCATCGACTCCAGCTTCGACTCTCTCGCGTCAAGCTTTGGCATCGCCCGCCAGGGGTCCCGCTCGGCCGTCGTCAACCAGACGTTCTACACGACGACGAAGCCGGTCAAGGACCTCATCGTCGCGCAGGGCGCCATCGTCTCGTCCAGCACGAACTCGACGGCGCCGCGCTTCGTCGCCCAGGGCGCCGTCATCCTGTCGGCCGCCAACGCCCTCGCCTACTACAACCCGGACCTCCGCCGCTACGAAGTCCAGGTGCAGATGGTCGCCGACATTCCGGGCGGCGCCGGTAACGTCCCCGCGGGCGCGCTCGACACCGTCACCTCCGGGGCCAACGGCCTGCAGACCGTCAACGAGTTCGCTGCTGACTTTGGGCGCGACGCGGCCTCCAACCTGGAGGTCGCCGAGGAGGGGGCTCGCGCTCTGTCCTCGCTCGACACCGGGACCGAGGGCGGCTACGAGCGCATTTCCTTCGGTACGCCCGGCGTCCTCGACGCCTTCATCGTCAAGTCCGGCGACCCGCAGATGATGCGCGACTACGACGACGTGCGCAAGAAGCACATCGGCGGCAAGGTCGACATCTACATCAAGGGCACCAACGAGCGGACCGTCACCGAGACGTTCGCCTTCCAGTTCAGCGTCGCCAAGAGCGTCCGCTTCGACGTCATCGACGCCGAGCAGCTCACGTTCCGGGCCCGCGACTCGCGACTCACGCCGTCGAACCCCATCCAGGAGATGCTCAACAACCCGAGCCAAGGGTTCGGCCTCCGCAACCACTCGAACCTGCCGACGACCGAGTACGACCTCACCGGCGTCACGATCCTCGACTACCGGACCATCAAGCTCAACACCCTCATCCCGCAGCCGTCGACGCTGCTGGACGACTTCGTCGAGGGAGACTACCGGTACCGCAGCAACAACAAGTTCACGGCCGGCGTCCAGCCGATCCGGCGCGTCACCTCCGTCATCGGGTCTAGCTCCGGCGCCCTCGACCCGGCGAGCGGCTTCACTCTGTACAAGCTGCAGGATCCGCTCCTCGACGGCGAGAGCACCATGGCGACGGACTACGTCACCATCAATCAGGTCGACGGCGTCCCGAACGGCGAGGCCATCCCGATCAACGACGAGCAGCACGTCCTCATCGGCGAGTTTCCGGAGCCCCTCGGCTCCGTTGGCGTGAACGCGTTCACCCTGGCGGTCTACTCGCTCGACCGCTCCATCCTCTACAACGGCCCCGACACGGCGAATCCCGACTATCTCGTGGTCGCCGGATCGCAGACCAAGCCGCTCAAGATCGTCCGCTCCTCGACCTCCTCCATCCCCACCGGAGCCACCGTCTCGGTCGACTACGAGCACGACGAGAACTTCGTCGTCACCTACGTCGTCAACGACACGCTCCAGCAGGTCCAGGCGCGGGTGAAGAAGGCCAAGCATCTGACGGCCGACGCGCTCGTCAAGCAGGCCGTCGAAAACCCGCTCTCCGCCGAGGTCACCGTCCAGCTCGCAGCGAACGCGGTCCAGCCGACGGTCGACAGCGCCCTCCGGACTGCGGTCTCGGTCCTCCTCGACCGCAAGGGTATCGGCAACGTCGTGCACCAGTCTGACATGACCGGCAGCATGGAGCGCGTCGACGGCGTCGACTACCTCGTGCAGCCGTTCACCAAGCTCACGCTTCAGGACGGCGCCGTCCGCGTCCGCGATCCCATCCTCTCGGACTACGTCTTCATCTCGTCGCTGTCGCAGTTTACCAACGCGGTCTACATCCTGACCGACGACCTGCCGTTCGCGACGACGGACGGCGGTGGCCCGAGCACGGTCCACCACGGCGTCTACAAGGACGAGCTCATCATGGAGTCGTCGCCGACGCTCGCCGACGTTGGCGCGGCCGTCAACAGGGCGTTCGTCATCGGCAAGAACGGCGCGATCATCCAGGGATACTCGGACGACGCCACGCTCCTGCCCGAGTTCATCACCGCGGAGGCCGTCGCCGCCGAGCGCCTGCGCCGGACGGCCAACCGGGTTCTCGTCTCGCTGAACGCCGGGCTCAGCCCCGCGGACGTCCCGACCGACCACTCCTTCGCAGTCACCTACGTCGTCTCTGGCGACCGCGGCTCGAAGGACATTGGCGCGTCGCAGGTCGAGTACCTCACCCCCGGAGACCTGACCGTCACCTACAAGAAGGCGGTCTGATGGCGATCGTCAGGTACAACCTCAACTCGTTTGAGTCGGGAGAGGAGTACCTCTCCCGACTCAGTTCCGAGTCTGACGTCGTGTTCCGGATCCTTCTGTCTCTCCTGTCGTCCTACTTCCAGACGACCATCGACGGTCCGAACTACGCGAGGCAGCTCAAGGCCGTCGCCGTCGAGCTGTCGCGCGTCCGCCTCATGCTGGAGGACATCAAGCAGGACACGGACTTCGCCACGACGCGCACTGAGTTCCTCTATCAGACGGTCACATCCGTCCTGTTCCCGAAGAAGTCCGGCGCCCCCGACCTGCAGAAGGGCGACGTAGACTTCCGCGAGTTCCTCCGGGAGATCGTCAAGATCTACTTCGCCGGCTCCGTCCCGGACTCGGTGAAGAAGGCCGTTGAGCTCGTGACCGGCGGGACGGTCATCGTCCGGGCGAACTATGAAGAGTCCCGGCGCCCGGGCTCCGGGTTCGACATATCGGACCAGTTCGGCTTCACCATCGACGTCCTTCTCGACAGCCCGGGTCAGATAGACGTCTTCCTCGCCGAGAAGAACGTCCGCATCCTACTGGCCATCATCCGGCCGGCGCACACGCTCTACACCCTCAAGTTCATTCTCCAGGACACCTATGAAGGGCCGGGTCCGAAGCCGCAGGACCCGGGCACCAGCGTCAAGACGAACAAGGTCAAGGAGTCTTTTGTCTTCGACCTCCAGCAGTACGGGTACGAGGACGTTCGAAGGTTTGTTGAGGGCGTTAGGGGAGTGGATGTGCTCGGCTCCAAGTCATTGGTCCAGGTCACGGACGAGTCCCACGACGGCGACTTCTGAGTAACGGAAGATGACAGAGAGATTCTCAAACGCCGCTCAGACGACGATCAACCAGATTGGCGGCATTACGCCTGTCGCCACGACGGTCCAGGTTACGTCCGCCGCCGCCTTCCCTCCGGCCCCGCAGTTCCGCATCAAGATCGACGCCGAGATCATCCTCGTCAACGGCGTCGTCGGCAACATCTTCACGATCGTGCGCGGGCAGGAGGGCACTCCCGCGCAGGCGCACTCGAACGGCGCGCTCGTCACGCACGTCCTGACGGCGGGAGCCCTCGACCAGTTCAAGACCGACATCACCGGCATCACCGGCCCGCCCGGTCCGACCGGACCGCCCGGGGCTGGGGCCACCGGTCCCGTCGGGCCTACGGGCCCTGCAGGCGCGACCGGGACGACGGGAGCCGTCGGACCGCAGGGTATGCAGGGGTCGCCCGGGTTTGGCGCCACCGGCCTCCCCGGCCCCACGGGCGCCACCGGCCCGACAGGTCCGCGCGGGAACACCGGACCTCAGGGTCCGACCGGACTCCAAGGACCCACAGGACCGACCGGTCCGCAGGGCGCTACCGGGGCGCAGGGTGCAACGGGCCCCACCGGTCCGACCGGGCCTACTGGCCCGCAAGGCGTCACCGGCCCGACCGGACCGCAGGGTGCGACCGGCCCCCAGGGCCCCCAGGGTGTCACTGGAGTCACCGGAGCCACCGGACCTGCTGTCTTCGGGGGCCCGACCGGCCCCCAGGGTGCCACTGGAGCGCAGGGTGAGCAGGGCTCCCCCGGCTTCACGGGCCCCGTAGGACCTCCCGGCGGCGCTGGTCCGCAGGGAACCCCCGGCGTCACCGGCCCTGTCGGTCCGACCGGCCCTGTCGGTCCGACCGGACCTGCGGGTCCGACCGGGCCCAAGGGCGACACCGGAGCTGCCATCTTCGGAGGTCCGACCGGCCCGCAGGGCGCCACCGGCGTCCAGGGACCCGAAGGTCCTCCCGGTCCGCTCGGTCCTGCCGGCCCTCCCGGTCCGCAGGGTTCTCCCGGACCTACCGGCCCGTTCGGCGGACCCCAGGGTTCTCCTGGAGTTACCGGCGCGACCGGCCCCGCCGGAGCTCCTCAGGGCTCCCCGGGCCTCAACGCGTACAATCAGACCCCGACCTACGTCCAGAACAATTTCAGCCTTACGACCGTCATCGTCAACGGCGCGTACGGCCTCTCGCAGGGCTGGCAGCAGCCCGGGCAGCCGGTCTATATCCCGTCTGGCGGATTCTATACCGTCGTTGGCGTGACCGGCGGGACGGGCTCCGATCTCGTCCTGACGAACCTCTTCGGTAACACCCCCTCGGGCACTGTCATCCCGGCCGGCTTTGTCGTTCCGGCGGGCGTTCCCGGGGCTCAGGGTCCGACGGGCGCAACCGGCCCTGCCGGAGCCCCGCAGGGCACTCCTGGCGTTACCGGAGCCACCGGCCCTCAAGGAGCGGCGGGAGTCACCGGCCCTGTCGGCTCCACCGGACCGCGCGGCGACACCGGCCCTGTTGGGGCCACCGGTCCGCGTGGCGACACTGGCGCGGCAGTCTTCGGCGGTCCTACGGGGCCAGACGGTGCAACTGGCGCCATCGGCCCCACCGGACCGCGCGGCGACACCGGTCCCGCCGGCCCCCAGGGCACTGCTGGTGTCACTGGAGCTACCGGTCCGGCCGGAGCTCCGCAAGGGTCTCCCGGGGTTACCGGCGCGACCGGTCCGACGGGGCCGCAGGGCGCAACTGGCCCGACGGGTCCGCAGGGCCCGACTGGACCGATTGGACCGACCGGCCCTGCCGGAAACCCAGGAGGCCAGCCGGGCAATTTCGTGGACGTGGCGACAGGTCCGTCCTTCGCGAGCCCGACCTACATCGACTGGCCGAACCTCTCCACGGTCGTCACGCTCACGGCGACTGCGCCCATCCAGGCCCTGGCCTCGGTCCAATGGCAGGGTCTGGCGAACAACTCAGTTCCCGCCTTCCGCCTTGTCATCGACTCCTACGAGGGCCCGGAGCTGCATCGCGACCTCGCGACGCAGAACCAGTCGACCATCCAGGCCAACAACTATCAGTCGACGTTTATGGCGCCAGGCCCCCACACCGTCAAGGTGCAGGTCCGGTCCATCAACTCCGTGGCCGTGCAGGGCGAGAGAGGACTGCTGTCCGCCATCGGCCTGCAGGGCGTCGTCGGGCCGACCGGCCCTGCCGGATCCGGCGGGGCGAACAACGCGACCCAGGTCGCGTTCGGGGATTACGCGCCGACGCTCGGCGCCTCCAACGTCTACGACGCCCTCTACCGGGTCAAGGCCGCGCTCGCGCCGGGTTCGACGGGTGCTCCCGGCGTCACGGCCTACACGGTCAACACGATCTCCCGCTATCACTACGTCCCGGGAGTCGCCGGCAAGGAGGTCTCCAACGCCACTGGCTTCGTCGGCGTCGGAGCCATTGCCTTCGACCCGAACGACTACGTCCCGGGCGTCCCGAGCTTCCCGCAGCACGTGAAGTTCCAGGCCGTCATGGAGACGGCCACCGGCGTGACGGCGACGCTCCAGCTGTACAACCTCTCCGTCGGAACAGGGGTCTCCGGCTCCGAGCTCTACACCACTTACGGAACGCCGACGTTCGTCGCCTCGGCGGACCTCACCCTTCCGAACGCCCACCAGCTGTACGAAGTTCAGCTGCGGGTCCAGGCGGGGACCAGCACGGATCAGGCGACGGTGAAGATGGCGAGGCTCGAAATCTCCCACGGGTGACGAGGGCCGAGCCCGTAGCGTGGATTTGAGGGCCTGATGCCGTTTACTGGAAGGATCGGAACGCAAAACAGCAAGCTCGGGGACATCGTCCTCGGCATTGTCGACGCGTTCGATCTCCCGACCGTCGGCTTCCGCGTTCACGTCCTGTCGTCGAACGAGGTCCGCGTCCGATTTGACCGGCCCGTGACCGACTCGGCCCTCCAGCTGTCGTCGTACGTGCTCACGGCGGTGGGCGGCGGCGCGGTCGTCCCGGCGGTGGCCGACGTTGACTTCTACGACGCCGACCGGCTCTCGGTCGCGGTCCGGACCCAAATCCCGCTGACGCAGGGCGCGACCTACTCCATGCAGGTCGTCGGCGTCAGCGGCTTCGACGGGGAGGGCGTCATCGGCACCTCCTCGAACTTCACCGCCAACGTGCCCGACGGGGCCCGCGCGGTCGGGGCGTTCCTTTCCAAGCGCGGCATGGTCGACCTTGTCTTCGACCGCCCCGTGGGCATGACCGCCGGTGGCGCCACGGCGGTCATCCGCGACGCCGACTCCGGGCCGGGCGTCCCGATGATCCTCCAGCCGTGGCTCGGCGAGGGGATTCCCGAGGACACGCTCCGCTTCGTCTATCCGGTCACCACCCCGACGGCGGCCTCGTTCCTGATCGACTACGCCAGCGTAGTCGATCAGTCGAACAACGTCGGGTCCGGCACCGTCCCCCTGACGATCGCCCTCCGTTCCCCCGCCCCCTACAACTCCAGTTCGCTCGCCCAGATGCAGTTTCTGGACGCGTGCGTGACCGAAATCGTCCCCGTGGTCAACGCCGCGACCCTGCGCGTCTACTTCAGCGGCCCGGCCCTCTCGAACGACGTGCTGAACCTCGGCTCCTGGAACATCACCCAGGCGGGACCGCACGTCCGGCCCGACGTTCCGAACTCCATCCTCGTCCCCGACTGCGCAAACCTCGTCGACTGCTTCAACTTCCTCAACGCGTGCCGCACCACCTTCATCGCGCACGTCATGGAGCCGTCGATACACCGTTTCACCAACCAGGCTCTCGCCGACGCCCTGGCGGTGCCGGCGATAGCAGTGGACTACCCGACGGCGAACGCTCTGTACATCGCGCTGCAGAACGCGTTCAAGGACCACGCGACGCCCCCTTACGAGGCCAGGAACCACCTCTACCCGGAGCTTGAGGCGGTCCCGAGTCCGCCCGTGTCCGAGGACATCCCCGCCTTCATCGTCGCGACGAACAGGCTCAAGTTCCTGTACAACCGGCACCTTGCCGAGGAGCGCAACCTTCCGTACTTCGGCGACTACCCGCTGGAGATCGGCTTCATTGTTGACCGCGCGTCCCCCGGCAACAACTTCCACGTCCGCAACCGCCTGACGTACTTCGCCGAAATTCACGTGGTCACGGCGGTCCAGGACCTCCCAGTCCGCGTTCGCGGCACCGTCCGGAGCGCCGACCTCGGCAGCACGACGAACCCGCTCAACTTCACTGGCGACATCTCCGCCCGCGCGGCGACCGCGCCCGCCGTCCACATGACGACCGAGGTCGCGTTCGAGCGCGAGGCCCGCGCCGCCTTCGACCGCGAGGTGTCCATCCCGGACTATTCGACGGTGTCGGTCCAGAGCTCTGCGTTCGGGCCCCTGCCTGGCGTCAGCTCCATGGCGACCAGCACGCCCGCGGACGCGACCTGGTTCCTGAACAGCCTCGTCTTCGCATATTCCAAGCACCTCTCCCCCGTCCCGGTCGGCGCGGGACACATCAGCGTCGAGAACCAATACTTCGTCTCGCCCGCCGACTATGTCGTCACCACGGACCTGCCCACGCTGTGCTCGAAGGCTAACATCATGAAGATGAAGCTGAACGGGCACCTCAGGAACGTCAACGTCCACACGAACGTGGGCGGGCGGATCCTGTCGCCGGACGCTTCGGACATGCCCTCGCTCGTCCGCCTGCTGGCTGAGATGCGGGACGTCTTCAACGCGCACAACGAGTCTGGCGACTTCCCCACGCTGGGCGTCGTCCCAAGGCGCGCGGGGCGCCACAACACGCCAGGCCAGAAGTTCCTCGTCGCGAAGCTGATCAGCGCCGTCGCCTTCGGCGTCGACGGGATGCTCGACGGAGCCCCGCACCGCCTCCGCGCCGAGGTCCTCGACTCCAAGTGGGACCTTCAGTACGGCCGCCCGACCTCGGACCTTGTCCGCCTCGACACCGAGTTCCGGGGTTACGCCCGCCGCCCGTCCGTCGCGTCCGCGGTTCCGAGGCCGGGGCTCGTCTTTCACGAGGACCGTGAGGGCCGGACCTTCTTCAGCTTCGAGTCCGACTCCATCGAGGTTTATTTCTCAAAGCGGATGTGCAGGACTGAGTTGAACGGAGGAACTGGCTCGACAATCTCCATCACCGGCGGCTCCCTCGTGACGAAGGGCGCCGACTGGGTCGACGACCGCGTCGTCAGCGTCCGCGTGGTCGGGATGGAGCAGGTGACCTACACCCTTGCCGCGTCCGGCCTCGTCGACGCTTCCGGGAATCCGGTCACATGACGATCACGTTCACCGGGCTGCCCTCTGCCGTCGACCGGACCGTCTTCACGAGGAAGGGTCCGATCGTCAAGCCCCCGCTTCCGGTCCTGACCGGCGCGGGGCTCACCATCCTCTCGCCTGACGTCGTGCAAGTTCCGACAGGGAACTTCACCGAGTCGCACGTCGGCTTCCTGATGGAGATCGTCGGCACGCCGGGCGGGCGCAACGACGGCAGGTTCCCCATCGCCAAGATTCTGTCGTCCACGCGCCTCAAGCTCGCCAAGGCGCAGTTCGACACGCTCGACTTCTTTGCGACCGAGGCCCGCATCGTCGACCTTGTCAACGACCTGAAGCGGGCGTACAACCTGCACCGGACCCAGTCCGGCGTCCACGCGACGAACGACACGTTCAACCCGGTCACCTCCAACTACGCCGTCGACTTCCCCTCCGCTCTCCTGCTGCTCAACGACCTGCGCGCCCAGCTCGCGGCGCACTTGTCGCTGACCGGCCCCTCGGAGCCCCCGGTCCACAAGGCGCAGGACGTTGGCGACCAGGTCCTGCTGCCCGTCGCCCACGACATGGCGAGCACGCTGTTGCTCGTCAATGCCCTTCGCCGCTCCTTCGAGGCCCACCGCCAGAGCCTGGAGTGGCACGTCAAGTCGGACACCGTCAACCGCGTCAACGTCCAGGCCGTGCGGCCTGTGCTCGGCAGCGGCCCCTCCGCAGGCCCGTTCCTATGGACGATGTTCGACCCGCGCGTCGGCCGCATCGCCGACGACCCGTCCGACGTTTCGGTGAAGGTGAACGGGGTGCCCGCGTCCGTCGACGCGGTCTTCGGCCTGCTCGGCGCCGTCGTCCTTACCACGAAGCCGTCCGCCTCAGACTCGGTCACCGTCGACTACGGCTTCATGTCGAACATCCCGGTGCGAATGAGCCGGACGAACTCGCCGGAGTTCGGCCTCAACCAGTTCGGCAACGGTAACTTTGCCGGCCTGCCGCAGCACCGCTACAGGTCCAGGTCGTACCTCCTCGACGCCGACCGGCTTGCTCAGGAGGTCTCGTCGCCCTTCCAGCCCCGGAGGGTCGGCTGGAAGTACAAGGCCCTGCAGCGGTCGTACACGGCGTGCCTCAACGACCCAAACACGCTGCTCTTGAACGTCCCGTCGAACAAGACGGCATATCCGGTCCTGTTCGAGACCGTCAGCGAGACGACCGTCCGCTACGACCCGGTGACGCTTCCCCAGTCGTCCACCGACCCGTGGATACTGGAGGGAGTTGGCTCCTTCACCCTCGCGCCGGGAGGCTCGGAGCTCACCGTCGTTGACCTCAGCTCGGCGAGCGGCCCCACCAGCCGCCCTCCGTTCTTCACGCACAGCCTGAACCTCCAGTTCGACTGCATCACCTCGGCGGCCTTCCGCGCCAAGGTCGGGGTCGACGAGACGGACAACCTTCTGCTCGATGGGGCGAACACCGGCGTCGGCTTCGGGCTGTCGGACGGCGCCAAGGTCGCCCTGTTCGGGTTCATCGTCACCAAGGCGACGAACCTCTCTTCGGCGATCTCGCTGGCGAACCAGCTCAAGGCCAAGTTCGGCGCGCACCTCGTCCTGACCGGGACGCACCGCCCCGACGACCCTTCGAGCGCAGTGGACGTCGTGGACGCGACGTCGCTCCAGTCGCTCGTCATCCTGATCAACCGTATCAAGAAGCTCTACAACGACCACCTCGCCAAGGGGCCGGTCACCGTTCACCAGGTGGCTGACACGGTGAACGCGGTGGCGACTGCCGACGCCGAGGACGAGGCGACCGCCATCGCGCTCGTGAACGAGCTTTACGACGCGTACAACGCGCACTTGACCGAGTTCGGGGTCCACTACGTCGACGACGCGTTCAACGCTATGGCGCCGGCCCGCCAGGTCGGCATCCTGACGAGCCGCGGATATCCGGAGTTCGACACCAGCTGGAACTCGCACGCGGTGGACTGGACCGAGTACGTCACCTACCGCATCATGCGGGAGCCGGACGGGCGCGTCTCGCTGTTCCTGAGCGGGTTCGTCGATCCGATCGCCACCGTCGCGCACGAGGACCTGCCGCTCACGTCGAGCATGGACCTTCGGCTCGACCCGATGCAGCAGGTCTTCTTCGGGTCGGTCGGCGCACAGACGACCTCCACGAGCAAGTGGGCCTTTATCCGCGTTCAGGTCACGCCCCTCGACGCGAACCAGCTCGCGGACAACAAGAGCGTCTCCTACGTCCCGGCCTACGTCCCGGAGCTCGACCCTGCGGCCCCGTGGATAACCATCGGCTCGTCCGGCTTCGACCGCACGACCGGGGCAGCCCTTATCTCCGACTCGACCGCCAGCGCGGATCAGTCCATCGTCGACGATCTGGGCATGACGACGGGCGCGTACAAGGGTTATCTGCGCCTGGAGCCTATCCTTTCGCAGACGTCCACCATCGCGGTGGAGTTCTCCGCGAGCCTCGGATACTGGACGCACAGCCTCGACAACCGCGCGGCGGGCGTGTTCCTCGACGACGGCCTGTTCTCGACGCACTTCGTCTTCCTCCAGGCGACGCCGACGCCCGCCACCGTCACGGGCACCAGCCCTGAGCCGTTCGGCATCGCGGCCAACGAGACCCTGATCCTGGCCGTGGGTGACGCCCTGCCAGTGACCATCCAGTTCCCGGCGCCCGTCACCACCGCGGCCGGCGCCGCGGCGGTCATCAACGCGGCCCTCGGCTTCACGTTCGCCACGACCGTCTCGTCGGGGTTCCCGGTCTCGACCTTCATCAAGTTCACGGACAACGTCGTCGGGGCCAACTCCAAGTTCCAGCTCATTGGCGGCGACGCCCTCGTGAAGCTGGGCCTGTCGCCCGGCACCTTCTTCGGGCTCGACTCCAACCCCGAGCCGAAGGTGTCGTGGTTCGGCGAGGACTTCCCGGACTACTCGTTCCCCGTCTGGTCCCGCACAGGAGACCAGACGTCGGAGCTCCTCAACCGCACGCTGCGCATCACCGACGCGTCGACGGACGACTTCCGCACGTACGTCATGGCGACCTCGCTCTTCACGGCCCCCGTCCTTTCGGCGACGGGTGACTGGAAGTGCGACTTCCGCATGCAGGTCATCTCGTACGTTCCGGGATCGCAGGTGGCGACTGGAACGAACCTGAGGTTCGCGGGCGCGCTGGTCAACCTCGACGAGGGCCCCCTCGGCAAGAACGTCGAGGTCCAGACCGCCGTCGACCACCTCGGCAACCCGTACCTGAACGTCCTGTCCTACGACGCGCCAACCGACAGCATGGTGTCGATGGCGGAGTATCCCTTCGCCTGGAACGACGGCAAGGTTCACTCCTACAACGTCTACACCTCGAAGGTCGCCGGTCTGATCCTCGTCCTCGCGGACAACGTCGTCCTCGGCACCTTCCCCTACGCCTCGCTGAAGGCCGGGTTCAACGGCCCGTCCATCAGCTTCGGCTCCGGCGCGAACCCGGCGTCGAACGCGGACCTCCTGAGCGCGATGTCCTCCGTCGACTGGAGCTCGGTCTGCGTCTTCCGCGACGGGAAGGTGTCCGACTCGCTGGCCCCGTCGCGCCGGTACGTCGGCGTCTACGGCGGCGGGGACCCGAGCCTCCTCAGCTCGTACTACGTCCACCAGATCGACTGGACCGTCCCGCACACCTACCGCCTCGTCCGGGACCCGGTGCACGGCGTCTCGGTGTTCGTCGACGGCGGCGACATCCCGGTCATCTCGGTGAACTACGACCCGCTGAAGCTCCCGCCGTCCTCGTCGAGCTTCCTCAAGGGTGTGACCGAGGGCCGCAACAGCATCGCGTTCGGCGGCTTCAATCCGTTCGAGATCTCGCGGACCGTCTGGAACTTCATCAGGTACTCGCTCGGACGTATCACGCTCACCGACCGCGTCATCCCTCCCCACCAGGTCCTCAATCAGTCGAACGTCATCGCCTCGCCGGAGCACCTGCGGACGAACCTCGCGCACGTCCACCACGGCTTTCAGGTCTACTCTGGCGGGACGCCCCTCGACGACTTCCTCGCGGACGAGAACCTGAAGGCGGAGTCCGAGCTGAACGAGGGGCTCGCCCCCGTGCCGCTCACCCAGAACCTGGAGACGCGCGGCGGTCTTCGCCAGGCCGTCACCCCGACGTCCTTCGTCCCCACCGCCGACTTCGTCAACACGCGCGGTTTCCTCTCCGACTTCGAGGACGACTCGGAGAATGGGGTTGACCACGGGCTCGCCATCATCGAGTCGGTCGCCGTCCCACTGTTCGTCGCGCGCGTCAACGACTTGCGCAACAGGTTCAACGCGCACATCGTCCAGGCCGGCGTTCATGCCGTCAACGACGTCGTCCACCAGATCGCACTTCCGCCGGCCGGGGACCTGTCGTCGGCCATCGCGCTGCTCAACGACGTGCGCACGAACTACCTCGCGCACCTCGCGGCCGTCCCCTCCCACTCGCACGCCGACGCCGTCAACGACGAGGTGGCTCCCGCGGCGACCGACCTGTCCACCGGCGTCGTGCTGGTGGAGTCCATCGCCGCCCAGTACTCGTCGACCCCCGGGGACTTCAAGCACATCCAGTCGGCCGACTATCACCTCGCCCCCGACGCCGTGAACGTTGTCACGGCCCCGGACGCAGTGACCCTGGACCAGGCGCTGGACATCCTCGTCAAATTCAAGGCGGCCTACAACGTCCACCGCTCGCAGCCGGGCGTCCACTCGCCGAACGACGGCGGGAATGTCATCACGGCCCCGGATCCGACGGACGTTCCGTCCGCAGTCGTCTTCTTTGCCGACCTCGGCAAGTATAACAACCACGTGCTCACGGGCGTTGGGAACGTCCATATCACGCAGGACCTGGCGAACGTCTTCTCCCTCGCCGGACCCTTCGACACCGTGCCCCAGGTCATCGCCGGGGCGAACTACATCAAGGCGGCGTTCAACGCCCACCTGACGCAGGCGAACGTCCACTACGCGAACGACGCGTTCAACGCGGTGATCGCGCCCGACGTCGACGCGGTCGTCATCTGCACCGTCGTCTTGAACGAGATGAAGGCGCAGTTCAACGTCCACATCGGCGACCCCGCGTACCATTCGCCCGATCCGTACAACTCCATCCTCGCCCCGGACTCGTTCGACTTGGCGAGCGCCATCGTCCTTGCGAACCAGATGAAGGTGAAGTTCAACCTTCACTTCGCGGACGCGGTCTTCCACCTTCTGCCGGACATGATCAACCTGACCGTCACGGGTGACGCGAGCGACACGCGCAGCCTCGTGCTCCTGGTGCAGGCTCTGAAGACCAAGTACGAGTCGCACCGGCTGCGGGCCGGCGTCCACGGCCATGACGATCCGAGCCCCATCTTCGGCACGGCCACCGACCTGTCGTCTGCGGTCAACCTCCTGAACGCGTGCAAGGCGGTCTACGAGGCCCACCGCGTCAACACCCAGTTCCACGTCGCGCCCGATACCACCCACATCATAACGACCCCGGACGCGGTCGACCTGTTCACCGCGGTCCAGCTCGCGTCGGACCTTCGCGGCAACGTCAACTTGCACTTCACCTCAGCCGCGCACGTGGCCCGTGACACGACCAACTCCGTCACAGGAGACGCCTCGGACGTGACCGCGGTCATCGCGCTCGCCAACGAGATCCGCGCGGATCTGTTGGCCCACTTCTCCCAGATTCAGGCCGGCGTCGTCTCCATGCACGTTCACGGCAACTACGACCAGGTGCACGCCGTCACATCGCAGACCCCGGTGGCAACCCTCGTGTCGATGCTGGAGCAGCTGAAGACTAAGTTCAACGCCCACCGCGTCCTGACCACCGGGTCTGCCAGCATTCACGCCATCGACGACGTGTGGAATCCGCTCATCCAGGGAGCCAACTACAAGCTTATCCCGCCGGAGTCCTTCGACATCGCGTCCGTCGTCGACTTTGCGGACGACTGCGTCCGCAAGCACAATGCGCACACCCTCCAGGTCGGCGTGCACCGTCCCGAGGACGTGGTGAACGGAGTCTCCACTTCGCCGCACGGACCGCTGGACGTCGAGTACGCCATCCTGAGGGCGAACGCGCTGAAGCACGCCTTCAACGACCATATCCGCGGCAACTCTTATCACCGCGTGAGCGATACTGCCAACGCGGTGACCTCCGCCGCGGCTCGCGACCCCGTCGACGAGGCCTTTGACATCCTCTCCGAGCTCCGGGAGAAGCACAACGCCCACGTCGTCCGCAGCCGGTCCCACGTGAACGCGGATCCCGCGTCGCAGGTCCTCACCCCGCCGGACCTGAGCCTCGCGAGCCTTATCGAGCTCGCGAACCGTCTGAAGGCCGCCAACCACGCGCACCGCGAGCGGCCTGACGTCCACGTGACGAACGACATGGTCAACGTCGTCACGGCGCCGGACGCAACCGACCTGGAGAGCCTCGGCGTCCTGACGAACGACCTGCTCGCCAAGTACAACGGGCACATGACTCAGGCCGGCGTCCACGGCAGCTCGGTCTTCATCCGGCTGGACCCGCCGGACCGAGTCTTGTACAACGCCCTGAAGGCCTTCAAGGACGTGAGCGGTAGGGAGGGCCTGCTGCAGTCGTTCTCCGACGACGACACCCTCCACATGCGGACCCTCTTCCAGACGAGGCCGCACAGCCTGGCGTACGAGGGAGGCACCGCGCCCGAGCGCGTCACCTTCATCTCCTTCGAGGCCGACCCCTTCCGTCTGGCGGACGGCGACGTCCTGACCGTGAGGCTGGACGACGGGCCGACGGACGAGTACGAGTTTCAGTCGACGGACGTCTACGCGGCCGACGTCGCCGAGAGGCTCAACGTCGAGTCGTGCCGCCTCATCCTGAACGAGCTCCGCGACGCGTACAACGCTCACCTGATCGAGCCCGGCGTCCACACGGCGGACGACCTCGTCAATGCAGAGCCCCTTCCTCCGGCGCTCGACCTCGCGACCAGCATCGCGCTTGCGAACCACCTTCGCTACTATTACAACAAGCACCGGGTCGAGCCCGGCGTCCATGACTTCGACGACACGCACAACACCGTCGGAGCTGGGTATGCCTTCACCCTCGACCAGCTCATCGACCTCGTCGCCTCCCTGCGCGCGGCGTTCGAGGGCCACAAGGTCCAGCCCTACCTCCACGTGGCCGACGACACCGTCAACGTCGTGACCCGGACCGGCGGCGGCTTCGCGAAGGACAACGGCGACGGCCGTGTTCGGCTCACGAGCCCGACGCCCGGCCCAAGGTCCTCGCTCATCGTGGGCGGCCCTGCCGCGGTGAAGCTCGGGCTCGACGTCCCGCAGTTCACCCCGTGGGTCATCAAGTCCTCGGACTCGACGCACGTGGACGTCCTGCCGGTCCTCGGGTCGCCGGACTACCTGCAGTACGGCACAATCCCGGCTTCGGACGGCTCCAAGACCGTCTATCGGTCCAAGACCGGCCTCACCGGCTCGACCTCGCTCGACATCGACGTCACGGTCTCGGTCCGCATCAACAACGCGTACATCGACGACAACGGGGACTCCAACGTCTACGTCGGCATGAACGGCGTCGCCGGCCCCGGCTTCTCGGTCGCCATCGGCTTCGAGGTGGACGTCGTCTCCGGAGGTTGCTACGTCAAGCTGCAGGACCTCAAGGCGAACAAGAGCGTCTTCAAGCGCCTGTTCAACTGGAACGACGGGCAGTTCCACACGTACCGGGTTCTCCGGGACGCCGAGACCAACTCCATGAACCTCATCGTGGTGGAGTGACCGATGCCGCAGAAGTTCGGGAACCGGGGTTTCGGCGCGGCGTATGGGTCAGAGCACCTGGCCGGCGGCCTCATCTACGTCATTTCGACGCCGGACGAGAATAAGTCGATCTATCCGAGCACGAACGGCGGGTTCCTCGACATTATCGTCGGCGTGGAGGGTGCCCTCATCGACCTGACGTCGGTGAAGGTCTTCATCAACACGTTCATCGTGTTCGACGGCGGGATTTCAACGCCCGGATTCACTCCTCGGTACTCGGCCCTTTCGAGCTATGAGTACCTCCCGGAGCACAACGGCTACCTGTTCCGCATCAAGGAGTTCCCCCGCTTCGGCCTCATCAACCAGGACATCACTGTCCAGGCGTCGGCGACGAACGGCGAGCAGGCCGAGATGGTGTACAGGATCTTCCTGTACCCTCAGTTCCAGGGGGAGTATCCGCCCGTCCCGAAGGACCGCCCTCTCGGCCACGTGCCCATCGACAGGTTCACCGGACAGACTGAGGCCGGGTTGCTCGGGGGACAGGGCCCGGCGGGACAGGTCTACTTCTCGCCGTCCCTGCAGGTGGTCTCCGCGGGAGCCGACGTCGACTTCGACAAGGTCGAAGTGCTCACCGACGCTCAGGACCGCTACGACCGCAAGACCGGGTACAACGCCCGTCCGATGATGCTCGGCCCCTGGAAGGCGGTCCCTGAAACCCGGGCCTACCCTCCGCATTTCACCATCGGCCACGTGCCCAGGCTGAACCACACGGAGTTTCGCCTGCTCCGCACCAAGAACGCCGACGTCACGGGAACGCTGACGCAGACGATAGGACCCCCGTCAGAGACGAAGATCCTTTACTGACTTGGAGGCCCTTGCAGTCGGGGCACGTGACGTAGAGCGTCGAGGCCCACGTCCACCCGGGCTTTCCCGGGACTGGATCTCCCTGCCGGTTCTCGACCTTCCAGCCGCGTCCGCCGCACGTCCAGCAGCCGGTGTTCGCCGTGCACGGGTTCCTTAGCGGGTTCAGCATTTGATAGGACGGTACCCCGGTAAGGTCCCGATGCCGAGGAGATGACATGAGGGTGAAGGACGTCTTCAGGAAAGTTCGCGCCGCGTTCTCCTTGGGGTTCGCGAACCAGGACCACGTGCCTGCGATACGCGGTGAGGTCCTCTGGACCCTCACGGACACGGTGACCGGCGCGGTCACGAGGGGGCGCCGTAAGAACGTCGTCACCCTGGACGCGAGCGTGCTGCTCGCCCGGCTGATGAAGGGCACGGGCACTCCGACGGTGCATGTCACGGAGCCCAACTTCGGCGTGTTCGCCCTCGCCGTCGGGACAGGCGACCCGAACTGGGACCCGCTCTCGCCACCCCCGGCGACCGTCTCCCAGCGCGCGCTGTGGAACGAGCTCGGGCGCAAGGCCATCCAGTCGACGGCCTTCATCGACGGTGACGGCGTCATCTCCGCCGTTCCGACGAGCACCGTCGACTTCATCACGACCTTCTCCGAGTCGGAGGCCGTGGGCCCGCTCACGGAGATGGGCCTCATCGGCGGAGACATCTCGACGAACATGGCCGTCGTGAACCCGGTGCTGCCGCCGAACGGGCCGTACGACCCGACCTTCAACCTGGTCGGCAAGGACACGCTCGTCAACTACATCACGTTCCCGGTCATCTCGAAGCCGGCCACCTCCACGCTCCAGTGGGTCTGGAGACTCCACTTCTGACGCCGGTGGACCTCCTTTTAGGCTTCTCCTTCGAGGGTCAGGACCGAGGATGGCATACAAGAAGCTAGGGCCGGATGTAAGCCAGAGCCCGTCGGCCGCCGTGGCCGGCGCCGGGCAGTACACGGCCGACGACCATTCCTTCGAGGGGGTCGTCTTCCAGCAGGACAAGCCCGTCCTCGACTGGGAGCTCAACCTTGTGCAGGAGATCCTCGGGCAGGCCGGCACGCGCCTGCTCGCCCTCCGCACCCTGCCGACGTGCTTCCTGACCGGCGACTTCCTGGAGCACCCCGACCCGGGCGGTTCGTACACCTTCCTCTCGGCCACCGCCGGCAACGAGAACAAGTTCCAGGTCAAGGCCGCCAACCTCAACGTCAACGGCTGGCCCGTCCGCTTCGAGTACAGCGGGACGACGGACCCCGGCGAGAACGTCATCCAGCTGCCCGCCCCGCCGGCTGGCGGAATCCGGACGGACCTCGTCATCCTGGAGGTCTGGCGCGCCCTCGTCGCTCCCGCCCCGAGCACGCTCAACAAGTCCCCGACCGGCCAGATCCTGCGGAACGGCAACGCGAAGGCGGCCGACCAGTTTCCTCCCGGGAACGTGAACCTCGCCGACGACCTCCTCGACCCCAGCTACCTGCAGGAGTCGGCGAAGAGGGTCCAGATTCAGTACCGCTATCGCGTCATTCCCGGGGCCGCCCTCGGGACGGCCGACATCGACGGCTTCGGGACGATCCTCGCCCGCAGCGTCCCCTATCAGGCGGGCTCTGACGTCGACGGCGAGGCGCCGCTCTTCCCGCTGGCGTACGCGTCCCAGTCCTCGTCGCAGTACGGCCTGTGGCGCGCGGGAGCCGGGAACTCCGCGGACGCGACGGCCCTCGGGACGGTCGACGGCTTCATGTACGCCGTCCCGATCTGCGCGGTCTTCCGCCGTAACTCCACGGCGTTCAACCGCTCCGGCAACTTCAACGGGGCCGGCCTCATCGCGTCTGGCGTCTCTGGGCGCCCCGACGGGCTCTACGCGGACCAGATCGTCGCCGACGACGTGAAGGACCTGCGCCACGGGACGGCGTTCGACCTCCAGGAGGTCCTGGAGAAGAACATCCAGTACCTGCTCGACGGCACGCTCGCGACCCAGCATGAGGTCTATGCGGATGCCGCCGGGTCGGTCGGAGGGACCGCCTTCACCGCGCGGGAAAACGTCGGACACCTCTCAGTGAAGATGGGGAACCCGGACGGGGTCCGCCTTGACTTCAGTGACAGGGCGGTGACCGAATCCGTCGTCGCGAAGGTCGTCGTCGTCGGCGCCACCACGACCGTCACCGTCTCGCTCAACAGCCTCCTGCTGTCGTGGGACTCGGTCGCGTACGACATGAAGGGCGCGGCGCCGTCCGGCACTTCGATAGTCGACGTCGGCCAGGTTCGCCTGGTGAAGGCGTCGACGGACGAAGACGCGCTCAACCCGGCGTCCAGCCAGTGGGTCTCCGGTATCTCCTTCGCGGCCAGCCCCGGCCCTGAGATCGACTCGGTCACCCTGACGTTCAACGCGGCGATTTCCAGCGCGACGGTCTACGTCGAGCTCTTCGTCGACTACCCGGGCGCCCACGGGACCCCGCGCAACATGGCGTCCGCCTACGAGCTCTGGTCGCCGCTCCCGGCGACCATCGCGCCGTGGATCGACACGACGGCCTTCTCGGCCACGTCGGACGTCACGCGCCAGAAGCTCTCGTCGACGTACTGGTGGGCCAACTCCGCCAACCGCGAGCTCTCGCTGCGCCTGCCCGCCGTCTCGCAGACGGCCACCTACCGCGCTGCGACCACCACCACGATCCTCATCCCTGAGCGTATCGTCGGCACTGTGACGCTCGACGGCGGCCGGACGGTCACCAACGTGACGCGCAACACGGCATATACGACCGTCACCTTCACGCCGTCCACTTCGGTCGGCGCGGCCGTCCAGGCCACCTACACGCCGGTCCGCGCCGCGCCGGTCTTCGCAGTCTCCGACTCCTACAACCTGTTCTATCGCACCTGCGCCATCCAGTCGGTGTCCCCGCCGGCCGGAACGCAGACGCTGCACCTGGTGCCAAGGGCCTTCTCCAACTTCGTCCACGTCATCACGTCGGGATCGGGCAGCCCCGACGCGTCGTTCCCGTTCTCGTCGCCGGGCGTGCACATCCCCATCCCGACCCAGCCGGCCGCCAGCTATCCTGAGAGCCGCCTCGACGCGGCGAACCTCATCGAGATCATCGGCTACGGCATCGACACGGGCTACGTGCGCCTGCCCGCGCTCATCCCGTACGCGCCCAACCCGTCGCAGATGACTCTCTACCGGAACGCCCTCGACGGTGTCACGGACGGCGACGGGAGGTTCTTTTGGCCGAAGTCCCACGACGGGTCGGTCCCGACTTACTCGCCGGTCGTCTCGGCCCAGGGTCTGGTGCAGAGCCAGCGCCACAAGGTGGCCTACCCCGTCCTGTGCGAGCTCAAGTCGGACGTCGCCGGCCTCGGCATGAAGGGCACGTACGTGCTCGTCGTGTTCAGCAAGTGGTTCGAGTTCGACGATGACAACAACGTCTCGCTCGGACCGACCATCTCGGACTCCGGAGCCGCCGTGTTCCGCATCAAGGGAGGTCTGATGGCGCCGAGGAGGTCCGACCAATGAAGGTGCTTGTCGACCGGCAGACCTCGCTCATGCGGGCTGCCTATGAGGAGACCATCAAGTTCTCGACGAGCGGCCTGTTCGTCGTCGACTATCCGGACGCCCCGGGTACGGACCCGTTCGTCCAGGACCTCAGCGGGCTCATCACGCAGAAGATCAACTTCTACAAGGAGGACCATCCGCTCCTCCCGCTCGCCGTCTACGACGAGTTCTTCACATCCTCCGGGGTGGACACGGCCCTGTCGAGCCGCTACAGTGTCGGCGCCAACAAGCGGACCGCCATCCGTCCGGGCGGGGTTCTGATGACGCAGCCGTTCGCGGTTGGCGCGCCCCTGGCGTCGATCACGAAACTGTTCTTCCACTTCAGCCTCTTCACCCTCTACCTCGACCCGGGGGACCCCTCCGCCGCCACCCCGCAGCCCTCGAAGCTGCTCTACAACTACGACTCGTCCGTGCCCGGCTTCGCCGAGCCGAACCTGGCTGACGTGACCTGTCACCTCATGAACGCGGCAGGCAACACCGCCCTGACTACCCTGCTCCGGGACACGGAGCAGACCTTCTCGTCCGCCCTTGCGAGCTTCCGAGTCCGGTTCACCAACGGTTCGGCCTCCAAGACTTATTATGTGTCCGACTGGTTGACCCTGTTCGGATAGGACTGAGAGATGCCCCAGCCGCTCCCCACACCGTTCTTGACGTCGACTCGCGGCCTGGACGAGGGTCCTCGCGGCCCCTCGGGGCCGGCGGGTGCGACGGGCCCGCAGGGCGACGCAGGTGCCGACGGGATTCCGCTCCCGTTCAACGTCGCGCCCCCGTCCGAATACATCAGTTACGGGCAGCCTGGGGATAACTTCCCGACGGACGGAATGGTCCGGATCGGCTCCTCCGTCGGCGCTGGGAACGTCACCACGCCCATCGTGACCTGGACGCGGAACTCTGGCGTGACCCACAACCTGGTCACGGTCCGGGACTCCTCTACGACGTTTGCCGAGCTCACCATCAACGGCCCCGGCAACACTGACGGACAGACGACGTTCAACGGAACTCGTCTTCGCGTCAACGCCAGCAACATCATCATCAACCCCACGACTGGGACGGGTGCCGGGACAGGGACTTTCCTGTGGCACAACACCTCACTCTGGGGGAGTGACCCGAACCCGTCCTGGGGCGGCGGCATTGGCGTCCTGTACTTCGGCTCGACGATCTCGCCGCCCACGTCCGGCGGGCCGTTCATGTTCAAGTACGGATATGGCATCGCGACGCGCTTCAACGGCGGAGACATCTTCGCTTATGACGGCGCGTCGACGACGCGCCCGGACATCCTCGCCCGCCTGACGCGGGAGGAAGGGCATTACGGCGGAGTCTGCATCGACAGGGTCCGGACGCGAGGCCTTTACGCAGCCAGCGCGGTCGTCTGGAGCGAGAGGGCTACCTCGTTCGGCCCGGGCCCCAACGGGCAGCTGCTCCGCTACTGGATTCCTGACGAGACCACGACGACGCTCGAATGGCGCGTCACGATGTGCCGGACGACCAACGCCACCAAGGGCGGAACCTTCAGGGGCAAGGCGACGATCCGGCGCACGGGCGGCGCGATGCCCGTCCACGTCGGGATTAGCCCGCAGTATGAAACCGACGTCGAGACTACGGCCGGCGACGGAGTGGACATCTTCATCCACCCGGTCGCCTATGACCCCGACCCGTTCTCCGGATTCGGCCTTGTATACGAGGTCCAGATTCGCCCAGTCACCGCCGACTCGGACGGCAGGCGCTGGTTCATGAGGTGCGAAGTCGAGGAAGTCCGCGGGACTTAGTCCTCGGTACCGTGGCTAGGCCGCTTATGTGGCAGGGGCTCTGAGCCCTTTCATACCACGGGAGTCGTTAGAGGACATGGCACAAAATCCCCTCGGGCCGGGTGTGAGCCGGTACATCGACGCGCGCGACAAGCAGCTCGCAGGCGTGGTGTTCCAGGCAAACAAGCCGCCTCTCGACGCCGAAATCAACCTGATCTCCCTCGTGGAGCTGGAGATGCGGGCCGAGGAGGTTCGCTCGCGCGTCTGCTCCGGGTGGCTCATGGACGAGGCGAACCCTCGGTCCGACTTCGCGACCGCGCCGCACTACTCCAACCTCTTCTACTTCGGGCGCCGCTCGAACGGCGAGGTCCGGAACTTCCTGTACGCGAACGTCAACGGCTGGGTCATACCCGTCGGCGGAACCAAGACGGGCTCGCCTCCCCTGGCGTCGAACGACGCCGACACCTGGAACAAGATCCTCCTGAACCCGCCGTCGACCTCTACGGGCGGCAACCGCGCGGAGTTCGTGTTCTTGGAGGTCTGGCTCGCGACGATCGACGTCGACCCTCCGGCTCCGGCCGTCGCGCCGGGCAAGCCGCAGCGCGGCTTCCTCTACCGCTTCGGCAACGTCGAGGGCGGCTTTTCACACCTGGCTGACGACCTCGTCGACCCGAAGATCAACTTCGAGACCACGCGGCGCGTCCAGATCCAGTACCGCATCCGCGTCGTCCCCGACGTCAACCTCGCGCAGTTCCCGGAGGGCTTCGACCCCACGCTCGTGTTCGCGCGCGGCATGCTCTCCGAGGAGTCGGCGCTCCCCTTCGAGAACATGCGCCAGAAGCTGGGCGATCCCGGCCTCTGGCGGGCGGGCACCGGCGACCCGGCCACCTTCGGGACCGCCGACGGGTACGTCTACGCGGTCCCCATCTGCGCGGTGTTCCGCCGCAACAGCGCTGGCTTCTCTGACGTCGGAAACCTCGCGGGCGCGTTCAACCGGAACACGGTGGCCATCGGCCGCGACGGTGCGACGGCGTATACGAACAGCCTCGTCCTGCCGGCGGACTTCTCGGAGACCGCCACGTCCTTCACGATGACGTCCATCACCGGGACGATCCTCGCCACGATGAACTCGTTCGGCGAGGCGTACTTCCGCGTCGACGACGAGATCATCCGCGTCAACAACATCGTCGCCGTCTCGCCGACCCAGTTCACGATCACCGTGGACCGCGGACAGCTCCAGACGTCGGTGAAGGCGCACAAGGCCGGCACGGCGCTCAACCTCTACACGGTCCGCCCCGACGGGCTCTTCGCCGATCAGGTCACGGCGACCGACATCCTCGACCTCCGCCACTCGGTTGGCGACAAGTTCGACCACGAGTCGACCCTCAAGACCAACCTCATCGCCCTGCTCAAGGGCAACCTCCGCACGACGTGGAAGCGATTCGGCAGCACGAACGCCGCCGGGCCGGTCGTCTTCTACGGCGACCGCGTCACCGACACGTCTGTCTTCGTCGGAGGCCTCACTCGCCTCGACCAGCCGGATGGAAACCGGCGCATGTTCTCGGACTGCGTCACCGCCCAGCGGTTCAACGTCCCGGTCCAGGTTCCGACGAACTCCACCTCGCTCAACAGCCAGATGCAGTTCGCGGTCGCGCCCTACAACATCCAGGCCGACTGGACCGCCTCGCCTCCGACGCACATCCAGGGCAACCGCCTCTCCGGAGGCGTGTATCCGAGCTGGTGGAACGGCGACAAGATCACGCTCCGCATCGCGAGCTTCCGGACCGGGCTCCCCGCCTCGGACGCCGACCAGGTCCGGTTCATCACGCCCACCGAGGACCCGGACGCCGTCATCATCCGCTTCGAGGGCATGACGACGGACCCGAACGGCGGCAACCCGCTCGCCTCGACTCCGACGTCGCCCACGGCCACGAACCCGAACCTGACCTCCCCCGTCCCGACGGGGCAGCGCATCCTCAAGCACGGCCAGGGCCTCAGCGTCACGGTCGACTCGAACGGCGACCTTGTCATCACGCTTCAGAGCGGCACGGTCGACACCGAGCTCCAGGAGTTCATCGACGCGCTCCAGGGCAACACGTCGCTGGCCTACGTGCAGAAGGTCATGATGCACGTGGAGTTCGCCGTCCTCTACGGCGCGGGCCGCGGCCTCTCGCACAAGCCGGACTTCATCCACACGTGCCACTACCGGGGATCGCCGACGAACACGTCGCGCGCGATCCTGCGCGACGGACTGTCGGACAAGAACCGCATGGTCCCGACGTACCTCGGCGACTCGCCGTTCGTCCAGACCGGCAACAACCGCACGTATGCCCGCACGTCGGACCTGATGATCGACCCGGGGTCGAAGTCTGTCTACATCGCTCCATACCGCAACGTCCAGATCCCGGCGCTCCTCTGCCGCGACGGCTCGAAGCTGAACTGGTACAGCAACGGCACCCTGTTCCAGGGCGCCATGCCGCAGTACAAGATTGACGGCACGACGCAGCTCTACTCGACCCAGACGATGACGGCGCTCGGCGCCCTCTTCTACCGCGGGTCGGAGTCGCGCTACGTCGAAATCCCGATGGAGTACCTGCCCCGCCTCGGCCTGCACCACACGCCGATCGTCGCGGTCTCCAACACGGTCTTCAGCTCCGGCATCAACTTCCTGCTGATGGCGAAGGAAGGTCCGAACTCCAACACGTCGGACTACAATCAGAACCTCGTCAGCTATCCGAACGCCGCGGGCTACTACATCGTCACGCCGCAGGTCGGCGAGTCCTACGGCAACAACTCGGGCTCCATCTCGTTCTTCGGCCAGAAGTATACGAACGACCAGCTCCAGGCGCAGAACGGCGGCCCGTTCCGAGGCATCAAGTTCCCGCCGTTCATGGCGCCCGCCCGCATCACGGGCGTGTACCTCCGGAACGGCAACGCCGTCGTCCCGAGCTCCAGCCCGTTCGACAACAACCGCGTCTTCGTCGGCGGCGCCGGCAAGGACGTCAACCTGCTGCGTGACAACTTCGACGGGCCGACGTTCCTGCTGGAGGCGAACACCGACGGCGACGTCGTCTTCGTCCTCAACGCGGACGTCATCGACCTGACGAAGGCCCCGACGGGGACGACGTTCGACACGTCGGACTTCCTCATCGAGTGCGTGCTCTTCGGCTACGACCGCGGGTTCCTCCAGACCAACGGTCGCGTCTGCGTCGCCAAGCTCTCCGGCGGCGGGACCACGGCCGTCGCGGTCAACGCCTTCACCGACCAGACGGACGTCCGGATCGGGCTCGTGACGCCGGCTCCCCTCACGGCCGGGTCGACGAACAACGAAGTCACGATCTACTACAGCCGCACGCCCTACCAGGGCGACGTCTTCGGCTCGCAGAACGCGTACTCGGACGACACGTACAAGCGCGGCCCTCTCACGCCGAGCGAGGCGACGTCGATCTTCAACAACCCCCTGGGACCCGTGTCGACCCTCGCCCTGCCGAACAAGGTTGGCTACGAGGTCCTTGCCGCCGTGTCCTTCGTGACCTCCCTGGGCACGGGCCGGCTCTCCGGCTCGGTCCCCATCCCCCTCCTCAGTACCGACGAGGCTCCGGACAACCCGCCGGACTATGCGGGGACCTGGGTGGACGTCGACCGCCGCTTCGCCCTCAGCCGCGTCGGCTACGAGGACTGGTCGGCGGCGAAGTTCCCCGTCACCGCCGCCTCGGTCGCTTCAAGGCCTGCCGTCAAGTTCGGCGCGATCTCCGACCGCTACGACCACGACCTGCATCCGGAGTTCGCCGGCTGCACCGTCCACCTCCCGCTCGGCGCCTACTTCCGCGACAAGGACTTCATCGGAAAGACCTTGTATCAGTCGCGCAGCACGAGCGGCATCGGCTCCATTCCGCTCGGAGTCCTCACGATCATCCCGTTCGAATCCTCGCAGTCCAAGGCCGCGGCGGGCGCGTCCACCTGGGAGGGCACCGAGTTCGTCTGCGGCAACGCCTCCGGCACCGCGGGCATCGGCACCGAGTCCATCATCGGCGTCGACGGCACCTCCAGTACCACCGACGTGCAGGTGTTCAAGACCTCGCGCGGCGGCGCCGCCTACTCGGCGACCGGCCCCTGGCCCGGCGGCCTCATCTCGTCGCGCTTCCCGAAGGCGCGCTACAACACCGAGGCGGGCTCGATACTCGTTGCGACGGCCTACCTCGTCAAGTCGCACCCGCAGGCGCTCGGCTCCAGCGAGGTCCACCCGGGCCATGAGCTCCAGATGGTCGTCGTGACCCAGGGCATCCCCGGATACTTCCGCGAGACGGACATTGCCCACTCGGCGTCCGGGGCCGGCGAGGGCTTCACCGCCGTCGACCGGTTCCGCATCATGGGGCGCCCGCTGGAGAAGAAGCGCGGCACTGTGAACGTTGCCGCCGTCCCGTCAGGCAAGCCCCTCTTCCAGAACAAGGTCTTCGACGACCCGCTCTTCTTCGGCTCCAGCGACGTGTCGCTGACGTCGCAGAAGCAGGAGCTTCTGACGGTCACGTCGAACGGCCAGACGGCGTTTACGCTGTCGACGCGCCCGCTCGACCCGACCGCCGTGCAGCTGTTCCTCAACGGCGTCAAGCTGAAGTACGGGATCGACTACACCGTGGCGGGCGTCACCGACCAAGCCCTCACGTACATCCCGTCCGGCAGCAACCCGGCGCTACAGACGACGGACGTGCTAGAAGCCTGGTACCTGCTCTTCTGAGGAGAAGCCGATGACGCAGCCTCGGAAGGAACAGGTAAAGAACCTCAAGACCAAGTACACGAGGTTCAACGGGGTCGGGACGCTCTTCATCGGGGGCGGTCCTGTCCAGACCATCTCGAACACGGTCCTGGAGGCCTTCTACGACAACCTCCTGGCTTCGACGAAGACCGGCGCGGTCGGTGGTGCCGAGAGCTCCTCCCCGGCGATCCTCTACGGAGGCTCTGGGCCGTTCAGCCTCGCGGCGGGTAACACGCTCACCGTGACCATCCCGGGGGTTGCCGGCGGCAACCCGATAACGGTCACGGTCCAGGCCGGCGACGTCGTAACCCTCGGGGGCTCTCCGGTCGTCACCACCGCCCGCATGGCGGACCGCATCAACCAGGCGGTCTTCGGCTTCGGCGTCACGGCGCCGGTCGCGGCGAACGTCGACGGCCAGCTGGTCCTGACCTCGGCGGGCTCCACCGGCGTCCTCCTCGGCGACTCCGCGGTCATCACCGTCACCGAGGTCACGCCGGGGATCCTCAACGTCCTTGGCCTCAGCTCGACCTCCGCGGCTTCCGCCCAGGGCACGACCGCCCCGCGGCGCGGCCTGGTCACGGTCTCCTCCGACGGCCTTGGCGGCTACGTCCAGCTCCGCAAGATCGACACGACCGTTGCGGACGCCGTCAACAGCGTCAGCATCAACGCGCTCGCCGCCGAGAACGTCCCGGAGTTCGTTCACGGCCAGCCCGTCTTCGCCCGCGCCCGCGCGTTCCCGGGCGCCGTCGTCAACGGCCGGAACATCAAGCTGTCCTACTACAGGACCGGCCCGATGCGTCCGCAGGTCGTCACCAGCCAGGGCGTGAACAAGGCGAACTTCGCCTCGCTCAACGGCGCCGACAGTGTCTCGGTCGGCCTCGACTTCGGCAACGGGCAGACGCTCAACTTCAGCGTTTCCTTCTCGGGCATCACGACCGTCCAGCACGTCGTCGACAGGTTCAATCAGGCCCTATCCACGGCGAGCCTCGCCGCGACCAGCAACGAGATTGACGCGACGCTGCCGCACGTCGTCTTCAAGCTCGCGAGCCCCTACCGGTTCTCCGACCCGACGACGACGGACTCGTTCTTCTTCTCGCTGAACGGCCTCTCGCCCCTGCACTTCAACCCGCAGGGGAAGGCGTACACGGCGAGCGAGATGGAGAACTACCTCGGGGCTCTGATCAGCTCGTACGGCGGCCTCCAAGGCCAGGCCTTCCAGTACAACACGCCCGAGGGCGCCGTCCGGGTCGGCATCCGGAGCCTGAACACCGACCCCTCCGTGTCCCAAGTCCGCATCTACCCGGGCAACCCCGGCGGGTCTTCCCCGGGCCAGTACATGGAGACGCTCGACATGCTGGGCGTGACGCCCGGCGTCTACAAGGGTGCGACGATTGCCGCCCTCTACGGCAACGACGAGGTCGTCCTATACTGCCCGAGCGCCCTCCCTGGCGCCAACCTGACGATCTCCGGCGCCGCCACCACGATGGCCAAGCTCGGCCTCCCGTCTGGCGTCAACGTCGTCGCTTCGGTCGGAACCCAGGCTACCGTCGCGCCCGCCTCGCACGCCCTGCTCCCCGAGATGGTGGAGTTCCACGAGGAGCGCGACGACTACGACACGGTCGTCCAGGACTTCGACAACAAGTCCCCGTACAACGCGCTCAAGCCTCAGGACGGCGTCGGGAACGCCAGCCTCGACCAGCTTCTCGGCCCGGACGGGAAGCTGAACGCGTCGCTCCTCCCGCGCGTCCTCAAGACGCTCGGCCTCGACCGCCTCAACCTCGGCCAGGGGATGCTCGGAGATCAGCTCCGGAACCTGCTGACGCCGAAGATCTCCACCGCGCACAACTATGACACGCTCGGATACCCGACCCTCGTCTACGAGTCGCTCGTCGACTCCTCCTCGGTCGGGGACAGGTTCAACCTGAGGGTGTACGTCCACGCGGACAACATCTTCCTGACGCAGTATTGCAAGATCGTCGACAAGCTCAACGTCGCGACCTGCTTCACCCGCGACACCGACCCGTCCGACGTCTTCTTCCGCGACGCCACCTGCATCTGGCTCCAGACGGCGACCGGCATCGTGCAGCACATGTACCGGAAGTCGACGGACCCGTCGCCGTGGGGCCTCGACGACTGGAAGACGGGCTTCATGATTAGCCCGCAGGGGACGGGCATCCCAAACGAGGTCCTCACCGTCGGCGGGTCCTTGACCGGGACCTCCTCTGAGGCGCTCCGCACCCGCATCGGCTATCCGATACCGGACGCGCTCTACACGCTCCTTGGTGAGGTCCGCGCCCCGGCCGGCGGGAAGATCCGCCATTACGCCAAGGTTGACACCTCCGGCGGCTCAGGCGACGGATCGTTCTTCGTCACCACTGTCAACGCCTACTGGGATCCCGCGTTCCTGCAGTGGAACAAGGACGTCAGCGGCGAGGTGGCCTCCAAGCTGAACGTGTCCAACGCGAGCTTCGACGTCCTCAGCAGGAACGCGGCGAACAACGCGGCCTGGTCCGACACTGGCTGGGACAACATGAACCTCAACGTCTCGGTCAGCGCCCTGACGGCGTCCTTCGCCGGGAGTCTCACGGTCGGATCCGGGCTGGAGAGTCAGCCGACCGTCGCCGCCCTCAGGGCGAACCGGTTCACGACTGGCGGCAACCGCCGGACTCTCCTCTTCGAGTCGCCGCAGGCGGGGCCCTTCGCCAACGTCCCCATCCGCATCTACATGATGACCGGGTCGTCACTGCTCGGCCAGGGCCTCGATTTCACGTACAACGCGCGCTGGAACAACTCGCTGAACCGGTGGGAGCCGGACGACGCCGCGCAGAAGTCGTACTCGTGGGTCATGGCGACAGACCGGCTCTGGTTCATGTCGAAGGACCTGCCGTCGACGAACTGGACCGAGGACCCGTCGGTCGCGGGCAGCTGGACGAACTACTCGCTGCTCGACCACAACCCGTCTTTCCGCGGGTACACCGTCAAGGACGGCGTGTTCCGCGTCGACAGCGCGGGCTCCGTGTCCAACCCGTCGGCCGCCACCGCCCCGCGCGCGAACTCAGTCTACGCCAAGTCGATGATCAAGTCGTGGGGCAAGATCCGCGGCGACGGACCCCTGACCTTCAACGTCTCGCTGCTCGACGGCTTCAACTGCAATCTCGTCGGATACGACGGGGGTGCCGGTGCGTACATCGCCTTCTACGCGACCGCGATGGCCAACACGCATTACGCCATCCAATTCTCGGGCCGGTCGACGAACCAGAACACGACCCCGCCGAACGAGCCGGGGAGCTACTTCACGTGGGTTGCACCCCAGCGGTACCTGTACAGCGCGGTCCTCATCGGGCAGGCGACGACGGCATTCAGCTACTACCCTCTGGTTGGCCAGAACTTCACGGCTATGTCGGCGTCCCTGGGCGACATCCGCGGACACTTCATGTACTTCACAGTCGTGGGGCAACAATAATGCTGACCAAACACAGGGTGGAGATCTCGGGATCCTACGACGTCATCCCGAAGGTACGCGTCGCTGCGGGCAAAGTCCAGCTTTTGGAGATGGAGTACGTCTGGGACGGCGTCCGCGGGACGGTCCCTGAAGTTGTCATCGACCTTGCCTCGGACCTCGCGCACGAGAAGGTCCACCTCGCCGTGGTCTACCAGAGCGCCACTGGGGAGCGAAAGGTCGTCGTCGACTCGAAGCCGATCGACACGTCCGTGCCTCCGCTCGCCCGCGTGGCCGAGTCGGCGGACGCGCTGCTCGAAGCGCAGGGCTGGAAGCGCTTGTTCATGATCTTCCAGGTCTTCGTCCCGCCCGGACAGACCGGCTTGATCGACGACTCCAACGCCGTCGCCCAGGTCTTCGAATACGTGTCGAGGCCAGCCAATGTCTGACAAGCACGAAGTCCTGGACCTCTCCTCCCTCCGTCAGCAGGCCCCCGAGCCGAAGAAGTCCGCTTATGAGCTCGCGGAGGCGCGCCTCAAGGGCCGGAGCTTCTCGCAGCTGTCGCCGTCCGAGAAGGACGATTTGCTGATGGTCGTCGGGGTCCGCCTTGGCATTCTGGCCCCGGAGGAACCGGAGCACTGAGCTTTCTCTAGGATGGACGGACTGGATGACGCAGCCCCGCAAAGAGCAGGTCAAGAACCTCAAGACGAAGTACGCCCGAGGCCCGTCTTCGGTCGTGTTCGGCGGAGGGCCCGTCCAGAACATCACCGGGGCGGACTACGCCGCGGTCTTGGCAGCCACCCGGACCGGCGTCGACGGAGGAGCCGAGATGTCCTCCGGGGCGGTGCTGACCGGAGGGGTCGGCCCGTACGTCCTCGCCGTCAACTCGTCCTTCAGCGTCATCATGGGGGGTGTGAACGCGGGCCTGCCGGTCGTCGTCACCTTCACTGCCGCTGACTTCATCGAGCTCGACGCCAACGACGTCATGACGACTTCGCGGACCGCCGCGAAGATCAACACCGCGCTGGCCGCGCACGGCGTGACGGTGCCGGTCGCACAGAACGTGGACGGAAGGCTCGTCCTACGCTCGGCGAACTCGTCGGGTTACACGTACGGCGACGACTCCTATATCTCGCTCTCCGACGTGACACCCGGGACTCTGACGGTCCTCGGGCTCAGCGTCACCAACCAGGCCACTGCGGCCGGGACGACGGCGCCGGAGCGCGGCATCATCACGAGCTCGCAGGACGGCCTCGGCGGCTGGGTTCAGATCCGCAACCTCGACTCGACTCCGTCCGAGCCGCAGAACCCCGCCATGATTCACGTGGCGCCGTACCGCTATACCCCGGAGATTCCGCCGGGGCGCCCGGCGTACGGGCGCATTCGCAAGATGGCGGTGGGCGGCCCTGGGCTGGAGATCACGTACTACCGCACGGGCTTCGTCCGGCCGTCGGTCGTCACGTCCCTGTCCGACTTCTCGACTCTGGAGCTGACGGACACCCTCGATGTCACGATCAACTTCGGCAACGGGACGACGGTCACCTTCACCCTCAGCCTAGAGGACGTGGCGACGGTCGCCCAGGTCGTGGACGCGATCAACCTGGCTTACAGGAACGCGACTGCCGCGCTCACCAACGGCACGGAGTTCACGCGCGCTTCGGTCCCCGTTCCGCTCCCCGGCCCGTACGTCTTCTCGGATCCGGCGAAGCGCGACTCGTTCTTCATCTCCTTCAACGGCAACACGGCAATCCACATCAACCCGCCCGCGGGCGAGTACTCTGCCGCCACGTTCGCTACCTACATCAACAGCCGCATCTCCGCCGCCGGGCAGTTCGCGGAGGGCGAGGCCGTCGCGCTTACGCTGACCCCCGGCGACGCCGTCCGCACCGTCATTCGCAGCAAGAACATGGTGGGCTCGTCGTCGTCGGTCGCCTTCCTGCCCGGCAACCCGGGCGGATCGACGCCGGGTGGGTTCCTGGAGACGCTCAACGCCCTTGGCGTCACCCCGGGCCTCTACAAGGCGACGTACGTCGCCCGCGTGTACGGCCTCGATGAAATCGAGTTCTTCTGCCCGAGCACGCTTCAAGGAGCCTCCCTCACGCTGACGCCGTCGAGCACCGGATCCGGCGCCAAGTGGGGAGTTCCGGCCGCGGTCACCAAGACCGTCACTCTCGGTCCGACTCCGGTCCCCGTCCCCACCGCCTACGTCATCATCCCCGAGATGGTGGAGTTCCACGAGGAGCCTGACGACTACGACACCGTCATTCAGGACTTCGAGAACCGCAGCGACACGGCGGACCTGAACCCCGCGGACGGCATCGGGAACATCGGCCTCCAGGCTCTGCTCGGTCAGACCGGCAAGATTGATCCGAGCTTCATCCCGCGCTTTCTGGAGTCCCTCTCGCTCAACCAGGTGAGCCTTGGCTCAAACCTAACGAAGTCCGCCACCGACCAGCTCTCTCCGCGCACCGCGGTCCCCTACAACCCGACCTTTGGCGCGGTCCTCGTCTGGCAGGGAGTGGACGTCACCGCCCCATCGTCCGGCGGGCTCATCCGCGTGTACCTCAAGGAGGGTGACGTCTACCTGACGAGGAACGCGAAGCTCAACTCGGCCGGAAACTGGGAGCGCGACGTCCTCCAGTACTCGACGATGTTCGAGTTCAGCTCTGGCCGGACCTCGCTCTCCATCTACAACCCGATGTCGAGCGCGCCGTGGGCTCACAGCTCCTGGCAGCGGAACGTTCAGCTGAACCCCTTCCTCTCAAGCTCCGGCTCGTACCGGGAGGGCCTCCTCTCCCTCGGGGAGTTCGCGAACGTGGGGTCTCAGGCCTCGCAGCCCCGCGTGGACGTTCCCGTCCAGCTGGAGACTCCGACCCTCCTCTTCGCCGCCAAGGGCCCCACCGGCATCGTCGTCCGGGCCTACGTCTCGGTGGACAACCTCGCGGCGAAGTCGTACCTGGAGGTCACGGTCAACGCCAACTTCAACGGCGCCCAGTACTCCAAGGACGTCACCGGCAAGGTCGCCGTCCGCTATAAGTTCAGCAACTCTGCCGGCATCGAGATGTCGACGCGGCTGGCGGCGAACGACGCCGCCTGGTCCGCCTGGGACCAGACGGGACTCCGCATCGACCCCGTCACGATGACGTCCTTCCTCGGAGGGACCGTCCGCCCGGGCGACAGCCTCACGGACGGCACGGTCCCGCGCGTCGTCGCGAATCGAGGCCCGTCGGCGTCCTACCGTCGCACCCTTCTGTTCGAGAGCCCGATTGCGGACGCCGGCACCTTCACCGTCATCCGCCTTTACATCGACACGAGCTATACGAACCTCGGGGAGGGCTTCACCTTCACCTGGAACGCGAAGTGGGACCAGAGCATCTCGCGCTTCGTTCAGGACGTCCCGGCGCAGAAGTCGTATGCCTGGTCGATGATTCAGGGAAGGTTTTGGTTCTTCACGAAGGCCGCGGGAGCCGTCCCCTGGGACGACAGCTTCGTCCACTGGGACACCTACGACGCGTTCGACCGCGGCTCTGGCGGGGCGTATGACGGCATGGTTGTCAAGGACGGAACGTTCCGAGTCGACTCCCCCGGGGCCGTCTCCAACCCGGCCTCGTCTGCCGTCGTACTTCTGAACGCCGTCTACGCGAAGTCGATGGTGAAGGCCTGGGGCCGCGGTACCTACCAGACGGGAAACCTTGCCATCTGGGACGGCTACAACTTTGCCTGGCAGGGCGCGAACGCCTTCGCGTGGGACAGTGGCTTTTCGACTGCCATCACGACGAGCCGGGCCGTCGTTCAGACGGTGGAAAACGGGTCCAACACCGGCTTTGCCGTGTCCGGTCCGGCCAACGCCAACCTGGGCCTGGTGTTTACGAGCGCGCGCTTCATCAGCTACTTCCTTGACTACGCGGGATCCCTTTACCCGCAAGCGAACTACGCGACCATGTCCTGGGTCGTGTTTGCCGCCACGTAAGGTTGCCCATGACGACCGTCCTCAAGCAGCCGAAGGCTTCAGTCTCAGGTTTGAAGATCACCTTCAAGCCTTTCGAAGTGTTCTATGACGGGGTGCGGAGCAGCGTGGACGAGGCTGAGGTGGACCTTGCGCCCGGCGGTCCCGGGCACTGGTTCTATGTCCAGCTCGTGAAGTTCAAGGATATCGGAGACTACGGGTATCACCTTTCGGAAGGGGCACCGGGAACCGGCCCCGTCGTCTCCCAGGACACCGGCCAGATCTCCTTCATAGCGACCGTCATGACCGGGAACCTCAACGCGGAGGGGACGGCGGTGTCGGAATGGCATCAGACGCCGGTCCCTCCATACCTCATGCAGGTGCCGTGATGGGTGCGAAGGTCGTCAGGGAAACGGTTGTCACTCCTGCTCCGGCGCCGATCGCCAAGGAGCCGGAGAAGACCTGGGATCAGCTCACCCCCGAGGAGCGCGAGGCGCTGATGAAGCGAATCGCGGAGGACCGTGGTTACGTCAAAAAGTGAGCCCAGCTTCTGGTCCAGGGTCTGGGCCTTCACGCTCAAGTACCCGGTTGCTGTCATCGGAACGCTGCTGCTCGTCGCGCTCGCGATCTTCCTCGCCGTCTTCGGTCAGAAGGTGCAGATCGGCGGCCTCCTCGGCCTGCTCTGGGGCAAGAAGGACGACACGGACCCGAACGTCCGCGTGCTGCCTCCCCCGGATCGCGTCGACAAGGACGGCAAGCCCATCCCGGCCGGCGAGTCCGACGACAAGGGCTGGACTCAAGCTCCGGTCAACGTCGAAATCAAGGAGCCCGGAATCTTCAGCGACCCGCACGTCATCACCGTCACGCACCCCGACAAGGGAGACGTGAAAATTCCGCTGCCGGAGGGCGTGAAGAGCAAGGACGTCAAACAGGTCGTTGAGGTCGCGCCGAACGTCTACCAGGTCCGCAACAACGACAAGGGCGTCGACGCCGGCAAGCTCCTGGAGGACCTGGAGAAATGAAGCTCGCCGTGACGATGATCGCGCTCGGCGCGGCCCTCGCCGCCTCCCCCGCCGCCGCGCAGGAGTGCATGCCGCCTCCCGGCGGCAAATGCCTCACTGCCGAGCAGTTCGAGAAGGTGAAGCAGGCCCTCAGGGAGCTCGACGACATCCACGACTCGCCGGCAGAGCTCAAGCTGGAGCAGCCCGTCGTCATCGTCCAGGACTGGCAGGGCCGCGTTTACGTGAACGGCGGCGACAAGAAGCCGATCCCGGCGAAGCTGAAGATCGGCCAGTACGTCGACCGCGACATGGCCGTGACCGTTGAGACAAAGGTTTTCTACCGCGAGAAGCCGCCGGACCCGATGTTCCGCCTGCGCATCCGCGCCCAGGCGGGGCTCCTCGTCCCGCAGCTCGTCACGGCGGTCGGCGGCGAGAGGCAGAACTTCTTCGACGGCGGCGTGGGCCTCGACTTCTTCCACCTCGGCCCGGTGAACGTGTCGGCGAACCTCGGAGTCTTCAGCTCGGGAGGCGGGCTCGGACTCGACCTGACGAAGAACTTCGGCGTCCTCGCCGGTTACGCGTTCGTCTACGACGGGTTCAAGTCGAGCGTCCTCGGCGGCGTGTACTTCTCCTTCAACTGACCCAGCGCCCACCGTAGCGCGTGCCGGTCCGGTCGCGGATGGCCTTCTCGACGCTGCCCGGGCTTACTCTGGCCCAGCCCCTTCCGTCGCCGTCGCCCACCATCAGGCCGGTCCCGGATCCTTTGCCGGTGATGAAGAGGACGCCGACCTCGCATCCCGGCGTCGCGTCGATCACCGTGCCGGGAGGGATGCCGTCGTGGACGGTCGGATCGCCCTTCGGGAGCCACTTCAGCTTGAACGTCCGTGCGAAGCGCTTGAGCAGGTCGCGCAGCTGCCGGTTAGCGTACTTCATACCTCGATGTCCTCCGCGTGGAGCTCCGGAATCCCGCGAGTCCCCGAGAGGATCTCCTCGCGCAGCTTGGCGATCGCCTGCTCTCGCGTAGGCCCGGTTGCCTGCAGGTATTTCATCTTCACCGACAGCTTGGGGATTTCCCGTCCGGCGACCTTCGTCTTGAGGGTCGGGACCTTCACCGCCGTCTGCGCTATCCAGAGGGAGTCCTTCAGCAGCTCCGCATATTCGCCCGTGGCCTCGGCGACGGACGGATCCTTGTATGAGATGACGGGGACGAGGCCGAGCTTCATCGGTATGTGCACGCCCCTTCCTACGGCCGTCGCGGCACGACTTCCGATGTAAGCTTCCGGGTATGCTCGCAACCGTCGAACTGGAACAGCTTCGGGAGATCCGGAAGCGCGAGGAGATGACGCTCAGGCCGTCCCCGTTCCTCCGGGACAGCTTCGTCAACGACCTTGGCGAGGAGGCGAAGGTCGCCGTCCGCAACTACCAGAAGATCGGGATCATGAACTTGCTTATGGTCCCGCAGATGCTCCTGGGGGACGACACCGGCCTCGGCAAGACGCTGGAGGTCCTCTCTGCCATCGGCTACGTCTGGCTCAAGGAGCCCGAGTACGTCCCCATCATCGTCACCACCAAGTCCGCGCTCTTCCAGTGGGAGGCCGAGACCAAGCGCTTCATGCAGGACATGGAGTGCGTGACGGTCCACGGCGAGCCCTTCCAGCGCCACGGCTTTTACCGGGAGTTCTTCTTCAACCACGACCCGTCCAAGAAGCGCCTCCTCATCCTGACCTACGACCACGTCATGTACGACGCGGAGGAGTCGGTCATCCGGGAGCAGCCGAGGAAGGCGAAGGACCTCCCCAAGGGCTTCAACAAGGAGATGAAGGCGGTCAAGGAGGAGCGCAAGAAGGCGGAGGCCTCGCTTGCCGCCCTGAAGGGCGTCGTGCAGGAGAAGTTCGTCGGCGCCGCCTTCGACATCCAGGAGTTCGTCCGCGAGTGCTCGAAGAAGAACCTCGTCGAGGGGCCGTTCCCATCCGGGTGGACGCCGCTTGACACGGAGGTCGTCACCAAGTGCCTGGAGGCCCGCGCGGCGTTCCAGGCGCTCGACACGAAGCTCAACGAGATGAAGGAGCAGCTCGCCCCCTCCACCAAGGTGATGGGGATTCCCGAGTACATGGCCCTCCTCAAAGAGGCCCATCCGGACGCCCGGTTCATGCTCGTCATGGACGAGATGCACAAGCTCAAGAACCACCGGAGCCAGTTCCACGAAAAGACGCAGTCGATGAGCACGCTCTGCGAGAGGCTCGTCGGCATGACGGCGACGCCGGTGAAGAACCGGCTCATGGAGTTCTGGTCCCTGTTCCGCATCCTCATCCCGAGTCTCTTCCCGAAGATCACGCACTTCAAGGGCGAGTTCTGCATCGAGAAGATGCAGAAGATCGGCGGCGGGCGCCAGGTGCCGGTGGTCGTCGGCTACAAGAACCTGGAGGAGTTCGTCCGCCGGATCGAGCCCTTCTACCTGTCGCGCAAGAAGCACGACGTCGCCAAGGAGCTGCCCAAGCTCATCTCGGTCGAGGTCGACTGCGAGCTCTCGTCCGTCCAGGACGACCTTTACGACATGGCTGAGGCCGGCCTTCTCGACGAGATGGACGACCCGGACAAGGTGCAGAACTCGCTTCAGGCGATCACCGCGTGCCTTCAGGCCGTCGACGCCCCGCAGCTGCTGACGAACGACGACGGCGAGCCGTTCGAGGGACAGAGCTCCAAGCTGGAGGCCCTTTCGGACCTGCTCGACGGCGCGGCCGAGGGCCAGAAGGTCATCGTCTACTCGAAGTTCGAGAAGATGATCACGCTCATCGAGGAACGGCTCAAGAAGGACAAGGTCAAGTGCGTCCGCATCACGGGCAAGGAGAACGACCCGAAGAAGCGGCGCAAGGCGGCCGAGCAGTTCCAGGACCCCAACTCCGGCGTCAACGTCATCCTCATCACGAGCGCCGGGTCCGAGTCCATCAACCTCCAGGCGGCCCAGCACTTCGTCTTCTTCGACCTTCCCTGGTCGTACGGCGACTACCTCCAGCTCGTCGGCCGCATGATCCGCATCGGCTCGACGCACACGGTCGTCGTAGCCCATCACTTCCTCGGCCGGCGCATCGACGGGACTCAGACCATCGACCACCACGTGCACAAGTCGCTGAAGGCGAAGAAGAAGCTCGCCGACAAGGTCGCGGGCGAGAACCTCCAGGGGGCCCTGGAGTTCAGCACGGCTGAGGGTGAGAAGGACGCGGTCCTCGACGCCGTCGCCGAGCTCGCGAAGGCTGCGAAGGGCAAGCCGAGGACCGCGAAGCGGCTGCCGGCGAAGCCGGGCAAGGAGAAGCCCGCGAAGGAGCCTCCGCCGAGGGAGAAGGATCCCGAGGACGACGACTACAAGCCATATATGTCCGGCCTCGACCTTTCCGGCGTGTAAGATGAGCGCGATGGAGCAGGTCTGCACGAAGTGCAACGGCGAGGGCGTGCTCGATCAGGGCGGGCCGAGCTTCGTCGAGTGCGAGTGCGCGATGGTCAAGAGGCTGTCGTACACGATGCCCGGCGAGATCCGCAAGGCCATGGTCTTGCCGGCGCACGTCGACCACCCAATCACCAACATGGTGCGGAGGTCGCTCTTCGTGACCGTGGCGCGTCTCGACCTGTTCGCCATCCTGAAGGCCTGCATGTACAAGCACGCCGGCCTGTACGTGCGCGTAACGTCCGACCTGGAGATCAAGGACGTCGGCGTCGGGTCAAAGTCTCGGAGGGCTCGCGGCGAGGACGCGAGCATTGTCTACAACGATTTCTCGGACCTCATGGACCCGGCTCCGCTGGTCATCGTCCGGCTCAACTGTCTTTACTATAAGAATAAGGCGGCCTCGGGCTTCCTCATGGAGGCCATCTCCTCGCGGGTCGACAAGTCAAAGCCCACCTGGGTTGTGGAGGACCCGAGCTCCCCCTTTACGGAAGCCAGCTTCGCCTGGTCCGAACCCCTCAACGACATGCTGCACTTCATGTTCGACCGTGTGAAGGTTCAGAAGATCCTGCTGCCTGAAAACGCGAAGGCGCAGTCCGAGAACCTCTCCCAGGTCACCCCGGCCCCCGTCGGCAAACCTCCCGCCGTGCGCGTGCAGCCCAAGCTGACCGTGGAGTTCGACTCGGGGCAACAGGCCGGCGGCCCGCCGGAGCCCGAGCCCCCGCCCGGACCGCCCGAGGAGCCGGACGACGAGCTTGGCGCGCTCGGGAAGCTCGGTTCGAGGAAGTCGAAGCCGACGTACCGTCGGGGAGGTCGCTGAGGTGGAGCGCATTCTTAGGTCATGCATGCAGATCGGCGAGGTCCCCGACGCCGAGGACTGCCTGCGCAACTGGAACGCGTTCCAGGACCACCAGCTCGACTCGAACAACGAGGCCGACCAGAAGATCATCGACTACCTGAAGATGTTCTACAACAACATGTCCGCGCCGCCGGACATGGGCATCGTCAGGGAGTTCTTCGAGAAGCGCGACGAGATCGACGTCGTCGACCGGCTGGAGGAGGTCAAGCGGGCGCAGCACTACATCCGCACCAACCTCCTCGCCATCATCAAGTCCGAGCACGACGCGCAGCAGAAGAAGCGCCTCCAGGGGGTCCTCCGCGACGCGGCGAACATCGTCGAGCACGGCCGCAACCTGGAGAAGCCCCTCGGCGACAAGAAGGTCCTCCGCGGCGTCGACGATGCGGTCAACTACATCTACGACAAGCTGCCCGACTTCACGCGGATGGAGACCGGCGAGAAGCTGGAGGGCATCCCGACCGAGGAGGGCGACGAGATCCTGGAGGAGTACGACAAGGTCGCCGGCTCCAACAAGCTCGCGCACCGGCTCCTCTTCGGCTTCGAGCCGGTCGACTCCGTCTGCAAGGGCCACCGCTCGGGCGAGTTCTGGGTCCACTGCGCGTTCGCCGGCCACCTCAAGACGACCGTCGCCCTCAACTACGCCTACAACAACTGCTTCCAGTACGGCAAGAACATCTTCTACGCCTGCCTGGAGATGCCGTACGTCCAGCTCCGGCGCCAGTTCTTCATCATCCACTCGGCCCACGGCAAGTTCGTCACCGAGTGGCACGCCAAGGACGTCAAGGCCGGGCGGCCCAATCCGTACCTCGGCCTCGACTACCGCAAGTTCCGTGACGGCGAGTTCGACGAGGTCGACTACCAGCGGCTCCGGCTCGTGACCCAGGACTTCGTCGCCAACTCGCGCGGCAAGATGAAGATCTGGCGCCCGAAGGCGGCGATGCCGAAGATGTCGGAGATCCGCAAGGCCGCCGAGACGTTCCACAACAAGCACGGTTGCGACGGGATCATCCTCGACTACCTCGGCCTCATCGCGCCGACGCACCGGACGAACGACTACACGGCCAACCTCAACTCGGTCGTCACCGAGGGCCGCTGGCTCGCGCTCAACTTCGCGCGCGGCCGGACCATCCCCGTCCTCGCCCTGTTCCAGATGAACCGGCAGGGCCTCATGCGCGCCGAGAAGAACGACGGCCGCTACGACTTCGCCGCCATCTCGTACGCCAACCAGATCGAGAAGGACGCGGACGTCATCACGTACACGTTCCTCAACGACCAGCTGCGCGCGGACGGCCGGTTCTACATGGGCAACCTGAAGAACCGCGACAACGCCCTGTTCGAGCGCATGATCGGCAAGATCCTGTGGCAGTGCAAGCGCATGAAGCACGTCCAGCAGGGCACGCTCAAGACCGACACGGCCTCCATCGTGAAGGGCTGCGCGCAGATCTCGGCGGTCGCGTCCGGCCAGGACATGCTGATGTGATGCCCGCCGTCGTCGACTCTCCCTACGACCCTCAGGCCGGAACGCTCTATGGCAAGCGCCTGGAGCTCGAAGACTTCGACGTCGAGGCCTTCCGGGACTTCGACACCGTCGTCGTCCTCGGCGGAAAGCTGCTGGAGGTGGGCGAGGACAAGGTCGACGGCTTCAAGCAGGTTGGCCGGCAGCTCTTCATCTGCCCCAAGGACGACTCGAACACCCTCGTGCTCAAAGTCTGCTGGTGCTGCAAGTGGCTCGCGAAGGTTCATCGCCCTGACTGCCCTTGGAAGGCCGTCACGGACGTGTCGGACTACTGACCGTCAGCGTCCCCGTTCAGGAAGAGGCCCATCGCGACCTCCTTCTGGAAGGCGACGCTCATGAGGATCGCGCTCGACGGGACGCTCGTCTGGATCCAGTTCTTCTTGTGGTAGAAGTCGACCCAGACCGTCGGCTTCTCGCGCGACTTCGGGTTCTTCACCAGGTTCGGCTCGCGCCGGACGCGGTACCAGAGGTCCTTCACGAGCATCTGCGCCGTCGACGGACGGAGCAGAGGCGCCCGGTTCATGGGCTTAGCTTGATCCCCGCCGACGAGAGGGCCATCGTGTTGAACCTTCGGAAGCACCCGAGTACGAGCTCTTTTGGCCTTACCCACTTGACGACTCCTTCCGAGGTCGGCCCTTCGACGACGGAGCCGTAGTCCTCGATTAGACAGCGGTAGACGCGCACGAAGTGATCGTCGTCCGACTTGCCCTGGTGGACCAGCTGGGCCGACATGATCGTCGCGTTTGTCTCCTCCCGCACCTCCCGTACGAGGCCGGTCAGCCAATCTTCGCTCACCTCAAGCTTGCCGCCTGGGAGCGTCATGTCTGTCGGGTCGTGCTCGCGTGAGATGGCAAGCAGGAGGCCCTGCTCGTTCTCCACGACGGCCAGGGCGGCCTTTCCGGTGGTGGGGAACTGCCGTGAGAAGTCGAGCCACCTCTGGAGCTTTTCGTCGCTCATCGTGCGGTCGCGGAGAAGTGCTTCTTCGTGCTCACCGCGGTCCTCTGGGCGGCCTTGAGCTGGACCTTGGAGGCCGCACTAAGGAGCTTCACGGAGGACCGGAGTAGAGCCCAGGCGGCGTCCGCCGGCAATGAGTCGAGCCGCCGCTGGCTGAAGGCCTCAACGTCCTTCGCCATGGCGTCCATCCTCGCGGAGAGTTCCTCGGCCTCACGGCTCAGCTTCGACATACGAAGACCCTACACCGGGCCTCTGTACTCTCCGCCATGATCGAATACGTGAAGGGCGACGCCACCGAGGTCCGCGGCGGCCGGGGCATCATCGCGCACGTCTGCAACAACGCGGGCGGATGGGGCGCCGGGTTCGTGCTCGCCATCTCGAAGCGGTGGCCGGAACCGGAGAAGCGCTATCGCCAGTGGGCTCGCGACAAGTACGAGGCGGACTCGGGTGCGTTCAAGCTCGGGAACGTCCAGTTCGTCAGCTGGGAGCCCGGCAACATCTGGGTTGCCAACATGGTGGCCCAGGACGGCTTCGGCGAGAACGGCCGGATCCCGCTCCAGTACGACGCGCTCGAAGAGTGCCTCAAGGAGGTCGCCCACGAGGCGAAGGCCGGCAAGATGCACGTGCAGATGCCGAGGATTGGCTGTTCTTTGGCCGGTGGCTCTTGGTCCAAAGTGGAGCCTATCATCCGGAGTGCTATGTCAGGAGTGGACGTGTTCGTCTATGACTTTCCGGGATCGACCTTCAACCCGTGACCGGGAGTGACTGACGACGAGCCGGCAGAACTCGTAGAACTCCGCCTCGTTGCGAGGGCCCTTGGATGTGTTCGCGAGGTGCGTCGCCCAGACGACATTGCCTTGCCTGTAACCGGCGTTGGGGTCTAGCTTGTCCAGGGATGCGCTGTCCAAGCGGGCCGTCCCTTTCGCACCCGGGGTCATTGGCACCCCCGTGTAATAACAGCAGCCCTGCTGGTCCTCCCAGAGTTTGACGAGGTACTCGACCGTCAAATCACTGGCGGCGTCACGCTTCTTCCACATTGAGATCCTCTCTTGAATATGGAAGAGAGCTGGATCTTTGAGACGCCTCTTCTTCTTGATCTCCTTCCGCTGCCTGAGGTACTCGTCACCAAGCCTGTTCTTGTAGTCCTTGACGTCCAGCGTTGCGCACTTCTTGCAGCGGCTGCGAACGTACTTTCTGCCTGTCCTTTTGTCTAGACCCCTCCCGAACTCTGAGACGGACTTTGACTCCTTGCACCGGTTGCAAACTTTCGTTTCTGATGCCACACGTTGGTGGGGTATAGGAGGCTTGTGAAGGTTCCGGTCCCCAGACTGCGCCTGCCCGAGGAGGTCCCCGACTGGCTGGCGGCGTCGCACCTCGACGACTCCGGGACGGTGTTCGCCGAGCGCACCGAGGAGCTGCCTCCGAGCGTGACCTTGGTGCGCAACCACGACGAGGGGCTCGCCCTCCGGGCCTGGGCCGAACAGATGAGGGACGGCCTTCACTTCTACGTGACGCCGTATCCGGGGGAGGGTGCCGGGGCCCTGCACCTCGCGCTCCGCCGGACGCCGACGAGGCAGGCGATGATGTCGGTGACGGCAGCGCTCATGGCGACCCTGGCTTTGCGCTTCCACGGCCCCATCCAGGGAGTCCCGCGCGACGGGACCGTGCACTGGCTGAAGAAGGCGTACGCTCAGGTCCTCCGAGCGCTGGAGAGGGGCGGGGCCGCCGCGCTCGGCGACGTCGGACACGGCTTCCTCGACCTGAACCGGGCCTGCGCGCGCCTCGTCACGAAGGCCCTCAGCCGCGAGGTCGAGGAGGCCGCCGCCCGCGCCCGCAAGGAGTTCAAGGCCCTCGTCGATCACTTCGACGAGGAGGACGTTGTACGCTGGTGGCGCGAGGCTATCGTCGAGAAGACGCACGACCACTGAGATGGACCTCCAGAAGACGTCGGTACAGGAGTGGATCAAGAAGCGGGTGCACGTTGTGCACCAGCACTACTCCGCGTACATGGCGCTGACGGAGAACGGCGTCACCGACATTCCGGACGAGGAGACGCCGACGCAGATCTTCTGCCCGTTCCACCACAACGTGCAGACGATGGCCGCCCGCTACTATCCGCGCTCGGGCGGGCGGCCGTCCTACGTCAGGTGCTTTCGCTGCAAGGAGAACTGGGACGGGCTGAACCTGTTCGCCAAGTTCAAGCGGATGCGCTTCATGGACGCGCTCGCCGAGCTGGAGCGCCGGTTCCGCATCAGAGTCCCGCAGCGGCTCGACCAGCCCGAGATCAAGGAGCTCGCCGAGAGGGGCTCGGGCTACGTCTCAGAGAAGTGGGCGGACGTGCCGTACGTGCTCAAGCTTATGGAGAAGAAGCTGGAGCGCCTGCGGGACAGGTGCGCTATGGTCGACTATGTGAAGTTCTGCCGGGTGCTCGACCACGTCGCCTACGACTACGACAAGCTGGAGAAGTCGACGCCCGAGATGGTGTCGGCCCTGCTGAAGCTCAAGAGCCGGATGGACGACGCGGCTCTCGTCACGGACGACATGTTCGCTTCCGAGGGCCTCAATGAGACCGCCTAGTGTGATCAGCCTGTTCGGCGCGTCGATGGGCCTGATGGCGGGCATGACGTCCCGTTGGCTCATCACGAAGAGGCCCGTGCAGCCGGCGTATGTCATCATGTACGCCGGCTTTGCCCTCCTGAACGTGTACGCCTGCGTCCTATGCCTTGCGGCTTCGGACGTCCTCACTGGCTTCGTGAATGTTCTCGCCTGCGGGTTCTACGCCGAGTCGGCATGGCTCCTCTGGAAGGCGAACCGGTGACGCCTGACGAATATGTTCTGACGCTCCGGACAGGGGAGCGCTTGGAGGTGTCGGAGTTCGCGTACGAGCGGATTCCGGGACTGATGGAGGAGGTCGCCAGGCTCGGCGAGCTCGTTCGGGGCTGCACCGTCGTGACCCGCAGGGCTGTGGAGTCCGCCAAGCGGGGTGACGACGCCGAGCTCTGCAAGGCGCTTCGTGACCCGAAGGCTGGAATGCTGAAGACGGCCGACCCGGAGTGCTCTCAGCGCAAGGACTGTGCGATGTTCGACCGGGACGTCTGCACCTCCCGGAACCTCGGCAAGCGCAAACCGGTCCCGATCTGCTATGAGCACGCGGCCGGACTGCTGGCCGGGGCCGTCGTCCTGGCCAGCTCTGCGGGCCGCCGCGTCCTCATCGTCGTGCCCGACCCTCAAGCTCTTCGATCAGCTCCCGGGTGAGCCTTTCGGCCCGCGGGCTCATTCCGAGGTCCGGACGGACCTTGAAGATGACGACGATGTCGCCGTCCCCGTCGCTGCCCATCGGGTTCTTCCACGCGCGGGAGACCGTCGACTGGCCGCCTCCGGGCGGGACGCTCACGGACAGGCTGCGGCCGTCGGGGACCGTGAAGTGGACTGTCCCTCCGCGGAGGAGGTCCGCGACGCTCACCTCGACGGTGGTGAAGAGGTCGTTGCCGCGCGCCCACCAGAGGACCGTGTCCGTGACGCGCATCTTGACCATGAGGTCCCCGGGAGGGCTGCCGTTCGCCCCGAGGCCCTTGACGCGCATCTCCTGTCCGTCGCGCAGGCCCTTGGGGACCGTCAGGGTGATCTCCCGCATGATGACCTCGGTGCCCGACCCCCTGCAGGTCTGGCAGTCGCCGAAGGTCACGCTGCCCGACCCGCGGCACGTTCCGCACTGCCGGACGCCCATCGTCCTTCCGAAGGTGTCGGGCACGCGGCCGTTCCCAGCGCACGTCGGACAGACGTTCCGCCTCGGGCCCGGGCACCGAGTGCACGGACGTCGCTCTCCGCGGTCGAACCGGACTGCCTTCTTGGTTCCGGACAGAGCCTCCTCCATGCTCACGGTCACGGTCATCTCGACGTCCGAGCCCGGCGGCTGTGCCGGAGGCTGCCTGGCCTTCCGCGCGAAGTCGTGAACGCTCCCGCCGCCGAACGGACCGAACGGATCGAAGTTTCGCCGGAAGATGTCTTCGAAGTCGTTGAGGTTGATGGGCGGCGGCCCGGGCCACCTCCCCGCGCGCCTGCCAGGCTGCGGCGCCGGGATCTTCGTCGGGTCGTCCGTGCCGAACTGGTCGTACAGGGCCTTCTTCGTCTCGTCGGACAGGACCTGGTACGCGCTGTTGACCTGCTTGAAGCGCTCAGCGTCCCCGCCCTTGTCCGGGTGGTGCTGTGCGGCCAGCTTTTTGAACGCGTGCTTGATTTCGTCCTGCGACGCCGTCCTCGGCAAGCCGAGGGTCTCGTAGTGGTCTTTGCTCAACTGACGTTCCCCGGCCCTCAACGGTACACCCACTGTAAGGTCTGGCCATGCTGCTGCAGCAGATGGACGACCGCATCGACACTCGCCGTGAGTGGATGAGCAACTACAAGTTCACGCTCGTCGACTCCCTCGCGAAGCTGAAGCGCCTCGTCGACCTTTGCCTCCAGCGGAAGGCGTGCTCGCTCGACCTGGAGACGACGGGGCTCGACAACCGGGTCTACCCGGACGAGTACTTCGGGGACGGCAAGAAGACCAGGCACGGCATCCGGACGGTCGACACGATCGCCGGAATCTGTATCTCCTTCGACGGCTTCAACGGCTACTACATCCCTGTCGGCCATTATCCCGAGGACTCGGGCAACCTCCCGTGGGACGAGACCTGGGAGGAGATCACCCGGCTCATCAACGGATGTAGGGTCATCTTCCACGGGGCCAAGTTCGACTGTGAGTTCCTCTATCCGGTGACCGGCAGGGACCACTGGAAGCTGCATGAGTACGACGACACGTACCTCATGTCCAAGGTCATCTCGCCGCTCAAGCAGTCGCCGAACGGCCTGAAGCAGCTCGCCAAGATCCACTACGGAGTGGAGATGCTGGAGCTGTCCGACCTCTTCACGCCCGAGAAGTACGAGCAGATGAAGAGGGACAAGCAAGGCTACAACTTTGCCGTCCTGCATCCGAAGGAGGGCCTGGAATACGGCTGCTCCGACGGCATCTTCACCTACAAGCTCGACGGGACGCTCGGGCCGAAGCTCTCCGAGAGCGACCGCCGCATCTACGACCTGGAGAAGTCGTTCTGCAACGTCATCCGCGAGCTGGAGCGCAACCGCGTGCACGTCGACGTCGAGCGCGTCGAGTACCTCCGCAAGGAGTGCATCCACGAGCTCCAGAAGGTCGGCGACGTTATCCGCGACCACATCGAGTCGAAGACGGGCCGAACCGGCAAGTGGATCACGCTCAACGTTGGCGCCGTCCAGCAGCTCTCCGAGGCTCTCATCACCGACGCCGAGGGCTTGCGCCTCAAGCCGACGCCCGAGATGATCACGCAGGAGGGCGAGGGTGGCGGCGAGGGTGGCGGGGACGACGATGAGGACGACGAGTCCGAGGACGAGAAGAAGTACAGCCTCAAGGACGAGGCCCTCAAGTCCCTGCACCGCGTCTACGGGAGCAAGCACTCGGTCCAGCGCGAGGGCGTGGTCGACAAGGACGGCAAGCCGAAGCGCGAGAGCATCTTCGAGCTCATCCTGGAGTGGCGCCACTACCAGAAGATGGACGGGTCTTACCTGCGCCCGCTCTCGCAGGCCGTCGACAAGAACGGCGACGTCCGCCCGAACTTCAGCCAGGTCGGCACCGACACGACGCGCCTCTCGTCCAAGGCCGGCAAGATCGCGGACGGTTACTCTGGCATCAACTTCCAGGGCATCCCGCGAGACTCGGACGAGGACAAGCCCGAGCTGTTCAAGCAGCTCCGAACCTGCATCATCCCGCGCCCTGGCTGGATTCTCGTCAAGCTCGACTACGCGGGCGAGGAGCTCCGCGTCGTCACGAACCTCTCGGGCGACCCCATCTGGACCGACTCGTTCCTCAACAAGGACGGAGACGTCCATAGCATCACCGCCCGGACCCTCTTCAAGAAGGCGTCCGTCAACAAGGACGAGCGAAACCGTGGCAAGCGATGCAACTTCGCCTTCATCTACGGCGGAGGCGCGGGCGCCATCCAGCGCAACGTCGGCTGCTCCATCGAGGAGGCCTCCAAGCACATGGAGAACCTCCGCAACGACGTCCCCGTCCTCATGGGGTACGTCGAGTTCCAGAAGGCGTACGCCCGCAAGCACAAGTGCATCTACACGGCGTTCGGGCGCCGCATTCCCATTCCGACCATCGACTCGCAGATCCGCGGCATCCGCGCGAAGGCCGAGCGCTGTGCCATCAACTACACCATTCAGGCGACGTCGGCCGACGTCCTCAAGTTCGCGATGTGCTGGGTGGACAAGAACCTCCGCATGCTCGGATGGAAGGACCGCTGCCGCTACGTCCTGACCGTCCACGACGAGGTCGTCTACGAGATCAAGCCCGAGTACCTCCAGGAGATCGTCCGCAAGCTCGACGAGTGGATGACCGAGCCGTGGCGCCTGCCGAAAGCCCACGGGCGCGACTGGGTCGTCCCGCTCCTGACCGAGCCGGGCATTGACTACAACTGGAAGGCCCGCTACGACTACTTCGCCATGGTCGACGGAACTCCGGCCGATCCGAAGGACATCGCCGAGGACGGGACCTTCAAGGGCAAGCTCAAGAAGGACCAATATTTCGCGGACGGCCGCGTGTATCAGAAGGTCCCGGACTTCCTGGAGAAGTGGATACACAGGGTTCCGCCACCCGGCGCGCCCGCGGCGGGCACCCCGTCGCCCGAACCTCCGGAGACGCCTGCACAAGAACCTCCTCCCGCTCCGGAGCCGCCTCCTCCTCCTCCCCCTCCCCCTCCTCCTCCCCCTCCTCCTCC